TAACAGATGTTTATGAAACAATTGAAAACGTAAGAAATAATACTTATGTTAAGTCTATTGATTTTAACGCAAACATAACAACAGGTGGAGCAGGCTTAACAACAACTCTAGTTATTAGTACAGAAGGTAACCCAAATAGATATACTATTAGTTGGGGAGATGGAAATACAACTACAGCGACAACCGACAGCACACCTACACATACATACGCAACAAATTCAGGATCTCCTTTTGATGTAGCAGTAACAGCATTTAATAATAATGGTACTGGTGCAGGTAGCACTATAAGCAAAACAAAAGAAGATTATATAACAATTTTTACCGCCGACCCAGCAGTAAGTTTTCAAGCATGGGATTCACTTACAGGCGGAAATCAGATTACCACTTGGAATGACGGTGATACTGTCTACTTCCAAAATACTACAACAAATGCAACCGCGGCAACAGTCCAATATACTTGGTCCTGGGGTGACGGTCTTGCAGATGATGTTATTAATGACGACACAGTCACAGGTGGTAGTGCCGGTGCTAGAATAGCTCACACATTCCAGCCCGGCACAGAAATTGATGTTACTCGTAACGTAACACTAACACTAGATGTACATAGTTCAGCAACACCAGGTATATTACCATTAGATGATACAGCATCATTTAAAATTTATGATACACATACACCAGATACAACATCTGATATAACAACAGGTATTAATGAAGATTCAGTTAATGGATTAAACGTAACATTTACAAATAATACAGAAGCAACTGTAGGAAGTTATAACAACTATGGAATAACATATGAATGGGACTTTGGTGATGGAAGTATTCAAACAGTAAATTCTGGGTCTGGAAATTCAGGAGACCAAGGAACTACAATAAATCACAAATATACATTATCAGCTTCAGACCAAGCAAATGGCGTAGCTAGAGATTACACAGGAAACTTAAAAGTAATCAGTTCACACACAAACAGTCCATTTACTAGTTCACCATTTACAATACATGTTGAACCAGATGTTAGAGCAAACATCTCAGGTAGTGCAAACACAGTTTCAGATCGCAATGGCGATAACATTTACGATGTATATGATAGCGTAGATTATAATGGTGTAAACAGAGCATTAGTTACTGTAAACAATACAACTCAAAATGGAGACAGTCACGAATACAATTGGAATGACAGTAGTTCAAATGATGTTGAAGCAGGACTAAACAGCGTACAACATGACTTTACAGGAGTAGCACCGGGTAATTATACATTAGACTTTACAGCAAGTGGAACACCGGATATAACTGCACAAACAGATACAGCTAGTTTAACTTTCCAAGTTAATGCAGTACCAGCAGCTCCACAAGGATTAGGATCTAAAACAATTCAACTAACAGACCCTTGGCAAGGTATAGATCCAAAATTAGCTAACGGCTTTATAGATAATAGTTCAACATCTCCTTTAACAGCAGGTGATGACTTAGATACATATACAGCAAGAAGATACACAAATGGTACAATTGACACAACAATTGCACAAAATTCTTATAATGGATTAAGTGGAGAAGCTAGTGCAATTATTAACGGAGTATCAAGCGGATCAAAATCTTTTACTACTTCCCTAAACGAAAACGGTACATTTGGTAGCTTAGTTATTAGTGGACAAGATGATGCAAATAATACAATTAGTTCGTCAACTTATCCTACAGGATTTTACCAAACATTTGATTCAAAGATTACTAACAACTTCAGTGGATACTCACTAGGTGTAAATGATCAGAGGATAGAGCATACAGAAACAGGAAATACTAATTACGTAACAGTTATTTGTGATGACTTAACTAACGTTCCTACTATTGACCTTGCTGGTTCTATCCTCTCAGAGAATAATCCTGGAACGTACAGATACATATCTGGAATTCCATATTATAACACCGGTGGTCCACAGTTGGTACTAACTGGTGCACTGCTTACTGACTGGATTGGTCAAGCATATAGAGATACAAATAATGTATTTGAAATTTCTAATGGAACTAACTCAGAAGGAACAAGTGGTGCAACAATTAGTACACAGTACAAAGACTATGCAGAACTTGAAAGTGGAACAACACCATACTTAACAAATGGTATACCAAACTCAAACACAGGATTTACAGCTCCATATAATATAGCAGATCAACTTATTAACATTACTACATCCAATATAGCGGCAGTAGAAACGCTTAAATTTAAAGCAAATAATGTTAATGGTAGCTCTAACTATGTAGAACTAACAAACACCTCTGTACAGGTACATACAGCTAATCCTAGCGGTGTAATAGAAGACGATATACCAGTAGCAACAACACTAGGTAATGGAGTAATCACAAACAATGCAATACGTATTGCAGACTTTGTAGCATATGGTAATACAAATACCCCTACTATTAATAGTGTTATTGATTATATGGCAACACCGTTCACTGGTGCAATAGCAGTAAGTGGAACACAAGAAGCAACAGTACGTTGGGGACAATTAGAACACAATACAACAAACTATAGCACAGGATTTTTACCAGTTGGTCCAGATAGAAGTGCTGATACTGGAACACAATATTTTACTTTTGCTTTCCAAAGACAGGTTGTTGCTAACTTTGATATTAGACTTACAGCTCCTAATGGTATTGCAGGTATGTGGATTGCATCTCCTGGTACTGGTATAGATACTGCAAGTGGATTAAGTGGTTGGCTAGAAGGTACAAGTCAATATGCAGGTGTAGGTGTTCCTGGTAGTAATACTGGAACAGGAGGTAACGGTGCTGACGGTTGTGCATTAACAGGCGCAGATGTTATTCCTACAAACAGTACAATAAACGATAATAGTTATACAATGACTTTAGGTAGTGAAAATATGAGTAATGCAACTAATAATGTTGTGTTAGTTAGAATAGCACTTACGAGTGGTCAAGAAATAACAAACTTGCAAATAGGAGAAGCTAGTTAATGGCTATTTCCGACAATCAAAAAATTGACTACCTATTTAAAAAGTTAGGATATGGTGCAACTAAAACAGATACCATATTTAATAAATTAGCGGCCAATGAAAGTATTCCAAGTCCACTTTTATTACGTGGTGATAAAGTATGGGCAGAATCTGGTGATATACCAAGTGTTAAACCAACAACATCAGCGGGTGTATTAACCATATACTCAGCAGTTGAAGCAACTGAAGATATTACAGCAACAGGTAAACGAACTTGGAAAACAGGAGTTACTGATTGGGTTACTCCAGAATTTGGTAGTACATATCTTGTTAGTGTTTATATTCATGATAGCAATGATTCAGCTAATGCAGAAAGTTTAGCAAATAAAGTATTTGTTACTGGTAGTGGTAATAATGATGAATGGTTCTTTGATTATCAATCAGGTGTATTAAACTTTATTGGTGATAACTTACCAGATGGAAAAGACTTTACAGGAAAAAGTGTTTATATAAGTGGTGCAGTCTACACAGGGCAATTTGGTGTTAGTGATCCAAATGTTGTTGCTAATATTAATAGTGACATTGCTACACTACAGACACAAGTAGCAGACATATTAACAAATACAGATCCTGCCGCACTTGACTCATTAACAGAAATTGTTAATGCGTTTCAAAATGCAGATACAGCGTTTGCTACAAGTACAGAATTAACAAACTTAGAAAACTTACTAAGAAATGATTTAGCATTACCTTCTACAAGTATTGAACCAGCACAAGAATTTACAGGTGATGGAATACAAGTAGATTTTACCTTAAATAGTACTCCAGCAACCGAAGAAGCAATTGATGTTTATGTCGATGAAGTATTACAAAGACCAGATGTGTTCTCACTTAATGGTGCAGTATTAACATTTAGTGTAACTCCTCATGTTGGTGCAGACATTTATGTAAAATATAGATATTCTTTTGCAAATATTACAGCATTTCCAAATAACTGTATTGAGAATAAGCATTTAAATTTGATATATACTAGTAGTCAATACACAGGAGATAGTACAACTACAGATTATCTAGTTCCTGCTGGGCATAGCGTACATAGTGTTCTAGTTATTGTTGATGGTTCAATTTTACCAACAACAGAATATACAATAAATGGAACAACACTAACAATCACAACAGCACCAGGTGCAAATTCAGTTGTTGATTTCAGATATATGCCAATCTAAATAATAATCATATTACTTAATAAACTCCCAAATCTAATAAATACATTGCATAGGTTGTAATGACCTTATGTAGTATAACCTCGTTAAGCTGTGGTTATACTTTTGCATGTAAAGATTACATGCAAATCAAATATATTTGATTGGAGAAATCTCTATGGCTTTTAGACAAATTAAGAGTCCAGCGTTAGCGGATCAGTCGGTCCTTAACACTAAGTTAGATGCAAGTTCAGTTTCAGGCCAAACTGCTTCTGTATCTCTCGACAGTCTAGACACTCTTTTAGTACACACAAACGCTTCATCATCATTAGCTAAAGTAACAGCTGGTGATTTAATTGGATCATTTGATACTTCAGATTTAGCAGAAAATGCTGGGTTTAAGTATTTTACAGATGCAAGAGCACAGGCAGCAGTTGCAACAGATATTTCTGATGCAGTGGCAGCAGAAGCAGTTATAGCACGTGCAGCAGAAACTCAGAACGCAAATGATATTGCGGCTGAAATTACTCGTGCAACAGCAGCAGAAGGTGTATTAACTACTGATCTAGCTACCGAAGTAAGTCGTGCAACAGGCGCAGAATCTGCACTTGACACAGCTTATAAAGCGGCAGACGCTGGTTTACAAACACAAATTAATAACATCGTATCAAACGTTGATCCAGCAGCACTTGACTCACTAAGTGAGATCGTTGCTGAATTCCAAAGTCAAGATAGTGCATTAACAGCGGCTATTACAGCTAACGCTAACGCTATCACAGCAGAAGTAACACGTGCAACAGCAGCAGAAGGTGTAAATGCAACAGCAATTTCAACTGAAGCAACTAGAGCACAAGGTGTTGAAGCGGCAAATGCGGCAGCTATTTCAACTGAAGCAGCTACACGTTTAGCTGACGACAATGCATTAGACGCAAGAGTTACAGTTAACGAAGGCGACATCAGCACACTACAAAGTGGTTTAGCAACTGAAATCAGCACTACAGACGGTGAAATTTCAACGCTAACAACTGACTTAGCAGCTGAAGTAACTAGAGCACAAGGCGCTGAAGCAGCTAACGCGGCAGACATTAACACTGAAGCAAATGCTAGAGCAGTAGCTGATACAAGTATCAGAACTGATTTTGCAGCAGCAGATACAGCCCTACAAACTGCAATGGAAACATACGCAGATACAGCAGAAGCAGATGCAATCGCAACAGCGGCAGCAGATGCAACAGCTAAAGCAGACCAAGCTGAGCTAGACGCAATTGCGGCAGCAGAAGCAAAAGACGTTGCAAGAGCAGCAACAAGTGATGCGGCAGATACTGCATTGGCAGCACGTGCAACTACACTGGAAACAGAAGTACAAGCACTAGAAGACACTGTTGGTGATATCGCAAATACACCACTTGATACAACTGCAACTTCATTAGGTGCAGCGATTAACGAACTACATACAGAAGTAACAACTGCAACAGCAGACATTGCAACTAATGTAACTGATATCGCAACTAACGCAACTAATATTGCAACCAACACAGCAGACATTGCTAACATTATTAGCAATACTGATCCAGCAGCTTTAGACTCATTAACAGAAATCGTTACAGCATTTCAAAATGGTGACTCAGTATTAACTGCAACACTTAACACAGTAATCACTGATCTGGCAACAGAAACAAGTGATCGTACAAACGGTGACGCAACTAATGCAACAGCTATTGCGGCAGAGGAAACTCGTGCTTTAGCAGCTGAAGGCATTCTAACAACTGGGTTAGCAAATGAAGTAACTAATAGAACTACAGGTGATGCTCAAACACTAGCGGCAGCACAAGCATACGCAGATACAGCAGAAGCAGATGCAATCGCAACAGCGGCAGCAGACGCAACATCTAAAGCAGATGCAGCAGAAGCAGATGCAATTACAGCGGCAGAAGCAAAAGACGTTGTAAGAGCAGCAGCGGCAGAAGCATATGCAGACCAAGCTGAACTAGATGCAATTGCATCAGCAGAAACTTACACAGATGCAGAAGTACTAGTTGAGAAAAATAGAGCTTTAGCGGCAGAAGGTGCTAACACTCTAAACATTACAGCTAATGCAGGCAATATTGCTACTAATACAGCAGACATTGCTACTAACGCAACTGCAATTTCTACAGAAGCAACAGACAGAGCAGCAGCTGATACAACATTAGATGGTAAAATTACTGCAGAAGCAACAACAGCAAGAGCAGCTGAATTAGCAAATGCAAATGCTATTACAGCAGAGGAAACTCGTGCTTTAGCAGCTGAAGGTGCAAATGCAACAGCAATCGCTAATGAAGTATCACGTTCAACTACAGCAGATACAACACATACAAATGCTATCGCAGCAAATGTTGTTGATATCGCAACTAACGTTTCAAACCTAAACATTGAAATAGCTAGAGCACAATCAGCAGAAGGTGTTTTACAATCAAACATTGATGTTGAAACAGCTAGAATTGATTCAATTCTAACTAACACTGATCCAGCAGCTTTAGATTCATTAACAGAAATTGTTAGTGCATTCCAAAGTGCTGATAGCACAATTAACGGTGCGATCACTTCGTTATCATCTACAGCGGCAACAGACAGAGCGGCAATCCGTACTGAATTTGCAGCAGCTGATACAGCGTTAGACACACGTTTAACAACTGAAGAAGGTAATATTGATGCTTTAGAAGCAACAATGGGTTCTGCAACAATGACAACTACAGCACAAACTGTAACAGAAGCAATTAATGAATTGAACACAGGTTCATCATCAGGTATTGCAAACTTACAAACTGAAGTTGACGCATCGCAATTAGGCGCAGGCTTAAATGCAGATGGTACGTATACAGCAGCAACAGGTTCACATGCAATTGATAGTGCAACATCTTTAAAAGATGCTGACAACAAATTGGATGCGGCAATCTTAGCTGAAAAAACACGTGCCGAAGCAGCAGAAGCAACATTAACAACTAATGTAGCAACTAATGCGGCAGGTATTGCAAGTAACGTAACTGATATCGCAACTAACGCAACTAACATTGCAACCAACGTAACTGATATTGCAACTAATGCATCTGCTATCCAAGCAGAAACAGTAAGAGCTTTAGCAGCTGAAGGTGTAAATGCAAACGCAATTACAGCAGAAGCAACAACAGCAAGAGCAGCTGAATTAGTAAATGCAAACGCAATTGCGGCGGAAACAACAAGAGCAACAGCGGCAGAAGGTGCAAACGCAACTGATATCGCAAATAACTTAACTGAAATTACAGCTACACAAGCAGGTGCAGGTTTGGCAACAGACGGTACTTACACAGCTAATGGTTCAGCTAATTACATCAGTACAGCTTCAACTCTAAAAGACGCAGATGACAAACTAGATGCAGCAGTAAATGCAGAGGAAACTCGTGCAACAGCAGCAGAAGGTGTATTAACTGCTAATTTAGCAAATGAAGTAACACGTGCAACGAATGCAGAAGCAGCAAACGCAACAGCAATCTCAAATGAGGTAACTAGAGCAACAGCGGCAGAGGGCGTAAATGCAGCAGCAATTTCTACTGTATCTACTAACTTAACAGCTGAAGTAACTAGAGCAACAGCAGCTGAAGGCGCAAATGCAACAGCAATCACAAACTTAACATCGACTGTTAATGACATCATCAGTAACACTGACCCAGCAGCTTTGGATTCTTTAACAGAAATCGTTACAGCATTCCAAAACGCAGACAGTACGTTAACTGGTGCGGTAGCAGCCAACTCAACAGCAATTGGTGCAGAGGAAACTCGTGCATTGGCAGCTGAAGCGGCACTATCACAAGCACTAGCAACTGAAGTATCAGACAATGATACAGACCATGCAGCAGCAACTACAGACAGAGCGGCAATTCGTTCAGAGTTTGCAGCAGCTGACTCAGCACAAGATACAGTAATCGCAACTAAACTACCACTAGCTGGTGGAACAATGAGCGGTGATGTAGCTATGGGCGGTAACATGGTATCAGGTTTAGGAACAGCAGCCAACCCAGGTGACGCAGTTTCTAAAGCAGTATTAGATGCAGCAATTCAGTCACAAGACATCTCAGTTTACACTACAGATGACTTAACTGAAGGTAGCAACGAATACTACACACCAGCAAAAGCAAGAGCAGCTATATCTGTAACAGATACAGCAGGCAACGGCCTAGCAACTTACGATAGTGCAACAGGTGTTATTAGCATTGATACAAATGAATCAGTACTTGATTTAACTGATGTCTCAGACACAGATTACACAGGTAAAGAAGACTTTGTATTACGTGTTAACTCAACTGAAGATGGAATGGAGCTAGTAAGCCCATTAGATATCTTTACAAGTAACCAACGTCAAACTATCCCAGGTGACGGTGTAGCGACTACTTATTCACTTAACTTCGTAACAGACCAAGCAAACAGCATGGTATTTGTTGGCGGTGTTATTCAGGATCCAGTAACTCACTATACTATCAACTCATCTGCACAAACAATTACATTCAACAGTGCCCTACCAGTAGGAACTGCGGCAGTAGTTGTTGCACACATTTCAGGCTTACAGCCAGTACTTGTTGCAGGTCAGGTAACGTTTGATAAGTTCTCAGCGGATATTAAAGCATACGTACAGAAATCATCAGTTTCAGCAACTGGTGCTACAACTGTAGACAGCTTTAACGGTACACTGTATCGTTCAGCTAAGTATGTTATCCAAGTGGGTGACGCAAATGGTAACTATGAGACACGTGAAGCTTTAGTTGTACATGATGGAACAACTGCATACATTACAGAGTACGCGATGGTTTATACCGGAAACGACTTAATTGGTGATGCAAGTGTGACTATGAATGGTAACACAGTAGAACTAACTTATACACCAACATCAGGTTCAGCAGACGTGAAAGTTATTGCAACTTACATTGATGTTTAAGAAACATAACGCTTCTTAATAACCTAAATTAAGAGGCATAGCTTGGTAACAGGGTATGCCTCTTTTAACTAAAAATTGTTATAAAAGCAGTTAATAGTTAAAAAAAAGCAATAAATACATTGCTACTCAATGTAGCAATAACTTTTTTGATCAAAAAGGAGTCATAAAATGGCACAAAGAAAATTTATAATTGATGGTGGTTTCAAAACTGATGACGCCTCTGAATTATTAGCAAACTTAACAATGGGTGGTTCAATCCTACCTAATGTTGATTCAGATGGTACAACAGGTTTCGATTTAGGTTCTACTTCATTCAAGTGGAGAGACTTATATCTTTCACAAGGATCACTATTCATTAACAACCAAAAAGTTTTGGAAGACGATTCTGGAACTATTATTGTTAGATCTGACACTGACCAAGGACTTACCATTAAGACAGAAGGTACTGGTGCTTTAACTTTATCATCTCAGGTACCACTAGCAATAAACGCAACATTACAAATGGCGTCTGGTAAAAGAATTACTGACGCTGGCGGCGCAGCCGTAACATTTGGTGATAAAATTGACATGGATTCAAACAGAATCGTTAATGTCTCAACACCAGTAGATACAACTGACGTAACAAACAAAGCATATGTAGACCAGCAAGTTGCAAATGTTATCAACGGTGCACCTGGTGCATTAGATACATTAAATGAATTAGCTAACGCCTTAGGCGATGACGCTAACTTTAGTGCAACAGTAACAGCTAATATTGCAACTAACACAACTGCACTTACTACAGCTAATACAAACATTGCAACTAACGCAGCTGATATCTCTACTAACCAAGCAGCGATTGTTTCAGCTAATGCGGCAAGAGTAGCAGACGTAGCAGCTCTTAACACACTAGTATCAACAGAAACATCAAACAGAGTAGCAGGTGATACAGCGGCAATTGCATCAGCAGGTAATTACACTGACAACACAGTATCTAATGCACTTACTACAGCGGCTACAGATGCAACTACTAAAGCAGATGCAGCAGAAGCAGATGCAATTTCAGCAGCAGGCACTTACACTGATACACGTGAAACAGCAATTACTACAGCTTACACAGCAGCGATTGCATCAAGTGCTTCGTCAAGTGGAACGTCAGCAAATACATATACTGATACAGAGATTGCTACAGTAACTACATCATTACAATCTTATGCAGATACAGCAGAAGCAGATGCAATTGCATCAGCGGCAGCAGATGCAACAGCTAAAGCAAACGCAGCTCAATCAGCGGCTGAAGCTACAGCAAGTGCAGATGCAACTTCTAAAGTAGCATCAGAAGCAACAGCACGTGATGCAGCAATTGCAACAGCAGTAGCAGGAATTGAAGCAAATATTTCAACTTCAACATTCCACAGTTCAGTAACTGATGTAACTAATGCGGCAACACTAGCATATACATTTACTGATGTTGTTGGAGCAGATGATTACACAGTATACGTTAACAGACAACTGGCTAGACCAGCTGAATTAAGTTCAGTTAACACATCAACAGGTGTAGTAACATTCAACTCGAATGTTATTGAAGTAGGCGACGAAATTGAAGTCAAAGGATGGAAATTAGTTAGCTAATAAAGATTAGTCCAAAGGTAGGGGGAGCCAAACCCCCTACTTAGGCACTTAATAAGTGCTATGGTGGAACAGAGTTCTACTACGTGGCTAAACAACTCTAAAGGAGAATTAAAATGGCAAGAAAAGTAAGAAGTAATGGTGCTACAGGTACCTTTTCATTCGATAAATCAAAGAAATATAAGTACGATTCAACTGGTACACTAACAGAGTTTACTGGTGATCCAGGTGCAGAAGAAATTACAATTTCAGGTTCAAAATCGTCTCTAAGACGTATGGCGGACATGGAACGTAACATTTCAATTCTAGCAACAAAACTAACAACTACAGATGGTGCAGCTGACGATGGTAACAACGCAAGTTTTGGTACTAACGTAAACAACACAACACGTTTCAAAAAAGGTGTTCGTATAGACGATACACTGGACATGAAAGAAACCATCGACATGAACAGCAAGAAAATTACTGATTTAGCAGCACCAACATCAGGTAACGATGCGGCAAACAAAACTTATGTTGATGCGGCACAAGCGGCAGCAGTTTCAACAGTAACTAACGGTGCAGGCGCAGCGTTTGATACATTGAAAGAAATCCAAGATGCAATGGCAACAGATTCAGAACTAAGTTCAGCAATCGCTAGTGTTACTTCATCAGCGGCTTCTACAGCGGCAGCAGACGCAACTACTAAAGCAGATGCGGCAGAAGCAGCAGCTATTTCAGCATCTAATACATATGCTGATGCTAAAAAAGCTGAAGCAATTACTATCTCTTATGCTTACACAGATACAGCAGAAGCAGACGCAGTAGCAACAGCGGCAGCAGACGCAACATCTAAAGCAGACGCAGCACTAGCAGCAGCAAAAGTATATGCTGATAATGGTGATGCAGATACAACTTACACTGCAGGCAACGGTTTATCATTAACTGGTACATCGTTTGCAATGAGTGGTTCATACACAGGTAGCTTTACAGCAACTGGTGATATTACAGCTTACTCAGACGATACTCTAAAAACAAACGTACAAGTAATTGACGGTGCTTTAGGTAAAGTTGAAGCAATTCGTGGTGTAACTTTTGATCGTATCTCAGATGGATCAACTTCAACTGGTGTTATCGCCCAAGAACTAAAAGCAGTTCTTCCAGAAGCAGTACACACAGATGCAGAAGGTGTTCATTCAGTAGCATACGGAAACATCACAGGTCTACTAATTGAAGCAGTTAAAGAATTATCAGCTCAAGTAGAAGAACTTAAAGCTAAAAAGTAATTTAAATTACTAATTAAACTAAAGCAGGGTATTTTTACCCTGCTTTTTTTATGGCTAAATATAATTACGTAATAGATAAATACTACTATATACGTAAGGAACACAAAAATGTCTTTTAGAAAAATTCAAACGTCAAACATTGACACTAGTGATGCTGCTTTTTCCGATCCTATCCTAATTTTAGGAAAGGATAATTCAGGTATATCTGATATAGGCTTCTTAGGAAAAATTGGTATTAACAATTATGCAGGATTTGTTAGAGACGCAGAAACACAGACATTTTATGTAATTGATGGATACATTGGAGCAGAGTCAAGTAACCAAATTGAAGCAGCACAAATAACACAAAAAGGAAATTTATCAGTAGGAACACTTACTGCAGATATAATTATTGCAGGAAATATTCCTTCCACATTATCTGATTTAACTGATATTGATAATGGATCAGCTACAACTGGTGATTTAATTTTATATGATGGTTCAACATGGAGTTATGTAAACCTTGAAAGTGAAATTAACACACGCATTACAGCATCACAAAATTCACAATCACTAATTGGATTATCAGATGTTGGACATACTAGTGATACTGTAGCAAATGGAGATTTTCTTTTATACGACAGTAGCACAAGTAAATTTGCCTTTGTAGATTTTGCAACCGAAGTTAATTCTTATGCAGACGCTCGTGTTAGTGTAGCACTAAGTAATACAGTCTCTCTTACTGGTAGTTTAAATGGTAATGTAACAGGTAGACTTTATGGTGATGTGCATGGTGATGTAACATCTCCAACTTCACTAGTTCCAATCATTACTACTGGAGCAGTAAGAGATACATTAACAATTCACGATGCTGAAGTTGAAAAACTAAAAGCACCATCATCATCAGGCGGAGCAACAATAGTTAATACTACTGGAGCAGATACATTTTTTGGACACAATGCTTATTTAACAGGAACACTATATGGTGACCTTGGCGATACACTAGCAAATAACCCAGTACTTACAGTAGGAACTGGCAACAACGATTCACAGTTAGCAGTAACAGTAGCATCAATAGATGAGTTAACAGTTAATGATACAATGGATGTTACTAATGCAACAATAACTGGATTAGATATAAGTGATTTAACTGATGCTAATAATGTAATACAGCCAAATGATTTATCAAATTATTCAACAACAGCAGTATCTAATTTATTTGCACAACAACAAGATTTAATAACTAAAACAGCAGCCGTAAATACAGCAAATTCGTATACAGATGGGCAGATAACTACAGTTACAGCTAATTTACAAAGTTATGCTAATGCACCTACTACGTTTGTAGCACCTAAAGGTACAGAAGCACAAAGACCGGTTAGTCCGGTAGAAGGACAGTTTTATTTTAATACTGATACTAAAATATTTGAAGGATATGACGGAACAAATTGGATACAATTAGTACCATCTACACTACAAATAACACCTTAATATTATATTAAAGAAAAAATAATATACTCTTATATGTTATGAGACATATAGATAAATAGTTAAGCAAGCAATATGCTTGTGATTAACGTTAATTATAAGCAAGGAGTCAACAAATGGCATTACCAGCAACAGGTTCAGCAATCAGCATGGGACAAGTACGTAACTACTTTGGACTAAGTGGAACAGTAACACTAAGTCAATTAGGTGCGTTTATTACACCATCAGTAACATCAAACATTAGTTTATCGGCTACGTTTGGCGGATGGCAGAACCCTAACACGTGGGGTACGAGTTCCGGAGTAGATCCGACAACTGACGAACCAACACATCCATAAGAATTAATTTAATGATGGTGTTGTTACTTGTTGACAACATCATCGTTTTATTGTAAAATAGTAACTAATTATATTTACAAAAAATGTAAACTCAACACAGGAGAAAACAATGAGTATAAGAACACGATTTGAGATCGAAACGTTCGTGCTTGGCGCACATCCAACAGCGTCACGTAAAGCACAAGTATTAACCACGGAGCTTATGCAAGCACGTGAACAACAACATCCAGACTTACCAGTTTTAGAAGCAATCCACAAAGATTTTGCAGCTGAGCATGATATTGATGCACTATTAGCAAATATTGAAGAGTCTGAAGAAGAATATTGGGTAGCACGTTTATCAAAATTAGCGGCTATTGATATTTTAACAATTGGTAAAGTACAGCCTGAACATATGAACTATATGGTAGCTTTAGAAGATGAAGCATTTGCCGCATGTGTTAAACAAGCTACAGCTATTGCTAAACAACTTAATTATGAAGTACAGCAAGTAGAAGCAGAACTTCAAACAGAACTTGCTTCTGAAAAATAATTAATGGTTAGCGTACCTAATTATTTTCACAAAAATAACAATACCGCAAATGTAGCAATATGTGTTCCTGTGCGAGATAATGTTACCGCGGTCTTTGCGTACAGCCTTGCCATGCTTCAAAAAAAGTGTGGTGAGACTGGACTATCTACTAGCTTACATTTTAATATGGGAAGCGAAGTAGCTATGCAACGTCAGCAACTTGTAACTGAAGCACTAGAAACAAATTGTACACATATTATGTGGATAGATGCTGATATGCAGTTTCCGGTAGATACGCTAAATATATTATTAGCAGCCAATAAAGATATTATTGCTGGTAATTATGCAACAAGAGTACCACCACACAGGCCTGTTGCTTTTAAAAGCAAAACAAACTTAGATAGTAGAGTATTAACAGGTACAGGAATTGAAAAAGTTTGGGCAGTTGGTAGTGGAATGATGTTAGTAAGAAGAGAAGTATACGAAAATATTCCTCTACCTCACTATAAGATAGAATATAATGAAACATATACTAGCCTTGTAGGAGAAGATATATACTTTTGTAGCCTTGCAAATAATGCAGGATATGAAGTAAATATTAGTCACGAATTAAGTGACAGAATTGCACATATAGGAACACGTGCATTTACAGTTAAAGGCGATTGCAATGATTAATTTAATTAATAACAAAGGTAAAGAGTTCCAAGGACAAAATGTAGTAACGCCTTGGGATAGACTAAAAAGATTTATGTTCGAATCATATCCAATAATTAGAACTGCTACAAAAATTACAGAAGAAACAGAATTACTAAAAGAAGCATCACAATACAAAGATACAGCTGATATGGCTTGGGTAGTATTTGATGAAACTGAAATTAATCCTAACTTTCCTTGGCAATATAGACCAACCGATCGTATTGCAAAATCTGTAATACACACATTTCCTAGAGTAATTAAAAGAACAAACAGACCAGTTAGTTGGGGAGATATTCATTTAGTTCCAACAAATGGTGTATCACACACTACAGTACAAAATAAAATTGTTTCAAGTTATCATGTAGCAGAATTTGATATTTTTATGATTAGTTTCCATGAAGCTGAAGCAGACGAAAATTTCCAAAAACTAAGAAATAGATTTAAAGATGCACAACATGTTAAGAATGTTGAAGGCATTGGTAATGCACACAGAAAAGTTGCAGAATTAGCTAAATCAGAAATGGTATATATTGTTGACGCAGATGCAGACGTAATGTCGCATTTTAGTTTTGATTATATTCCACCAATGAGTAAACGTAAAAATACAACATATGTGTGGAGTGCTAAAAATCCTATTAATGATTTAGAATATGGATATGGAGGTGTAAAATTATTTCCAAGAGAACAATTGTTAGAGTTAGGACATATACTTCCAGACTTTACAACAGGTGTTAGTTTTTATCAACCAATTACAGATGTATCAAACATCACAAGATTTAACAAAGATCCATATAGAACATGGCGTAGTGCATTCCGTGAATGTGTAAAACTTTCAAGTGGAATTCAGCAAACAGATAGTCCTAGAAAAGATACAGTAGACAGATTAGAAGCATGGTGTACATTAGACAACGGTGCAAGATTTGGACGTTATTGTATTAAAGGTGCATTAGAAGGAAAATTGTATGGCGAAGAACATGCAAAAGATGTTGATGCTCTTAACAAAATTAATGACTATGAATGGTTACGTGAACAATTTGTTGCAAGTATGAAAAAGAAAGTGACGGAATGATAAATGCTAAAATGGTTCAAGGAATCAGTACATCATCTTAAAGTAGAAACAGGATGGGGTTACTGGTATCATTTATGGCACAGTTTTAAAAATAGCTGGTCACTTATTATAATTGCATTTAAAAGTATTGCACACGGAATATTTCCTTTCTTATGGAAAGCAGATGCACCTAAAGGTGTAATTAGAATGTATCATCAAATTATGCGTATTCAGCATATAAAAGATATGGACGAATTAAGAAAGCAACCAAAAAATGAAAGATATAAATCTACTACCACTACTGAATAGTTACGGAGATATATTTGAATTAGATTATAAGTTTAATTCAGACGAAGCTATCAACGAACTTAAACAATTAGAATGGGAACAAGGACCTAACGGAAAACGTGGAGTAAATTTAACAGGACCAGTTGGTGATTTAACACTTGACCATAAAGGCAAACATGCAGAATACCAAGAGCCAAATGTTAATACACACAATTGCCCATCAATTATTGATTTTTTTACTAAATGGGAAAATTTAGCTAGATGTAGAGCTGCACACATGAATGCAGGTTCGTTCTTTAGTATGCATAGAGATGCATATAGACTTAATCCACAAATTAGAATTTTCATTCCATTAAATAAAACAGATGTTAGTCAATGGAATTTTATATACGAAAACAAACGTATAGATTTTAAACCTGGTGTTCCATATATATTAAATACAAGAAAACAACACGGTAGCTTTGCTATGTCAGACGACATATATCATATATTGATGAGTGTGTTTTTAACTGAAAATAACTTAAAGACAATTATTAGTATGTTACCAAACTGTAAAGAACATTAACATGAAACAAAAAACAGATAAAAATTATTATAGTGGCGATAAAATAGATGACCTTGTAGATGCAGTTAAAAAAGCAGAACATAAACATCAAGAAGGTAATACCCAAATTGATTCAGCATATAAAGATGAAATGTATAGTAATGAACAGATGGAAAAACATGACAAAATGGATAACATTTTTAAAGTAGATGGAGTTCCAAGCAGATGGGAGCATAATAAATTACGTGCCGATTGGCACTTTGATACTTTTGCTGATCCACATGAAGAAACATTTGTAGTACCTTGTAGATTTGAAGGAGATTTTAGTGAAGCAGTACAGCATGCACTAAAAACTGCAACAGAAATGACTATAGGAAATTATAGACAGCGTAATCTAAGTAAACAAGATAAAGATTTACATGACGGAGAAATACAAGACGTTCTACTTGCTTCTGGTAAAGAAGACGTAAGTAGTATGTATCATGACATGGTTGTTAGAGCAAGATTTGATAAAGATGGAAAAAACTATTTCGCAAAGCGTAATGAATCACCAGAGTATGCAATACTACTTAGAATGATAGATGCATTAGGAGTAGATGTTCATCAATCCAGATTACATATTCAAAGACTAGGACAAGTTACTCCTATTCATATTGATCAACAAATGAGATATGCAAGACCAGGATGGCGTGAAGTATGGACTAAAGCTGGCGCTGATAAAAATCCTTTAAAATTAAGAAGGTTTTTAGTTATGCTACAAGATTGGGATTATGGACATGTATGGCAATTTGGTAATACATATTATCATCAGTATAAAGCAGGCGAATGTATAACATACGATTGGTGTAATATGCCACATGGAACAGCTAACTTTGGATATACACCAAGAGTTACTTTCCAATTTACTGGATTCATTAATGATAAAGTACAACACATGATTGATAATCCAGATCCTAATAGAGTTATTAAAGTATGATAGAAAACGACTTTCCTGAGGTAGATCCAAAGTTCTTTTATAATCAAAAAGAAAAAGCTGAAAAACAGCCAAGATTGCCAAATGAAACAATAAAATATTATGGCCGGCATGATACAGGAAACAAATGCAAAGTAGGAGAAAATGGAACTGATCATTTTACTTTTAATGCAATACAAGAACTTGATTGGGATAATGATACTAATTTAGACTTTAGTTATAAATGGAACAAATATGGATATAGAGGTCCAGATGATTTAACTGATGTTGGTATAGTATTTGCCGGCGGAAGTTTATTATTAGGAACTGGAATACCATATGAAATGAGTATACCATATTTGCTTTCTAAAAAATTATCATTAAATCATTTTAATATAAGTGATTTTGATACATTAACTGATATGGCAGATAATCTATTTGATTTTAAACTTAATCCAAAATATGTTATACTTACTGATTTTTGGGGTGTTAATGATACTAATTGGCTTATGCGATTTTGGTTAAGAAAAGAAAAAGATGAAAAAGTTAGAAAACTTGTTAGAGAAACTTTTAAACAAAGCAATGGTAAAATATTTAAAATGTTTGAACTAGCGTTACTACAATCATTTCCAAATGCACAGTATTATATATTAGAACCAAACGAAAGAAGAAAGCATTGGTTTTATGATTATGAACCAACACACATTAAATCAATACAGTACAGTAAAGAAGAAATGATAGATTTAGGAAGAGACCAAACACACCCAGGACCTAAGACACATGAATACCTTACAAACAAAATTTTAAAAGAAATTAATAAAGGAAACTAATGGAATATCAAGGTGAAGATTTAATTATAGTTACAGGAGCTCCAGGATCTAGATGGAGTGGAGCAATTCGTATGCTTAGTCTTATATGTAAAGATATTAATTTGTCTGATAATAAGAATAACTTTGTATATAGAAAAAAAGTTGACGGACAAGTTGTTGGATGGCATCGAGGTGCTTATTGGGGTCCTGATAATCCAGTAGGACATAAGTTTGATATATTAGATACATTAACTAAAGAAGAAATAATACAAGAATTTAAAGCACCATTTACTGATTGGAATTATGGAACTAAAATTATTAAAAGTCATTGGTTTAGCTATCATTTGCCATTATTAAAACAACTATTTCCAAAAGCAAGGTTTTGGTCTTTTTATGATACACCACAAGAATGCTTTAATTGGTGGAAACATGTAGGTGGGTGGGATATTACATATCCAATATATACTTGGTATAAAAATGACGAAAGAATGCTACAACAAATTACTATAGAATGTAATGAAATAAAAAATAATTTTAATTTAAAACGTTATTATGGTTGGAAAGAAACTGCAACTGCATTGGGTTTCTCACATAGCATGAGAACAAATTCTGAAATGTATGAAATTGATCCAGATTTTAGTGATATTCATCAATATGATAGTGAAGAAGTATTTAATTCATTTTTAAATAATATATTCAGTAGAAAAGAAATGGGTATTATTAATCCAGCGATGTAGTAAACTGTTCGTATACTGTTTTTATTTTTTTAACAAACTGTTTTGAATTACATTGTATTTTTGCACCAGGGTGCAACGGTCTAGGCCAGTTGCCAATTTTAATCCAGCAATAACCATCACTTTCGTTATTAAGAACAGGAATAAACTCCTCTTCAACTGTGACTAAAAATGTATGGTAAACAAATTTCTTATTAGGACTAGTAAATTTATTAACAGGAATAACTTTTTTTATATCTGGAACTAATCCAAGCTCTTCTTCTATTTCACGCAATAGTGCTTCAGTTGGTCTTTCACCTTTTTCAGCCTTGCCTCCAAAGAAACCCCATGTTCGTGGGTGATTAACTTCACCGCTTCGTTGTTGAAGCATTATTCTTCCTGTGTCTGTGCTTAAAAATAAACAACCACTTGCTATTATCATATTTTTCCTATCCAATGACTTACATCGTCACACGGGTCGTCGATATTAAAGATAGAGTCTCCAGAATCCTGCATTGTAAATTCCCTCATAGCTATTAACCCACTCTTTACCGTTCCATTCTAACTGGTCGTTGCTTGCTACGTTAGTTACATATTGAGTATCTGTATTTGTAGAAGAATCAAAACTTACATTCCAAGTTGATCCATTATATTCAATAATATCATATCTGTGGGCAACAACATTTAACCATTGATTACTAGGTACATCATTAATTAATATATATCTTTGTCCTAATGATGCGGCTGGAACTGTTCCATCTCCAGGATAATTTTTAACTGGATCTAAAATAGCATTTACGGCTGTGAGTGTATTTGTTGGTAATGTTGACTGATCTACGTCAACTGTTAATAGATTTGAGTCACTAGGATGGAAATCAAGTTTACCAATTATATCATCTGATTTGTCACTTACGTCTGTATTTTTTCTAAGTCTTAATTGACTTATTCCAGTTCGTAATTCACCAAAAGGTTTTAACTCTTTAGACCAGTCTAGTATTAAACCATCGTTATCAAGTTTTTGCCCATTAGCGTTTAATAATTGTAAATTACCATCTTCGTATTTCACTTTTCTATCTTCGTATGTTACAATTGTATATTGCAACGTTTGTTTATCAAAGGATTGCTCTTCTCTAAACAAATCTAAATTTGTATCGTCTAAGTTATACAGTTCACTTATAATTGTATGAATTAATTTTTGCTGTTTAACTTTAGCTGGAGGATTAATATGTACTGGTATATTAAAACTTAAAGTAGCAACATCAATAATATCATCTATGCTTGATCCCACACTTCTTGTACTCCATGTTGTATTAGTTAATTCTACATGACTCAATGCAGTCCAGTCAATTGGACTATTGTTTGTTCTTATGTCTAGTGTAGGATTAAATAATACTAGTATTTGTTCCATTAATTGTAATTTTTGGTCTGTGTTTGAAGTCCAAATATCACAATTCATTTGTAACATATAAGGAACAGGTGCATGTCTTTCAACAGTATAACTATTTCCTCTTTCATTTATATATTCACCAGTTGTGTCATCGTATTTCTTTTCAAATACTTGAACTTTATCAACATGATCTTGATATGTACGTCTTTCTGGTAACATATCTAATGAAGTTACGTAACAACTTATAAACGGAACAGTATTAATAATGTTTTCACTGTTTTCTCTTGTTATGTGTGCAGCCATTCTATTAATGTCTCCATAACGTACAGGAACTTGTTGAAATACAGATAAGTCTTCTTCGTTTTTACCCATTTCAACACTGAATCCACTAAACAGTCTTATAAACTGTTGAATGTATCTTCTAATTTGTTTATCGTAAAAATATTGTTGTGCCATTATTCAAAATCACTCTTTGGTTTAATAACTTGACTAAGTGCTTGCTTTTCAGGAAACTCTTTATCGTCGATAACTGTAGTAGCATTGTTATTAATAAAGCTACTAGCATTATATGTTCTATCACTCCATGTTTGATCAGTAACATTATCATATAATCTATGCCATTTATTGCCTCTTCTGACAAAAAGTCTATTAGGTGTAAAGTCTGTTCTTACAAAATACTCACCTTCGTTTGGACTTACTGGAAACTGATCGCCTTGTTCTAATGTCTCACCATGCTTATATGTTTTATCTTCAGTCTCTACACCAAATAAATGGTCAGCTAATGGTAATCCTAGTGGGTCAGCAGCTTCAGCACTCTTTACAATAGCATTACTAATGTTAAGTTCTGTTTTGTATGCACTTATATCATTTTTAAGACTATCTGGATCATTAGCAGTTCCAAGTATATCTGCGTATTCTTGTGTATCTGTTAATGGTGCTACTTTAACACGCCAAATGTGTGGATACCAAGTTTGTGAAAATCCTTCACTTCCTCTAGCGGCATCTTGCACTACATAAAATTTATTAATAGCATCTCTAGCGTTAGTAAGTAAAAGTTCATCACGTAAATGTGGTAATTCAATTACATCACCTGGCATAAGTCTACGCCCTAAACGTTCTACCATATCGTTAATATGAAAACTAATAAACAATGTATCATTTGTTAAAAATAAACCAAATTGTGTTAAATCAAAATCATTATCACTAACATTATATACACCACGTAGTTCAAATACGTCAGGATCGTATTTACGATCTCTGTTTTCCATAAACAATAAGTCTTGTATGTTTGTTTCGTCAATTAAACCTTCAGGATTAATTTCTTCTCCTGTAATATTATCTATTTCCATACCACTGCCATAATTAGGCTCGCTAGGATCTTTACTATCGTTCTTAGGATCCGGTCCTAGGTATTTGTGTACGTGTATTCCAGTACCACCTATATCGAATTGTTCACGTATTGCGTGATCCATAAACTTATAGTCGTTACCTTTAAATGGTTTATATAAACTTAATCTTGGCATGCAGGTTTCCTTGTTATATTGTATTTATGCAAATTAGTCATACTATAGTTGCCATAAATAGATATGTATGTAGTTAATTCTGCATTTTATATAAGGAAAAGAAAATGTTTAGATTTTTCACACAAAAACAATGGGCATTGTGGTCGTGGCTGGGTTCAGCTATTATCCTAAGTTCATTATGGGTACAAGTTCAAATTGACGTTAAAATTAATGAATGGTTTGGGCAGTTTTACGATATGATTCAAAAAGCACTTGGTGCACCAAACGCTATTACAATTACAGAATATTGGAGTAGTTTAGGAACTTTTATTTACTTGGCTGCAATTTATGTTTTGATTGCCGTAGTTGTTAGTTACTTTACTGCACACTATTTGTTTAGATGGAGAGCAGCAATGGTTGAATGGTATCATAGTGTATACGACAAAGCACGTACTATTGAAGGTGCAGCTCAACGTGTACAAGAAGATACTATTAAGTTTAGTCGTATCATGGAAGGACTTGGTACAAGTTTAATTGAATCAGTAATGGTTCTAGTACAATTTGTTCCTATTCTATTAGGACTATCAGTTGGTATTCCAATCTTCTTCTTTGGTGATTGGCAATATGGACTAGTAACTGGTGCGTTAATTTGGAGTATTGGAGGAACAATATTCTTAATTGGATTAGGTTGGTTATTACGTCTAGTTGGAGTAGAATATGATTTACAAAAGAAAGAAGCAGCTTACAGAAAAATACTTGTAATTGCAGAAGATGATGTGACAATTCGTCCTAAAAGAATTGATGAATTATTTCAAGATGTAAGAAGTATTCACTTTAAATCTTATATTAGATACTTGTATTTTAATATAGGTAGAATTTCATATTTACAAGCAAATGTATTATCAGCTTATGTATTTTTAGCACCAGCTATTGTAGCAGGTGTTGTAACACTAGGTGTGATGCAACAAATTATTAGAGCTTTTGGTAGAGTAGAAGGTTCAATGCAATATATACTTAAAGCATGGCCTACTATTATTGAACTAGCAAGCGTATATAAACGTTTGAGAGAGTTTGAAAGACTAATTGAAGAAAAATAAAAATTTAATAACGCAGGTAAAATACGCCTGCGTTATTATAAATAATACATATAAGGAACAACTATGAAAATTTGTATTATTGGAGGCGGAACTACTGGATGGTGGGCCGCAGGATACTTAGAAAAACAATTTCCAGATTATGATATTACACTTATTGAAAGTAGTGATATTCCTATTATAGGCGTAGGCGAAAGTACATTACCACAGATTGCACAATTCTTTGAAGACATGGGAATGTCAGAAGACGAATGGATGGAAAAAAGTAATGCACAAAAGAAATTTGGAAACATAAAGAGTCAATGGAATAAGCCAAATGGCGATCCGTTTGCATTCACCTTTTGGTTTAATGATAATAATGTTTTTGATAAATGGAAACAACAATACGATAGTGGTATTGTTGATAAGCATAACATTAATGATCAACTATATCACAAAGGTGGCTGGCAAGCAACTGCATATCACTTAGATGCTGAAAAAGCCGGAGACATAGTTAAAAATAATTGTAAAAATGTAACTCACATTATAGACACATTAGACGAGTTACCAGAGGGATATGATTTATATATAGACTGCACAGGGTTTCGTAGAAAATTTGTAAAAGACAATACTGAAGTACAATTAGAAAATCATTTAGTAGATAGAGCATGGGTTTGTCCTTTTGAATTGCAAGATAATGATGTACAAGGATACACTCAAAGCGTAGCACGTAGTAATGGTTGGCAATTTATAATTGATTTAACAAATAGAATTGGAACAGGATATGTGTTTAGTAGCAAACATCAAACTGACGAAGATGCACTTGCAGAGTTTAATAAAGTAAATGCACACAGAACTCCCTTTATGGGAAAAACACCTAGACTGTTAAAATGGAATCCTAGTGTCTTAGCTAATCCCTGGCACAATAATGTAGTTGCAGTAGGGCTCAGTAACGGCTTTATAGACCCTTTAGAAAGTAATGCACTGTTTATGACGCAATTCAGTATAACAACGCTTGTACGGTGCTTAAAACGTGGATATGGGGCTAAAACTTACAATAGAGCAATGCGTAATGTTTGGAATGATAATAGTACATATATAAAACATCATTACATGTTAAGTGATAGAACAGATACTGATTTTTGGAAATATTACAGTAAGTTTGATGTAAGTAAAACAGTATGGGAAAATTATCATAAAATGGGAAACAAATATACTAACTTGTACCCAGACGCAATATGGGCTACTTTAGCACTATATTATGACAAATTAATTCACTATAAATCAAAATAAATTTAAAAAAATTATAACCCATTGATTTTATTGGGTTTTTTCTGACGACTAAAGGTTGACAACCAAGACGTCTTATCGTATACTGTATGTATAGTTAATTAAAGGAGTCAGAAATGCAAACATATAAATTATACCAAATTCATTTAACAGATGCCGAAATAGATCTAGTTAATGCTGAAGGACACGATGCTGTTCATAAACAATCATTAAAGCTAGACATGAACTTTAGTAAAAATGAAATTGGTACAGTTGCCGCTGATGCTTTTAACCGAGGCTACTATACACATGTTAGTAACATTACCGCTGATGGATTAGAAGGCGTGTTTCACACAGGTAACATGGGTCCTGAAGAAAATATAGAACGTTTATCTCGTATGTATAGTGTTAGTGTTGGAGATATTGTTGAAGATTCATCGGGTTCTCAACATGTAGTTGCTAATTTTGGATTCAAACCGGTTGACACTATAAACTAGAAGCCGTATACTTAGAACATTCACAGGAGTAATCATACTATGATGGAGTTGTTAGAATTCATCGAAGAATTAAAAAAATTACCTCAAACCGACGAAGTTTTGTCTTTAATTGATAAGTATCAAAATAAAGCAGACGAACTAGATCGTCATATGTTCGAAGATTATCACGGAGTATAAGCAATGGCATTACCCAAAGCTACTAAAAAGAAAAAAGCAAGAGCACCTTCACAACGAATCCGTAAAGGTTCATTACAAGATCCTTCATGGGAGGGTGCAGACGGTTGGTCTGGTAAAGAATATCATGTTAAAAGACAACATGCAACTGAATATTATTATCGTAATTATAAAGCAAGCGATTTAGTTGAGTATGCATATGATTGGATGCTTGCAAATGATTATACAAAAAAAGATATTAAATGTGTAAAGGCAGCAAAAAGCCAATCACTTAGTGCAGTAACAGGATATTACTGTCGTATGCTTACAATGGGTTGTCCTGATATACACCTAGCATGGAATGCATATTGGGAAAGTCTTCCTGGTACAGGCGGTACACCTCAGCCAATTTCTACATATATTAAATCACGTATTACTAATGCAATTGAAGAAGGTTCAACGTTTGTAGAAGAAGCTGAAAAATTAGCAGAAGCAGAAGCTAAACGAACAGCGAATGTATATAAACCTACAATACAAGATTTGCTTCATAAAGCCGCAATGCAAATGACTGATGAAGTTGAACAATTTTTAGACGACTGGGTTAACTCAGGTTATGATTTAAAATTTGTAAAAGACTTTGCTCCAGTTGAGATGTTTCGTAGAGCAGGTGTTAAGCAAGCTCATGCACGTATTATACGTAAAGGGTATATTCACGGATTAGAAGAATACACAGAACTTAATACTAAAATTCCTAAAGATAAAATTGATGACTGGCGTGAACAATTAGAAGAAGGATATAATCACCTTAATGCTCAACAGAAAAAAGCACTATTAGAAGTATATCGTAAAATAGTAGATGCATGTGATATTGTTGAAGCAGAAAGTAAAGCAAATCGTAAGCCACGTAAGACTCGTACAAAGAGTCCAGAAGATATTGTTAAGAAGCTCAAATTTAAGCAAACAGACACTGATTATGGTTTAGGTAGCATAACACCAGCAGATATTGTTTACGCCCGAATACTGGTGGTTTTTAACACTAAGAACCGTAAGATAGGAATGTATTATGCTAAGAATGTAGATCCTATGGGATTAAAACGTGAAGGTAGTGGACTAAGTGTTAAAGGAACTACTATAATAGGTTACGATGAAGACAAAAGTGTACAACGTACTGTTCGTAAACCTGCTGAATTCTTACCAGAAGTTAAAAAAGCTACAAGATCTAAAACAGAAAAGTTGTTCGAAACATTAAAGACAACAGAAACTAAACTAAACGGTCGAGTAAACGGCGAAGTTATACTACTAGCAACATTTAATAAATAATTGCATGGATAATGCATATAATGACTTTGTAAAATGGTATGACAATCATATAGAATGCGGCGGAAACATAGGTTATTTCGACGCATCTAATATTAGAAATTATAGTCTAAGTATTCCAGAAATATTATACTCTACTCTTGCACCTTGGGTAAGGTTTGTAAGAAAAAATTGGAAAGAAATAGATGAACATTACGAATACTATATTAACAATAGTAAAAATTTTTTCCATATGCAGACAGGACAGCAATGCAGATATGTAGTACAGAATTTGCATATGGCAGATCAAGATATAATTTACAAGCCAGTTGCATATTGGATTCCTGGTAGAGTTAATGTTCATCCTGGTAAAAGCAGACTGTTTGCAAGATGGGCACAACGCCAAGCAGTAAATGAAATTATATACATAGACTATAATTATCCAGATGCTGATCAGCCATATACTCGTTTTCAAAATGTCAATGATGCTTGGAATGGATTAACATATACCGATCACACACCTGGCATAATTAATACAAGTTCATTTAAAGACGAACTTAAACTAGTAGACACTACATATATTAAACATTATTGTTCATTATATAAAGATACAAATTTTGAACAATTACTGTTTATTGATGATATTAAAGACGAGCAGTACCCAATATGGCAAAATGTAGCTAGAAAATATCTAGAAGAGTGTTTAAATAACCCTGTCAGGATTGGTAAACGTACAATAAATTTCTAGTTGTTATGATAAATACATACAGCAGGAGAATAACGTAAATGAGTGCATCAAACAAACTTCAAAAAGAAATAGAACTTCGCCTAGGTGGTGGAATGATTGATGTTGAGCTAGATCCGGAACATTATGAGCTAGCAATAGACAAATCTTTATCAAAGTATAGACAACGTGCAGAAAACGCAGTTGAGGAGAGCTTTATTATATTAGATATGATAAAGGATCAAAGTGAATATACTTTACCTGAAGAAGTAATGGAAGTTCGTGACATTTATCGTAGAACAACTGGTGTAAGTAGTGGAACAGGTAACGATATAGAACCATTCCAAGCCGCTTACATTAATACGTACCTATTAGGAAGTAGTAGAAATGGTGGATTAGCATCATTTGATTTCTTACAACAGAATAGAGAAACAATGGGTAGACTATTTGGTGCTGAAATAATGTTTACTTGGAGACCTCAAGATAAAAAATTAATTTTACAGCGTAAAATTAAAGCAAATGACAATGCAGTATTGCATTGCTACAATTATAGACCAACAGAAAGTTTATTAGAAGATACATATGCAGGACCTTGGTTAAAAGATTATGCATTTGCTCATGCTAAAATGATCTTATCAGAAGCACGTGGTAAATTTACACAGATTGCAGGACCACAAGGTGGTACTACAATGAACGCAGATCAACTTAGAGCAGACGCACAAGCAGAAATTGATAAATTAGAAACTGAACTAACATTATACAACGATGGAAGTACAGGACTTGGCTTTGTAATAGGGTAAAAAATGCAACTTGGTAATCACCACTGTACTATCGACGAAGTAACATACGATAGGTTAGAACTATTAGATTTTGTAAATCAACATAAACATAATATAATGCAATTTGGAGATTATATGCAATACCTTTCTCCAGAAAAGAGAGAGTTCAAAGGCAGAACAGGTATGAACGCTATTGCAGTACAAAAAACTGAAGGCAAAAACTTACTTGATTATCCAGTAATAGAAAAATACGTTAATATGTTTAACTTCAAACAACCTATTGCTCCACGTGACATTGATTTATTACATTACGATCCAGGTTATAGCTTTCACCCTCATACTGATCATTACATGTGGTGTGGAATAATGTTTCCTATTATGCCAGAAGATGCAGGCGAACCAATTAGTTTTTATAGTAGAGTTGGAGTTACCCCAGAAAGAAATGTTAACTATGAAAAGAAATATGGATGGAATGATTTAGATATTGAATATAATCACTACTATAGCAATAAGCACCCTACATTATTTAATGGAATGACTGTACACGGTGTACCTACTATTAAAAGAGAAAGAATTTACCTAAGAATTAAAGTATTAGGTGAGAAGTTTGAAGACGTAGTTGAAAAACTTAGAAACAATAACTTTGTTATTGACAAATAATTAAAAACCCACTATAATAAATTTATGAAAAAAGTAATTGGTATATGTGGCCTTATTGGTCACGGAAAAGACACCGCCGCAGGTTTTCTCATCGAAGAAGGCTTTCAACGTATTAGTTTTGCAGGAGTATTAAAAGATGCATGTGCAAATATATTTGGTTGGGACAGAATCCTACTAGAAGGAAATACATCAGAAAGTAGAGTATGGAGAGAAACTGTTGATGAGTGGTGGGCTGAGCGTTTAGATATTCCTAATTTTACTCCAAGATTTGCATTACAACACGTAGGCACTGATGTTTTGAGAACACATTTCCATCCAGATATCTGGGTTGCGGCATGTGAACGTCAAATTGAGATGTGTACAAAAAATGTTGTTATTAGTGACTGTAGATTTTTTAATGAACTTAAAGCAATTAAAAAATTAGGTGGAACAACAGCAGTTGTTTGGAGAAATGAGAAACCATTATGGTGGGCTACTGCTTCTAGTATTAATCAAGCAGGTGCAAATAATGTTGAACATAACAGTATGTCTGTTGTTTTTCCTGATGTACATAAAAGCGAATGGAGTTGGGCAGGTTGGAATTTTGATATTAACTTAACTAACACATCTACATTAGAAAATTTTAAGTCTCAAACTCTGCAAAAAATTATAGAATAAATAAACATATACTATAAAGGAAATATATATGTTAAACATGTTTGGGCATCAATGGTGGCAACATAAAAGTAAATCAAAAGAATTAGGGTTTGGCTGGCTATATAACAATAGCATTAAAGATGACTTCGCTCGAGGATACACTAAAAACTTAACAGATTATTGGTCAATGGAATTGGGATTCTATTTCCACGAACAAATGGCCAATGATACTATAGAAGGTTTGTTAGAAGATGCAGTTGAGAAGAAATATAAAAAGATATTAGTGTTCAAACAAGGAACAACTCCTTTATCTAATTTTAAAGAACAGTTTGTAAAATTTTATGAAGAAAATAAAGATGCAACATTTATTGGACATATAGTTGATAAAGGCGATGAATATTATTCTTTACATCCACAAGCATTTATGCTTGATGTTGAATGGTGGGTAAAAGCAGGCAAGCCAGCTTGGGGTTCACCAGAAGCTAAATCATTAGAAACAATTGAACCTGCTAGAAGTATATCAAATTGGCATGATGATTATACCCCTCATTGGATTGGACCAGGTAAAAATACTAAAACATATAATGCAAAACATACAGGTTGGAATTTAGTAAAGTCTTTATTAGATGACCAACAACGAATTCTATCGTGGAATAAAAATATTAGAGATGAGAAACATTATTCTTATCCAGAAGTAAAAGAAGATGGACCAAGACATTTATCAGGTGTTATGGAACAGATTGATTTAGACATATTCTTTATTGCTAATACTGAGCCATTGAGAGATATTCATCTTGAAGTTGAAAGAAGAAAATTACAATATCCAGAATGGGACGAAAAATGGGATACACTAGTTGTACCGGCCGCAGGATTAACACCATTAATATATGCATTTGAACTAGGATGTGACAAATACAGTAAGATACTTGTTTACGATATTAGTAAATTTGCTATTAATATTACAAAAACAATTATTGAACAATGGGACGGTACTAATTACGAAAAATTTGCTACTGACTTAATGAATAAATTAGCACCAGATGAAAAATACCAAAGAGATATATTTAGAGGAAAAAATAAGTTACCACATACACAAGAAGTATTTGATAAATTAAATGAACGTGGATTTCAAAAATGGATAACTGAAGTATTACCAGAGATTGAAGTAGTTTATTTGCCAATTAACATTTTTGATCCAAATACATATCAAGGATTTGTTAATTCTTTTAAAACAGATAGATTACGTCATCCAATAACATTTTGTTATCTAAGTAACATATTTCATTACTTACCTACTTCGTTTTATTATAGTTTACAGCAACGATGGGAATTACATAATGAATTAATGGGCAAGATTAAAGATAGCTCATATCAGAATAACGTTTTAGTGTTATCATCACGTGGAACTCTTACACATCCAAATCTAGTATGGATTGATAAACAAGAAATGGATAAATTTACAGAAATTCCTGATAATTACTTACAGAAGTTATTAAAGTGGAATAAAAATGTTTAAAAAAGATTGGTGGAGACAAAAAACTGAAAGCAATGAATTATGTATAGGTTGGCTTTACAATAATAATATAAAGTCTGACTATTTAACGCATTTTTCAAAAGCAACACTTGACTTTTGGTCTATAGAATTATCATTCTTTTGTAATAAACAATATGCAGAAGAAAAAATTGTAGATTTATTTGAAAAAGCACTTAGCAATGGTTTTAAAAAGATGGTTGTATTTAAACAGGGTGTTATATTACACGACTTTGAAGAAAGATTTCCTAAATTTTACGAAGAAAATATAGATGCTAAACTTATTGGACATGTATTAGATAAAGGAGATGATTATTATTCAATACATCCACAATGTTTTTTAATTGACTTAGAATGGTGGCAGTCAGCAGGTAAGCCAGAGTGGGGTAATCATGAAGATAATGTTGAACCATATCAACTTCCAGAACCAATACGTAGTGAAAACAATCATCATGATGGATATACACCATATTGGATAGGACCTGGTAATAATTTAAGAACATATACAGGAAAACAAGGCGGGTGGAATATAATAGAACACCTTCTAAGAGATAATCACAAAATAATATCATGGAATGAAGATGTAAGGTCATCAAAAGGTTATACATATGGTGAAGTTAAGCAAGACGGTTTTAGAAATATACATGAAACATTAACAATTTCAAATCCAAACATTTTCTTTATAGCTAATACAGAAAATGGAAGAAATGTTGTACCACCAAAAGACACACCAGTTAAGAAATTTACTAAAGTAGTTGCTCCAGCATCTGGAATATCTCCTATATTCTTTGCATTTGACAAAGGATTAGTAGAAGGTGATACATTATGGATATATGATGTAAGTAGACATGCACTAGGGTGTATGCAACAGATAATTGAAGAATGGGATGGAACTAACTTTACGCAGTTTGCAAATAACTTTATGGATAGTAGAGTAGGAAAGTATGATAGTAAATTTGAATACTTCAAAGGTATTAAGCAAATAAAATATACAGAAGAACATCTAGATGAAATATATAAAGAAGGATTTCTAGAATGGTATCGCACAGTATTTCCAAAACTAAACATAAATTATTATCATCAGAATTTGCTTAATACACATAAGCATGATAAATTTGCAATAAAATGTCGACCACAGAGACAAGGATCAACCTATGTACACCTAAGTAATATATTTCATTATGAAGTTACAGCTAAATGGTATACATTAGAAGAAAGATATAAAATCCATAGAGAATTATTACATGCTATATATAAATATAATTATAACAGTGATAACGATATGTTAGTGTACTCAACTTGTCCAGCTACAGAAGCTGGTGGATATAATTGGATACAACATCACATTGATAGAATGCCAGAGTGGGATAAAATTGCACCGTGGAATATAGGAAAGTTATTTAAATGGAACAAGACAAAGAAGAAATAAGAATTAGACAATTAGCAAAAGTAACAAAGTTTTTTGAAGAGAATGGCGATATTTCTCACTATGAAAATATGGCATTACCTCCTGAAGAATTCTTAAATTGGAAAACAGATAAAAAACAAAAAATACCATACTCTAGATGGATAATGAAACAAGCTAATTGTCCTACATTAAAAATGCAATTAGATGTACCATACTACCAAATGGCAAAAGAAGCAGAGCAATTTTTAGGTGAGTATGTAAAACACCGAGGCGATATAAATCCCGGTTGGAGCAGTATAGTTGTACATGGTCAAGGATGGGATAAAACACAACCCAATGATTACTATGTTGAAGAAGGTGCTTGGAAAGAAGACGAAGCACCAGAATTTGGTTGGACAGAAATCGCAGACAAGTGCCCAGTAACAGTTAATTGGCTTAAAAATCACTGGCCTTTTAAAAAATATCAAAGAGTTAGATTTATGTTACTAGAACCGGGTGGATTTATTAGTCCACATCTAGATTATAAAGAAAGACACTTAGCAGCCTTTAACGTAGCACTTAGTAATCCACCAGGAGTAAAGTTTTGCATGCAAGATGCAGGAATGGTACCTTGGGAACCAGGTGATGCTAGAGCAATCGATATAGGTAGATTGCATTCTGTTCATAATACTGGTACAGAAAACAGAATTCATATGATTATTCACGGTCATTGGGGTGATAATTTTGAAAACATTCTATGTGAAAGTTTTGATCAGCTTTTAGCTGAAATTAAAGGCTAAGTTAACTCTATAAACCGCTGTTTTTCCAAAATCTAAATAAATACATGTAGATAACAATTTAGATAATATTCTAAAATAGAAAAGGAGCTATAATATGGCAAATCTTGTTTCACCTGGCGTCCAGGTAACAGTAACAGACGAATCAGTTTACGGTCCAGCCGGTGCCGGTACTGTACCAATGATTTTCATTGCCACTGGTCAGGACAAGGTTGATCCAACCCTAACTGAAACCGATGGTATTGCAAAATTTACAAAGTCTGCAAATTCAAACCAACCTGTTCTAGTTACATCACAAAGAGAATTAACTCAATATTTTGGTAATGTCGACTTCCGTAAGGTAAGTGGCACAGTATCACAAGGTGATGAAACTAACGAATACGGTTTATTGGCAGCATACTCATTTTTAGGTCAAAGTTCAGCGGCGTACATTGTACGTTCTGATGTAGACTTAACAGCATTGAGACCACTTTCAGCAGAACCAACAGGTAATCCTGCAAATAATACATATTGGGTAAGCCCTTCAACTTCAAGTTGGGGTATATTCGAATATTCAGCAGCAGGCTGGGTAGAAAAAACTCCAACAGTAGAACTTACAGATGGAAGTGCTCCAAGCACATCAGCAACTCAAGGTGAATACCTTGTAGCAGTTGCAAATTCTACAACAGACACAAAAATTGAATACTATGTAGGTGACTCTAACCCAGCATGGGTAGCAGTTACACCAACATTCGCACCACACTACTCAGCGCCAGCAGGCCCATCAGTAGGTGATGTATGGATTAAAACAACAACACCGGGTAGCGGATTAAATGTAGATCTTAAATTATTTACAACAGTAGCTGACGCATTTGTTTCTGAAAAAGCAACATACGCACAAGCTTCAGCACCAACTGGTGCTACAAGTGATACGTTTGCAGATGGTTCATCAGCAACATCACGTACATTAACAGATGGCGACATTTGGCTAGACACTGCTACTTCAGACATTTCAATTAAACGTTATGACAGTATTGGTAATGATTGGGATGACATCTCAACAGACCCAACTACAGCAACAGGCGGATTTGTAATGAACGCATCAGTAACTCAACCAACAGGTGCTCCAGTAGATGGTACACTTTGGTTTGATCCAGATGTTAACGACTTAGCAATTTACGAAGTAGTAAGCGATAGTGGAACACAGAAATGGCAAAAAGTTTCTGATGTACAGTATGTAACTATTGCTCCAACTACAGACGGATCCGGTGGATCACTATCAGATGGTGATTACTGGGTAGATACAGATGCAGACGGTTATCCTGTAATTTACAGACATAACGGTACAGCATGGATATTAAAAGATGGTACAGATCAAAGCACAAGTGCAGGTATAGTATTTGGCGACATTACTGCCAACGCTACAGCAGCAGGTGCCTTTGAAGCAACTCTATTAGCAGGTGCTCCAGATCCACTAATACATCCAGTTGGAATAACTGGTATTAACATGTGTAGATCTTCAAGCACAGTTAGAGAATATGATAGTTCACTAGCAACACCTTGGAAATGGCGTAACAAAGCAAGCAATGCAGCCGATGGCAGTGGTTCATTTGGTAGATTAGCTCAGCGTAAAGTTGTCACAACAGCTATGCAAGCATCAGCAGCTAAACCAGAACTACGTGAAGACACAGTTCAATTCCGTTTAATTGCAGCTCCAGCATATCCAGAACTATACGACGAAATGGTAACACTAAACAGCGACAAAGACGAAACAGCATTTGTTATTGTTGATGCTCCATTCCGTTTAAATGCAACAGAAGCAGTTTCTTGGATTCAAGGAACAGCGGCAACTGAAAATGGTGAAAAAGGACTAGTAACTAAGAATACTTATTCAGCAGTTTACTACCCACACGCATTAACTACAAATCCAGTAACAGGCGATAGCGTTGTTGCACCAGCATCACACATTGCATTATACACATATGCATACAGTGATAATGTGTCATTCCAATGGTTTGCACCAGCAGGTTTAACACGTGGTGTTGTACAAAACGCATCAAACGTTGGTTACTTAAACAGCGAAGACGAGTTCGTTAAAGTAGCACTAACACAAGGTTCTAGAGATGCAATGTATGATAACAAATTGAACCCAATTGCAAGATTCCCGGCAGAGGGCGTTGTTGTATTTGGTCAAAAATCACTTCATACAACTGCTTCAGCATTAGACAGAGTGAACGTAGCTAGACTTACAGCTTATCTAAGAGAGCGTTTTGCAGTTATTTCAAGACCGTTCTTATTTGAACCAAATGATGCAGGAACACGTGCAAATGCTAAAGCAGTATTTGATGGTTTCCTAGCTAACATTTTACAACAGCGTGGTATTTACGATTTTGCAGTTGTGTGTGATACAACAAATAACACACCAGCAAGAATTGATGCAAATGAATTTTATGTTGACGTAGCAATTGAGCCTACAAAATCAGCAGAATTTATTTACATTCCAATTAGAATTGTAAACACTGGCGATCTTTCGTAAGACGTTAATACATAACTAATAATATTAAGGGCTACTATAGAGATATAGTAGCCTTTTTTAATTTAACATTAACTGATAAATACAGTTGCACATTGCAATGCACATAGTTCAGCTAATGAGCTATAATTTATATAAAAAAGGATAACACCATGGTAAAACTAGAACAAGCTAAAATCATTGCTACTAACATGAGTGAACACAGATTTAACCCTGAAGTAACTACTAGCATGAAATTTGATACTAATTTTCTTTTTGGCGCAGCAGGCGACATCATCGAACTAGATGCATGGGTGCCAGATAATGCAATTGAACAAATTGACACACTAAATGCTGATCCATCAAAAATCCTACGTTCACGTGTGAACGATGATTATAACGGTCCTAAAGCAGGATACGAATATAATGTAATTCCAGAATCATGGAACATACCAGAACACACTGAATCATTGGGTTCATTAATATACGATAAAGGTGATTTCTTAGCTCCTCACAGAGATAAATGGAGACAAGTTACTCCAGACGGAATCACAGGTGATTCATTTAGAATGATTTGTCACTTAAACCACACTAACTCAGCAGAATTTCATTTTGTTGTAGATGGTAAAATTTTTAAACCAGAAGCACGTAGATGGTACGCAATTAACACAAGAAAAGTTCATTATGGATTTTCTTTTGTTGACGGAGTATATCATTTAAGTGCGGCACTAAGTCTCGATGACGACAAGCGTGAAGAAACAGTAAAATGGTTACTTGATGTGCTACCATACTCACACCCAGCGGGCGACCGTAAAGGTGTTGATTGTAGCCGTAACTAAGGAGAACTATTATGGAAACTAATAAAATTAGAAGAGTACCAGGTGATTGGACTTCAATAGAGCAGTTCAAAGCATCTTCAGCTCACCAAGCTATTTCTGACGCAATTTTAGGTTTCACACCAGGTGAAATTGATGTCGTTATGGAATACAAACTAATTGACACTAAAATATGGATTAAATATCAATTTGAAACTGCAGAAAAAGTTGCAGAATTCAAAGAGTATATTTTAGCATCAGATTCAAGTGTCCATTTAGGACAATCAGCAGGTCAACTAGGCGAAACTATCGCTCAAGAAGGCTGGGTTGTTTAATCAACCAATAAAAAATACTAAAGATAGGTTACTTTTAGAAGTGACCTATCTTTTTGAGTGTTGATTTGATAAATACAATATAACAAGAAGATACTACAGTATAGTATTATAGGAGAAAAACAAATGGCCGTAATTACAAATTTTGGTGTACCAACTGATGCAAGTTCAGGAACTACACTTATGCCAAAGCTACAATATCGTTTCCGAGTTACATTTAGTAACTTAGGTGGAACAGGTGGAACTGATGAAGTTACACAAAATGTTATTAGCACAGGCAGACCAAATTTAACACATGAAGAAGTTGTAGTTGATTCGTACAACTCAAAGATATACCTTGCAGGTAAGCATACATGGGATCCAGTAACAATTGTGTTCCGTGATGATATGAAATCAAATGTTATTAAAAAGCTAGGTAACCAACTAAACAAACAAGTTGATCATGCAGATCAATCAAGTGCAATCTCAGGTAGTGCATACAAATTTGGTGTTAAGATTGAAACACTAGATGGTGCAAATGGTAGTACATCACCAGCAACTTTTGATGCATGGGAATTACAAGGTTGCTTTATTACTAACGTACAGTATGGTGATTTAAACTACGCAGATTCAAGCATGGTACAAGTTACACTATCAGTTCGTTTTGATAACGCACTGCATACTATTGATGGTTCAGACCAGTTAAGTAGTGGATCAGCATCAAACGATATTAGCAATACTGGTTCTACTCTTTAATAAGTAAAGGACTCTAAAATGGCAATCGGTGACGCAGGTTATTACTTATATGGACAATCTTCAGCTCAAGGTGAAATAGACGCAATACCAAGAAACAAGTATTCGTTTACTGTATCCTTGAATTATGTAGGAAGTCCACAACCTCTAGATTTAACACGAATTGCTAACATTCAAATGCCTACGTTTACATACAGAACGCAGACATTAAACAAATATAATAGTAAAAATATTGTACAGACTGGAATAGATTATACTCCTATTACTCTAACAGCGTATGATACTAAAGACCATTATATGGAAGACTTTCTAAAAGACTATGCAAGATATTATTTTGCTGGTCCAATGAATGAAGATGATTATGCTTCTTGGTTACAATCTCCAAAAGGATTAGAATTACCACAGAGTAGAAATTTTATTACTACGTTAACAATTAAAAGAAAAGATACGGCTAATAGATCAAACATAATAGAAATATTTAATCCATACATTACAAACGTTGACACTGATACACTTGACTATGCTGATAGTTCAGCATCGGTATTTAGAGTATCGTTTGCATATGAAGGTTACAATATTATAAGTGATGGAACATCTCCACCACCACCTGTTATGGATGACACTGTAACACCAGACGCTGGTTTTAATGACGTTCCAGAATCCGAAACAACTGAAAATAATTATGTAATTGATCAGTCTCTTGAAAAACTTGATACAGCTCAAGTACCAAAAGAAAAGAAACCAAAGGTTTTATCTAATAAGCCACAATTAGAAAGATGGGACGGCACTTTGAAAAAAGGTGAAAAAATTAGAAATATTGATGGTGTATCTTATAAAGTACCTGCTCCTACAAACGGCGCAGGTTAATGCCAAAATTTCAAAGGGGACAATTTGTTCCACAACAGCCAGACAAGTATATAGGTAAAAGAGCACCACAATATAGAAGTGGATGGGAACTTGCAGTTATGCGTATGTGTGATAATCATCCAGCTATATTAGGTTGGGGAAGTGAAACACATAGAATTCCATATAAGAATCCATTAACAGGAAAACAAACAACATATGTTCCTGATTTACTTATTGTATATAAAGATAAGAATGGAAAAAATCATGCTGAAATGGTTGAAATAAAACCTGCTAGTCAAACAATAGCAGAAGCAAGAACACAAGCACAGAAAGCTGCTGCCGTAGTTAATCAAGCAAAATGGGCAGCGTGTCATGCTTGGTGTAAATCACAAGGCATGGGCTTTAGAGTTATAACTGAACATCAGATATTTAACAAGCCTCAAAATTCTAAGAAAAAGAGAAAAAAGTAGAATTTTAAAAGGATAAGTACTAGTATAATTGGAAACTTAATATGACAAAAAAATTAGAAGAAGAACTAAATTTACCTAATTTAGATGATCTAATGCCTGAAGAAGAAGCAGAGCATACAGAACCTACAACTGAAGATATTAAAAATGAAATAGCTGAATATAAAGGCGAAATGAGCATGGTAGAACGTGCTAATGTTGCATTACCTACAGTTGAGGGTTTAGAACAATTAGATAGAGAAATGGACGCATATGCTACAAAAGCTATGGAAACATTTGACGAATTAGTTGATTTAGGTAAGAATGTAGAAGATAGACATGCTGCTCCAATATTTGATAGTGCGGCAAAAATGATATCAGCAGCGTTACAAGCAAAACAAGCTAAAATGGATAAAAAAATGAAAATGATTGAGTTACAAATGCGACAAGCTAGACTTGAAAAAGACAGTCAAAAAATTGATGCATATGTAGCACAAAAAAACAGTGAATTAGGCTTAGACGAAGAAGAAGGTGCAGAAGGGCGTATTATCGGCAATAGAACAGATATGTTAGCCGAAATCATGAAGAACTTGCCCGAAAAAGATAAATAGTATTAATAGGAGAATACACAGCAATGAAATCGTACACAGAATACTTAACGGAAGCTAAAAAAACATGGAAGTTTAAAATTAAAACTATTCATGAACTTAACAACGATCAACAAGATCGTATAGAGAAGCACCTCGGAAAATACGACTCTAAAGGACTCGGTGCTGCGAAGAAAACAATGTTACAAAGTACACCACGTGATTTTCCTAAAGCTAGAGGGTACGAAGTATTTACATACGAATTTGAAACTAACATTATTGCAAGTGGATGGCAAATACAAAATGACATCCGTAATATGATTGGTCTAGCTGATGGCGTACTTAAAGTAAAAGGCGAACATGAGCCAGATGAAGCAATACCGCCACAAGGTGGTGAAGTTAAGAGTGTATTAGCAGAGCCAGAATACAGCAAAGATGAAAAAGCAGGAATCAAAGCTGAAGATCATTTTGGAGATGCATATAACAACAAATTTATTAAAGAGTTAGCGAAACTCAAAAAAGAAAAGGAAAAAGGCAATGAGTGATTTAGACAGAATATTAAAACTTGCTAGCCACGGCACAGACAGAGCTCAAAGCCAGGCTCCAGCAGTAGAAGAAAACATACCAGAAGAAAATATACCAACAACAGAAGCAGTAGGCGAGTTTGCAGATCCAATTTATGATTTATGTGATGAATTAGGTTGTGAAGCAGAGCATCCAGTATACAGTGATCTAATTAGATATTTAGACGGTGATACGATTAAGGACTTTGTAGACGAGTATCGTAGAGTTCATGATTTTGGTAATGGTGTAGAAAATCCAGAAGAATCTGTAGAAGCAGAAATTGATGAAGCAGAAATTGATGAAGCAGATGTAGATGAAGGCAACGAATTTTCAGGTGAATTAGAAAAAGCTAGAAAAGCTGGTAAAAAAGAATTTAAAGTAGATGGTAAAACATACCAAGTAGAAAATTATCAGGATCGTTACAATAAAGTAGCAAGTACAGCAAACGCTATTAAAGTGGGCAAGAGTAATGCTACAATGCCACAAGATGCAGTACGTAAAGTATCAGGCGATAGTTCATACACACATGCAGACAATCCATTTTATCAAGCAAAAGCAGATGCACGTAAAAATGATGGATTAGGTGTAAACAAAGATATTATTACTAGGATGAAACCAAATCCAAAAGACGGTAAATTTAAATGGGGCAGAGACAAATTATCTGACTCAGTAAATGATGAGTTTGCAGAAGCATTAGGTAGAATTTTAGATCTATCAGGAACAGGTGCAAAACAAACTCCTGTTAAAGAAGGTACATGGGCAGTTCCAGAATCACCAGAACAAGTAGAAAAATTAAAAGAAATAATGGCAGAACCATTATTAGTAGGTGAAGACGGTGACAATGCTTGTGATGTAATGTATGGTTTATTAGGCGACGATGAGTTATTTGATACATTCCACCAAATGTCAGTTGACATGGGACCAGATGCAGACGCAAGACCAGCAATTGAAGCTAGATTAAAAGAGCTAGGTTTAATGGAAGCGGAAGTAACTGAAGCATCAGGCGTATGCAGTGATTGCGGATGTAAAATTGATGCTCCTAAACCAGGTTGTGAATGCACACATGATTCACATGATGCGGCAGGCGATCATTGGGTAAAAGAAGAAGAAGTTAATGAAGCACAAAGCCCAGCACAAAAAGCAGCATTCGAAAAAATGTTAGCTAAGAAAAAAGGTTCTAAAGATGACGACAAAGCAGATGAATCTGTAAATGAAGCAGACGACAAAATGCCATTAAAAGCAGACGTAATGCAATGTTGTAAAGATGGAATGACACTAACAGAAATTTGCAAAAAATATTCAGATTGTGATCAAGACAAACTAAAAGAAATGTGTGAGGCATGCATGAGCGAAATGAAAGAATCTAAAGAAGAACAAGTTAATGAGGCACCAACTATGGACACGACACAATTAATAAACTTATTAAAGAACGCAGGATTAAGCGAAGAAAAAATTAATGAAAAATTAAACGAATGGGCAAACACACCAGAAGGCGCAGCTGAAGAAGAAGCTACATCACATGGTGAGCCATACGAAAACTTTGCACAAAGCGTGAACCTAAGTTTAAAAAGATACTTAGATGCAGAAGATATGAAAGTAGGCTTAAAAGAACATAAAGTTGAAGATATCAAAGAAGCATATAAAGCGTCTAAAAATAAAAAATAATAATATAACATCCCCTTTAAACAGCGTAGCTAGTCTACGCTGTTTTTCTTTGTTAACTACGTAGATAAATAATATTATGGCAGTAGATACAAAATTAACCAAAACCCCTTATAGAAAAGAACGTTACACAGAAGAGCAAATTCAAGAACTTGCTCTATGTACTCAAGATCCTAAACACTTTATGAAGGAACACTGTTATATTCAGCATCCTACTAAAGGTCGTATGAAGTTTGCACTATATGATTTCCAAGAAGAACTAGTAGATACATATCATAATAATAGATATAGTATTAGTATGCTTGCACGACAAACAGGTAAAAGTACCTGTGCGGCAGGATACTTGCTATGGTATGCAATGTTTAATCCAGATCAAACTATTCTTATCGCGGCACACAAATATTCAGGTGCAAGTGAAATTATGCAACGTATACGTTTTGCATACGAAACACTGCCTGATTTTATTAGAGCTGGTGTTACTGCATATAACAAAGGATCGTTGGAATTTGATAACGGCTCACGTATTGTAGCACAGTCAACAACAGAAAATACTGGACGTGGTTTATCTATATCGTTAGCATACTTAGACGAGTTTGCATTTGTTAGACCAAATATTGCTAAAGAATTTTGGACTTCACTTTCACCTACACTAGCAACAGGTGGTAAATGTATTATTACTTCAACACCAAACATGGATGATGATCAATTTGCACAAATTTGGAGAGATGCTAATAAAAATCAAGATGAACATGGAAATGAAACAAAACAAGGTATTAACGGATTTGCACATTATCTAGCTTCATGGGAAGTACATCCAGATAGAGATTGGGAATGGGCAGAAATTGAACAAGGTAAAATTGGTGAAGAAAGATTTAGACGTGAACATAACTGTGAATTTATTGCGTTTGATGAAACACTTATTGATAGTATTAGACTTAGTAATATGGAAGCACGTGATCCTTATGCTAAAGCAGGACAAGTACGTTGGTATGCACCGGTAGCAAAAGGAAAACTATATATAATAGCATTAGATCCTAGTTTAGGTACCGGCGGCGACAATAGTGCTATTCAAGTATACAGTATGCCAGGAATGAAACAAGTTGCAGAGTGGATGCATAACAGAACTACGGTTCAAGGTCAAGTAAAAATATTAAGAGAAATATCACAATATATTGAAAGTGAAACAAACGGTGATTGTGAAATATATTACAGTATGGAAAACAATACACTAGGAGAAGCAGCATTAGTAGTTGTTGAAGAAACTGGAGAAGAAAACTTTCCAGGTACATTTTTAAGTGAAACAAAATCACATGGTAATGCTAAACGTTATAGACGAGGATTTACTACTACACACAAAAGTAAAATATCAGCATGTAGTAAATTAAAGCATTGGGTAGAAACAGAAAAATTAGAAATAGCAAGTAAACCGCTATTAAGAGAATTAAAAACATTTATCGCTAGAGGCAATAGTTATGCAGCCAAAGATGGTGAAAACGATGACCTTGTAATGGCACTAGTTTTAATAGTAAGAATGAGTATGGAAGTATCAAAATATGAAGAAAGTGCATTTGAGTACTTAAACGAAGATTTTGACGATGATGACGGTATGGAACCCATGCCTTTTAGCTTACTATAACACTTATTTGATAAATACATTAAAGGAATACTATAAAGATGCAATTATCAACAGAAATTTTTAACATTATCAAAGGAGCAAATATTAAGTTACGTTTGTTTGATTTTGAAGGTAACAAAACTTTAGACGCAGATCAGTCAGCGAGATTTTACGCTTACGATCAAGATTTTCTAGTCACTATAAGAACAGAAAATGATGACGTGGAAGTTGTTGTACAAGCAGGAGCAGATTTTAGTTTTGATAAGCACAAAGATCTTTTAGATAGTATTAAGAAAGCAGGACATAACGCTATGGCAGAATATACAATAAGAAAATTTGATAAAAATATAGCACCAAAAGACTTCGCAAGTGAAACAGTTAAAGAAGGCTATTCACGTGCAACAGGAAGTTTAAAAACAAGTTATATACAATTACCAGAGTCAACTAGACTCATCATTAAACATTCAAAAGGTGTTAATGAAGAAGTACGTGGAAGCAGATCACGTAATATCAAAGCACTCTTTATTGAGAACTCTGCAGGTGAAAGATTTAGCTTTCCACACAAATATTTAGCTGGTGCTAAGGCAATGGCTAAACATGTAAGTATGGGCGGGAATCCTTATGACACAATAGGTGAGTCCATTTTAGGTATCTGCAAAGAAGTAGCAGAATGCAATCAATTTGTACGTCATGTACGTACGAATAAATTAGTTAACGAAGGAAACATTGATATTGTTGAAACCGTTAAATTAAAATTAAAAGAATTAAAACAAACAGTACACAGTCTTCAAACCTCTAGAGGTTATAACAACTTTCAGGGTTCTTCTACTAAGATTGTAGAAAATTCAGATAAAGAGGTTGACATTACTGAAAAATTCATGTACAATACATTCGAAACTGCAAATATGGAAGCAGTATTAGAAACCGTAGCACGTATTGTGAAGGAGAGAGATAGTATGACAGATCTAACAAAAGAACATCTTAGCAGACTGTATGATATGATCAAAAATAAAGAAGATTTTAAACTTAATATTGACCCTAACGATCCAGAACACCCAGATAACGAAGATCCAATTAAATATTCAGGTGGAATGGGAGCTATGGCAAAATTAAGTAGCATGCTATCTTATCTTGCTATGTCTAGCAAGAACGACGAAGCATTTAACTTGCTAAGTCACTTAGGAACAGAATTACATAACATGCCACAAAAGACTGTTATGTTATTGGCAAAAATTGTAACTTATTTAGATAAGAACAATAAAATGCCAGCAAAACAATCTGAACCAGTAGAAAATATTGCTGAATCAGTTGTAAATGATTTACGTAGAAAAATTTCATAATTTTTCGGTAAAAAGTACTTGACAGTAAGTACTATAAAATGTATACTGTAAAGGCTAACAAAGGCAAAAACAAAAATAACTAACGAGAGGTTAGTTGTTAACACAAAGTAGAGCTTATGTTCTACTACTAATAAAGGCTAATATAGGAGAAAATTATTATGGCATCTTTAGCAGAAATCCGTGCAAAACTGCAGGCACAAGAAACAAAGGGCTCAAGCTCTAGCAGTCAAGGAGGCGACAACGCCATCTTCGCACACTGGAATATTCCAGAAGGCACATCAGCAACATTACGATTCTTACCAGACGCAGACGAGAACAATACGTTCTTTTGGAAAGAGCGTCAAATGATCCGTCTTCAATTTCCAGGAGTAAAAGGTCAAGACGAAAACAAACCAGTAACAGTACAAGTTCCATGTGTGGAAATGTGGGGAGAGCAATGCCCAGTACATGCTGAAATTCGTCCTTGGTTTAAAGATCCTACTATGGAAGATATGGGACGTAAGTATTGGAAAAAACGTTCATACATTTTTCAAGGATTTGTAGCACAAAGCGAAATGCAGGAAGACTCAGTACCTGAGAATCCTATCAGACGTTTTGTAATTTCACCTCAAATTTATAAAATCATTAGTTCAGCACTTATGGATCCTGAGTTTCAAGAGATTCCTACTGATTATGAAGCTGGTACAGACTTTAAGATTGTAAAATCTACAAAAGGTCAGTATGCAGATTATTCTACATCAAATTGGGCTCGTAGAGAACGTGGATTAGATCAAGCAGAGCGTGATGCAATTGCAACACATGGCTTGTTTAATCTAAATGACTTCTTGCCTAAGAAACCAGATGCAGAAGCATTGAACGCAATCTTTGAAATGTTTGAAGCAAGTGTTGATGGTCAATTATATGATCCTGCACGTTTTGGTCAATACTATCGTCCATATGGCGTAGATGCACCAGCAACAGGCGCAACACCAGCTCCTGCTCCTACACCTGCACCAACTCCGGCGCCAGCACCAGCGGCACCAGTGGCTGAAGCGGCAGTTGTAACTGAGACAGTAGCGGAACCAGTAGCACAAGCACCAGCGGAACCAGAAATGGCAACAGCCGGCGCACCTGCAGGTGATGCACCGAGTGCTCAGGACATTTTAGCGGCAATTAGAAACCGTAAACAATAAGTAATATAAATTGAGTGAGGGTGTCCTTAGTGCCCTCACTTATAACAGAGGAGAAAAAACATTATGGCAAGACCATTTGACGTAAGTAAATTCCGTAAAAGTATTACAAAAAGTGTACCAGGTTTAAGTGTTGGATTCAACGACCCTGATACATGGATTAGTACAGGAAATTACACATTAAATAAACTAATTAGTGATGATTTCAATAAAGGAATTCCACTAGGTAAAGTAACAGTACTAGCCGGAGAGTCCGGTGCAGGTAAAAGTTACATTGCCGCAGGTAACGTAGTTAAAGCGGCACAAGATCAAGGTATTTTTGTTATCCTTATTGATAGTGAAAATGCACTAGATGAAAGTTGGCTACATGCATTAGATGTAGACACAACACCAGAAAAACTACTTAAACTAAACATGTCAATGATTGATGACGTTGCTAGAACTATTAGTGATTTCATGAAAGACTACAAAGCAGAATATGCTGAAAAAGAACCAGATGAGCGTCCTAAAGTATTATTTGTAGTAGATTCATTGGGTATGCTACTAACACCTACTGATGTAGATCAGTTTCAAAAAGGTGACATGAAAGGTGACATGGGTCGTAAGCCTAAAGCACTAACATCATTAGTACGTAACACAGTTAACATGTTTGGTGAATATAATGTAGGATTACTAGCAACTAACCATACATATGCATCGCAAGATATGTTTGATCCAGATGATAAGATCTCAGGTGGACAAGGCTTTATCTATGCAAGTAGTATTGTTATTGCAATGCGTAAACTTAAATTAAAAGTTGATGCAGATGGTAATAAAACATCACAAGTATTTGGTATTAGAGCGGCTTGTAAAGTAATGAAAACAAGATATTCTAAGCCCTTTGAAAGTGTGCAAGTAGAAATCCCATATGAAACAGGTATGAGTCCATACAGTGGCTTAACTGAATTCTTTGAAGCAAAAGGTTTGCTAAAGAAAAGTGGAAACAGTTTAGAATACACTAGCCCAACAACAGGCGAAGTAATTAAAATGTTCCGTAAACCTTGGAATGCAAACAAAGACGGTGCATTGGATGTTGTAATGAATGAATACAACAATGAAATTGCTGATGCGGCAGAAGAAGATATGGCTAATAATGAAACTATAACAACACCGGAGGCTGTTAATGAATCTAACTGATGGAGATTTTGAGTTTGTTTTTAATATTTACGATGAAGCAACTGTTTTAATTAATGATAAAGATAAACCTGAATTTGCAAGTAAAGTAATTGCGGCTCTAGTTGATCATGGATTTGATATTAAACCAGCAGTAAAAGAGATAGCTGATCATTGCGAATACCTTAGTGATGCAATTGATGAGTATCTAGAGCTCGAAGAAGAAGATGAAGATATTTTCGGCGACTATAATGAAGACGACGAGGATGAAGATTACTAATGAGTGTATGGTATCGTAAAGTAACCGCAAATCTTGGAGAGATAGTTTCAGCTATCTCTCACTTTGAAAAAGAAATTGATCAAGCAAGATTCGAATGCAGTATGAAAGGTAACCTCGAAAAGCAAAGTAGAGATATGCCAGGAATTGTAGAACATAGATTTAACCAATTACAAGAAGTTGAAGCTATACTAGAGTTTTTAAATACTGAGATGCGTAAATTACGATCCCAAACATTTCGTAAGTTTTTAGAAAACTACAATAAAGCACTTAGTTCACGTGATGCAGACAAGTATGTTGACGGTGAACAAAATGTAGTAGATTTACAATATCTGATTAATGACTTTAGTTTGGTTAGAAATAGGTATATTGGCGTGATTAAAGCATTAGAAGCTAAACAGTTTCAGATTAATAATGTAGTAAAACTTAGAGCGGCAGGATTAGAAGACATTTCACTTTAAAAGGTTGACAAGTAAGACTTCTTGCCGTATACTGTAAGTATATTAATTAAATGGAGTAACAATTATGTCTAAGAATAGAACACCTTGGCCAAGTATTACAGTTGTGGATGTTATGGCCGCGGCTATACAAGTTCATGAAACACAGGGTTTTATTAAAAGTGGACAAGGATATACAGATCACTCAGATCCTGAAAATCCAGTCATAATTGAAGATAATAAATCATGTATTGTTGATATTATTGAAAATCCTAAAATGAATTTTACAGAAGAACAAATTACAAAAGCTAATGATTTGATTACTGTTATTAATGGTAAACTTATGATTAAGAAAATGACTAACAACCTTAATAGTTTTGAGGCTAACGTTGTTAAATCTCTATCTGAAGCAAATGTTAACAAATTTACTGTTAGTATTATAGCTAGTTTACCACATAGTGTAAATATTGACAAAAAACGTGAAGAAGTTGAAGATAAGTTATCTTCGCTAAAGCATAGTAGCCAGTACTTTGGAGATAGAGGTAAACGTTACGATTTATCAGTAGAAGTAATGGATGTTAAATTCATACAAACTAGCAATATTTACATGATTACTACTGTATATGCTAAAAAAGACTTAATTAAGTTTTGGTGGAGAGATCAGCCAGATATTAGTAGCATTATAAACGGTAGAAACATTAAAATTAGGGCTACTGTTAACAAACATGAGCTATCAAAGTACACAAATGCTAAAGAAACTATGGTTAACCGGGTTAAAATCCTTGAAATATAAGGGTTTTTTAAAGGTTGACAAATAGCAAAACTCATATATATTATACTTAATAATAACTAATAACAATAATAAAAAAAGGAGTTATATTATGAGAAAAGCAAAAGCAGTAGGAACTAAGTTCTTTAAAGAAGGAACACAGAATCAACAAATCCTAGCTAAATTTTGGGGAACTGGTAAAACGTTTACTATGGATGTTCTAAGAGATAAATTAGACATCGCATCTCCAGGTGCAAGACTTTCAGAATTAAGAGCTGAAGGCTTTAACATCAAAGCTACAGCGATCGAATCTGGCATGCAAGGCAGACCAGCAGTAGAGTACACAATCGCTAAAAAAAGAGTAGCGGCGTAGTTAGCACAAAATATACATTATTGGGCCCTTTTTATATTGGGCCCAATTCTATGAATAAACAAACCAAAAAAAAATTAAAAAAGTTGACGTATATAGGTTGACAAGCAAGAAGTCTTACTGTATACTGTAAGTATAGTTAATAAAAAACAGGAGTTATAAATGGCTAATATGCAACTAAAACAAGCTCGTAAAAACACTAAAGGCGAGACTATTATTGAGGTCCTACCAAGTAAGGCAAAGGACAATCCAAAAGAAACAGATGAGATGATCATAGAACGTATGCGAGAGCGTTTTAGCATCTTAGACGATATGACACAAGCATCTATCGATGGTGTTGTACGTGGTATGGTTGTAACAGGCCCTCCAGGTGTTGGTAAAAGTTTTGGTGTTGAACAAGTTCTAGAAAAGAATAATTTGTTTGATGCTATTGCAGGTAACAAATTACGTTATGAAGTTATTAAAGGTGCTTCTAGTGCAATTGGTTTGTACAAAGTACTTTACAATAACGCAGACAAAAATAGTGTTCTTGTGTTAGACGATTGTGATACAGTATTGTATGATGAGACAAGTCTTAACTTGCTTAAAGCGGCACTTGATTCATGTAAGAAACGTAAACTAAGTTGGAATACAGATAGTGCATTACTAAGACGTGAAGGTATTCCAGATACTTTTGAATTCCAAGGTAGTGTTATCTTTATTACTAACCTTAAGTTTGATAATGTGCGTGGTAAAATTGCTGATCACTTAGCGGCTATTATGTCAAGATGTCATTACTTAGATCTTACAATGGATACAATGCGAGAAAAAGTTCTACGTTGTAAGCAGATTGTTGCAGATGGTATGCTTAATGAATATCAGTTTACAACAGAAGAGCAAGATGACTTAATGGACTTCATGTGTTCTAACAAAGAAAAAATGCGAGAAGTTAGTTTGAGAATGGTAACTAAACTTGCAGATCTTAAAAAGAGCTTTGGTGCTGATAAGTGGAAACGTACTGCAGAAGTTACATGTATGCGAAGAGCATAAAAATAAATTTTAGAAAAAGCCCTTCGGGGCTTTTTTTATGACATAAATAATATTATGGAATTCTTACTTAAAGCAGTTATAGGTGGACTAGTAATAGCAGGTGTTGTAACTGCCGCAGAACGAGGCAACCCGACTATTGGTGCTCTTATATTAGGAATACCACTAAGCAGTATTGTAAGCATATTCTTTATGCATTATAGCGGAATTCAGCCTGAGGTATTTTCACAGTTAGCAAAAGAAACTGTTTATTTTGTTTTAGTAAGTTTAATATTCTTTCCTGTGTTTGCGTATTTGATTATGCATCAAGGATTCTGGTTATCATTGATAGTTTCTATTATAGTAACTATGATATGTCTATTTTTACTCTTAAAATATTTAACATTATAAAGGCTTTAACTTGACTTTTTGTCTAAGTTAATGTATTATACTAGTATGAAATGTAAAATTGTTTTAAAAGATGAAGTTAACTGCAAGATAGAAGGTCTTGATGTTAATACCCGCCGTAAATGTGAGAAAGAATTAAAGTTCTTTTTACCATATGCATACCATGTGCCAGCATATAAATTAGGTAGATGGGATGGATGTCAAAGTTACTTTACAGTAGGTGGTGTTACTTATATTAATTTACTTGATAGAGTACTTCCTACTATTATGGATAATGGATATGAAATTGATATTGATGACTTAAGAAATAAGTTTGATTTTAATTTTCCAACAGTTGATAAAACTACATTTCAACATAAATTATGGCCAGAAAAACATCCGGTTGCAGGTGAGCCAGTAACATTGCGTGATTATCAGATTGAGATTGTTAATAAGTTTTTAGAGACTCCACATTGTTTACAAGAAATTGCAACAGGTGCAGGTAAAACATTAATAACCGCGGCACTTAGCGAACGTGTGGAAACATATGGAAGATCAATTGTTATTGTACCAAACAAAGATTTAGTACGTCAAACATTTGATGATTATAACAATCTAGGATTAGACGTTGGTGTTTACTTTGGCGATAAAAAAGAATTAGGAAAAACTCATACTATTTGTACATGGCAAAGTTTGAATAGTATTAAGAAAAGATTTAGAGAAGGTGAATCAGACCTAAGTTTAGCAGACTTTGCTGAAGACGTTGTATGTGTAATAGTAGATGAGGTGCACCAAGCAAAAGCAGATGTGTTAAAAGAATTACTTACTAAAGAATTTGCAAACATTCCACTACGTTGGGGATTAACAGGTACTATACCTAAAGCAGATCATGAGAAAGTTAGTTTGCAAGCATGCTTAGGTGATGTAACTAATAAACTTAGTGCAAGCGAACTACAAGGCATGGATGTGCTTAGTCAATGTCATGTTAACGTTGTGCAAATGAAAGAATTTGCAGAGTATAATAATTATCAAAGCGAATTAACTTATCTTACTACAGATAAAGATCGTATGCAATATGTAAGTGGATTAATTGAAAAAGTATCAGCATCAGGCAATACACTTGTATTAGTAGATAGGATTAAAGCAGGTGGATTAATTTGTGATAATCTTCCACAAGCTAACTTTGTTAGTGGAGAAATGAAAACTACAGATCGTAAAGATCAGTATGATAATATTAATGAAGGAACTAATCAAATTGTAGTAGCAACTTATGGAGTTGCGGCAGTAGGAATTAACATTCCACGTATTTTTAATCTGGTACTAATAGAACCTGGAAAGAGTTTTGTTAGAGTCATTCAAAGTATTGGTCGTGGAATACGTAAAGCAGAAGATAAAGATAATGTTCAAATATGGGACATCACCAGTACAGCAAAATTTAGCAAAAAACACTTAACAGAGCGTAAGAAGTTTTATAAAGAAGCAAACTATCCATTCAGCATTGAAAAAGTTGATTGGCAATAAGGAAAAATAATGAAAATATTAACAGTTGAAAACGAAACGTATGAACTAGATGACATACCAGATACTATAGATGATTTAAGATACAGTATTTTAGATTACAGTAATCCAGGTTTTATTGATTACTACTTCATCCCATTAGTGTTCTTGGAAAGTTTTTATGCACCAGCGGCAGTATTAAAAATTGGTGAATATCAAATTACTATGCCATTAGATTGGAGTGTTGTAATTTGCGATCCTACAGTAGGAGATCCAGAAGTATTAAGTTTAATGAGTTTAAATGATAGAGGTTTTAGTGTATTTGCATTTAATCCAGTAACTGGTTTTACACCTAAGTACTTGGATGTAAGCATTACTAACATTTATACTGATGTTAAATGGTATGCACCTAAACTTAAATTCGGCCATTTACTAAATGTACCACTACATGATGGACCAAATGCACCTTGTGTATTATTTGTAAAAGAATCAAACAAGTTACCTGAGGTACTTGACATTAGCGAGCTTTGGTAGTACAATGAAAACTAGAATACACGTTAATCAGCATATAATTAAACGTAACGCTAAGTCTGGTGATAGAGAGCCTGTGTTAACATGTAAAACATCTAAGAGCAATGACTATGCACATGAAGTACATATTAAAGGTGATAGTAAAGTTGTTTATAGTCCAGATAAACCATTACCGTGTGGTGCAAAAGTTTGGATAGAAACTGAAGGGGAAGTAATAATTGTCAAATAAACTAAACATCAAAGAAGAGATGAGATCTATTGATACTAAAGATAGAACTTGGTATGATAGTTTAACTGATGAAGAGAAAAACAAACTTGGCTTATGGCTACTTATGCGTTATACTAGTAGTTGTGGAGACAAGATGTTTACTGAACATTATTTAGAATGGACTAATGAAGTAGTTAATGTACACTTTAACAAATTACGTAAACATCCACAATTGCAGTATCAACTGATGCAATTAGTTGGATTAGGTAAGACTACATTTCATCCATGGCTACCACCAGGTAAGGCAATGAAAAAGAATAAGATTCAAAAGTGGGTAGTTGAAAATTATAGTCATTTAAATGATGATGAAGTAGAGATATTTATTAGTACTAAAACAAAAGATGATTGGAAAGATCTTTTTGAAGAGTACGGGCTAGATAAAAAACAAATAAAAGAATTATTAAAATGACGTTTACGGCTTTAGATCTAAATATAACAGATGAAGATAGAAAAGCTATGTATAATGAAGTAATGTCAGTTGATGATAGTTACTGGCATTATAACGAATTTCGTGGATGCAAGATGCTACCTGTATTTAATGCAGAAGGTCAACTTGGCGGACAAGCAGAAGGCAAAAATACAAGATATGGAGAGTTTGCATATACCAAACCTGCACAGAATTGGACATTTACACAAAAACTTTTAAAAGAAAAAGTATTTCCATGGATGGAACCAGTTGGCAGAGTTACTATTTTAAGAACGCCAGCAAACTATGGATTAAATGTACATTTAGATAGTAAGGTTGATGAAATAGGATCACTGCAACATAAATTTAGAATCGTGTTAAACGGTAATGTTGATAAATTGTATTTTATAGATAAGAAAGATAATAAAGTTTATATTCCACAAAATTATACTACATATGTATTGGATGGTAGTCATCCACATGCACTTGAGCCAGGTACAGAAGAAAAAGTCACATTATGTATAGGTGCTCCATGGACTGGACAACCAACAGAAAAATATGTTGACTTGATTAATAACTCGTTATATACTATGAAAGTTAGTAGACCAGAAAACTTAAAAGAGAATTGGACTGATCCTTTCTGGAAAAAGGAAACTGTTAATGTATAAATGCGGATACTGTTCTAAAACATTTAAAAAAGAAAGTACACTAGCTGTTCATATGTGTGAACAGAAACGTAGATTTATGCAAAAAGGAGAACAACATGTTCAACTTGGTTTTAGAGCATTTCAATTATTTTATAAAATAGGAACAAATTCAAAGAATGAAAAAAGCTACGAAGATTTTGCAAAGAGTCAATACTATATTGGCTTCTGTAAGTTTGGTTATTATTGTCGCGACATTGGTATCGATGATGTTCCGGCTTACGCAACTTGGTTAGTAAGAAACCAAGTAAGACTTGACCATTGGTGTAAAGATAAACAGTTTACATCATGGATGAAAGAACGTTTAAGAACTGAGACAGTAGATAGGGCAGTAGAACGTACAATACTATTTTTACAAAACTGGGCAAAAGAAAACAATACAACATATAATAATTATTTTGAAATAGTATCACCTAATTTAGCAGTATTTCATATTTGTAGTGGAAAGATTTCGCCATGGGTACTATTTAATAGTAATGCGGCGCAAGGATTAATTGATAGATTTAATCCTGAACAAATTAAAATGGTTACTGATTATTTAGAAATAGATTATTGGGAACGTGCAATGAAAGTAAACCCACAAGATACTAAATGGGTAAAAGAAATAATGGAGCAAGCAACTATATGATATGGTCTTTGCTTTTTGTATTATGTTGTTTTATAATACCAATTTTTTTATTGTATAAAATGAACAACGAGGATCCAAAATGATAGTAAACACAGATATTGATATTGATGTAGCAAATAGAGATAAGCTACTTAATATTATTAATGGAATACCAGCAATGATTGCACGTGATAACAAGCAAGTTAAGCACAATACTGGTATATACTTCCATGACATTCCTAGCAATCCATTTACAGGTATGTCTACAATTGATCACAAAGAAGCTGAAAGTATGGGATATTTTAAAATTGATATACTTAACGTTGGCTTATATAAAAAGATTGAATCTAAGAAACAATTAGATGATTTACTAGCAATGGAACCAATGTGGGAATTGTTAGAACACAAAGAAGTTGTAGAACAATGTTTTCATATTCATAAACACTTTGGTGTTGTTGGGCAGATGAAACCTAAGAGTGTAGAACAAATGGCCGCAGTATTAGCAGTAATTAGACCAGCCAAAAGATATTTAATTGGTAAAGATTGGAATACCATTAATAATGAAGTATGGATAAAGCCTACAAATGGCGACTACTATTTTAAGAAAGCACATGCCCATGCATATGCAATGGCTATTGTATTACAATTAAATATGCTTGCTACTGGTTTTTCTTTACAAGATTAATACTTCTGCGTTTGATACGTTTAGTAATGCTATTACTTAATCTTACTTCAGGCCCTGCAATTACGTCCATTTGTTTAACATTAAAACTTTGTACACAATATTGGAAATTCCATCTATTAAGTAATGCAATATTAATAGGTAACTTTCTATTAGTTTCCCACCACCATTCTTCGCCAAGTGCTAAGAACTTTGCTTTTTCTGAGGTTTCGTTTAATCGATCGTAGACATACATACTAGCAACATGGTTATCTATGTTTTGAATTATACCAAGATACTCATTGCTAGCATACTCTACTACAGTAAGGAACGGATATTCGTCCAAGAGTTTCTGATGTTTCGTTTGCATTACATCTATTTATGCTTTCAAAATCTGGTAGTATTTGATAAATACAATACAGGAGTCTAACACATGTCAAATTACGGAACAACATATAATATAAACCAAACAGGCGAATTATACGCATTAGAGGATCATGGTTCAGCACCAGGATTAGGAAAATATGCAAGTGCTAAAGGTACTGCCGTTAATAGTCCAGTTAATTATAGATTTTTAAAACTATTTCGTGGGTTTGATACTGAGTTTTTCTTCTTTGTAAAAAATCAAGATAGAAAACCTATTATGCTTCATGGTACAACAATGCAAGTATCATTAATTGACAGAGGCGATAGATCAACAGTAATAAGTAAAAAAGCAATAATAACTGATTATGATGCAGGATCTGTGAAAGTAGTAATAACTAGTGGTGAAAGTAGTTTATTTTCACAAGGGTTATATGACTTAGTTTTTAGTTACACAACTGACAAGGGCTTAGTAGTTCCTATGTATTGTGATTTGAATATGAGACCTAATTATACAGTTGAGTGTTCAGAAGAAGGCGATGCATTACCACTTACTACACAAATTAATGATTCATTTACTACACAAATAATCAACACAGACACATATTACTTTAGTAGTGCATTACGTGCAACTGGTTATTATAATAAGCCAAACGGTCTTATTACTATTGCTGTTTACGGAACAGGATATACTGGTAACTTTTGGGTACAGGGTGCATTAAGCGATAACCCAACAGAAGATGATTGGTTTGATATTACATTAGGTACATATACACAACCATTCTACCCATATAACGGGCACACTGGCATAGATCCATGGACATTCCGTACAAATGTCAAATATATTAGAACAAAACACACTCAACCTACAGGAACACTTGACAAAGTTATAGTTAGAGTGTAATATATACACATGGCTTTAATGAATGAATACGTGAGAACTCTGGTTCCGGTTAATTGGCGGTCTAGCCCTAGTGGTTGGATTAGCGGTAACTGTCCTATGTGTGTACGTAATGGACAAGCAAGACCAGATAAGAAAGGCAGAGGTGGGTTCTTATTTGATGATGATAAATTTCAGTATAATTGTTTTAATTGCAACTATAAAACAGGTTGGAGTCCACAAAGTAAAATTACAGTAAGGTTAAAAAACTTGTTAGTTACACTTGGTGCTGATGAGAGTGATATACAACGTATACAGTTAGAACTATTACGTGAACAAGACGTAGAAACATTATTAATAAAAACTGAAAAACGTAAAAATTTAGTTATTGATTGGGATGAGAAAAAACTTCCTGATGATGCAAAACCTTTTATGGAATTTACAGAGCCAAATGCAGATTGGACAGAAGCAGTAGCATACTTAACAGATCGAGGATTCGATGTAACAGATTCTAGATTTATGTGGAGTCCTAGTAAACAGCATGGAAGAGTAAATAAAAGATTTATATTACCATTTACATATAAAGGTAAAGTAGTTGGTTATACAGCAAGATGGGCAGGAAACAATATTCCTGACGGAATGCCTAAATACTATAATCAGCAACCTAAAAAAGACTTTGTATATGGGTTAGATAAACAAACCAGTGATAAACAGTTTGTTATTGTAACTGAAGGCCAACTTGATGCTATTGTTACAGATGGTTGTGCAATTGGTAGTAATAATATAAATGACGAACAAGCAGACATATTACATAGCTTAGAAAAACAAATTATAGTATTACCAGACGCAGATGAAGCTGGTAAATTAATGTGTAAATCAGCTATAAAAAATGGTTGGATGGTAGCATTTCCCGAGTGGAAAGATTGTAAAGATGCAAGTGATGCCTTGACAAAATACGGAAGATTGTATACAATAACAAGTATAATAGATAGTGCTGAAAAGAATTCAACTAAAATTGAACTATTAATGAGAAAGTATTGCAAATGACAGAACAAGCAAAAGAATATAATATAGATCTACAACGATTGTTTGTAGAATTTTTAGCACAAGATAAAGACTTATTTGCTAGGGTAAACGGCATATTAGATCCTGAATACTTTGATAGAGAATTACGTAAAGGTGTAGAGTTTATAAAAGAACATGCAACTGGATATAGTGCATTACCTACATTAGAACAAATTGTAGCAACAACAGGATTAGAATTACAAGAATTAAAAGACGTAGATGATAGACATAAGAAATGGTTTATTGATGAGTTTGAAGTATTTTGTAAACATAAAGCATTAGAAGCGGCAATTTTAAAAAGTGCAGATTTATTGGAAAAGGGTGATTATGGACCAGTAGAACGTATGGTAAAAGAAGCAGTACAAATTGGACTTGCTAAACATATGGGAACAGACTATTGGGAATCTCCTGCAGAACGTATTGAAAGAGTACGTAATCAGCGTGGCGGTACAAGTACAGGTTGGGCAGAAATTGATAAGAAACTATATGGTGGATTTAATAGAGGTGAATTGAATATATTTGCTGCACCATCAGGTGGTGGTAAGAGTTTGTTCTTACAAAACTTAGGATTAAATTGGGCACTAGCAGGCTTGAATGTTGTATACATTAGTTTAGAACTTAGTGAAGAACTATGTAGTATGCGATTAGATAGTATGTTAACAGGAATGAATACACGTGACGTATTTAAAAATGCAGATGACGTAGATTTAAAAGTACGTATGCAAGGTAAAAATGCAGGTAAATTACAAATTGTACAATTACCAAATGGTATTACAATCAATGCTATTACTAGTTACTTACGTGAATATGAAGTTAAGAACGATATTAAAATTGATGCAATTTGTATAGATTACTTAGACTTAATGATGCCAGCACAGAGCAAAGTTAATCCTAGTGATTTGTTTATTAAAGATAAGTTTGTATCTGAAGAATTGCGTAACTTTGCAGTAGAACATGATTTACTATTTGCTACAGCATCACAGCTAAACAGAGCGGCTGTAGAAGAAGTAGAATTTGATCATTCTCATATTGCTGGTGGTTTAAGTAAGATTCAAACAGCGGATAACGTAATTGGTATTTTTACAAGCCAAGCTATGCGTGAACGTGGGCGTTATCAAATTCAGTTTATGAAAACACGTAGTAGTAGCGGTGTTGGACAAAAAGTAGACTTAAAATTTGATATATCAGGCTTACGTATTGAGGACTTAGATGACGATGAAGCAGGATCTACAATGAATCAACCTAGTGCTATGTTTGAGAAAATTAAGGCACAAAACAAAACAACACACCAAGAAAAGAACATTGCTGAGAATAGTGTTGTTGAAAACACTATAACAGGGCATGATAAACTTCGCAGTATGCTCAAAAGAAGTAATAGTTAGATAAATACTACAAAGTAAACTTATTACGGAGAAAAAAAATGAAAAAACGTACTCGAAGTCTATTAGAGGAAATTAACTCACTTGCCCCTAGAAAAGACAAGACTAGCATTCTGGAGAGTAAAGGTAATAATGCAATAAGTAGTATTATTAATATTCTTGAGATGATTGATTCTAATTATGATGTAGATACTGCTCAAGATCTTACTAAACGTATTATGTTAAGTATTAAGAATAGAGATGCAGAACGTTTTAACCGTGGAGTTAAGAAGATTAGAGGTCCTAAATGAAAATAACAGATATTGTAGGAAGCAAAAAGCGTAAGCCTAGAAATTCTAGACTACATAGATTAATTGGAAAAGATTTATTCCAACCAGAAGCTAAAAAGCTACGTGAAGATGCACGTATTCAGCATTTAGAAGACTTAATTCTATGGGATGCTTCAGCGGGTGCAAGAAAAGCAATTGCTACACTACATCAAGTAGAACAACAACCTAACACAGTAACTATTAAATGGGATGGATCTCCGGCCGTTATATTTGGTCGTAATGAACAAGGCGAGTTTATATTAACAGATAAGAGTGGATTTACTGCTAAAGGATATGATGGTAAACCAACTAGTGCTGAAGGCTTAGAAAAAATGTTATTCAATCGTCCTGGTGCAAGCAATCCTGATGCTACTAAAGCGGCAAACTATAAAGCATTCGCAGGTAAAATGAGAAGTATCTGGGATAAAGTAGAAGCAACTGTACCAAGTGATTTTAGAGGATATGTAATGGGTGACTTACTATGGTTTACAACGCCAGACGTAAAAGAAAACAAATATATATTCACTCCTAATACAACAACATATCAGGTTAAAGTAGATAGCGAAGTTGGAAAGAAAATAACAGACAGTGACGTAGGTGTCGTAGTACACATGTCAATTGGACTTGATGGCGAAAAGAGTAAAGTTGATATGTCACAATTCCAAGGTGGACCAACATATATTATGCCACCTGTAATGGTACAAAAATCACCAGGTGTAGATATTCCAGCAATAGACGAATTAGAGAATTATTTAGATAAAAATGCACAAGCAATAGATAAATTGTTTGCAGTACCAGCAGAATTAAAAATGGCAGACTTTGGTAAGATACTTTATGCTTATATTAATAATAGTGTAAAAGCAGGTAACTTAGATAATTTAGGAAGTACATTTCAAAAGTATGTTGAAGGAAGTAAATTATCAAAACCAAAACAAGCTCGTCTTTTAGAATACATAAATAGTAACATAGATGGGTTTAATGCAACTTTTAATTTTATTAAAGGAATTATGAAAGTTAAAAATACAGTCATCAAAACTTTAGACGCACAAGACGCAGATGTAGAATCATATACAAATGGACAACGTGGCGGAGAAGGTTATGTAGTTGACAAAGATGTTAAACTTGTTAATAGAGCAGGCTTTACAGCGGCAAACATGGCAAGGAATAATTAATGTACAGTAAACAATGTAAACTACATTTAGAAGAAGCTAACATGACACGTTGGCAACATTTTAAACATGCAATAAGTATTGCATGGAGTTTAAAAAGAGCATCAATGGCAGTATTTGTACATGCTTTCGCTCCACGTTATTTTAAAACTTATGCAAGCGAAACATGTTTAATGATAGCAACGGAGAACAAAAATGACTAAAAAATATACATTGCAACAATATGCGGCTATGGAAGGCGGACATACAATGGATGATACTACTAACCAATATTCATTTATGAATTCACTAGGTGAAGCACGTATGTTTAAGTCAAAACATCAAATTAGTAAAGAAGGTGCTAGAACAGTTACAGATCATTTTTTTGTAAGCATGTTAAGTTTATATGCTATGTCAAATGATTACAAGTATGCACCTGTTGCAAAAAATTATGCAAAAAATACAAATAGATTTGGAAATTACAATAGACCTAGTCCAAGTGGAACTGATATGTATCAGTCATTACATACAATTTTAAAACCAGAAGGACTAGTAAATTCAGAAGCTGATAAATTACTTTTAAATAAAGTAAATATTGATCAGCGTAAAATTAGAATGTTTATGAAGCAGATTGAAACTGGTAAAGTTAACCCAGGACAAGCACAAGCGTTTTTCTACAAATTAGAAAAGGATCTAGCAATACAAGATCCTAAACTAAGAGCGGCAAGACGTTTAGTAGGTGACTGGACTAATTTAACAACAAATCAACAACAATTAGCGGCAACACAAATTAATAAACATTTTAGACTAAATGCTAGACGCAGTGACTTGTTTCCTATATTTTCTAAATATTCAGCAGAATCAGGATTAGAACTTGGTGATAAAGAAAAATCAGGTATTGGGAAACGTATTGCACGTGGTGCAGCGGCGTTTGCGGCAGGTTATACTGCTGGTAAACTTACAGGCATGTAATAATGGGTGTAAGTAGACCGAATGAGGTTTTAACAGGGTCGACTGACTTCTATACAGTTTATACATTAATAGATATCACAGATTCAGGTGTTGTTAGTCCTAAAGTAGATGCAAAAGGATACTATCAAGCACAAAATTTAAATACTTTCATTCAAAGTATAAGTTTACGTTCTCAACCAGTATTAAGTTCAGTTGAGTTTTTAGACGCACAGAATTTAGATGACTATGATTTTGGTTCAAACTTTTCTGGAGTACAGGATGTTTGGGTATTAAAGTTTGCTAGTGAAACAGCAGATGCATGGAAATATGAAGAAAACAGTATTCATATGTTAGTACAGGATTTTGATAAAATGCCAGTTCATACAATATTAGATGAAACAGCAAATATTAATCCTGAGATAGTAGATACAAGTACAGCAAGTAAAAACACGTACTTTAACTATCGCCAAAACATATAAATAGTATATGTACAACGAATGTATATAATTAAATCAGCTCTATAAGACGCTGCTAAAGATTGCGAGAGCAAAATATGGCAATGAACCAGTCAAGACTTGAGCGTGAAAATCTAGAAGCACATGTAGATTTATGTGCAGAGAGATATCGCGTGTTAGAAGAAAAATTAAATAGACTAGAGTCTAAAGTAGACTCTTTGACAGAAACAATGGGCAAGATGGCAGAAAAACAAACTGCTTCAACCTTATCTAGTAATAAACTAGTTATTGGTGCTGCCGCTACGGTTATTGCAGGATTGCTTTCTACTGTAGTATTACTACTACTAAATTTACAAACAGTAACACCACTGGTAGGTGGATAGTAAATGTTACTGAACGAGGCATATAATACAGTTGTTACAGAAGCAAAAGTAGTTTTTGCTAAACGTGGCAAATCAGTAACGAGAAAGTTTCGTTGCACTGTAGGTCCACGTAAAGGAAGGGTTGTTGCAAATCCTAGTCAATGTGCAGCCCCAATAAATCTTAAGAAGAGATTTATTTTAAAAAGAACAAAAGCCGCCAAAGGTGCTAGGATGAATAAAAAGGCGCAAAGAACAAAAAGACTTAGCCCAGCTAGTCGTATTGTTGCAAGGTTAAATAAGGCAAGAGGATGAATATTTTAAATAACAGTACTATTGATACAGTAATAGATTTTGCAAACGTAAAATTTGGAATGGAACTAACAAAGGAACAAGTTGTTAGTCAACTAAAAGGTTTATCTTTTTCACAAACTTTAAAACTATTAAGCACAATGAAAAGCGATGACGGCGATGGGTTTTCAGAAATTATAGATTTAAGTGCAGTTTCAGAAGCATATGGAACAACACAAACAGCCCAACCAAGTAGAGCAACAATTAGATCACAAGGATCAGGTGTAGACCAAAGACGTGCAACTATTTCTAATCAAGATGCAAATAGAGATTCTAGAGGCAGTCAGAGATACACAGCAGGTTCTAGGAAAGTACCAACAGGAGATCCTGGACCAAGAACTAGCAGTAAATCAGATCCAGATGATGATCAAAGAAATCAAAACGCACAAGGTATTGCAAATAACAGTAACCAGTCAGCGTATAACGCACAAGAAATTGAACGCCTAAAAAAGGCAGCCGGGATAGCATAATGAAAAGCATTGAAACTCCAGGCGGAATCCCAACATTTTTATCACTTCACGAAAGCGAGATGTACGAAAATTTATTAGAACGTACATGCAAAGAAGATTTATCTGAACGTGAGTGTTACCTAATTCAAAGCCTAGTTAACAAAAATATTGTTAAGAAAATAGTGGAGAATAACAAAGTATATTTTGAACGAATGAAAGGGAGCCTATAATGCCAACACCAGAAACACAAGGAATGATGGATATCATTAACAAACTTAATGAAGCCGCAAATCAAGAACCAACAGCACATCAAAAATTAAAATCACAAAGAAATACACCAACGCCAAACGTTATTGCAGGAGTAAGCAAAGACGCACAAGGCATGCTAGAAATATTACAAAAACTTGACGAAGCTACACATAAAGCTACTGAAGAAGTTATTCAAGAATCACATAATGATATTACATTATCAGCAGTGACTAAAAAAGGTAATAGTGTTACAGTAGGTGATTATGAAGTTGTATTAGAAAAAGCTACTCTTATTCCTGGTATGACAAAAACGTTCTATAATATTAAAGAAGGTGACGAAATTATATACAATCAAATAGCACTGTTCGAGACAGCGATGGGTATTGTAAAAGGTTTATTATTTGAAAAAGACAGTAAGGTTGAAAGATTATTGGATTTAGATAACAGATATTCTAGTGCTTTAGCAGAAGCAGCCACGTTTAAAATGAAGGCAAAAACGCTAACAGAGTCAAGTAAGATAGATATTGCTATGGCAAAACAAGGATCTGCACTGCAAAAGATGAAAAGTATCAAAAATCAAATCAAAAGTAGCCTTTAAGCATAAATACAATATAATATAAAAAACCTAGTGGGGTATTGAACATGGAATTAAAACAATTACAAGTGAACAAACTAACCAAGTTAGATAGTGTTCTAAAAGAAGTATTCGGTATGCAGTTTGACTTTGGTGCAGGTAATGCAAAACTAACCAAAGTAAAAACAGTTACTGAAAAGAAAATCAACGCATTACGTGAAAACGGCGTTGAGGTTAACGATAAACAATATCAGAAGTTATTGTTAGTATTAGAAGGTATAAACACAGTTATGGAAAAGAATCCAGTAATGGAAGGCGAACTTGATCAAGCTGAAGTACTTCTAGCGGCAAAGCAAATGGCAGACGATCTACAAAAAATGGCTGAAAATTTAGCTAGCATGCAAGTAGAAGAATTAATGAGCATCACTAACGCAATGAAAGAAGAAGTTGGTGTAGCAGAAGCAGATGCATTTAATGTATCAGCTGAAACAGCAATTAGTTCAGCACTTGAAGCAGTTAAGACAGCAAATCAGCAAGTTGCTGATGCAGTTTTAGTAGCACAAGGCCAAGCACCAGAAACAGATATGTCAATGGACACAGGTCCTGAACTTGATGCACCAGCAGATCCAGCAATGGACACGGATGCACCAGTTGAGCCTGCAGAAGATGATTTTGAAGGTGCAGATGCAGCGTCAGCTGAAACCGATGTAGACGGCAGAGAGATGAAAGAAGATTCATATCTAAATGCACTACGTATGGTAAAAGAAGCACAAGCAGACGGCAAAGTCAACAAAGAAGTATTAAAACAAGCATTTGCGGCATTGAAGAAGTAAAGCTATGAGATACGCTGATCTATTTGAAATATCACAAGTAGATGCAAAGGTAATTGATCTACTTTCAATTCTAAGTAGCGAAGGTGTGGAGAGTATTCCTCTAGACTCGCTAGTTAAAGAGTTGGTGGCGATGGGAATAGATGCAGATGGTGAATCACTATTTGATGAAATTCAAAACCTCCCTATTGTTAATAACATCAAAGATGGTATAGTATATTTTAATACTGCCAGCATGGGTGCTAGCAATATGAATAAAGTAGATCCAGAAAAGAATAAGAAACAAGTAAAAGCAATGGCTAAGAAGCAAGTAGACAAAGAGTTAAACAAATGAGTGTAGGATTAAACGCAGCCCAAGCAAGAGCTAAAGCATCACAAGATATGATTGTGTACAAAGAAACACAAGCTATCATGGAAGTTGTTATTTCACAGAGTGCATTAGGTAAATTTGAAGGTACTGTATCAGACACAACTACAATGACAAACTCAACTCCTAGCATACAAAAAATTGGTACAGTTAATAACCCCACAATAACTGTAGGTGACACACTTATTTTTAATAATCAAACAATAACACTTGGAACAAGTGGAACAAATCTTAATTCTATTGTTGCAGATATTAACGATGCAGGATTAGCAGGATTAACAGCAAGCAAAGACGCAGGATACTTAGTACTAACAATTGAAGGTTCATTTGCATCATGGAATTATGATATTGGTGCAGGAACAGCAAATTTAGGATTTGCACCAGGAACGTATAGTATTACAAACCCAACTAGTGTCAACTATTTTAATGTATGGCAAGGTACACTTACAGATCGTGGATTACAAAGTCAAATGGAAACAGTAATTAAACATTTTCAAAATTTAGGATATAAAATTGAAAGACTCACAAATGCAAATACCAGTAAGACATTAAAATGGTACATTTATTGGTAGGCAAAAAGATTGCTTTTATAGGCGATAGTTTTTCAGCATATTGGCAAGACAAAGTAGAAAAGAATAGTTGGACTTATCAACTAGCACAAAAATTCCCACAACATCAATATTATAATTACGCAATAGGAGGTCGTGGACACGACTACTATGAATGGTGTTTACTTGATGCAAAGCTACGTGGCATTGATATTATCTTTACTAATAGAACATTCAAGCAAAGAGTATTTGAAGTTGGTAGTACTGGAGACTTTGAATTTGAAGAACAAAAAATTGATAATAATTACTCTACGTTAGATGGCCCACCTCATATATGGTATTCAATACATAGAAATGCAGGTATGTTTAGAAATTCCCCAAATGATAATTTTCCAAAAAATGTACAATCAAACATTACTGAATCATTAGCACGTAAAAGTGTATCAGATGTATATCATTCATGGAACGATAAATGGTACGATAACATGGATACATTATATAACTTTGAACATATTATTAAGTTAGAATTATTACGTATGGTAGATAAGCCACAATTACGTACAGCAGAAGTTGAATTATATAAACAATTTATAGATGAAGGCGAGTGGGTATTTACAAAAGATACAAAAGTCCATATGGAAATAGCATTTAGAAATGGATTAACAGTAGCACCGGATGATAACCACTGGTCGTTGTTTAGTAATACATGGGTGTTAAATAATTTTATTTTAACTGAAGAAACCATTGACATCTTATCACAACAGTAGTATACTTAATGCATGTTAAAGATTAAAAGTCCATATCCATATAAAGAATTAAAACGAACTAGTGTAGACGGAAAACGTCTATATGAGAATCCTTGGGGCGATCCTGTTCCAAGTGTTACCACTATTTTAAGTGCTACACAGCCTGCAGAAAAACGTGCAGGATTGGCGGCATGGAGAAAAAGAGTAGGTACAGAAGAAGCACAACGCATTACAACAACTGCTGCCAATAGAGGTACAGTTATGCACAATATATTAGAACATTGGGCATTAGGCGAGTATGAAACATACAACCCTGGAAATAATATAGTACACAAACAAGCTAAGGCAATGGCACAGGTTGTTGTGGATAATATTGAAGATGATGTTAGTGAGATATGGGGAACTGAAGTTAATTTATGTGCGGCTGGATTATATGCTGGCACAACTGACTTAGTTGGTGTTTATAAAGGACATCCAACTATTATGGACTTTAAGCAGACTAATAAGCCTAAAAAACGTGAATGGATTGAAGATTATTTCTTACAAGGTGCCGCCTATGCAAACGCACATAACGAAATGTACAATACTACAATTGATCGTATTGCTATCTTTATGTGTAGTGGTGATTGTCAATGGCAACTGTTCGAAAGTGGTCCAGAAGACTTTAAAAATTGGGAAATGAAATGGGCCCAACGTTTAGAGAAATTCTATAACCTGTCATAAATATATTAATACAAGGAACAACAAAAGAAACATGTCGACGTTACATTTTAATACCAGACAAGTTTTTTTTGACCTGTTAACATATTAATGAAAGATATATGGCAACTACCAGTAAAGTCGCGTCTCCGTACTTGGAGAACTCTGAGAAAAGAGATAGAGGCTTTAGACGACTTACTTCCTAAACTTGAGGTTGTAACACAATTCTGGAAGATGGCACCTATCAGTGTTAGGGTAATCGATCCTTATAATGAAAGCACATGGCCAAACCCATGGGACTTACTACATGCAAACGAATATGACGAGAACGTTGTTTCGTTAGGCATTGCTTATACATTGTACTACAGTGGTATTCCATGTAAAATATTACTAGTACAGAGTGTAGAAAAAAGTGAGATTAAATTGATTGTTTCAGTTGACAATTGTTATATTTTAAACTATAATTATGATATAATTGACAACCTAAAACTAATCGACACACTTGATGTACTAAAGGATATAGATATTAGTACATTAAGCAAATAGTTATTGAACAACATTACATGTTAAATACATAACTATTTTTAACAAGAACGGGATACAGATGAGCAAAGATCAAATAGAAATTATAAAAAGAGATGGTACTACAGAAGTACTTGATTTAGAAAAAATGCACAAAGTTGTATTTTACGCATGTGAAGGTATTACCGGTGTTAGTGCTAGTGAAGTAGAAATTAAAAGTCATTTACAGTTTTATGATGGAATTGAAAGTACAAATATACAAGAAACATTAATCAAAGCCGCAGCCGATCTTATTAACGAACAAACACCAAATTATCAATGGGTAGCAGGTAGATTAATCAATTATCATCTAAGAAAAAACGTTTACAATTCATTTGATCCAGATCATCTAAGTGATATTGCACGTAAGAATGTTGAACTAGGAATATACGACGAAAGTTTTTTCTCCGTTTATACAGAAGAAGAAATTGATCAATTAAACAGTTACATTAAACATGATCGTGATGAAAATATTTCTTACGTTGGAATGGAACAATTCCGTGGTAAGTATCTAGCTCAGAATAGAGTAACAGGACAAATATTTGAAACTCCACAGATTGCATATATGATGATTTCAGCTACATTGTTTAGTTCGTATCCAAAAGAAACTAGAATGAAATATGTAAAAGAATATTATGATGCTATTAGTAACTTTGATATTAGTTTACCTACACCTATTATGGCAGGACTTAGAACACCTCAAAGACAATTTAGTAGTTGTGTATTAATCGAAACAGATGATAGCTTAGATAGTATTAATGCTACAAGTGCTAGTGTTGTAAAATATGTTAGCCAAAAAGCAGGTATTGGAATTGGAGCAGGTAGTATTCGTTCAATAGGAAGTCCTATTAGACGAGGCGATGCAACACATACAGGTGTTATTCCATTTTATAAATTATTTCAAAGTGCAGTTAAATCATGTAGCCAAGGTGGCGTTCGTGGTGGAGCGGCAACACTATACTATCCAATTTGGCACTTAGAAGCAGAAGAACTATTAGTATTAAAGAACAATAAAGGCACAGAAGATAATCGTGTTAGACATATGGACTATGGTGTACAATTTAATAAACTTATGTACGAACGTCTATTAACTGGTAAAGACATTACACTTTTCTCACCTAGTGATGTTCCTGGATTATATGAGGCATTTTTTAACGATCAAGATAAATTTAAAGAATTATATGAGAATGCAGAAAGAACAGTTACTAGGAAAAAAGTACTACCAGCATCTGAATTGTTTGGTATGTTTATGGAAGAACGTAAAAACACAGGAAGAATTTATTTACAAAATGTAGATCATGCAAATACACATGGAGCATTTTTAGAAGAAGTTGCACCAGTAAAACAAAGCAATTTGTGTTGTGAAATTAATTTACCTACAAAACCTCTTTCTTCGTTTAATGATGAAGAAGGTGAAATTAGTTTATGTACATTAAGTGCGATTAATTGGGGTAACGTTAGAACACCTGAGGACTTTGAACGTATATGTAGATTAGCAGTACGTGGCTTAGACGAGCTATTGGATTATCAAAATTATCCAGTATTAGCGGCAGAACTTAGTACAATGAAAAGACGTCCATTAGGTATTGGTATTATTAACTTTGCATATTGGTTGGCTAAGAATGATTTAAATTATCAAGATATTGATAAAAAAGGATTAGCATTAGTTGACACATGGACAGAAGCATGGAGTTATTACTTAATTAAAGCAAGTGCAGATTTAGCAATTGAAAAAGGTAATATTTCAGGAATTAACGAAACAAAATATGGACAAGGTATTACACCTAACCAAACATACAAAAAAGAACTAGATGAGTTAGTTCCACATAAAGAACGTATGCCTTGGAAAAGTCTGCGTAAACAGTTACAAAAAACAGGAATACGTAACAGTACATTAATGGCATTAATGCCTGCTGAAACATCAGCACAAATTAGTAACAGTACTAATGGTATTGAACCACCACGTGCATTTGTAAGTGTTAAACAAAGCAAACATGGAGTACTAAAACAAGTTGTGCCTGGTTATCCTAGGTTAAAGAATAAATACGATCTGTTATGGGGTCAAAAAAGCCCAGAAGGATATTTAAAAATTATGGCAGTATTACAAAAATATATTGATCAAGGTATTAGTGTAAATACAAGCTACAACCCGGAATTTTATGAAGAAGAAAAGATTCCAATGAGTGTTATGCTACAACATCTTGTAATGTTTTACAAGTACGGTGGAAAACAATTATACTATTTTAACACATATGATGGTCAAGGTGAAATTGACTTTGATAAGAAGAATGCTGAGCAGATGCTTGGTAGAGAAGAATTTAGCACGGACGAAGAGTATGACGACTACTGCGAAAGTTGTGTGATATAAGGATTAAACAACATGTCAATATTAAACGTAAATAACGAAAAATACCATACTGAAGCAAATGCATTTCTAGATGGAGATCTTGGATTTCAGCGATACGATACTGTTAAGTATAAACAGTTTGATAAACTTACAGATAAACAATTAGGTTTCTTTTGGAGACCTGAAGAAGTTGATGTAAGTAAAGATTCAAAAGATTTTAAAGATCTAACTGATCACGAACAGCACATTTTTACAAGTAATCTTAAAAGACAGATACTTTTAGATAGTGTACAAGGTAGAGCACCTGTTGAAGCATTTGGTCCTATTACTAGCTTACCAGAACTTGAAAACTGGATTATCACATGGACATTCAGTGAAACAATTCACTCACGTAGCTATACACATATTATTCGTAATATCTATAATAATCCTACAATAGTATTTGATGAATTAGCAGATAGTAAAGAAATTGTAGAATGTGCAGATGACATTTCTAAATATTACAATGACCTTATTGAATATTCACAGTACTATCAATTGTTAGGTGAAGGAACACATAAAGTTAATAATAAAACAGTTGAAATTAATATGTATGATCTAAAGAAGAAAATTTGGATGTGTGCAAATAGTGTTAACGTATTAGAAGGCATTCGTTTCTATGTTAGTTTTGCTTGCTCTTGGGCATTCGCAGAATTAAAGAAAATGGAAGGTAATGCTAAAATTATTAAATTTATTGCACGTGATGAAAATGTTCACTTAGCAAGTACACAATATTTACTTTCAAAAGTATTAACAAAAGAAGATCCAGACTTTGCTAAGATTCAAGAAGAATGTAAAGAAGAAGTATCACAAATGTTTGTTGATGCAGTTGAGCAAGAAAAAGAATGGGCTAACTATCTATTTAAAGACGGTAGTATGATTGGTCTTAATGCACAACTATTACATGATTATATTGAATGGATCTGTTGTAAACGTATGACAGCATTAGGAATGAAATGTCCATACACAACACCACAAGCAAATCCACTACCATGGACAGCTAAATGGATTAGTGGAGCAGAAGTACAAGTAGCACCTCAAGAAACAGAAATTAGTAGTTATGTTATTGGCGGTGTTAAAAAAGACGTATCAGAAGATACATTTTCAGGAATGAGTTTATAATGATAATAATTTACGGAAAGACAGCATGTCCTTATTGCGTAAGGGCTAAATCACTATGTGAATCACGTGGATATGCTTATGAGTATAAGCAACTAGACGAAGATTTTACAAGGGAAGATGTTATGGAAACTTTTCCAGGTGCCAGAACATTCCCACAAATAATTATATCCGGTAATAAAGTTGGCGGATATGACCAAATGGTCCAATACATTGAAGATACAGGTTACAATGGAACGGGTCATAAAATAGGAGCATAATATATGTTAATAGAAACACCATACACTAACGGCGATGTAGTAAGCATAAAACTTTCTTCAGGTGAGGAAATGATCGCACGTTTAGACTCAGAAAATGATACTGATATTACAGTATCTAAGCCTTACATACTAATAGCCGCCCAGAATGGGATGGCTTTAGCACCTTATATGTTTACAGTTACTCCAGATACTAAGATCAAATTAAAGATAAATAATATTATATGTGTAGTTAAATCTGCAAAAGATGCCAGCGACATGTATATTAAACAAAGTACAGGATTAACAGTAGCAAATGCCTCAAGTACATAGAAACGGAGATTCTAGACTATGTGGTGCAAGTACAAATGCACTAGCACATATGAATGTCCATGTAAATACACAACCAATCAGCGTTGACGGTGACACAAATAGTCACGGCGGCGGTAGTCTTGGTGCTAGATGTAAAAATGTATTTGTAGGCGGAAAATTAGTTGTACTGAATGGCAATCCAGCCGGTTCAGACACACTTTGTCCTATTCCACCACATTGTGGACCAGACGCAAGCTCGGGTAGTCCAGATGTGTACATAGGACAATAATATGGCAAATGATTTTGTAAATGGCTTGAAAGACGCTAGTGATTATATCAATAGAACAACTGTTGATATTCCTACTGGTGCTGATATAGACCTAAATAATGGTAGTATAACAGCTCAAACACAAGCGTACAGCTTGAAAGAAATCATTTGTAGTATATTGGCCGGAAACGGCATAAAACTCCCAAATTTACAAATATGCTTAAAGGTTAACATAGGTAGACTAATACCTGAGATACCTGCAGGCTTAGAAGATTTAAGAGATGCATTACAAGAAGCAGAAAATGCATTAGACGACTTTATCGCACACACTAACATTGATAACGCACTAGGAAGATTAAATGCGGCTATAGCAGAATTTGCGGCTATTGCTAATATGATTAACTTCTGTGGTACACCAGTTGTTCCACGTGCTATTCCAAACGTATTAAGAGATGCAATGGGAAGTTTCACAGGTGCAGGTAAAGATATACTTGATACATTGGGTCAAATGGCAGATAGCGATATTGGCGGATGTATTGGTACAGATGGTAAGTTTAACCCAAACTTATTTACAGGTGGACTATTACAAAAACTAGGATCACAATTTAACAACCTAGCAAATTTACCAGAAGCAGTTAAAAACAATATTATAAGTGATTTGAATGCATTTAAAAATGATATTGGAAACTTAATTGAGTTTGAAAATAATTTTGCAGGAACAGAATCAGGTGGACAAGGTGGTAGTTTATTTGCACCTCAAGAAAGAATTAATACAGGTGTTGGTGTTGCAATAGATACAGATAACATGACACTTGCAAAAAGTCAACAGTATGCAAGTAATTTACAATCAGTTTATAATAGTTTAAAAGGTTATGAAGTAGACGAAGATGGAAATAATATATTCCATTATCTACTTGAACCTGAAATGTTAAATAGATTAGAAAACGATGGCGATCCAACAGTGCCATTGTCTGAAAGAGAACCAATATACGATCATTGTAATAGAGTTATAGGTTACACTGAACGTAGTACGCAAACCGTACAAGAATCTAGTTCTGGAAGTCCTAGAATTGCACAACAACAACCAGGTATGACTGGATTAGCTGAAACTGGAACAAAAGTTACACCTTCTCCTGCATCTACTACAAATTTAAATGAAGAAGTAGTTACTGGTAATTCAGGAACAGGAACAGGTTCAACTGGACCAACAGGCCCAACTGGACCAACAGGACCACAAGGACCAGCAGGACCAGCCGGTGCTAACGGAACAAATGGTACTAATGGTATCAATGGTATCAATGGTCAAGACGGTGCAGATAGTACAGTAGCAGGCCCACAAGGACCAACTGGCCCACAAGGACCAGCAGGACCAGCAGGAATACCAGGAACACCAGCTATTGCGGAAAATGGTACTGCTGCACAAAGACCAACTAGTCCAGTACCAGGACAATTCTTTTTCAATACAGATACAGCTATGTTTGAAGGTTGGAATGGAACAACATGGGTACAACTAGTACCATCACAATTCCAACAAACCCCATAATTTACCAGAATCTTTAAATAATCTATAAAAAATAACATTTCTTGGTTGACAAAACCTCATCTTACTAGTATATTAGTACTTAATAGAAGAAGTAAAAGTAAAGGCTAATAGAAACACAAATAATGGTTAAAGAATAATTATGAGAGCAACAGAATATAAAGACGGAGTAAAACGCATTAAAGCTAAAATTGAAGTTCCAATGAGTGAACAAGATGTAAGCAATTATGTAATTAGTGCTCTTACAAGTAACGCAGTTGATTTAACAACGGTACAAAAGCTCAACAAACGCGAATTGCTACAACTAGCAAAAGAAGAAGTTAGAGTGAAAGGTACTAATTCAGTAGTAACTGAAAGTTGTGATAATGATACACAAGTTATAGTAAGAAACTACGTGAAACAAATGTTTCCGGAATTACAATAATGGGTGATACTTCAACCGACTTATGGTATGAAGATATAGACAATAAAGATATTCTAGATATGTTAGAACATCTTAAAGAAGCTAGAGTTGATCCTTGGACAGACAATTTTGAGGCAAAGCTAGGTATAGATCTTGTTCCACAAGTCATTCAAATTAAAGAGTCCGTTTTTAGTTGATAAATAAAACGTAACTTAATAAAGCCGGTGTAGCTCAGTTGGTAGAGCAACTGATTTGTAATCAGTAGGTCCGCGGTTCGAATCCGTGCACCGGCACCACTAAGGCCCTTGTGGTGGAATTGGTAGACACGCAGGTCTTAGGAACCTGTGTCGCAAGACGTGAGAGTTCGAGTCTCTCCGAGGGCACCAACACAAAAGGAGACGGCAACAGGACTGCCGGGCTGAAATATTGCCATATATTAGGAAATACAAAAGAAGAGTACAACGAAAGGAAGTATGATGAGAGAACATTTATTAGGAGCACTAAAAGCTCATGCCGAAGGACAAATTGCAAAACATAAAGCTAATGTTCATGTATACTTAAATCAATCAGTAGGTATAGGCGAACATCCAGATATTATTGAAGCAATTGAAGAACAATTGGGTTTGATTGCAAAATATGATGATCATCTAGAAGTATTGAATAAATACTTTGAAGAGTAAAAATTAAGGGGGTATAGCTCAGTTGGGAGAGCGATTGCTTTGCAAGCAATAGGTCATCGGTTCGATCCCGGTTACCTCCACCAAATAGGACAATTAATGAAACTAGCAATATATCAAAACAATTTAGGAAGTGCATCAGGAATACATTGGTGGCTTTCACAAGAAATGAATATTGGGCCAGAAGTATATTCGTTTACAGATGGATATCTTCGACCTCAACATAATCACATCGGTGGAATAGTTATTGAAGATGGAAATCATCCGTTACATGCACAGTTTAATGATTCTTTTAAAGAGTTAGATAAAACTGAACATGGAACTGTTGATCCATTTTCAAAACTTGAAGATGTGGTAAAAGACTTTGATACAGCTATTTGGAGTAACTATAGTGGAAACTTAGCTAACCCAGATAATATTATTAAAGCAGATAAAACAATCTTAGTTGACAATACAATAGAAGAACAACTATTTTTCTATATTACAAACTATGCGTTTGCATGGATTGAAACAGCAGATGATGTTACTGAGCAATCAGAATCATGGGCTAAAGAACATAGTCACATTGAAGGTTGGAAAGAAGAATGGTTTGGAAAGTATCACAATGAATATCTTAAAGCATGGGAAGATGGTAAACTAAAATACATGTGGCAGTTAAATTTTGCCCATCATGATTTAGCAGACAATCTAAACAAATACGACACCTCAGTTGTTTTAGGAGAACCAGAAGATCATGAAAGACTATTTGTACAAAAACGTCAAGAACTGACAGAAGCATATTCGCAGGATACGCAATTCTCGTATGCAAATAATGAAGTAGATCATATAGTAGTAGGTGACGATTGGTATACAAGCCCTATTGTTATTACAGAATATCTAGATATAATGAGTTCGTTTAGATTGAAAAAGTTTTTACTTGATTATGTAAAAATGTATAAACGTAAAAAAGGTTTATACAATACACAATTTATAAAATATTTATAGGAGAATAGGCTTATGGCATATTCAGAAAAAGTGTTAGACCACTACAATAACCCACGAAATGTAGGTAAAATGGATGCCAATGCCGCAGACGTAGGAACAGGTATGGTAGGAGCTCCGGCTTGTGGTGACGTAATGCGGTTACAAATTAAAGTAACAGATGGTATCATAGAAGATGCAAAATTTAAAACATATGGTTGCGGTAGTGCAATTGCTAGTTCAAGTATGGTAACAACTATGTTAAAAGGTATGAATTTAATTGAAGCTGGTGAAATAAAAAATACAACGATAGTTGAAGAACTAGCGTTGCCACCAGTTAAGATTCATTGTAGTGTGTTAGCAGAAGATGCAATTAAAGCTGCGGTTAGAGATTATCAAGGTAAAAATCCTAATGATGAAACTGGCAACTATTATGAATTAAAACATCATAGATAGATTAATTATATAAATAACTGTATAGGAGAATATTATGAAAAAATTAATAACAATATTATTTTGTGCAGTTATTACACTTCCGGCTTTTGCAAAAGACATTGCAATGGAAGTATATGACTTCGAAATCACAAGAGTTATTGATGGTGATACTGTAGCATTTAGAGCAGACTTTTTACCAGCACCACTTAAACAAGAACTAAGCATTCGTGTTTATGGTGTTGATACACCTGAAAAAGGTTGGAGAGCTGAGTGCGAAAGAGAAGCCGCATGGGGTGAGAAAGCATCTCAATTCACTAAAGATAAACTTAACGCATCTACAACGCTACAAGTAGCAATTGCTAAATGGGATAAGTTTGGTGGCAGAGTATTAGGCGATATTATTATTGATGGCAAAAGTCTTAGACACATGCTAATTGATAATGGATTTGCCAGAGAATACTATGGTGATAAAAAAGAATCTTGGTGTTGACAAATATACTAAGATAACTTATAATACTAACTAATAAGCGGATGTAGCTCAGTTGGTTAGAGTGCCTGCCTGTCACGCAGGATGCCGAGGGTTCGAGTCCCTTCATTCGCGCCAATGGTCCCTTCGTCTATCGGTTAGGACATCAGGTTTTCATCCTGAAAAGAGGAGTTCGATTCTCCTAGGGACTACCACTTACATAAATAACAGTATGAAAATAAGATACTACAAAGACATAGATGGTTTTCGTTGGTTAGGTTTTATTTTAGCTATGGCAAGTGCTTTTTTACTTAGTGGTGGACAAGCAGAGTATCAATGGATGGGGTGGGGTATAGCCTGTTTTAGTTGTAGCATCTGGGTATATATGGGATACAAAGACAAAGACATACCAAGAGCATTAATGGAACTAATGTACTTTGCTTTAGCTGTCCGTGGTGTTATAAACTGGATATAGAATGAAACAAATTGAATGTCACGTATGTTTACATACACAAGGATTTTACGGAAATACATTTTTATGGTTGTTTAATCTACATAAAGATTTTGCAATGGCGCCTTTGCGTCCTCGATTCACAGTAAAGAAAATTACAGAAGATGGTGAATATAACGATAAAGGTCAAGGAGACTTTTTTCATTTTAGACCTGATGATTATCATAGATGGTTTATTAAAGATATGTCTTGGGAAACACATGTTAATAATGTGTTACAAGAACAAACAAATACTAAATGGCGAGATAAAACAGAATTTACTAAATTGCTAGTAAAGCCAGAAATACATTCACCACAAAGATTTGTTAGTTTAGGTCATATGGACATCATAAGTACTAATGTAATATATCATTTATCCACTCCTTTAGAAAATACAGAATTTTATAATAAGATAACAAGACGATTAATGTTATTGAATACAGTAGACGAAAGTCAATACGAAGAAATTTATAGAAACACTATAGAACAAAAAAACAAAAGTGATAGAGCAATTAATATCATTAAAGAAAACCATACTGTAGTTGAAGTTGATGTTGATAAATTACTTTTTAAATATGATCAGCAAGAGTATGAAAACGTTATAAAACATTTAGGTACTGAACCTTTACATAAATGGAAAAAGAAATTAATGTACGCAAAGGAAACTATAAATGAATAAAGCAGAAGATATTGAATGCCACTTACTAATGCATACAGCTTGTTTAAGTGGTAACTTCTTTTTATATTTTATATCTTTACATGATGAATTTTTAACTGCAGACTGTTATGGAATTGATAAACGTATTGATAAGTTTTGGGGGCAAAAAGCAGACGAAACATTACACCTTGCAGTTGAAAGACACAACTTATGGAAAGGTGCAGTTGGTACATCTAGAAATACAACACATGATAATCAAGATAAAATGTCATGGAAAGAACATGTTATATTTTCTGCAATTACTGCAGCCAATCATCCACATGAACGTAACTCAGCAACGTTTACTAAAATATGTTGCAAGCCAAATTTATTACACAATGTTAAAGAAGGTTGGAAAGAAGGAGCAATTCAACAATTGCTAGAAACAGTTCAACCTAAATGTTTATATCTTCCTGATGTATCTAGTGCAGAACATTTTGATATATTTTTAGAAAGAGCAAGAAGATTAAGACCATACAAAGATAAAAACGGAGAACCAGAAACATTCCAAGATACTGGCGTAGAAATGAATAAAAAATTCTTAATTGATCAATTAGAAGGTCAGCGAGAAAAAATGGATGAATTAAAAACAATGCTAGACGTACATGTTATTGACGCAGGTAAATTATTATTTGATGTTGATGAAGACGAATATGCATTATTATTAAAAAAGATCGGTGGAGAACCACTGGCAAATTGGAAAGAAGTAATTAAGGAATATACTCAATTAGTATACAAGATATAATATGGCAAATAAAGAAAAAGTACTTAACGTAACACACTATACAGATCAATTAATGCATTTTGAAATAACACGTGATCCAGGTACACGTTTTAGAGACGGTGAATTTTTAATGATTGGATTAGATAATTGGTCAGAAAAATTACAAAAGAATAAACCTATAATGAGGGCATACAGTGTAGCAAGTCCTAATCATCAAGAAACATTGGAATTTTATAGTATCAAAGTACAAGATGGTCCATTAACAAGTAAATTACAACATGTAAAAGAAGGTGACGAAATAATAGTGAATAGTAAAGCAGTAGGCACCTTAGTACACACAAATTTAAAGCCTGGACGTAACTTATACCTAATAGCTACAGGTACCGGAATTGCACCGTTTATGAGCATTATAAGAGGCGTAGACACGTATGAACATTACAGTAGGGTAATTGTAGTATGGGGTGCAAGAACAGCAAAAGAATTACCTTTTAGAGAGCTTATTGAAAGCCTAAATACTGATGAGATTTTTGGCGAAGTTACTGAAGGAAAACTTAGAACATATTTTACATGTACACGTGAGCCTTATGAAAATGAAGGCAGAGTAACAACAGCAATGTATGAAGGTAAAGTACAAGATAAATTATTGTTACCACCAATTGATGCAGAACACGATAGAGTTATGATATGTGGATCAATGGAAATGAATTTAGAACTAAAAGATTATTTAGAGGGAATAGGATTTAACGAAGGCGATAGCAAGACACCTGGTGAATTTGTAATAGAAAGAGCATTTGTTGGATGAGAACTGCTGAACAAAAGAAAGTTATTACTGATAGATACGAAACAGCAAAATTACACAAAGGTGTAGTTAATCAAGGATTTATCGATTACTTACTTAATCAGTATCACAACTCTGAGCAAATTGTAAAATACAAAGATATAGGATCAAAAGGTCCTGTAGTAATGAACTATAGCCCAGACAGACAGAAATATGAATCATGGTTTACTCCTGTACAAAATTTTGTAGATAATTTAATTGGCGACAATATGGTTTGGGGTAGTAATATATTTAGAGTAGAAAGACCTCACATAGTTCATAACGATGATTATCACGAAAAGATATATGATATCTTTAAGACAGTAGTTATTCCTTTAGAAATATCAAAGCCAACTAATTTTGTTGTATTTGATCAATATTATTTAGATGGCCCTATTAAGTGTTTTAGAGGATATCCAAAAGTACCTGAAAGTTTTTATAATAAAAGTTTAACTGATTATTCTAAGATAGAAGGATTCACAGATATTCCATTTAATAAACAAATATACGATGAATATCTAACACATGTACCATACGAAGCTCTACACGGACTTACAGTAGAATCAATTGTACGTTGGCAACCTGGCGATGCAATTACATTTGATATGGGTAAATTACATAGTGCAGTAAACTTTAATGCTCAAGGTATTGAATACAAAATTGGGTACAGTATTTTTACTGGTAAATAGTACTAGCAGGTAGCAAACATGGCCCGGCAGAGATTCATTGCTTGCATGTCAACACCGTAGGACAGTGCCAGCGGACAGCTAACCCTGTGTTTTATTAGAAGAGGTGACAGATGAGCTTAATAGGACATAACAGTAATAAGAAACCAAAGTTAATAATTGATATATCAGACATTTACGACAGAAGAGCTCGTAAACAAAAAGAACTTGATTATTACACAAAGGAAATTGATAAGTTAATGGTTAAATTAGGAATGATACAACATGAAATAGGCGTTAATGAAACAATTATTAGATTAATAGAAAATGAACAAATACTTGATTTGCAAGAAGCAATTCGAGAAAAAAGAAAAAACTTAGAGGATTAAATGAATACACTATACTTAGTATGCAGTCATAGTTGCATAAGTCAAATGGAAGTTCCATATTTGCTTAATAATAGTCCTATGTTACACGGAGAAAGCCAAGCAGGAGAACACTGGGCAAGTTACGAACTAGATGGAAAAGAAATTGACCATGAACCAGGCGAGCTAGGTAAAATACGTGTACATGATGACTATTGGAATATATCAGATGTTGATAATCAATGGTATAATTATAACGTTAGAAATACTATGAATATTTCAAATGATCAATTAGACGGATTATTAAACTTAATTGAAACAAAAAGTATTGCCGTATTACTACATGCACAAAATTATAAAGATATTTGGAAATGGAGTAGAGGAATACCAGTAATAATGATTAGAACAAGAATTGACGAATGGGATGGTAACATTGTTAGTTGGGCAGCACGTGAGTATAATTACTTAATGGAAGATGAACGTAATGCAAACTACAGCAAAGACGATCATGCTTGGCAATCAACAGAAACTATTGTTTCTAATTTTAATGCTAAAAAACAATTTAATAATGAAATTAACGATGATGAAGGTGATATTACATTAAATCAAAGTCAATGGTCTACATTAGATGGACTTAATACATTATGGGATACAGTGGGAATTGATAGTCCAGATCAAAATTGGATACATCAATACTATGAAGATTTTCAAAATCATCAAGAAATAAATAAAGAACTAGCAAAGGAGATAACTGATGCCTACAATAAAGGATAGAGACGAAGTAGTTTTATTTTCAGATCCAATTAAAATTTACTTATTTAAAGATTTAGGTAGAGTTAAGATCTCTTTTAAAGTAACAGACTATGTTGTTATTGCGAGAGAAATACTTCAAAAAGATTTTGAATATATTTTAGAAAATTGGGATAAAGGTGAAGGAATACAAGGTTTAGAAATGAAGGGCGATGGAAAGATTTGGTGGTATCACAGTAAATCAGGACCAAGACCTGAATGTGAGCCTGCTAGCTTTGCAGCCGTAAATTTTAATAGATTTAGTTTTAGATTTTCTATTCCTGTAATGACACAATTAAAAGAAACATACGAGCATCAAAAGCATAACGTGATGCATTGGGATTAATTTATGCGTAAACAGTTAGATCAATTATTAAAAGAAAACAAAAAAATTTCAATAGGATGGTTAGTACACGATAATAATAATCCTTTCGTAAATGGGTTTTCCAGAAACTTATTTGAGTATTATTATGTTCTATTACAAAATTCAAAGTTTCAACAATTTGTTGGAGTCTCTGAAGAAGACTTACAAATACAAAGTGATGGTGAAGGATTTGAAACTGTATTAATTATTAGACAAGGAATAGTATTTCCAAACATTGATAACTTTATGGAATTTATTAATGAACAAGATTTTGAAGATTATGATATAGTTCTTGCAGAAAATTATAGAGAGTATGTTTTAGACTTTAATAAAACAAATACTGCAAACATGTCAGAATTAATTAAAATTCTTAACACTGAAGTTTCATTTGTAGCAAATACTGATAATGCTGAAATAGCAAAACAGTATATGCCAAAAATTCATAAAACATTTAGTAAAATAATAACTTCATCGGGCGGATTAAATCCAATACTATATCCATATGCACTCAATATGAGCGAAGGCGCTACAGTTGAATTAAGAGATATTAGCAATATTGGATTGTTAAATGCAAAACGTTGGATTACTGAATGGGATGGAACAGACTGTTCTTCATTTGTTAAAAAACTTATAGACAGTACTAGTGTAGATGGTACAACATGGATAGTACGTGGAGGAAAACATAAACAAACTATGCAAGATTTATTAGACCAACAAGAAGGTTTTAGTGAATGGTTTAAAAATGTATTTCCAACAATAAATTACAAATACATACATCACGATTTCTTTAATGGATTAGAAACCAGAGATTTAGTAGGTGACTTAGAAAATACAGAAGGAAATATTTACATACATTTAAGTAATATATTTCATTATCAAGCTACTGCATTTTACTATAATTTAGAAGATAGAATAGCATGCTTGAATGACTTAATTACACGTATCAATAATTCAGGACTAGGTGATAGAGTAATGATGACTTTTATGGACCCACAGATGCTATTAGTGCCACAACCAAGATGGGTAAAAAACATACCTACAGCAGAACTACAACAAAAATATCGTGTATTTCCTTGGCAAAAATAACAAAAAAATTAAATTAATTTAAAAACCCTTGTTTTATAAGGGTTTTTTTATGGCTTTTTTTAACTTATCTGGTTGACAAGTAAGATGTCTTACTATATACTGTAAGTATAGTTAATTAAAACAGGAGTTGAAAAACATGGCTTATATTACAGCACAAGAAGTTAAATCAATTAGACAAGCTCTTAAAGCAGAGTTTGGTAAAAACTTTAAATTCGGCGTTCGTAGACAGCACGGTTCAAGTGTTGATATTACAGTTAAAAGTGGTATTGCACCTCTTGATACTTGGGAAACAGAAAATGCCAGAGGCGATAAAATCGCTTGTAATGGTCACTTCCAAGTAAATCATTATCATACACATTTTTATGGTGAGTTCCAAGGATTCTTTGATAGGATCTCAGAAATTGCACATACTGCACCAGGTATGGATGGCGGTAAAAAATATTACTGTAATGATGACACTTCAAGTGATTATTTTGACAGGGCTTACTATGTACATATTAATGTTGGTGAGTGGAATAAACCTTACGTAAAAACTTCTTAGGAAAGGAAACAATGATAGAATATAAAAAAGACAACCCACACAAGGAAATAGGTAAACAAAAGTTTAGAGTTAAAACCTGTTATACGGCGTGGGTTGAATATGATGTTATTGCTGATTCTAAAGACGAAGCCATGGATAAAATAATTGAACATGGTGGAATTGAGAAAATAGATTGGCATGATGGTTGCTTAGGTGATGCAGAAGTTTATGCATGTGACCACAATTTTGTAGAACATGGTGATATAGTAAAAGTAGAAGAATGTGTACCATATGAAGATACAGATATTGACACTGGTGAAGAAATGTTAAATTACGAAGATCCAGATTGGACTTCAGATGAATATAGATGGAAAAAATAATGAATAAGTTTATGATTATATTATTGATGTTAACAGTAGGTCTTTTTGTTATAGATCGTAAAAATTCTTATGATGCATATGAATATAAAAGATCACAAATTTTACCAGATTAAAAGGTTGACAAGTAAGACGTCTTACTGTATACTGTAAGTATAGTTAATAAAAAAAGGACATAATTTATGAAAACATTTACATTTGAAAATCATTTGGGTGAAACATTTACTGCAAAAGCAGAAAATGGACTTGATGTTATGGAAGATGCCAACAAAGCTATATTGTGGTCTAATTGGAAAGACGGAATGTGGAAACAAGTAAGTGACACAAAATTTGTTTGGGTGTTGGGTAATTTTTTCGATTAAAAAGGTTGACAAGTAAGATGTCTTACTGTATACTGTAAGTATAGTTAATAAAAAACAAGGAGAAATAAATGCTAGAATATGATGTAAATGAAATTAAATCAATACTTGCTAAAGCTAAAACTGCGGCGGCAAATGCTTCTCAAGAATACTTTACTGAAAAGATGAATAGTGAAGATAATTATCCATGTGGATTTGCTTGGGTTAACATTTATGGTATTAAAGGTAATACTAAATTAGGTAGGGCTATGAAAGCCGCTGGTATTGAAAAAGACTATAGTGGTGCTTATAAAATTTGGAATCCAGGTGAAATGTTTGTTCAAAACGTTGATATCAAAGAAGCAGGTGCAGAAGCGGCGGCAGATGTATTTGAATCTTTTGGATTTAAAGCCTATGCTAATTCAAGGTTAGACTAATGGAAAAAATGGACGAAGCTACAATTAAGTTGTACGAACGCAGAATAGATGCTTGCGTTCGTACTGCTAAACAAGCTGAAAAAGGCAGTTGGGCAGAAAAATTTTGGATGCAAACTGCAAACACAATTCTTAAAAAACTACGCAGGAATTCTTTATGAAAAATATTGTAACATTAAAAACTCTTTATAAAAGAGATACAACAGGCAAAGTCCGTATGTGGCAAGTTGAATACGGTGAATCAGATAACTTAGCTGGTACACGTACTATTAGTGGATTAGTTGACGGACAAAAAGTTACTAGCGAATGGAATATGAGTTCTCCAAAGAACGTTGGTAAAGTAAATGAAACAACAAGTTTAAGTCAAGCAATGGCAGAAGCCCAAGCATTATGGGTAAAACGTTCGGATAAAGAGTACTTTGAAAATGTAGACAGCATTGACTCTTACGAAAAATTTAAGCCAATGCTTGCACACGATTATACAAAGCGTCCACAAGAATCAGGTTGGAGTCAACCTAAGCTAGATGGTATTCGTTGTGTAGTTGATAAAAATGGCATGTGGACACGTGCTGGTAAACCTATTACAAGTTGCCCACACATTTGGGAATCACTTAAAGGTTACATGGAACAGAATCCTCATTTTATTTTAGATGGTGAACTTTATAATCATGAACTAAAAGCAGACTTCAATAAAATTACAAGTCTAGTTAGAAAACTAAAAAGTACATCTGAAGATATTGAAGAAGCAAAGAGCCTTGTACAATATCATGTGTATGATATGTATGATAGTATAGTACCTAATATGAAATTTACAAATCGTATTAAACAAGCATATTGGGCTAACAATGAATATGTTAAAATTGTACCTACAGAATATTGTGAGAATCAAGCACAATTGGATGAAATGTATAGTGGGTATATGCAAGCCGGATATGAAGGTCAAATGGTACGTAATGATACTCCATACGAAAGCAAGCGAAGTAAAAACTTGCTAAAACGTAAAGAGTTTATCACAGAAGAATTTACTGTTATTCAAATGCTTGAAGGTCAAGGTAATTGGGCTGGACATGCTAAACGTTTTATTCTTAGGGATAAAGATGGTAAAGAATTTGGTAGTGGAATTAGAGGACAACAAGCACAGTTATCAAAATTGTGGGAATCCAAAAATGCACCAAATTGGGCTACGTGTAGATACTTCGAATTAACGCCAGATGGTGTTCCACGTTTTCCGGTTATAGTAGACTACGGATATGGCGAAAGAAGCGACTAGTGACGGTATTTGACGTGTTTATAGGCGTGATTATAGCCAATTATACAGTAGGTTTTATTAATCTTTTTTTAAATTAATTTAGAAACCCTTGTTTTATAAGGGTTTTTTCTTTACGATTATGGTTGACAACCAAGACATCTTATCATATACTGTAAGTATAGTTAAACAAAAGGAGTTACAAAATGCAAACACAAATTGAAACACTAAAAGGTAAGATCAAAGCAGACTACATCAATTGGACTACTGCTGGTGGTACAAAAGAATTGTCAGGTTACTTTAAAGAAACTGTTGATAATTTTGATGATAGTATTACTGTTAAGACTGGTAAAAAGTATATTAAGATTATACGTGATAATGGCGTTTGGGGTTTTATTGTTAATACAGATGATGATAAACTATTCAAAAAAGGTGATATCCTTAAAGCCGCAGGTTGGAATGCACCAGCTAGGAATGCCGCACGTGGTAACGTATTTGAAGAATACAGTGTAGCATGGACTGGTCCTCATTACTTAAAATAGGAAATAAAAATGGACATCATTCAAAAAGCAAAACTTTTCGCAACTGTGGCTCATGCCGCAGTTGGTCAGAAACGAAAATATAGCGGAGACGATTATATCGTACATCCAATCAGGGTTGCTAGACTTGTAAAAGAGCATGGCGGAACTGATGAGATGATCGCCGCGGCATTGCTACATGATGTCATCGAAGACACACATGTATCGCCTGCAATGATTGCTGAAGAATTTGGTTGGGTTGTATTTAAGTTGGTTCTTGAATTAACTGATACTAGTAAACCCGAAGATGGTAACAGGGCAGTACGTAAAGGCATAGATGCTAAACGTCTTGGATTAGCAAGTGAGCAAGCACAAATTATCAAGCTAGCTGACTTAATTGACAACAGTGCAGATATCGTAGCAAACGATCCAAAGTTCGCTAAAGTTTTCTTACAAGAAAAAGCAAATCTTTTGGATATAATGACTAAGATTCACTCACATTCACTTTATGCAATTGCATTAGGTGCAATAACAATGGAAGGATAAATATGTTTATGGACATCGAATTAACATTAATAATGTGCGCCTTTGTAATCGCATGTGCTTATTTTAATTATAAAAGTGGGTACAAAGAAGGTGTATTCAAGGGTATGGAAGAAACATTAAAAATGCTTGAAGCAACCGGTTATATTAAAGTGGTTGAAGATGCAACTGGCGAAACAGAAATTAGAAAAGTGCCAGAAATCAAAAATGAACTTTAGTGATCATTCATATGAAATATTAGATGATTATCAGCAACAAGGTATTTGGCCTATTGCTGATAATTCACTATTGTCTGGTAAGTATAATAATAGATTTGAAGTAGCAAAACGTTTATTTGATAAACTTGATAAAAGTTATTTTACTAGACATAATACCCAACAAGATATAAGTAGTTGGGAAGATCCAAATATACCAAACAAGAGTTTTTCTAAAATACATTCTGGAAATGTTTTTAGTTATGATAGTGATTTCATGGCAAGCCCAGAACATTGGGAACTAGAAAATCCTACAGAATTCGTACAAAGACAAAAACTGTATGTATACGATTGGTCAACAAAATTAGACGATGAAGATTTTGATTATTTCGTAGATATGCACAATGATTTTAAACCTGTATTAGATCATTACTTAAATGAGTGCTATTCAGATCAACAAGATTTGTGGAAAGAAAATCTTTACAAATTAATGATTATACAGTATAATACTAATAATGCTACAAAGGAAAATATAGTTGAACATCGTAAATGGAACACAGAACGATTTGGTGATGAACATTTTGATGAAACTTTAGGTGGATTACACTTGGGTGAAAACTACTCAGAATTTAGAGCGTTAAATACAAAGACAAACAAATGGGAAATTATAAAAGAACTTACTAAAAATAAACAGATGTGGATGTTCGGAGAACACTCACAACTAAGTGGATGGATTCCTACTACACATGGAATGATACATAACCCACAACAAGATTTAGAAGAAAGATATAGTATAATTTTTGATTTACAAGCAAGATACAACAAATAGGAGATATCATGATAATACCAACAGTAATCGAAAGTACAGGCAGAGGCGAACGTGCATATGACATTTATAGTCGTTTGCTAAAAGATCGTATCGTAATGCTTACAAGTGATGTTAATGATCACAGTGCAAACTTAATTGTTGCACAAATGCTATTTTTAGAATCACAAAATAGTAGCGAAACTATTAATTTTTATATTAACAGCCCAGGCGGAGTAGTTACAGCAGGCTTAGGAATCTATGATACAATGCAATTTATTAAATCTCCAGTAAGTACAATTGTTATGGGTCAAGCATGTAGCATGGGCAGTTTCCTTGCAATGGCAGGAGAACCGGGTAAACGTTTTGTGTTGCCTAACAGTCGTACAATGATTCACCAACCAAGCGGTGGTGCAGGTGGACAGGCAACTGATATGGAAATTCAAGTTAAAGAAATTCTTAAGATGAAGCAACAACTAACACAGGCTTATGTGCATCATAATTCAGCTGGCAAAACATTTGCTCAACTAGAAGATGCAATGGAACGTGATAATTTTATGTCTGCTCAAGAAGCAGTAGATTTTGGTTTGGCTGACAAAGTTGTTACAAGAAAAGTATAATCTTTATCACTATATAATATATATTGTATTATTTTAATAAATACAAGTATGAAAATACATGATATATTAGAACGTGAGCAAGTACTAGAAGGTCCAAATGATCCTCACATATTTAAAGCGGTGTTCCTAGCAGGTGGTCCTGGCTCGGGCAAAAGCTATGTGGCAGGCAAGTTATTGTCAGGAACAGGATTAAAATCTATTAACAGTGATGATGCATACGAATACTTGGCAAACAAACATAACTTTGATTTGTCTGATCCTGATGCAATTAGTAGTGATCAAGGACAAGAACTTCGCAATCGTGCTAAAGAGATTACAAAGACAAAAGAAGGATTGTATTTAGATGGACGTCTTGGATTAATTATTGACGGTACAGGAAAGAATGTACAAAAGGTTTCTGAGACTACTAAACAGTTACAAAAATTAGGATATACAACTATGATGCTATTTGTTAACACAAGTGAATCCGTTGCACAAGAACGTAATCAATCAAGACAACGTAGATTAAGCAATGACATTGTTTCAATGATGTGGCAAAAAGTACAAGAAAATATCATGAAGTTTCAACAGGTTTTTGGAGCGGCTAATTTCCACGTAGTAGACAATAGTGGAGGTTTGGAAGATCCAGATCGAAAAGAAAATTTTGATCAAGTATACAGAGAAATCCGTAAATTTCTATCAAAACCACCAACCGGTAGAGCGGCAAAATTATGGCTTGCTAATTATAGCAAAACATAGTATATTAACTAAACAATATAACAATAAATACTATACAGTTTAAGTATAGCTGTTTAAAGAATGTGAAAGATTTTTATGTATACATACAACGCAAAATTAATTAGAGTTATTAACGGTGATACATTAGACTTAGAAATTGATCTAGGTTTTGATTTATGTATTAAACAACGTTTAAAACTTTACGGAGTGGATACTCCAGATAGCAGATCAAGTGACATTGTTGTAAAACAAAAAGGCTTAGATGCTAAACAACGACTTATGGATCTTTTACCTAAACAGTTTGAAGTTACCACTATCCTTAACAAAAGAGGAAAGTATGGTCGTATCCTTGGAACAATCAAAATCCGAGATGAAAAAAATAATGAAATTAACATTAACGAATTATTGGTCACAGAAGGCCATGCTATTCGTTACAACATAGGAAAATAATAATGAGGTATTTTGGTTATTGGACAATTCTAGTAGCATTATCAATCAGTGCAGTGGCGGCCTACTACAGCATTGTTGGTCTTGTTGCAATTTTTGCCAGTGCCATAGTACCAATTATTATTATGGGTACCGTACTAGAAATTGGTAAACTAACGTCTGCAGTGTGGTTACATTTACATTGGCGACAGGCACCCATACTTATTAAGACATATCTCTCAGTGGCAGTGGTGTTACTTATGTTTATTACAAGCATGGGTATATTTGGGTTTCTTTCAAAAGCACACATAGAACAAACAAGCCTTGCCACTGAGAATGTCGCTCTTATAGAACGTATTGATACAAGTATTGCTAGAGAGAAAACAGTAATACAAAAAGCTGATGATAAAATTATTAAACTTGAAACGTTAGATACATCTATTGATGATGAACTACAGCAAAAAATACGTGAAGAAACAACTAGAATTGAAAATGCATATAAAGGTGTGCAACCATCTATTGATGAACAAAATGAAATTATTAAAGAATTAAAAGAAGAATCAAAAGTAGCAGAATTACCTTTTAAAAATCAAATTGAAAGTATTGATAATCAATTAAAACTTATTGAGCAGTATATTGCTAATGAAGAAATTAAAAAGCTACAAGGATTAATAGGAGCATCTCAAGACGGAAGATATGGTTCTAAAACTGCAAAAGCAGTTAAAGATTTTAGAGAAACTAAAACTAAAGATAGACAGGTAGCTATTTTTCAGTTAAATAAAATTAGAGACAACAATGATGATCAAGTTATCAAAGATGCTAGAACAGAAATTAAAAGATTACGAGCATTAGCAGAACAACAAATTGCTGATTCGAATGAATTAATTACTAGACTTAGAGCCCAACTTGGACAAGGACAGCAAGACGATAGCACAGACCAGATACTAACACAACGTAGTATTATTACTGATGCCACTGCAACACTAGATGGTTTATATGAACAAAAATTTGAACTAGAAGGACAAAGCAGAGCATTAGAAGCAGAAGTTGGTCCTGTTAAATATATTGCTGAACTAATATATGGATCAGATCCTACTAGAAGCATGTTAGAAGATGCAGTTAGATTTGTCATATTATTACTTGTTTTGGTTTTTGACCCACTAGCTATTGTACTTGTTATATCAGGTATAACGTTAGTAGAAAGGTTTCCCAGGCCTAGCAAGACCGAAATAAATACAATATATGAAGAAACACAAGAAGATGAAATGGGAGACAACGAAGATCGACCCAGCATTGAAGAAGATGATACTAGTGATAAAGAAGACGAAACGATTAGCCCCGAGCCTGTTGTACAAGATGAAGTTCCTGCAAAAGAAGTAGAAGTTTTCATAGACAAAGAAGGTAAGGAATATACTATTAACGAAAAAGGTCGCAGAGAATATCTACTAGATGCACAACAATACGATCTAAATAATAAGTCAAAAAAGACATTAAAAAAAGACAAACAAGAACTAGTGACTAAGATAGTAGCAGAAATGCGTAGCACAGGAAGTTGGCCAGGAAGTGGACATTTACAAACTGAAGGTGTTATTAAAAAGAAAATTGAAGATATTTTTGCTGACGATGCATCACTAGAATTAAAAGAATTAATATCAAGAGCTGACCAGACAGTTCTTACACAAGTATACAAAGAAATGATCAAAGATACTAATAATGACAATTGATAATGATAGTTACACTGTAACAGCTCCAGATTTGATGTTAACGGAACATGGAATAGGAATATGTATTTCTAGCACTAATGAAATATTAATAACAGATATAAAAGAATTGTTTGAAAAATACATTGCTACAAGTGTAGTATTTTTTGTACAAAATAAAAAAACAACGTCAGCTACATTACCGTGGGTATGGAATGTATCTAATACATGTGACTTTATGATAGTTGATGTAGATACTTGTGCATGGGAAGACATTATGGCGGCACTTTTAAAATCACAAAAAACTGAGAATACGGTGCTATTTTATAGTGATAAGTACAAGAGAAGGGAAACTGTAAAATTAATAAATGCTACAGGAACTAACCTAGTTGTACGTTCTATAGATGATATTAATAATTTTGTAAGGTTGCAAATGAATCCAGAGTATTTTGATGAAAAGTAATTTACCTCATTGTAATTTTTGTGGTAAAGACACTACACAAATAACTAAACTATTAGCAGGAGAAAACAATATCCATATTTGTAGTGGGTGTGTTGAATTTTGTTATAGTATAGTTAAGAATGACAAAGTTAAAGTATCTGACGCATTGCAAAAGAAAACAGTTCTTCCAACGCCAAGAGCAATTCATAAATTTTTAGATGAGAATGTTATCAGTCAAGATCATGCAAAAAAGACTTTAAGTGTAGCAGTATATAATCACTATAAAAGAATAACTTCTAAAACAAAAACCAAGCTACAAAAAAGTAATGTATTAATTGCTGGTCCTACAGGAACTGGTAAAACACTAATGGCACAAACACTTGCTAAATTGCTTAATGTTCCAATGGTAGTAACTGATGCAACAACAATAACTGAAAGCGGTTATGCAGGTGATGACTCAGAAGTACTAATACACAAATTGTTTCAAGCCGCTAACTATGATATAGAATCAGCACAACATGGAATTATATATGTTGACGAAATTGATAAGAAAGCTAAACGTAATGACTATGTTAGTTTGAGTAGAGACGTATCTGGAGAAGGTGTCCAACAGAGCCTTTTAAAGCTCATGGAAGGTATAGTAGTAACGGTTCCGAACAAACCGCAACATAACCCGGAGAAAGTAGATATTGACACCAGTGAGATACTATTTGTAGTAGGTGGAGCCTTTGTAGGTCTACAAGATGTTGTGGTTAATCGCCTAGGTAAGTCGAAGATAGGATTTAACGACGATTTAGACACCGATATAGAACAGTGGGAAAAGCACTTACAAACACGTGATTTAGTGAAATATGGACTTATACCCGAATTTGTGGGTAGATTACCGTCTGTAAACGTCCTTAGCCCCTTAAATAAGAACGATCTTGTAAAAATACTAACTGAACCCACAGATAGTATTGTAGATCAAATAAAAGAGCTTTTTCTACTTGACAAAATACAAATAGAGTTTACAATAAAAGCATTAGAAGAAGTTGCAGACATTGCAATTAAAGAAGAAATAGGAGCTAGAGGTTTACGTAAGATATTAGATGCTTCATTATTAGAAACACAATATAACTTACCTGAATTATACGAGCAAGGAATACGAAAAATTATTATAAATGAACAAGTTATTTCTAGAAACGCACAGCCACAATATATTAAAGGTGACAATGCAGAATAGAAATTATAAAAGACGTGAGGAAAAACCTTTTGTTATTTCCAACGAGAAGATAAGACATAAACAAATTAGGGTATCAGGTGATGATATGGAAAGCCAGATCATGTCAACAACAGATGCTTTAAAAGAGGCCAGGTCATTAGGGTTAGATTTGATACTAGTTGCAGATAAAGCAACACCACCTGTATGCAAAATAACTGATCTTAATAAGCACTTGTACTCGTTAAAACAAAAAGAAAAACTGGCAAAGAAAAAGCAACGAGAGAGCGTTGTTGAGACCAAAGAAATACGCATGGGTCTAAATATTGATACACATGATTTAGAAACAAAGGCCAGAATGGCTCGTAAGTTTTTGGAAAAAAATAATAAACTAATGGTTACTGTTTTATTAAGAGGTAGAGAACGTGGTAAACAAGACATGGCAAAAGAGTTGCTAAATACGTTTGCATACTTATTAGAAGTAGAGTACGAGCAGATATCATCACAAAATAACAGGGTAACCGGGAAAATATAAATTATGGCAAATAATAATCACAGAGACAGAGACAGAAAAGGCGGAAACGGATTAACAGTTGAAGTTAGAAATAATAACGTTGAACAAGCAATGAGAAGATTAAAAAAGATGATTGCTAAAGATGGTATTATGCAAGAAGTTCGTGACCGTAAACACTTTATAAGTAATACGGAAAAAAGACTTAAAGCAGAAGCGGCAGGACGTGCTAGACATCGTAGACGTATTGCTAAAGACAAGTATACAAATAATTAAAGAATTTTTGCACAGATGTGCATAAATAACAATGTATAATAGAACTGATTTCTATATACATAGAACGCCGAAAGGGTTCTAAATAATCTTGCTTAACAAAGGAGAACAATTATGACTAGATTAACAACATTAAACCTACCAGACTTTTATAAAGCTACTATAGGCTTTGATAAGATGTTTGATGATATGCAACATGCATTTTCAGCTAACGTAACAGGTGGTTATCCCCCATACAATATTGTAAAGGAAAGCGATAATAGCTATACGATTAGTTTAGCAGTTGCAGGGTTTGATAAAGACGAACTAACAATTAAACAAGATGGAAACACATTGTCAATTTCAGCAGAAAAAAAAGAAAGCGATAATGAAGTTGAATACTTACACAAAGGCATTGGAACTAGAAACTTTAATAGAGAATTTAGTTTAGCTGATTATGTAGAAGTAACATCTTCTAAACTAGATAACGGAATCTTAGTAGTTACATTGGAACAGAATATTCCAGACGAAAAGAAACCAAGAACAATTAACATAGATTAAAAGGTAAAACATGGCACAAGCATCACAAGACGAAGTAGCAGAAATCACTAAATTAAGTAGTCCACCTAAGTTTAATGTGATCATACTTAATGACGAAAGCACTCCGCAAGACTTTGTAGTTATTGTTTTACAACAAACTTTTAATAAAACATTAGACGAAGCAAAGTCAGTGATGCTTGAGGTCCACGAAAAAGGCCGAGGTATTGCAGGCACATATAGTTATGAAGTAGCTGAACAGAAATGTGTTGAAGCTATTACAGAATCTAGACGAAATGGTTTTCCATTAGAAGTCACATTAGAAAAAACAGAATAAAATAAATGAAAATAGCAATCACGCAACGTGTGATTGACTTTCGAAACGGTCCATACGACAGCTTAGATCACGGATTCTATGACATGTTCTCTGGACACACATTAAGACCAATTCCAAATAACTTAGAACACTACCAAACAGACATTGTGGTTAAAAGCGATCTAGTAGTGTTTACAGGTGGTAACAGTATGGTACCCGGTAATTGGCAATATGATGAAAACCGTTTAAGAGTAGAAAAGCACACGTTAGATTTAGCAAAGCTCTATAATAAACCTATACTAGGAATCAGCAGAGGATGCCAATTCCTCAACGTGAGTTTTGGTGGTAAAATCGCACTAAATGGTAGACACAAGCAAGATCATAATGTATACTACAATGGTAGTGAGATTAAAGTTCACAGTCGTCACGAAGAAATATTAAGTAGTATACCGTATGGAGCAACAACATTAGCAACAGACGAAGATGGAAATTGTGAGAGCTGGAAACTAGATAACATTATAACAGTACTTTGGCACCCTGAAAGAATGAATACACATTGGTTGCCATACGAAGCATATGGAGTATTAGGATTATGAGAATAGGATTTACATGTAGTACATTTGATTTGTTACACGCAGGTCATATAGGCATGCTCAGAGAAGCAAAAGCAAACTGTGATATTTTAATTGTAGGATTGCAAAGTGATCCAACTATTGATCGTCCAGATACAAAAAATAAGCCTATACAAACAATGGTAGAACGTTATGCACAACTAAATGCATTAAAGTTTGTAGATGAGATTGTACCATATCAAACTGAACAAGATTTAATTGATATATTAGAGCTGTTTCAGTTAGATGTTAGATTCTTAGGCGACGAATATAAAGAAAAAGAATTTACTGGAAAAGATGTATGTCGTAAGCGTGGCATTGAGTTACACTTTAATAAAAGAGATCACAGATTTAGCACAACAGATTTAAGAAAAAGGGTATGTAATAATGAGAATTGAAAACGAAGTAAAACTAGATTATAGTGATGTATTGATTCGTCCCAAACGTTCAACACTTGTATCACGTAAACAAGTAAGGCTAGAACGCAAGTTTAAATTTAGAAACAGTAAAGCAGAATATGAAGGTGTTCCTATTATGGCCGCTAACATGGATGGTGTTGGTACGTTTGAAATGGCAGACACTCTTGCACAACAAGGTATCTTTACTTGCCTAGTTAAGACTTATTCAGCAGAACAACTTGTAGAATTTTTTAATAACGATTACCCAGATAGTAGACGAGCACAAAATGTCGCTATGAGTATTGGTACAAGTGATGCTGACTTTTTAAAGTTAGTTAGTGTACAAGCAGATACTAATCAATTAAAATATATATGTATGGATATTGCTAATGGTTATAGTGATCATTTTGCGGCACGTGTTCGTAAAGTACGTGATCAATTTCCAGACTTAGTAATTATAGCAGGTAACGTAGTTACCGGAGAAATGACAGAGGAGTTAATTTTAAGTGGAGCTGATATTGTTAAAGTGGGTATTGGTCCCGGCTCTGTTTGCACTACTAGGATACAAACTGGTGTTGGATACCCGCAGTTATCTGCGGTTATCGAGTGTGCAGATGCCGCCCATGGACTTGGGGGTCACATTATTGCTGACGGTGGGTGTACTTGCCCTGGCGATGTCGCTAAGGCCTTTGCAGGTGGAGCAGATTTTGTTATGCTTGGTGGTATGCTTGCTGGGCATGATCAAGGCGGCGGCGAAGTAATTACAAAGTTCTATGAAACAAATGAATTAGAATATGAAATTGGCGAGCATCTAAATAATCGTAAACATAAAGTACAAGAAAAGAAGTTCGTACAGTTTTACGGTATGAGCAGTGATGCCGCAAACACAAAACACTTTGGTGGCCTAAAAGATTATCGTAGTAGTGAAGGTAGAGAAGTACTTGTTCCATATCGTGGACATGTTGAAAGTACTATTCAAGATCTACTAGGCGGATTACGCAGTACTTGCACATATGCAGGTGCATTAAAATTAAAACAACTCAGTAAATGTACAACATTTGTAACAGTACATAATCAGTTTAATCGTACCTATGAGAGTACAACAACTAAATGATATTGAGTCATGCTCTACACGCAATTCGTAAATGCGTATAGTGCAACAATACTTACTTACTTTTTATCGGTCTAAATGATAAATAGATGTGTAATAAAACCGTACAACGTTGTACAGTAATTTACATGTGCAAAGTAGCACAAAGCGACCTCAGCTTAGAAAAAATGAGTGGCACTCGGGAAAGACCAGGGCATAACCCATGCCTTACAAGTGGCGCAGTGGCAACATAGGCGCAGTGGTAGCGGCCAGGAGAGACTGGCAAAACAATTGGATGCTTTCCCAAAAACATCCACATACATAACGGAGAATACAAATGATAAAACACTTTTTTAGTGCTTGGTCATTGATATTTGGCGGTAAGACTCGTGTGGCTATCGACCAGAATCTAATGACTTACGCAAAAACAGAATACGGTAAAGACTGGTCGTATGCATATGAATACATGCGAGCAAACGGAGGTCAGGGACCTAAATATAGAGCTGACTTAATTAATAAAAACCTTACAGGATGGATCTAACAATGACTACAGCAACAGTATACAGAACAACATGCAGATTATGTGAAGTAATTGGCGAAAAAATTAGTGCAGTATTTGCACGATTAATTGAGATGGGTGAACAAGCAGGCAGATCAAAAGCCGCTAGTGAACTTGCAAGACAAGGGTACTATGCAGAAGCAAAAGCGTTAATGTTAGAACTTGCAGAAGTACGTGAAGAAATTGAAGCGAGAAAAGCAAAATGACAACACTAACACTAACAAAAACTTATTGTGCAATTTGCGACAAAGTTAGAAATGCATTTGATGCATTTCTAGAAGCAAGAGCAAGACGTTCAAGTCGTAATGCAACTTATAAAGCTCTTTCACAATTAACTGAATACGAATTAAATGACATTGGTATTTGTAGAGGTGATATCACGTATATCGCAAATGGTGGTAAAGTTTACAGAGGAAGATTTGGTTATACAACAGATAAAAACAAGGAATCATCATAATGTGGCCTTACACTGATGACGAACTTGAGTTTATTAATAAACCAAAATAAAGTATAGTTTTAATCGCATAAATAGTTGTATGAGCAAAATACATCTATTATCAGAAATTATACAAAATTTAACTGTAGCTCCTTCGCAAGAAGATAAACTAGATATCTTAGAGCAATACAGCAAAGAAGTTATATTGAAGCGGATTATAAGTATTTCTTATAATCCGTGGATCAATCTCAACATGCCAGATTTTACTCCAAAGCGAATGGGTAAAAAGTTTGGTATGGGTATTGCAAAATTCACTCACATAATAGATGATATTATTCAAGAGAAGTACACTGAAAAAGAAAAGTACTTTTCATGTAATATGGCTATGCAACATATGAATCAATATGATGCTCCAATATTTGTATCTGTAATCAGACAAGATTTAGACTTAGGTTTAGAAATAGATACAATTAACAAAGTATGGCCCGGATTAATAATGGGCTATCCTATAAGCACACCTTCCACACAAGATTACAAATCATTTGAATTATTTCCAGCTTCAGTACAGCAATGTTCTAGAGGTTTGCGTATTAATATTATTATACACAATGATACAGTTACCTATAATGATAAAGATGGTAATGCAATACTTGGTTGGGATATGTATGACGAACAATTTAAAAATCTAGCACAAGGACAAAGTACTGTTTATGACGGACATGCAGTTGTTGCAGATGGTCCTAAAATTGCAGAAACTAGCAATGAAAAAGTATTAGAAGCAGAGCCAGATAAAGTTAAGTTTATATTATGGGATGTAATACGTTACGATGGATTTATTGAAGGCAAAGATACACGTATTGGTTACAATTGGCGTTATAATGGATTAGAACATATGTGTATACTTGCCATAGAAAAGAATCCACAACCATGTTATTCTGTATTAAAAGCAGAACTCGTAGGTAGTCAAGAACAATTAGAACTTACAATTAATAAAATGGGATCTTGTGTTGTTAAAAGTTTAGAAGGTACGTGGAAACACGGTATTGATGAAACACAACTTATTTACGAGAAGTAATTTTTTTAATGTAATGAGCACCTAGGTGATCATATAAACTATCGAAGAATTCAAACTTACTCCATGCTTTGCATCTTCCTCTTACTTTATCTCCAAAACGTTGCCACCAATTCATTTTGTTACTAATACGATTAGTATAAGACATATAGTATAATTCACCTATGTGTGAATAATATCCAAATGGTGGAACTTGGCATACAATATCATTGTTATTAACAAAACGATATGCTTCTATGTCATCAAATTGTTTACCCCATTCTTTATTTCCTGTTCTAGGACATCCGTAAGTATATAATACTTGATCAGCACCTAACTGATGAAATCTACTTGCACATATAGTTGCCATTGCAGCTCCTAAACTATGTCCAGTAATTACAATTTTTTTAGTAGTTACTTTTTTACCTAACCACTTTATAATATTAGGATATAGTTTATCTAATTCGCCTTTGAATCCTGAATGTACATGTCCTTTTGTTTCTGCATCAGCAGGCCATGCTTTGATATCAGCTAAGATATCTTTAAATTGATGTGGCTCTGTTCCTCTAAATGCAATAACAATATAATCATGCATTGTAATTCCATATGCTTGTGCGTTATCTTGTTCAAAGAATTTTAAATTTGTATGTTTTATTTTGTTAGCAGATAGGTATGTTTTCATTGCTTGCTTATCTTCATATGCATATTCACATATCCATGCACATAATTCTGCAAGGCTCCAATTTATAGTTTTATTTTTCATGAATCAACTTCTCCAATCTGTGTGTAGGAATACGAGTATTGTAAATATATCTCCATACTTTGCCTCTTCCATTATCAACTTCAAATATAGTTTCTCTATATCCTATACTAATAATAGTAGCTCTTTCACCATCTAAATATACAACATCACCTGGTTCAAATCCTGGCTTCATTTTCCAACGTATGCTTGCTACTAAATCGCCTACCAGATCTTTAATCCATAGTGCTACTATTCCAGTAAACACTAATCCTAGAATTGGTGATATAAATTGTTGAAAATGTAATACTTCTGATTCTAACATATTATAACTATTTATTAAAAAACTATAAAAATGCTTGACTTTATGTAAAAAACACCTTATAATTATGACAATTGATTAACTATAGGAGAACATCAATGACAGAAAATACGACCGTACCATCAGTGTCATTTAGAGTTAGAGTAGCAGATCCAAATGCTGAATCTAACAATTGTGAAATTGTGCCATCAACGTGGGCAGATTTATCTACTGATGAAATTTTTAATAACAAGAAAGTTATTGTGTTTAGTTTACCTGGAGCATTTACACCTACTTGCTCTACATTTCAACTTCCAGGCTTTGAATTGGATGCACAGAAGTTTTATGACAAAGGTGTAGATGATATTTATTGCATTAGTGTTAATGACGCTTTTGTTATGAATGCATGGCGTGATTCACAAAACTTAAAAAATGTCAAAGTTATTCCAGATGGAAACGGCGACTTTACTAAAGGTATGGGAATGGATGTTACATTTAACAATCGTGGCTTTGGTATGCGTAGTTGGCGTTATGCAATGATTGTTGATAACGGAACAATTACAAAAATGTTTATTGAACCAGGATACGTAAACGATTCAGATCCAGATCCATATGGAGAAACATCCCCTGATAATGTGTTTGCGTCTCTATAGGAGTAATTGTTGAAAGTAATTAAAGATTCAATTGATAACTTCTTTAAGTGGGTATCATCTAGTGAGCTAGTTGAACTAACTGACATAGATTGTTCTGAAGATCCAGTAAGGCCTAATTTAGATATGGAATTTAGAACATCATTTGGTAGAAAAATATTTGGTCTAAAAGCCAATGATGAGATACAAGGTATTATATGCATTGCATATTGTAACGATATTCCACAAAGTGAAAGAGAACTAAACATTATAAGCCAGAATGCTAATTTACTTGATGATGCTAGTATAGCAGTTGCATACACAGTATGGTCACGTAAAAAAGGAGCTGGCAGAGAAATTGTAGCTAAACTAAAAGATTATTATAAAGATAAAAATGATATTGAACGTTTGGTTACACTTTCTCCACTTACACCAATGGCTACACATTTTCATATTAGCAATGGTGCAAAATTAGTACAACATAATCCAAATACACAAAATTTTGAATATGTCTTTAAAAAGGTTGACAAAACATAAACAAGAGTGTATAAATATAACTTGTAACGTTGAAGCGATTTGACGACTAGACAGGACCTCGGGGCAGTACCGAGCAGCTCCACCATAAACACATTTATAGATGAGATATTGAATCACTGCTTGTAAGTGTGTTTTTGATGGGGCTGAACTAGGATCGACTGTTAGGATAGATGAGTGGAGTTACCGGGATGTAAGCGCCGTTACCGCGAACAAAAACTATAATTGCAAATGACAATTATTCGCCAGAAATGGCATTAGCGGCTTAGTTTAACTAAGCACGTAGGGGTGGGTACTACCTGGCAACAGAAGTGCCTCCATTAACGAAGATGGGACCATTTTATAAATTAAGGAACATTTATGAGAAATTTAATCATTACAGCAGCCATGGCTGCCTTTATCTCGTCTACGGCTATCGCAGACGATTATGATAATACATCATTAACAATGGCTGCTGAAGGCTCTGTTTATGGTGTTGAATTATCAACAAACGATACTACAAGATCAGTAAGTGTGTATAACACTAACGGTTCTTTAGATCTAGGCGTACAGTTATCAGATAACGGTACAAACAGAGACTATAATGTATCTGTTGGTAAAACTATTTCCATGCCGTTGGGTTCAGCAGAATCTACACTTGCAACAGCATATGTAACAGGTGAAGCTGAGTACAATTGGGGCGATAGTTTTACTAAAAGCGAATTACATTTAACACCAAAAGTTGGAGTTAAAACAAGTATCGCTAACTTTACACCATACGGTGAATTAGGCTACGGTCTAAAATCAATCGAAGGTGATTATACAGACATCAACAGAGATACACCATTTGCAGAAATTGGTACATCTTTGAGATTAACTGATGCTACTTCATTAAAAGCAGGTATCAAGCAATCAATGAATAACGATTGGGACAAAACTGATCGTGAAGTTGGTGTTAAACTAACTGTATCGTTCTAAATTTATAAGGTTTGCGGGCACCTTCGAACAAAAGCCCGCATATTTCCAATACATTTTTAAGGTTGACTTCTAGTCTCATTATGTTATTATAATTAATGGACCCGTAGTTCAGCTGGATAGAATGCCTGTCTACGAAACAGGAGGTCAGAGGTTCGAATCCTCTCGGGTCCGCCAAATTCATAAATATACTTGTGACCCATATCGTTCATAAGCACATTATAATTAGAGCGGAAGTGCTTAATCCGCCAAGTGATGAAACTCATACTAGCAACCAAGTAAAAACTCTGATCGAAGATATAGGTATGAAAATACTTATGGGGCCATTTGCAAAATATGTAGATATGGTTGGCAACAGAGGACTTACAGTTGCAACAATTATAGAAACTTCACATATAGTATTGCACACATGGGACGAATGTGATCCTGCATTAATGCAATTAGACGTTTATACTTGTGGACCATTTGATCCTGAAATAGTATTTAAATGGCTTGAACAATACAACCCAATAAAAATAGATCACAAATATATTGATAGGGAATTTGGTTTAGAATTCTTGCCAAGGAAATAGTTTTCTTAAATATTCATATGCCAGTTGATCTTTAATTAATAAAGTATCAAACCCTTTCCATATAACTCTTCCATTACACCCTTTAAGGTATTTTATCATATCTCTTTCACATTTAAGTCTTATGTTCTGAGAATACAATACTGAATTAACTTCGTAATTGTATGCATTACTACTGTCAATAAAAACTTTTTCGTTTTCTTTTAATTTGTTAACTTCTTGATCTAAGAACATTTGTAATCTATTAATGTTCATAACATCTAACCTTTTAAAATCAACGTTAAATGATTGTGCTTCTTTTCTCCACCAATCAACAAAGTCTTGTCCAAGGTCTTTTAAATATTCATCTACTATTTTTAAATTCTCAGGTCTTGTAAAAAACATTGATTGTATGAAATGATCTAATGTATATTGTGTAACAAATTGTTCCCAATTAGTTCCATCCCAATTTTTAAATATATGACTTTGCATATGTAATGCTAAAACATCTTGATCGTAACAAACTAATTTACCATTTGGTTTTAAACCTTGTATGTATGCATTTATAATAGGACTTAGTCCGCCACATGTACTAAACACAGCTGAACACACTTGATCTTTTCTAACAGTATCTAAGTCTTCTGTATTTGCAGAATACCATCTTGTTACCCAACACTCTGCACCAACCATATGAAACTTTTCATAATGATCATCCATTTCACCATATACGTATTCTTTCTGATTGCGTAGATGTTTATCCCACATAGCTACTTTTTTGCCTTGCGATAATGCAGTGTTTAATAAGTTCCAACCTGTACGTTGTCCTACTACATCAACTGTTTCATCTGTAGCACTAATTGATACTGGATTATATGTTTGATGATCACTTAACGTTTCTTTAGAACGTTCTACCTTAGTAGCTGTCCATTCAATATCATCTAATCTCTCACCAAAGAAAGGTTTCCCTGATTCAGCCCACCATTCAAGATCTATCCACATACATTGTGGATGTAGTTGCCACCATGCTTCTTCTCTATCTAATATATGTCCTACAATAACACAGTCTTTAAATTCTTTACCCCAATAAGGTTTTGTTGCTTCTATAAAGTCTTGTAAAATAATTCCTTGTTTCATAATCATAATATTTGTGAATCCATTATCCAACCCTTGCTGACATAAGTCTACAAAGTCATATGATGATACTTGTTTTATTTTTCTATATTTGATAGAATAAAAATCTAATAAATTAGCAGTAGTTGCTTCTACAATTTTATCACTTATTTTGTCGTTGAGTAACCACCCTATTCCACAGTCCTGTGGAAGTTTATCGGGCCCGTGTGGTAATATAAAATTTTTCATTGTTTTCCTTTTATGGTGTTGACTTTGTGGGTATTTTGTTTTATAATAAATATCATTAACAAAGTATATTACTATTTACCATCTGTAATAAACTAGTAAATAAGATAAAAAAGAAGTTGACATTATGAACATTAGATGTTATATTAGTAACATAATTAAGGAGAGCGGATATGATTAATAGTAGACAAATAGTAGAGATTTTAAATGATGAAATCAACAAAGTAGACAACGAGTCTATCCGTACAGCACTACAGAAGGTTAAGGACAGAATTGAGATTCTAGAAGAAATTGAATACGTTAACATGTACAAACAGCCCGTATACGATGAAACTGAATCAAAAAGTAAAACAAAGCAAAAGGCTGCAGAAGAATTTGAAAAGTTTTTTAAATGATAGTAGACTATAGCGAGGTTCTAAACAAAATTGAAGTACTTACGGAAACAGTGAAAGTGATCCGGAGTCGTATACAAGAACACGACACCGGACACTTATACACAACAATAAGTACATTAGAAGAATACATAGAAGAACTAAACTCGCAATTAAAAATCCTCGAAACAACAGAGTAGAACATGAAACTTAAAGACCTCAAAATGGAGGAAACCAAATTTCCGAATGGTGTGCAAGCACTTGTAAAGTTTGGCCCTCATTACGAACTAAGCATTGTTCGAAGCGACATATCCTATGGCGGTAAAAGTGGACTATATGAAATTGGTGTCTTTTTAGATAACAAAATGATAGCACTACCAAGTATTACCGAACAAGGCGATACTGTCAAAGGATACCTCACCGAAGAAAACGTGGATAGCATTATCAAGTCCATGACAGACCTTACAAAGAGAGAACCCACACAACTATAAACACTTATCTGCTCTTAGCTCAGCTGGATAGAGCAACTGCCTTCTAAGCAGTAGGTCACAGGTTCGAATCCTGTAGAGCAGGCCAATTTAGCCTCCTTGATGGAATAGGTAGACATAACAGACTTAAAATCTGTGGCCATAATGGCGTCCCGGTTCGAGTCCGGGAGGAGGCACCAGAATACTCTTGTAGCATAGCGGTCTAATGCCACCCGCTCATAACGGGTCGATCGTAGGTTCGAATCCTACCGGGAGTACCAAAACAAAGGATAGTCAATGTATAAAGTAACAGCATGGTTTAAAGATAAAAAAATATCTAAAGAGTTTCATAACGTACTTGATGCTATTGAATATAGAGATGATGTGGACGCACATTATCCAACAAAAGTAATATTTAGAAAGGTAATATCAATGAGAGAATTTATTTACAACAGTTGGAATGTAGTAATGGATCATAAGAAGAATCCACTTAGCAACATTCCAGATTTCAGTACACGACATATGATTATGCAGGTATTAGCATGGATGTGGTGTATTGTGTTTGCCATTATCGTAGGTAGCATGTGGGCAGGAGTGTTTAGTATGATTCTACACGCACTACTATTAGCCGCAGTTGCAATAACAGTAGCAACATTCGAAACAGCAAAACATAAGCCACAATACTTTGGAGGCTTTGGCCGTGGAAAAGGTGGAGAGCATGAGTAACCCAAACGAAGCAGGCAATAATAAAGGTGCTATCTTAGCATTTTTTATTATTGCATTTATGATGATTGGCACACCAATCATTATTGGAACCACAATGGGTTGGTTTAATCTATTTGGTATTCTAGGATTGTAATATGTGGGTACTAGTTTTTATATATTTTTATGATGCAGTGCCTTATGTTGAAGCAGTAACAACTCATAATAGTATGACAGACTGTTTCTTTGCTAGAGAAGCACTAGCTGATGAAGTAGGCAAAGGTGATGGTTATTTCAAAGCAGGACAGCAAGCCGTCTGTATAAACATGAATCAGTCATAAATAAATGCTAAAAGTTGCATGAAGCATCTATAACTATGGAGGGTTATGAAATTATACAAGAATTTTATAGGCCACGAAACACAACCAAAAAAGACAAGCATAGGAAATAATCACTCAAGAACAAAATTCAGTTCTATGAATAAAAGCAAAAAACGTTCATATAAGAAGTATAAAGGACAAGGTAAGTAATGGCTGGATATAAAGCTCAAACTACAACGCCAAAGTCTAATAACTGGAAACGTTACATAGGTGAATACGAAATTAAACCATCAATGTTCTATAGTGCCAAAGGTAAAATGCTATGTGGGTCAGTAAACGGCGAACTAGTAATGGACGAAAACAATCAACCTATACCTTTTGCTTCTATTAAACATACTTCTATTGCTATTGCTAGTAAATAAAAGATATGTTGCTGATCAGCAACTATATTTTACCAGATGCATGTAGTCCGTAGACTATTCCTACGGTAACTAATGATATCACTGTGAGTAATGTAAAAATTGCAACCCCATCCAATATTACTCTTCTTCTTTCTTCTTGTTTATAAAGCGTAGCTTCTCTTTCGGCTTTTATCTTTCTTCTAAGCTCGATGAGTTCCTTCCAAGTTCCGAACCCGTATCTCCAATTTAATAGAGTTTCAAGTTCTTTCTCTTGCTCTCTAATAGCTTTATCGTGCATTAACAATTGTAATGCTTCTTCTTCGATGCTACCTGCGGCAAATAATTTTTTAAATATAGGGGGCTTTTTATTATTTTGTTGACATTTACGTATGTCGCTTACTGCTCCATACCATTTAGACATACTTCCAACTACTTTTTCTAAGTCTTGACCGACGCTGACTGCCGACTTAACAGCCTTAAATGCCATAGTAGCGGCAGAAAATGCGGTAATCGGATCTATAATTGTGTTGTCTCCTTAACTAACTCTCTGTATTTAATGCGTTTTTTTAGCAATTAACTATACTTTTAACCTATAATCGGTTGACTTTTGCACTTTTTTATATTAAACTAAATACTATTAGTTAAAATTTTATGGAGAAATATGATGTCATTTAGACACTCAGCAAAAGACATAAAAAATAAAGTCAAGGTTATTCTTGACAAACTAGAACTTCTTGAGAATGCTGAATCATTGCCTGTAACCGATACAGCAACAATGACGTACCTAGTAGATGATATTAGAGCATTGGCAAGGGAGATAGCTAACGATTCAGAAAATAACAGTTAGCTAAAACAAAAAAAGGAGATCATTATGATTGAATGGATTAAAAATAGACTAGCAGAACGTACATCATGGGATGGTGGCGCTCTAATCGCAGTAGGCGTAGTAATGCTTCTAGCACCAGTTGATTTAGTAGCATACGCGGCAATCGTGTACGGTGCTTTCACACTACTAAAAGGTGAGTAAGTAAACTATGCAATTTGATTTTAAAGTAGAGCAAGTTGCAGAACTACTACCACGTATAAGTGCTCAAACATGGTTTGATGCAATGAGTAGAGTTTTGCCCAAGTGGGATATTAATACAGTTGATCGGGTGGCTGGGTTTATAGCACAGACATCACATGAGTCGGCTGGGTATTCCGTTCTAACAGAGAATCTAAATTATAGTGCAGATGCACTTGATAAGATTTTCCCAAAGTACTTTAAACGTGCAGGAAGAAATGCACAAGACTATCATAGGCAACCTGAAAAGATTGCCAATGTAATTTATGCAAATCGTATGGATAATGGAGATACAGAAAGCGGTGATGGCTGGACCTTTAGAGGTGGCGGCATATTACAACTTACTGGTAGATTTAATTATACACAATTTGCTGAAGTAGAAGGTATGAATCCATATGAAGCAACAGAATTTGTTCGTACTCCAATTGGAGCGTTAGCAAGTGCTTGTTGGTTTTGGGATTCAAACAACATTAATCGTTATTGTGATAACCAAGATATTCTTGGAATGACTAAACGTATTAATGGTGGTACTATAGGATTAGAAGATCGCAAGAAACATTATGCACATGCATTAGAAGTTCTTGGTGGACATTATGAACCAAGAGAAACATATGAAACCGTTCGCAAAGGTAGCAGAGGAAATACTGTTAAAAAATTACAGGAAGCCCTTGGCACTGGAGCAGACGGAATATTTGGGTCTGGAACAGAAGTAAAACTAAAAGATTGGCAACGAGCAAACGGTCTGGTAGCAGATGGTATTGCTGGTCCAAATACTTTAGCAAAACTTCTTGGCTCATAATATCAACTAAAGGTTTATTGGAAAGTGAGTAATGATAATGATTTACAAAGAAGACAAGGTATATACAAAGAGTATACTAAAGTCGACCACGGTAATGCGTGGTGTCCAATACCTTTCAACGCTATAAGTTTTCACCCCACCGGTGTATTAACTCGTTGTATGATGAGCGATGTACCGATGGGGGAAGACTACGACAGTAAAGAAATGCAAAAACTTCGAACTGATATGCTTAATGGTGTATGGGATAAAGAAGGTTGTATTAACTGCCTTAAAAAAGAAGAACAAGGCAACATTAGTCAAAGACAAAAATGGTTACAACGTAATCCAGACGATTTTAGAAACACAGATGGATATATGAATCCAAAAGTAACAGGAAACCCTGTTAATCATATGTTTATAAATTACAGTAATATTTGTAATTTTAAATGTAGAATGTGTAGCCCAGGTTATAGTAATAGTCTCATACCTGAACATAAACATTTAAATACACTTGGTTTAGCAAGAAAAGTAAAACCAGAGATTATTAAAAATAGAAATTTTATTAATACATACCTAAGAGAACATCCAGAGAAATTAGATAGTCTATCAAGTATATGGATAACAGGCGGCGAACCATTTATGGACGACAACTGTTTTGATTTAATGGATATATTAAACGAATATGATAAATCTTGGGATATGGATGTTGTTATTACTACAAATGGATCTAAAGTAGATTTAGATAAGTTACAAAAGTTTGAAAACTTAAAATGGTTTGAATTAGATTTAAGTATTGATGCGGCTAGTAACATGTTTGAATATATGCGTAGCGATGGATTATATACATGGCAACAAATGCGTTCATTAATAGATGACCTTAAACATTTTAAGAAGCAAAATGATGGTTGGTTTAACATGTGTTTCAATGCAAGCATACAAGCATACAACTTTGATACAGTAACAGAATTTAATGAATTGTGTGTAGATGCAGGTGCACTAAATAATACTAGGATGTTAATTTTTCCTGAACACCTTAGACTAAATGTATTACCAACAGATATACGTATGAAGGAATATGAAAAAATTAAAGACTATAAGATAGTTAATGATCCAAGATTTCAAAGAACTTTTGATGACGTACTTAAAAACTTACAAGCACCACAAGCAAATCAAGATATGATAGACAAGTTTAAAGCCTTCACAAAAGCACAAGATAAATATAGGAATAAAACAATGCATGATTATCATAGCATTTTAGGTAACTTTATATACAATGAATAATCCAACAGACATAAACAAAGATAAATTTATTATACCTGCCAAGGATATTGTAACAAAAGTAGTTGAAGATGATAACTGGAAAAACCTACACAGTAAAAGTTGGTGTCCAGTTCCATTTAATACTATTAGTTGGCATCCTTCAGGCGTTGTAAGTCGTTGCATGATGAGTGATGACGACATGGGCGAGAGCCACGACAGTAAAGAAATGCAAACATTACGTCAAAACATGCTTGACGGTAAATGGGATACTTATGGATGTACCAACTGTTTGAATAGAGAAAAGAACGGACAAAAAAGTCAACGTATGAATTGGCTTGGAAAGAAGATGATGGATCAGTTAGGCAACCCTGAACCATATCGTACTCCAAAGTTAGTAGGAAATGACATAAGCCATTTATTTGTAAACTTTAGTAATGTGTGTAACTTTAAATGTAGAATGTGTAGTCCAAATTACAGCAACAGTTTAATACCTGAAGCTAAACACATGAACAGTAAGTTTCCTAGAGAATATAAAAAGTTTCAATGGTCTAACCCAAAAAACTTTAACAGTATTATTCCATATTTAGAAAAGAATCCTACAGTACTAAAAGGTATCAGAAGTATTTGGATGACAGGTGGAGAACCATTTATGGATGATAGTCCATATAGGTTAATGGAACTTATTGAAGAACACGGATACCCAGAAAAAATTAAAATGGTTATTACTACAAATGGATCAAAAGTAAATGTAGAAAAATTAGGACTATTTCATAAACTAAAAAAACTTACATTAGATATTAGTATTGATGCCGCTGGTCCAATGTTTGAATACATGCGTAGTAACGGTGTATTTACTTGGAGCCAAATGGAAGAACAATGTGGTAAGCTATCTAAGTTTGCACAAGAAAACAAATGGTTTGGTGTTCAAATTAATGCTAGTTACCAAATATTTAATTATGATAATACACTAGACTTTTTAGATTTTGTATATGATCATAAAGCTGATAGTAATTTAAGACTAGTAGTATTTCCAGCACATTTAAGATCTGGAAACTTACCAGATTCTTATAAAAAACATGCACACAATATAATTAACAAAGCAGAACTAAGATATCATAATAAAGACACACATAATATTAGAACACTTAATGATATGAGAAAAGCATTAGATACAAAAGAACATCATTTATCTGTATTCCAAGAACTTGTACGTGAACAGGATAAATTTAGAGATGTATACTTGTATGATTATAATCCAGATTTAGCAGAAATAATTTACGGACCAAAACAACCATGCCTATTTTAGAAAGACCAAAACCAGAAGCATTTTCAATAATACATCCTTCAGGATTACCAGGTGAATTTATCTCTTGGTTAATTCAAAGACATGAAGGATTTGCACAAGTACCTGACATGGATATGAGAAAAGAAAATCCTACTGGTACAGATATGATAGGACATCAAGGTAGAAGTTGGAGACCTGAAACATTTCATTGTGAAAATAAATTTGGTGATAAGTGGATAAATGAAGTACATCCATTTGATGACCAAATTGAAGCGGCACTAAGACAAGGAGTAGGTGATTTTACAAAACTTGTGTTTAGACTTAATCCATATCATTACTTAAATTATGCATTGTCTAGATTTGATATTATACATAATAAAGATACTAATGTAACAACACATATTGTACTTGATTGTGATCAAGAAGAACTAGCAGATATGTTTGCCATATGTGTAGGAACTGATCATAATTTACCATATGAAAGAACAATTGCTCCAGATACATTTCATCTTGCACAGCCATTAAAGTTTAAAGATCATTACGAAGAATATATCCATTATAAAATGGAATTTGAAGCCAAAGGTATTGCAATACACAAAATTGATATTGGAGAAATCTTTAGGCACAAACCTATGGAATATTATAGATTATGCGATATTATAAATTCCCCGCCATTGCCAAACTGGAGAGAACTAGTAACAACCTATTCTGATATACTGTTTGATGGCATTAAAATTCCCGATTGACAAATAGACAAATTTACGCTATACTGTAAGAACAATAAATTTACTTTGGAGCGTAAAATGAGTATGCATCTAGTTGGTCCTTATATGACCACAACAAATTATAATCGTAAAAAGAAGCAGAAAAAAATGTCTGCAAATCAAGAACAAAAATTGATAGTACAATGGCGTAAGCACAATAAAGATTGTCGCAAACGTAATATTCTATATGCACAGTTTGAGAAGTTTGATGATTACGTTGCATATTGTAATGGTACATACAAAGCACCAACACGTAAAAATGTAAAAGCAGAACCGTATGTTCCTCCAAAACTTAATAGAGAAACACCAGACTATCCTAGTCTTAGTAATAACATCGGTGGTTCAACTGCACGTAAAGAATCTATGAAATACACAGGCGAACGTAAACTTGTTGGTATTGCAACTATGCACAAAAGTAACATGGTTCCCATATTTGAAGATAACAAAGAAGAAGCAATTGAAATTGCTAGAATGAGACGTTAATGGATCAAGTATGGAGTGTAACAATCAATGGTAAAAATGATTGTGTTGTGTTAACTGACTTTGAAGCAATGCAAGTAAAGATGAAGTTTATGCCTGATATTGAAATGTTCAATATGACAGAAAAGCATGGACTAAAACCTGAGTTTTTACACAAAGAAGAACGTATGCAGTATTATCCACAAGAGCATGATAATTGGATATGGACAGGTCCACTTCCTCAGCCACCATATCAAAAAGGCGTTGGTCCTGGACAGTATGGCGGAGCCGCAAAAATGGTATGGAATTTTGACGATCTAATGGCAATGTAGCTATAAAATAATTCACATAAAAATACAATTAGTGGTTGACTTCTCAGCCAAGATGTCTTATAATATAAACATAATCAGAAACAAAGTAGAGAAGTTATGAATAATAAGATAGTTTTGACTGACGCAGACGGAGTATTGCTTGATTGGGAAGTCGACTTTAATAAGTGGATGGCTAAAAAAGGTTATACTAAAAAAGTAAATGACGTATACGAAATGGAAGTAGCATACGGATTAAGTAAGTTTAAATGTAAAAAACTTGTAAAAGAATTTAATAATTGTGCATGGGTAAAGTACTTGCCAGCTTTTAGAGATGCTAGAAGCGGTGTTGCACATTTGGTAGAAGCAGGATACAAATTTCATTGTATTACTTCTCTTAGCTTAGATGAAAAAGCTGGTAAACTAAGAAAAACAAATTTAGAAGCTATTTTTGGTAAAAATGTATTTGAAGAAGTTATTTGTTTAGATACAGGTGCAGATAAAGATGATGCACTAGAACCTTACAAAGATAGTGGATTGTATTGGATTGAGGACAAAACAGCAAATGCTAACTTAGGAGCTAAGTTAGGTCTAAAAAGTTTGCTCATTAATCATACTCATAATGAGAAGCAAGATACGGTAGACGGTGTTGTGCGAGTAGGCAACTGGGCACAGATAGTTGACATTGTTGTCAACGTTTAATTAGTCTTCGTCACCGTAAATTGATAGAACCTCAGTAACAGCAATATGTCGTTCAACGTCTTGTCTAGAAAAACTAACTACGCCGATAATATTACTACCTTTTTGTTCTAATAGTTTTACGAAATTTTTAAGACCGTTGTCTTCAAAACCACGGTCGTGTTGTGCTAAGTCTCCTGTTACAATAATTTTAGAATTCTCGCCAATACGTGTTAATAACATCTTCATTTGAGATGGTGTCGCATTTTGCATTTCGTCTGCTATAATCCAAGAATTCTTAAAAGTTCTACCACGCATGTATGCTAGTGGTGCAATTTCGATTACATTGTCTGCAATCATACTTTCAATGGTTTTTGGTGACCAATATTCTTCCATTACATCGAATATAGGTCTTGTCCATGGTGCCATTTTCTCTACCAATGTACCTGGTAGGAAACCATGTTGTTCATCAACTGATACAGCTGGTCTTGTAATAACGATTTTTTCGCATAAGCCTGTGTTGTAAGCATCAATAGCCGCAAGTACACCTAGTAATGTTTTACCGGTACCTGCTGGTCCCATTGCAAACACAATATTTTTTTTGTTATTATCTAACATTTCGCAGTAATCTTCTTGTGCTATATTGCGTGGTACAATTGTTACGTGCTTTTTGCGTTGTCTATGTTCGTTTACTGAAATTACATTACTGTGATCGTTGTAATGTTGTTGATGTTGTTGTTTTTTTGTTTTTCGAGCTCGTTTAGCCATTATAACTCCTATTTGGGTAAGAGGCCCATGTTGCCTGCTCATATGTATTTAACAATTGTGTGTGGCTATTATGTAAGTAGATAACAAGGTTGACCTTTAAGATATAACTGTCATAAATAAGTATAAGACAAAGGAATAATTTATTATGGATCAAAATTATATATTAGATACACTAAAAGCAAATACAAGTAGAGATTCTGCATTAGAAACTCTAATGGATATGGAACGTGTTATAGATACGTCAAATATCTATGCTTATGCAAATTGGATTGAAGGTGAGATTGTAGAAGGTCCACATATTGATAGATATTGGGCAACAATGACACTTATGTATCCACGTAAACTAATGCCAGATCCAGTAGGTGCTGAACGACTAATTAAAAACGGATGCAAAGTATATTATGCAGAAGAAGAATTGGTTTCAGCGGCAAAGATTAAATCACCGGATGATATTGAACAAACAGATGGCGCAGATGGTAAAAGACCAGGACAAACACGTGCTAAAAAAGTTATTACACCAATTTGGTTAGTAACAATTGTTGTTCCTAGAAAACATATGGAAGATATTGAAGCAAATAAATTACGTGTTGATGATCAAAACATTAATAGTGACAAAGTAGAACAAGCCGCTGTTGATGAAAATGATGACATCCAACCGGAGGAAATGTAATGAGTATACAACACAACGATCTTGAAGATTTATTAATAACTACATTTAGCATAGACCAATTTAAAAGCAAAGTTGGAAAAGATGAAAACGTTGTAGTTGTCGCATTTGATGTTAAAGATGCAGACCCAGCAAAAGATTTAAGCCAGTTCATTGAAACAGGACATGATACAATTGATGTTGATGCTTCTGTAGGACCGGACAAAGATGGTAACTATAAAGTGTATGTTGAACTAGAAAGAAATAGTAAACTGTTTGACGCAGTTGATAAAATTTTAAAAGATATTTCTAGAGTAGACAATACTGCCAGTAGTTTTAGATTTCTTGCATACAAGCAAGACACACCAATGGATTGGAATAAAGAAAATTTTGAGAAATCAGTTTATTCTAGTAGCTATGATTATACAGTAGCAACTAATCCTGAAGCACATAAGATTGCTGAAAGAATGAAGTTTCTCAACAAGTACTAATTGTCAAAGGTATAAGTAATATTATGTTTACAAAACTAAAAGTCTATATTATAATGTTTGCAGCTTTCGCAATGTTTGCAGGACTAGCTTATTGGTATTATCAAGATACACAAAAAGCTATAAAACAATATGCTGAAAATCAAGCCAAACTTGAAACCAGCCTAACTATACAAAAGTCAGCAACAGAAAGTTTACAAAACAGTTTAAAAGTTATGAGCGAAACACTTACACAATTAAATGAAGATTTTGCAGAGAGTAGACAAAAAACAAAAGAATTAGAAACAATGTTCAATCAAGATAAACAAGGAAACAAACGTGACTTTGGAGAACTTACAATAGAAGCACCAGAGTATATTGAAGGTCAAATTAACAAAGGATCAAATGAAGTGTTTAGATGTGTTGAATTATTAAGTGGACAAGAGGCCAAAGAAGGAGAAGCAGATGACAAAGAGTTTATTGATTGCATTAATGGCAACAATGATGCTGACAGCATGCAGTAGTATACCGCAAGTACTTAAAATTGACACTGCTCCTGTAAAGAAGCCAGAATTAATAGTACCTAAAGTTGACAAGTATGTAGCAAGACCGATTGAATGGATAGTTATTACTCCAGAGAATGTTGATGAAGTATTCAACAAACTTAAAGATAATAAAACTGATCTTGTACTTTATGCAGTTGTTGATGATGGTTATCAGAACCTAACATTAAACATGGCAGATATTCTTAAATTGTTAAAACAACAACAATCTATTATCGCGGCATATAAAAAGTACAACAATGAAGACTTACAATAACCCTTGGTTTATTTTAGGAGTAGAACCCAACGCCTCACTAAGAGAAGTAAAGCAAGCCTATAAGAAATTAGCATTAAAAAATCATCCAGACAAAGGCGGTACAATCGCTGAATGGTTAGAAATTAGTCAAGCATATGATACTATTTCTGAGCAGAAACATGTACCTATTGTAAAAGTGTCTGATACTAAGATGTTTAATATTGGATTATCAATTGAACAACAAATTTTAGGTATAAATAATTATATAGAAGTAGAAGACGAAGAAGAATTATTCATAAAAGTAAATATTCCCCCAGGAGCAGTAGCAGGCGATAAGTTTAATGTTGTTAATAAAGGCAAAAAATACATAATAAATGTTAAAGAATTGGCAGATAAAGTCTTTACAAGACAAGGAAATAATATTATAATGTATAAAACATTAGATATAATAGATGTAATGAAAAGGAATTCATTTGTTATATTAACACCATTAGGTGATTACTGCGAATTAAATATTCCCCCTGAAACAGAAACAGGAACTATTATTAGTGTTAAGGGTCAGGGATTGTATAACAGAAAGACAAAGAAGAGAGGAAGTTTAAGAGTAAACATTAGTGTAAAGATACCTCACATAACTGAATCTAATATTAACGATTTTATAAAAAGGCTAAAAGATGACAGACATTGAAAAAATAGTAATAACAGCAATTAACTTAGCTAAGAAGTTCAAACACGAATATGTTACAATAGAACACTTAGCCGCAGTGATTCTAGACGACCCACATGTAATAGCAATGTGTTACGAAATTAATGCAGATGCAGAAAGTTTGCAAATTGCATTAATTGAATACTTAGAAAAAGAATGTAAAGAATTAGTAAAAAATACTAAAGAAGAACCAAATCCTGCTAAGACACAAATGTTAGAACGTGTATTTAATCGTGCGTTAACACAAGCATTGTTTCAAGGCAAAAAAGTAATTAACCAACTTGACTTAGTATTGAGTATACTAGGTGAAGAACATAGTGTGTCATCTAAATATGCAGAACAATTGGGCCTAAACAAAAACAAAGTAATGAGTTGGATGCAAGATACAGCCGCAATGAAAGATGAACAAATCTTTGGACCAGTAGATGGTATGGCTGCAGGTATGCCAGGACCAGGCGGTCAGAGAGCAGTAACTCCACGTGAAGTATTAAAACAATTTTGTAATAATTTAAATGAAGAAAGCCAAGATTATGATGATTTAATTGGCCGTAGAAAAGAATTAAAAGACCTAGTACAAACAGTAGCACGTAAGAAAAAATCTAATGCTATTTTAACAGGTGGAAGTGGTGTTGGTAAAACAGCAGTTGTACAAGGATTAGCAAAACTTATTGTAGAAGGTAACGTTCCAGACATTATTAAAGACAAGGTTGTATGGGAATTAGATATGACTAAGTTAGTTGCTGGTACCAAATATAGAGGTGACTTTGAAGAACGTATGAAACAATTAGGCGAAGCATTAATTAAAGAGCCTAACATTATTTTATTCATTGATGAGATACATCAAATTATTGGAGCAGGTAGTACAAATGGTACTATGGATGCTGGTAATATGTTAAAGCCTGCATTGAGTAGTGGAAAACTAAAAGTTATTGGTGCTACAACAGACGAAGAATATAGAAAAGTATTTGAAAAAGAAAGTGCATTGGCACGTAGGTTTACAAAAGTTGTATGTGATGAGCCTAATATAATTGAGGCAAAAGAAGTAGTTAGAGGTACAATGATATCTTATGAACATTATCACAATGTTAGTATTACTGAAGATGCCGCAGAATTAGCAGTTGAACTAAGTGACCAATATATCTTTAACAAGAAATTACCAGACAAAGCATTTGATATACTTGATAGAGCATGTGCATTTAATAGAATTTTACCAGAAGCAGATCGCTTAACTATTATAGGCGAAGAAGAAATTAGAGCAGAGGTAGCAAGACTTACAGGAATACCAAAAGAACATTTAGGTAACGTAGAAGATAAACAGACTGTAACAAAACATACAGAAGTTAAAACATTTTTAGAAAGTACAGTATTTGGACAACAACCAGCAGTTGATCGTGTAGTAGATAGTATTACAGTTAGCATGGCTGGATTAAAAGATCCTACTAAACCTGTTGCTAGTTATTTGTTTACGGGTCCAACAGGTGTTGGTAAAACAGAACTTGCTAAACGTCTAGCACAAGCAATGAGTATGAAACTTGTACGTTATGATATGGCAGAATATCAAGAACGTCATACAGTATCAAAACTAATTGGATCACCTCCAGGCTATGTAGGACATGGTGATGGTAAAGCAGGAGATGGCTTACTAATAAGTCATCTAGAAGATAATCCAAATTGCTTATTGTTATTAGATGAAGTAGAAAAAGCACACCCTGACTTAATGAGTGTATTGTTAAGTTTACTTGATGAAGGTACACTTACGAGCAGTACAGGTAAAGTAGTAAGTGCTAAAAATGCAATTATTATTATGACTAGTAACCTAGGTGCAAAAGATGCGGCAATTGCTACAATTGGATTCAACGAAGAAACATTTAATGCAAAAGCAGTTGATGATGCAGTAAACAATTACTTTGCTCCAGAGTTTAGAAATAGATTAGATGGAATTGTTAAATTTAACGCACTAGAGCAAAATGATATGAAACGTATTGTTATTAAGTTCTTAGGAGAATTAGAATCATATGTTGAAGGTAGAAATATTGTATTACAGTGGGGACCAGGATTATTAGCCATGCTAGAAGATAAAGGGTACGATCCTACAATGGGTGCAAGACCACTACAACGAGTAATCAACGAATCAGTAAAATTACCATTAGCAAAATATCTACTTAATAATGAAGGCGAGTTTACATTGGAGCTTGATTGGCAAAAAGACAAGTTACTTATTAATGGAAAATAATGTATTTCCATCGCAGTCATTATATTACAGATACTTTGATACATGTATTAAATTTCTAGACCTGCCGTTTAACTACGTTTTCAATTATCCTAAAATAGGATTAGATGGTCAAACAATATGGCGTGGTGTTAAAACAAAAAAATCAGAAACAACATATAATTTAGCAGTTTATACATCTGACGTTGATATGGTTGATCAGATAAAATCTGATGATTTCTTATATAGAAAAATAGATAAAATACACGAACCAATAAGTGATACACATAAAAAACTATTATACGAAAAAGATAGAAGTGTTGTTATACGTGATAAGTTATGGTATAACAACTACAAACATAAACTAATAAGTTGGCCAAAGTATGGTGTTGGTACACTAGAAAAAGACAATGCTACTATAAAATGGATATATGATAACTTTGATTTCCATGATAGACGTATAGTACACATTAGATACTTTATGCATAGAAATAGAGAAAGTGTTCCAATTGTGTTTTGCAACAGTGAAGAAACAATGATGTTGTTTAAACTATCACATAGCGATGATCTTAATATTAGAATTGAAACAGTTATCCAGTATAAAGAATTGCGAAATTGATAAATACTTGTAAGATTAAAGGAGATTATCTATGTCTGGATCTATTATAGTTCTAACAAACAAAAACGAACTTGATTATACAAGTGAAATGGTTAAAGGTGACGGCTACTACGGTTTTGCCGATGGCTTGCATACTATGAGTTTTCATGTGGTAAACTTTACTGGAAGAATACACCTAGAGGCAACAATTGTTGAAAACCCAGGTGCTAACGATTGGTTTCCAATTGAACTAGATACAATTACTCCATACTTACAGTTTACAGCACAAACAGCTACTAGAGGCACTAGCTTTGAAGGTAACTTTGTCTATCTACGTGCAAAAGTTGATAGATCATACTTAGGGGCAAACGCATATGACCCTGCATTACATGGTGTAGTTGATAAGATAGTAATTCTAATTTAAGGGGAAATTAACTTGGCGATTAAAGCATTTAGTGGAGCGGTATCAACTCAACCATTACCAGATTTTAACCTAAATAATATTGTTGATGGCGATATATTAATTTATAATACAGCCACTAAATCATTTATTAACAGTAACGGTAGCTTTGCAACATTAGCAGAAGTTAACCAATTAATTGCTAATATTAATGGTGGTGGAAGTGTTGATTTAAGTGCATATCACACTATTGAAAATTTTAATACAGCTAAAGCAGCTCTTGATGCAGCCATAGCACTTAAAGCAGATAAGACCTACGTAGACGCTCAAATAGCGGGTATAAGCAACGGTAATGTAGATTTAAGCAACTATGTAACCACCGGTGCATTAAGTAGTGCATTGCTTAATTATAACACTAGTACACAAACTACAGGCGAAATTAATACAGCTATTGCTAACGCTACGTTCTTTGATGGTGATTATAATAACTTACATAATACACCTACTATTCCAACGTTAACAGGTTATGCAACTCAGTTATGGGTACAGCAACAAATTAATGCAATAGATAATAGTGGAAATGTTGACTTATCAAATTATGTAACTACTACAGCATTAAACACAGCATTATCAAATTTAAGTATACCAACTGATGTAAGTGACTTAACAGATACTACTAATTTATTAAATAGTGGATCAGGTGGTGGTATTAGTACTGCACAATTAAATGCAGCCATTGCTGTTGAAGAAACTCGTGCATTAACAGCAGAAGCATCTTTACAAACACAGATTAATGATAAAGCATCAACATCATATGTTGATCAACAAATTGCTAACGTTTCAAGTGGTGGAAGTGTTGACCTAAGTAGTTATGTAACTGAAACAGAATTACAAACTGAATTAGCAAATTATCAACCATCAATAGACTTATCAAATTATTATACTAAAACACAAGTAGATGGATTAATTCCAACAGCGTTTAGTGGAGACTATAACGATTTAACAAACAAGCCAACTATACCAACAGCGTTTAGTGGTGACTATGCTGACTTAACAAACAAACCAACTATACCTGATACATCAACGTTTATAAGCGAAACAGCAATTGATAGTAAAATTGCAAGTGCAATATCAGGTGGAACAATTGATTTAAGTAACTACGTTACAGATACAGAACTTGCTACAGCAATTAGTAATGCTACATTAGGCGGCGGTGTAACTACAATAGGCGCATTAACAGATGTTGCTATAGATGGAACAGAAACAACTAACCACGTATTAATGTATAACGCAGTTAATAGTTTATGGGAGAATGTTGACTTAGATGAAACATTTGCAACAAAACAATATGTAACAGATGAACTAGTACAAGCAGTATCAAACGGTACTGTAGACTTAGCAGGATATGCTTCAGAGTCATGGGTTACACAAAAACTAGTAGAACGTGGAGATCACTTCAGTGGTAATTATAACGATTTAGTAAATACACCAATATTATTCTCAGGTGATTATACAGACTTAATTAATAAACCTGCATCAAATGCAGATTTAAGTTTACAACTTATAGGACAAGACTTACAGCTTTTAAATGTTGAACCAGACCCAGATACGGTTATTAGCACAGTAAGTTTATCTTCGTTAGGTGATGCAATTGCGTCAAACATAGATTACGCAGACTTACAAAATTTACCTAACTTGTTTAGCGGTGATTATAACGACCTAGTTAATAGACCAAATTTATTCTCAGGTAGTTATCCTGACTTAGCTAACAAACCTTATATACCAAGTATAGCAGGTTTAGCTACAGAAACTTATGTAAATGATAAATGGGCAGAGCCAGAAATTACTGGTGATAGGTTCTTTACACATAATGTTACTCAAGTAGCAAAAGTATCAAATGTAGTAGCGGCAACAGCAGAAAATTATGTTATGTCAATTATTACAACAGATGCTACACCAACAGAAGCTCTTTTAACTACAGGAAGCAGAATTGTTATTGATGATAATAGTACTGTGATGTACAAAGTACATATTGTAGGCAGTGATGGAACAGATCATTGCGGATTTAAATTGCAAGGAATTATTAATAAAACTAGTGGTACATTAGCATTAGTAGGTAGTCCAAGCAAAGAAACGTTAGAAGATACAACGCAAATATGGACAGGATCAGTAGAAGCAGACATTACAAATAGCAGTTTAAAGATAATTGTTACTGGAGATACTGCAAAAACTGTACAATGGACTATATTTGTTGAACAAAACTCAGTCAAAAGATAACTTTTTGATAAATAAGTATAGTAGCAAAAGCTACAGACAATTAAAAATACATTTTTAGGAGAAATTAAAATGGCAACAAGAAATCCAGCAAACGTTATCGAATTCGGTAAGTTTAACTACGGTGCTCCAATTACTTCTTGGACTATCACAGCAGCAGCAGATGTTTCAGGCGAAACAGCTCCAGGTGAAGACATGGAAGCAATTTTAGAGTGTGTATCTCAAAAAGGTACAGTAATCGGTCTTTCAGATCACGCAACAGGCGGAACAGTATTCACAGTAGCAGTTGAAAACAGCTCTTGGACACAAGCAGATCTAGAAGCAGCACTACAAGCATTAGCACTAGGCACAGCCGGCGCAATGACAGTAGCGTAAGTTACCCAGTTACAATAATTTAAAAGAAACCCAGTTTTAGAAATAGAACTGGGTTTTTTTACGACCAACTAAAAGTTAATATTTAAAACGCTATTGTTAATAATTTTATTTAAGATGATAAATATATGTGTAACAAAGAGTTTTGTTACTTCATCGAAGATGATTGCACATTATAACTGAGCAGTTATATTTAACACGTGCAACTCATTATTCCCTTTACAAAAGAGAAAAATGTTTTATTCGTGATTCACAAAGTGAATCCTATTCAAGTAATTAATGGAGAATATTACAATGACTACATCAACACAATTTGTAGAGCAACTACAAAAAGACAACGAAGCACTTTTCGAAGCTTCTAAAATGAACGTGAAAGCGTATTTCGAAAGCAAAGACAATTCAATGGAAGCTCTAGTAGAGCACTTCACAGGTAGAATGGTTAACGAGAGAATGAACATGGTTGAAATCTCACGTCAAGTAGCTAACATGCCTGCTGATGCAGATCCTGTTGAATTACAAAACCTATCTAAGCAAGCGATGGACGAAGCAATCCACTTCCGTATGGTAAAAGAATGCATCGAAAAAATCACTGGTGAAGAACTAAATGTAGCTGAAGCTATGGCAGCTGAAGCAGCTAAGCCAACAGCAAAAGGTGCAGACTTACTAGAAGCTTATGAAGCATCAGATGACGCAGCAGCACTTGCAGTATACCAAATCGTAGCTGAAGGTCGTGCGGCAGCAGTATGGTCACAAATGGCTGAAACAATCGAAGATTCTTTCATCTCTAAATCATATGCTAAAATTGCAAAAGACGAAGGTTTCCACAGCACAATCGGTGCAATGAAACTAGAAGCAATCGCTACAACTCCAGAAGTTCAAGCACACGTGCTTAACATCGTTGACGGAATGCGTAAAGATTTGTTTGACGTATCTTGTGCAAACACAGTTGAAGCAGCTGGATCACGTGATCTAGTTAACGCAGCTTACGGTTGGTAAGTCCAATCAGTTATGAATATTGGGTTAACACAACGCATATTCGTTCATAACAAATTTGAGTATGACTGTCTAGAACACGGTTGGCAACAACTACTAGGCGGTCATACGCTTTTACCTATAGCAAATAATCCTGACCAAGATTTAACAGAATTGGTTAAAAATCTAGACATTGTTATTTTTACAGGAGGTGATGCAAGTCCAAAAAGACTTGTTACTGAAATACGCTTGTTAACAGAATGTTACAAACAAAATAAACCTATACTAGGAGTTTGCCACGGAGCTTTTTTTATTAACGAATTAGAAGAAGGAACTAATATTGAATGTGAAGGACATCATAATACTGAACATGATATTATAATGTACGATAAAACATGCAAGGTAAATAGTTTCCATACTAACAAAATAACAAAAGTTGGTAAAGACTTTGATGTAATTGCTACAACAGTAGACGGAGATGTAGAAGCATTTAAACACAAAACAAAACCAATATGGGGTATTGTGTGGCATCCAGAACGTATGCAAAAAGCTATTTTACCAAACGAATTAGAAAGACTTTTAAATGCAAATTAAAAAACAAATTAAACAATTTTGGAATTGGTATGTTAAATTTTGCGAAGAGACTTGCGAATACGGAGCTTTATGGGATGATGCTAGAGAAAAATCTTTAAAAAATAAAAATAAGGGAAAAGAAAATGATTAAGAAATATATGATGGCATTAATATTAACAATAGTATCATCAGCGACATATGCTGATGTAACTTTAGTAGTGCCTCAAAAAGTTGGAGCTGGTACTAGTGTATGGGCACAGATTGTAGCAATTGAGCTGGAAAAGTTCTTGCCAAACGATCGTGTTACAGTTAGACATATTCCAGGTGCAAAAGGATTACCAGGATTTAATAAATTCCACAACGAACTACAAAATGACGATGACGTACTAATGGTATCAAATGGATCTAACGCAGTTAGTTTTTTAACTGAGCCAGTTGATTATAACTATTCAGAATATGATAGTATTGGCCTTATGAATTTAAATATTATTACAGGTCGATTAATTAATGCAGATATGAATGCAATAAAGTTTCACAGCTACGGCGGACGTCAACCAGAAGTTATGGCAATGGCTATGTTAGTGTGTGGACCGGAAGCAAACCCAGTTGAATGCTTTAATAACAATATTCAATGGATTCCAGGATTTAGTCAAGGCGAAGGCAGACTTGCTTTTAAACGTGGTGAATTAAATGTAACACGTGAAAATCCAGCCGCTTTTATTAAACACATTCAGCCTTATGTTGATAATGGACAAGCAGAAGTATGGTTTACACATGGTATACTACAAGCAGATGGAACACATGCAGATGATCCAAATTATCCAGGTTTACAATTTGAAATACTTTATAAAGAAATATGGGGTATAGAACCTAGTGGAAACTTTTATGATGCTTATAAATTAGCAAAAAGTTTTAGAGATGGTTTACAAAAAGCAATTTGGATTCGTAAAGATAATCCAAACAGAGATAAAATTATAACTGCTATGACTAAAATGGCTAATGATCCAGAATCAGTTGCTAATATACAAGCAAAAGTTGGAAACTATGAATGGTTAATTGGTAAAGATGGCGATGCTCATAGAGATACATTAATGACTTTTATTACTGAAGATGCACTTAAAACACTAGTTGAATTTACTTCTTCTTCACTTAAATTAGAAGCTGAATATAAAGAAGAACTTATAAACCAGCAATAACTGTTTTGGATAAATACTATTAGTTTACACAAGGAGACTAATTTAATGCCAAATACAGATTTAAACAATGACGGTAAAATATCAAAATTGGAAGCATTTCCATATTGGTTTGATAGATTACGTTTATTCCCTCGTGCATTTATTACAATGTACATATACATTTTATATGAAGTAACAAACTGGTTTATGTTATTACCGGACCCTAATATGGCACAAGCAGGTTTAGTTAGTGTTGTAGTTGGAGCAGGTGCAGCATGGTTTGGACTTTATGTAAATAGTACTAGCGAAAACAGTGGTAAAATTGTAGTACAAACAGATACTTCAGCTACTGGAACACGTGGAAGCTACAGCGGTTCAGCAAGTAATCAAGCAGATTATAACGAGCCACCAAAGAATAGGTATTAATTAAATGTATCAACATCATATTATATTAAAAACACAAGAAGTATTAGATAGCGAAACAGCAAAAGACTGGTTAGGAATTTGCAAACGTTTTGCTCCTAGTGGAGTTGTGTTTTCATATCAACATGGTGATCATGAGGTAGCAATGGAATATGGTGTGAGCATGGAGCAAGAAATGCCACATGCTTACACAGTACCACTAACAAGAGATCTAACACCCGATGAGGCATCTATAGTTGTTGCCGCTTGGGACTATAAGTTTATTCCAGATTTTAATATTGAAATTTCTAATCAATATGATACTATGGTAGATTATGAATTAGAAATAGATGACGAAATAACAGAAACTGCTACAGTAGATATGAATAAATGGCATCACAATAGATGGCGTGATGAAATGATGAAAGAAGGTTGGCATTATGGATTATACTTTAGTGAAAAAACTAAATCACATCCAGCATTAAGAGATTGGGATAGTTTGCCAGAAACACATAGAAGAAGTCCCATATTTAATAAAACAGAAATATTGGAATGGCTACGTAAAAACGGCGTCAAATAATGATACTTAATAATAAAAGTTTTATCGTGTTAACTCACGATAATGTTGTAAAACATTCAGACACAGATCAATTAATTAAATTAAATCTAATAGGATTTAAGACATGGTATTGTGAAGTATTTGATCATACAAAAAATATAAATTCACAAAATAAAACAACAGGATTTACTGCATGTAAAAATAAATCACGTACATGCGAAATATCAAACTGTACATGTCCTACAGATATTGACTTACCAAAAGCACAATCAAAAGAAGCACTACAAACACTTAGAGATATAGTAAATTCAGATCCACATTTAGAAGCAGGCAGTTATGATCCAGAAAAAGATGGAAGTATAAAAGCATTAGGATTATATTCTTTATTGAAAAATAAAAAGTTTGTTGTAGATTGGAACTTACTAAGAAGATGTAACTTCAGTTGTACATATTGTGCACCTGATATACATGATTACGATAGTGAATTTCCATCAATGAAACAATTGCAACAAGAATTTAATGATATAATTGTACCTGATAATAAATTAATACATTTTAATTTAAATGGTGGTGAGCCTACAATACATCCTAACATAATGGATATATTAAAAATGTGTCATAGTAAAGGAACTGTAGAAATGTTGTCAAATGGTACAGCATCAGTAAGTAAATATAATGATATACTTGATTATGCTAAAGTTAATATAAGTTTACACCATGAATTAATAAACGAAAAGCACATGGAAAAATTTGTTCAAATAGCTGAACTAAACAAAGGCGAACTTATATTTAAGTATTTTAATACATTTGATGAAGAAAGATTTGCACACTTTTTACACACTCTTAGCACATTCCCACATGTGAGTCTTGTTACAAATAAACGTTTAATACAACGTAGAACTGGTAATAGTAAAAATAGAATATTCCAAACTTAATAATTTCGGTTGACAAATATAAGATATCTTGCTACAATATAAGCATATTATTAATACAACCAGAGGCACGTATGACATTAGGTAAGGTAGGTTTTGCATGCAAGTATTTGCATCCTGATCAGACACAAAAAAAGAAATTGCTAGAAGAAATTCAGCGTCCATTAACAGAGAAATCTACAACTATTCGTTGGCTTAACAATCAAACACGTGATGTGGCTGAACAGCGTCTATATGATATTATGGTTCATAACACACAAGCAGTTTACAACCTTGTTGAATATGTAGGTAATTTACCAGAACATCAACGTATGGTTAGATTAGGTAGCAACCAACTTCCTGCCGCAACACATCCAGACTGGCGTTACTTTTGGAAACGTCCAGAGATAAGACAGTATGCGGCTAAATATTATGGTAGAGCAGGTGAACTTGCACGACAACTAGGTGTGCGTCTTAGTATGCATCCAGGTCAGTTCGTTGTACTAGCAAGTGATACACCAGAAATTGTAGAACGAAGTATAGAGGAGTTTGAATATCATGCGGATATCATCAGGTGGATGGGCTACGGTAAGAAGTGGCAAGACTTCAAGTGTAACGTCCACATCTCCGGTAGACAAGGTCCAGCCGGTATTAAAGTCGCACTTCAACGATTGTCTCCAGAGGCAAGAAACTGTATTACTATTGAAAACGACGAAAACGCATGGGGTCTCGATGCCTCACTTGAACTTGAGAAAGAAGTAGCACTAGTTGTCGACATACACCATCACTGGGTACATAGCGCCGGAGAATATATTACTCCAAGCGATGACCGTATTAAACGTGTCATTGATAGTTGGCGTGGTGTGCGTCCTGCTATGCATTATAGTGTTAGTCGTAAAGATCTATTACAAGGGCATGCAACAGATGTTAAGCCCGACTATGAAAAACTTATTGAACAAGGTTACAAAAAAGCAAAACTGAGAGCACATAGTGATACTATGTGGAATACAGCCGTTAACAAATGGGCAGGCACTTTCCGTAACGATTTTGACATTATGGTAGAAGCTAAGAGTAAGAATCTAGCAAGTATTCCATTTGAAGAGGCAACACATGAAAATAATTGAGTTTTTTAAAAAAAGTTATAAAACAGATAGAACAGCATTTTATGCAGAAATAGTTGAAACTACAGTTCTTATTATAGCAAGTGCTATACTTAGTTTTACTATTTTAGACCCAGCTACAACAATTTTTATACCTTTATACTTAATTGGTAGTATGTTAGCAGTCTTTAGCACATATAGACGTGGTAGTAGTGCTATAGTACTATGTTGTTGGTTTACACTAATGAATGGTTGGGCTTTTATACAATTGTTTATATTGTAATTTAACTTCTGTTATTTGATAAATATAAGTAACAGGAGATTTACAAAATGAGAGTACACAACTTATTTACAGAAACACAATCAGATCAACCAGAAGCCGGCGATATCGTTGGTTTTGAATTTGGTGATATCTTAGTTGAGTCAAGAGTAGTAGAACATTTAGATGACGGTATTGTTGTTGAAATGGACGAAAAAGGCCAACAATATTTAACAGAACTATTACCATTAATACCAGCAGGAATATGGGCCGCAGGTGCGGCATGGACTGCTTATGATACATGGAAGTCAGGTAAAGAATACAAAGATGGCAAAATTAGTAAAGAACAATTAGCCGCTAGAGTAGGAACTGACGTAGCATTAACTATCGTAGGTGGAGCAGTTGCTAAATCCGCAGTTAAAGGTGCTAAGTTTATATGGAAAGGTGGCAAGAAGATATTTTCCGCAGGCGCCGCAGCCGCAGATGATGTAGTTGACGCAGGAACAGATGCCGCTAAGTCATTAGCTAAAAAAGCCGAAGAACCTAAAGTAGATCTAACTCCAAAAGTTAAAGCAGATGCTCCTGTAAAAGTTAAACCAGAATTAAAAGTTGTAGATACTCCAAAAATAAAAAATCCACAGATAGCTGATTTGGCACCAAAAGCGCCAAAGACTCCATTTAAATCTAAACCTAAATTAGCAGTAGACAAAGGTAAAGTAGTGAAACCAAAAGATCCGTCAGCAACAAAGGCTCCGGTTATTGGTAAAATAGATGGTCCACCTAAAATGCCTGCAATGCCTAAAGTACCAAAGGCTCCTAAAATTTTAGATAAACCACCTGTTAAAAAATCACCACCAGCTGTTAAACAACCACCAGCAGGCAAGATTGCTAAACCGGTTGTAAAAACTCCAGTTAAATCACCACCAGTGGCAAAACAACCAGTTATCAAAACTCCAGTTAAAGCACCACCAGTGGCAAAACCAAAAGCACCACCAGTGGCAAAACCAAAAGCACCAAACAAGCCACCAGCAGCAAAACCTAAAAAAGGTAAAGGCAAAACAGCTGGCAGACTTGCAAGACTTGGCGGAGCTGGCTCAGATGGTGCAAGATTTCAAACAAACTTTAAATCACTATTTCAAAGTTATGTACCAGGCGGATTAGAAGAACTTACTGAAGCGGAATATCAAGGACGAACAGTTAAACTAAACAAACCAACAAGAGGTGACGTTAAAAAGTTTAAAGTATATGTCAAGGACCCTAAGACTGGAAACGTTAAGAAAGTAAACTTCGGACACGGCGGTTCAAGTGCTAAATCAAAAGGCGAGAAGACTATGAAAATTAAAAAGTCTAATCCAGCAAGACGTAAGAGCTTTAGAGCAAGACATAATTGTGATAATCCAGGACCTAAGACAAAAGCACGTTATTGGTCGTGCAGAGCTTGGTAGTATGACCAATGAAAATATTTGAAGTAACTGAAGTCAAGGATACAAGTATAATATCACCTGATGTTAAAGAATTAGGCAGTATCTTCGCAAGACATAATTTTGAAATAAGAATTGTTGGCGGAGCAGTTAGAGATGTTGCACTTGGTAAATCACCAAAAGATATTGACTTAGCTACTGATGCTACTCCACAAGAAATGCAAAAAATGTTTGACAGAGCAATGATCAAACATATACCAACCGGTATAGAACATGGAACTATAACAGCCGTTATTAATAACGAACCTTACGAAATTACAACATTAAGATCAGATGAAGAAACTGATGGTAGACATGCTAAGGTAGAATTTGTACGTAGTTGGGAAGAAGATGCTAAACGCAGAGACTTAACATACAACGCTATGAGTATGGATTTAGATGGCGAAATACATGATTACTTTGGTGGTATGGACGACTTACAAGATAAAGTAAGTAAGTTTGTAGGAAATCCAGCAGATAGAATTCAAGAAGATTATTTACGTATATTACGTTACTTCCGTTTCCAAGGAAGATTATCAACTCCTACTTGGGACAAAGAAACACTAGAAGCTATTAGTTCTAATGTAAAAGGACTATCACAAATAAGTGCAGAAAGAATTTGGTCAGAAATGGGCAAAATACTTTCAGGACAAAACGTTGCAAATATATTAGCAACAATAAAAGACACAGGTGCAGCACAAGTAATAGGACTTAATGTAGATAATTTAAACACAGTAAAAGATAATAGTAATCCAATTATAGTATTAGCACAATTAAATAATAGTGTAGACATTGCAAAACGTTGGAAGATGAAAAACACAGAAGCTGATTTATTAAACTTTTTATCTCAAAATAAAGATAATAAACTTGATAAAAAGAAAGTGGAAGATATGATTGCTGATGGTATAGCTAAAGAAAAAATATCAGCACTAGCAGAATTACAAGATCAAAAGAAAATGGCTGATCATGCTATGGTTACATCAGTACCAGAATTTCCTGTAAACGGTGCTGACTTAATTGCTAAAGGTGTACCTCAAGGACCAGAAATTGGTAAAACATTAAATACACTAAAGCAACAATGGAAGCAAAGCAATTTCAAAGCAACTAAACAAGATTTATTAGGTGAAGATATTCAAAGTATACTTGAAGATGTAGGACCTAAATCAGAAATATACGTAGACATGGATGGAGTATTAGCAGACTTCTTTGGAGTATGGAATAAAATGATGGGAGTTAAACATTGGAAAAATATTCCAGATGTTAACAAAGCATTACAAAAAATCAAAGATACAGATGACTTTTGGATTAATTTACCAATGACAAGTAATGCAAAAAATCTATTAAACGCAATTAAGCAGTTTAAAGGAAAATATAATATATTAAGTGCACCTCTTCCAGGAGATCCAAATTCAGAGCCACAGAAGCGTGAATGGATTAAAAAGCATTTAGGTATGTTCCCACCAGCAAAAATTATTATTGACCACAACAAAGCCGCATACGCTAAACAATCTGATGGAACTTCAAATGTATTAATTGATGATTTTGGAGAAAATATTAACAAGTGGCAAAATGCAGGGGGTGTTGGAATACAACATAAGAATATAGAAGTTGGAGATACAATTTCTAAATTGGCACAAACAGTAGACAATAAAGAACCAGTAGAAGAAAACTTTGCAGACGGTAAAGTAAAAGGCAAAAGCAGACCAGGGCGTGTAAAACGTAGTGGTGCTAGTTGTAACGGTAGCGTAACAGAACTAAGAGCCAAAGCAAAAAAAGCCAGCGGTGAGAAAGCTAAAATGTATCACTGGTGTGCTAACATGAAGGCAGGAAAAAAGAAATGAAGATAACCGAAATTACAAATAAGTTATTTGAAAGACTGCCAACATCTGATAAAGAAATGAATTCGTCTAAGCGTAAGAAAGGCGAGTTACCAGGTGACGATAAGTTAGCTACATTTATTGGACCAAAAGCTAAAATATATGATAAAAGCAGAGAAAAACTTGCAAGGAAAATGGAAAAGGAAGGTTGGAGTAGAGTTGATATTTGGTGGGAAACAGGAACGTTTAGAACTCCAAATGGTGATTGGCGACAAGAAGTATCTGATAAAGATCTTAAAATAAAAGATCATGGAGCAAAGATAGGCAAAAAGTATAAATTTAGTGATCTAATTGATCATCCTGAACTTTACAAAGCATATCCATTTTTAAAAGATTACAATATTATAGTAGATGATTTAGAAGATTCAGAAGATGGTGGCAAAACATTAGGACAATGGGATGCTGGTACAAAAACAATAACCATGAGTCCAGATAGTCTTAATAGATTTACTGCCGTTCATGAATTACAGCATGCAATACAAAACGTAGAAAAACCTGAAGATAATAAATTCAGAGGTATCACAGATAAAATTCAAGCAGATGTTCCTAGTCTAAATACTCATTATAAAGCATATGCAGCTTACCATAAAGAAATGATGGCTAGGGTAGCTGAAAAGAGAATAGATTATGACGAATGGCAATTGAAAATGAACCCTCCTACAAATACTGATACACCTATGATGACTATACAAGATAGAAAAACAGGACCAAAATTTGATAATGAAATTAAACATAAGACTGATGGACCAGGAACAAAAACTGGTGGACAATCAACATGGAATCCATTAAAAACAGTTCCAAATGATCACTATGACATGCACCCAATTGATACGTACAAATCTGATCCAATGCAAAAAGATATTAATAAACCTATTCGAGGCAATGTTCCAATAATTATGAAAAAAGGTCAACATAGTCCAAGTGCGGATATGAGCCAAGGACACCAACATCCACATCCAAAGCCACCTGTAGTTAAACCTACAGTACCAGCACAAACTAATATACCAAAACCACGCCCGGCAAACTTAGGAAAAGATCAAACTACGACAACAGTAAAACCAAAACCACGTCCAGCAGATTTAGAAAAAACAACAACAGTAAAACCAAAACCACGTCCAGCAAACTTAGGAAATAAATAAAATGAAAATAGATGAGATTTATGAATTAAAAAGACTTGCAGGTATTATTGACAAGGAAGGTAATACTATAAAAGGAAAAGACGAAAGTAACATTAGTGTTACAGGTTCTGAAAAAGGACGTATACAACGTGAAAAGAATATAAAGCCTGGAACAGACGATTGGTTTAAGTTGTGGTTTTCAAAACCTCACTTAACAGGCGAAAAACCAACAGGAAAATAATAATGGAATTAGAAACAATAATATTGTTTGCATTGATGTGTAAACATGCAGTAGCAGATCTAGCGGTACAATCATTCAGAGTGCCGTCAAAAAAACATTTGTATTTTAATAAAGGATTACATTTACACTCGTTAGATCATAGTGTACTAACTTTTATAACATTATTGTTTTTTATTAATCCATTATCAGCAGTATTATTTGCTATTTTAGACTATATATGTCACTGGCATATTGATTTTACTAAGTCAAATATACTAAAGAAATTTAATATATCACGAGAAGGGCCAGGATTTTGGAGATTACAAACATTTGATCAGATATTCCACTATGCTACATATGCTCTAATAGTGTTTTTAATGTAAGGTATGCGTTTTGCATAAATAGTTGTATGAGAATATTTGAAGTAGACAGAAAATTATCGCAACAGGAACTGGACCAAATTGAGGTATTCGCAGATAGATTATTTGCGAAAATTGGTATTGATGTTGAATTTACAAGACATTTTTTAGATAGATTAAACGATGAACGTAATGTAAAACAGATTACGGCAAGTGAGCTGACTCGTTTATTTAAACAAGAATACAAATATTGGGGCAAGCAAATTGCTCGCCTTGGTCCAGATTCTGAAGCGGTTCTTAAAGATTTAGCAACAGATGTTAATATTCCTTTTGTTTTACGTTGGGATAATAACAACAATGAATTAGATCTTATTGCAAAAACAGTTATGCGTAAGAATAACTTTAAAACTCCAAATAAAGAATTTCAAGTAAACTCATTTAATTTTTATAGCGATAATAAACAAAGTAAAATGATCATGGAATCAATTGAGGCTCTTATGGAAGGGATGCCAGCAGTTGACTTATTTAATAACATGAATCCTGCAGACTTTCAACAAAAATATGGAGTATCAAAATCATCAGCCAATCAATCAGTTGGTAAAGTTACACAACTATTTCCAGACAAATTTAAAAATAATCCTCGAATTAGAATAAGTGTTAGTAACTATTTTATAAAAAATCCAGCAATGATGAAACAGTTAATTGCAGCAAACGACAATGTTAAGCCTCCAAAATTAGATTGGAAAAATTTATCTAAGTTAGGATTGAAAGCACTTCCTAGAATATTTGGCGGTGTAGTTTTAAATATAATCACTCCTAGTACATTAGGTGATGGTACTCTAAAAGATGAGCAATTATTGCAATGGAAGATACAACAAGATTATATTAAATCAGATCCAACCCAAGCTATGCAAGATATTATAGATTGGTATAAAACAACAAAGAAATATAAAACTGATCCAGATGGATACAAGGACGATTTTGATTATCAAACTGCTCAAGGATACAGAAACGATGAGATTGTTAAATCACTCGAAGGAGTGATTGATCCTGGTCTTAAAAAAGCAGCTGATGATTTAGCTGAAAAAATGCGTAAAGCAAAAACTCAAAAAGCATTAGATGATTTAATTGGTAAGGTTGATCCAGCATTACAACGTGCGGCAAACGAAATAGCACCAGAAGTAATGACAACATCACCAGAACAATTGTTATCTCCTGAAGCACCAGAAGATATAGGAATGTTTCCATTACCAGCAAATGATGCTCCACCAGTATATGATGCATTACCACAGAGAGTACCACAGCCAGATGGTGACCCATTACCAGCTAATGATCCGTTACCTCCAAAGCCTGTAATTGTTCCAGATACACCAAAACAACCAAAGACTCCAGAAATAGATCCAGAGAAACCTCCTGTAGAAATTCCTATTACTAGACCTAAAGTTATTCCTTTTCCGCCTGCTAGACCAGGAGCACCTGAACAGGAACCACTTCCAAGTGAACCATTAGAGCCAGGCCCAGATATAGAACCTGATGCTCCAGAACAACCACAGCCAGGTAAAGAACCAGAGAATCCAGAAGTTCCTGATCCTACAACAGATCCAGATATAGATCCAGATGCACCTGCAAAGCCAGAAGCACCTGATCAAGAACCATTACCTAAAGGGCCAGAAGAAGAGCCAGTAGAACCTGAGAAGAAACCAAAAGTAACACCGTTTTCACCTGAACAACCACAGCCAGGTAAAGAACCAGAAAATCCAGAAGCACCGGAACCAACTACTGATCCAGAAGTAGATCCAGATGCTCCAGCAAAACCAGAACAGCCAACTGATCCAGATCCACTTCCAAGTGAACCACAGACAGATCCAGCACCGGGTGAAGCTCCTGATGTAAAACCAGATGCTCCTGAGCAACCAGATGCTCCAAGTGATCCTGATAGTCCAGAAGCACCTGAGCCAACTACAGATCCAGAAATAGATCCTGAGGCTCCAGCTAAACCAGAACAGCCAACTGATCCAGATCCACTTCCAAGTGAACCACAGACAGATCCTGCTCCAGGCAATGCACCGGAAATAGATCCTGTATCTCCAACACAACCAGATTTAACACCTGAGCCTGATAGCCCAGTTGCACCAGAACCAACTACTGATCCAGATATAGATCCTGAGGCTCCAGCTAAACCAGAACAGCCAACTGATCCAGATCCACTTCCAAGTGAAGTGCCTAGCGTAGTACCAGAACCAGTTCCTTCACCAGATCCAGTTCCTTCGCCAGAACCAATTCCTGAACCATTCCCGGCACCAGAACCAGCTCCTGCTCCTGCTCCAGGACCAGTTCCTGCACCAAAACCAAATATTAGAACTAGACCAGGACAAACACCAACTAGACCAAGACGTGCTTGGGATTTTGGAGTAAGTGACAAATATAAAACAAACTTATACAAATGGACACAAAAATATGGTACATTTGAAAACACAAACTTAATTAACAAGTACTTTACACTTAACGAAGGCGGAGCAATGCCAGGTGTTGGTGCTATACACATTGATGAAATAAAGCCTACGTTAGAAATGTTAGAAAAATCATTAGGTATAGATTTAAATAACTTTACATTAGGTAGTGTAGGAAAAAGACAATTTAGTGGCGACATAGATGTTGCATTAAACTTACCCCCAGAAGAATTACCAGCATTTGTTGAGAAACTTAAAAAGAATCCACTAATTAAAGATATTGCAAAATCAAGTGTTATAATGACAAAAGTTGAAATACAAAACTTTAATAAAGAACACACAGATGGAAGACCACGTACAGGATTTGTACAAGTAGATTTCATGCCAGGCGATCCAGGTTGGATGAAAACTTATTACCATAGCCCAAGTGAAGAAGAATCAAAATACAAAGGTGTATTCCGTAATATAATGATAGCTTCAATGGCAGCAGTACTTGATAGACAACAAAGTGATGCTAAACTAGAAGACGGTCGTGCTATGGAAGAATTACGTTATATGTGGAGTCCAACTGAAGGATTGTTACGTGTTAAGCGTACACCTGTTCCAAATAAAGCAGGTACAGGATATACTAAGAAAAATAAAAACGAAACAATTGACGGTCCTTGGAAACAAGCTGATGAAATTGCAAAAGTATTAAAACTAGATAGTGGAAAAGATTTAAATAGTTTTGAATCTCTACTTACAGCAATGAATAAGAACTGGACTAAAGAAGCAGCACAATATGTTAAACAGGCAGTTAAAGATAATAATGTAGTTAAAGATATTGGTGTACCGGAGGAATTAGACGATGTTAATTAACGAAGTAACAGAAGCTAGTCCATGGACTAATATGGTTCGTAGAATTAAACCAGTTGTTAGCAGAGACAAATACAGACGTGTAGCAGAAAAATTACATAAAATATTATTGCGTAAAGAAAAAGAAAATGGCGGTGTGTTTAGACATGCACTAGGATGGTATACAATGAATATTGGAAATGCTCACAAAGATATTGATCATCATGTACTAAAGCAATTTTACTTAGATCATTTTGACGCTGTAATCACAGACTAAATACATTTGACATATGCAAGTAAATCTTGTATAATAGTATCAAATAAAGAGAATTCATGACAGACAAATATTGTATATATACAAATAATTTTACGTTCGTTGATAATGACGGTTATGTAGCATTATGTTGTAAAAACTTAAAAAACAAACTAGATCAATATCACATTAAAGATTATAAACTAAGTGAGATTTGGAATAGTCCAGAGATGCATAGCGTTAGAGCAGAAATTGCAGACGGTGGTGAACCTATGGGTTGTTTTAAATGTTATGATCCAGAACGTGAAGGTGTACGTAGTTTTAGACAAAAAGCACTAGGTATGATTAATAAAGGTGTACCTTTCCAAGATGAAAAAATACATGCACTTGATTTGAGATTAGGTAACGTATGTAACTTAGCATGTGTTATGTGTTTTGCTGGTAACAGTAACAAGATATTACAAAACCATAAAACAATGGCTAAACATTTTAATTGGAAAGAAGGACGTTTAGAAAAAGAAGCAAAAAAATATCACAAAAGCAATTATGATTGGAGTGACGATCCACAAGCATGGGATAATATTATTAGTAGTGTTGATAAAGATTTAAAACATGTATACTTAGCTGGTGGTGAACCTTTTTATCTTAAAAATTTTCCAACAACAGTACAACGTTTAGGATCACTTGCTCCTGATGCACGTTTTGTTATTAACACAAATGGTACTAGGCTACTAAGACAAAAAGATTTAGAAAAATTTAAAACTGTTGAAAATGTAAATTTAAGATTTAGTATTGATGGTTGGGGTAAAGCAAATGACTGGACAAGACAAGAAGATGTTTGGGAAGAAAAGATTGCAGTCATGGACCAATATTACAAAGAATTTAAATTGCGTATATGGGATATTACAGCTAACAGTTTAAGTGTAAGACATATTCCAAAACTAATAAAGTACTTATGGGAACATTACCCAGATGCTAAAGTACAAATAAGACCAGTTATTAATAAGACTGAAGTTCTTATGGAAAACATTCCAGATAGATTCAAAGCTGAATCATTAAAATTCTTCGAAGACAACAAAATAAAACTAGAAGGCGTTGATCATGTTATAAATGAAATGCGAAGACCTTTTAACAATGATCCAAAACGTAAAGCAACAGTAAAACAATTTGTTGAATATTACGATAGCTACGGTAAAGTAACAATGGAAAGTTTTGATCCGGAACTAGCTGATTGGATCTACGGTGATGCAGAAGAATAGTTTTTGTTCCATTCCTTGGATACACTCAGCCAGTAAAACAAACGGAGCAAGCAGAGTATGTTGTTTAATGAGTAACCATGATTCTGGCAACGGCGGACAAACTGGACATAATTTTAAAACTCACTCAATAGAAGAAATACACAATAGCGAATTTACTCGTAATATTCGTAAACAATTCTTAGCAGGTGAAAAGCCTGCTGAATGTTCTACTTGTTGGACAAAAGAAGCTAACGGAGGTAAAAGTAGACGTACATTTACAAACAGTATGTACAAGGATATAATTGATTATGATAAAGCAGTTAAACTAACAGATGCAGATGGTAGTACAACACAAATGCCTATATATTGGGATTTGCGTTTTGGTAATCTATGTAATTTAAAATGTGTAATGTGTGGGCCACAAAGTAGTAGCATGTGGTACAAAGATTGGGCAAGTGTATATAATACTGATCATTTTTATGATAGTAATACAAAAGTAGAAATCAATGATAAGAATGATACTAATTATGATTGGTGGAAAAGCGAACATTTTTGGGAACAATTAGAAAATAATATAGATCAATTACAACATGTATATCTAGTTGGCGGCGAACCTATGCTTATTGAGAATCATTATGTGTTCTTACAAAAGCTAATAGACAAGGGTGTAAGTAAACATGTTACACTAGAATACGATACAAACATTACAAATGTACATCAACGTGCAATTGAACAATGGAAACATTTTAAAAAATTAATGCTTAGAGTAAGTATAGATGATTTTGGTGAACAAAATGATTATATACGGTTTCCTAGTAAATGGTATAAATTAGATGAAAACATAAAACGTATTGAAACACTATTACCTAATACACAAATAGAAATAAGCATTACATGGCAAGTACTTAATGCATTTACATTTTTAAAATTGTTAGATCATTTTAAAAAGTACCATATTAATATAAGAATATTATCAACACCACATATGCTTGACTGCAAGCAATTATCTAAGCAATCAAAGCTAGATTTAATAAATATATATGAAAATTCAGAGCATAGAAGTAAAATACAACACTTAATAAATTACCTTAAAATGACCATGGAATATGAAGGTAATATATATGAATGTGCAGATTTTTTAGAAAGATTAGACGTTTTAAGAAAAACCAATTGGCAAAAAACGTTTACTGAACTGTTTAAATCGATAAATAGTTAAAAGGAACATTATTATGAAAATAAATGAAATTGATTGTTGGGATGGTTATAAGAAAAAAGGAACTAAGCCCGGCACAGGAAAAAACAAAGGCAAGCGTGTAAACAATTGCGTTAAGGAAGACGGTGTAATAGTTCCAGGTGTTAATACTACTGTAGATGTTAAACCGGGTCAAACTGAGATAGAAGCAGCTAAGTTTTTTGGCAAAGGTAAACCAGCAGAACTTCACAAAAAAGCACGTAAGAATAGCACACCACATAATCTGTATAATTTAGGTTTAACTGAATCACAATCCAAATTAATGGAAGCAGCAATTAAACAATCATCAGTTATGAAAGTATTATACAATATATCAGCAAGAAAGGATAATGCTTCCTTTCCAGTTAAGTTTTATAATGATATAGTAATAAACGTATCACCACTAGAAGCAAAAAAAGTAATAATGCTATATCTAGATTCAGATGAAGATAAACAAAAAGACATTGAAGAATATATTCACACAGTGAATGGATTTAAGGAACTACTACAGAGGATTAAGTAATGTTAATGACTCCTGAGCAGTTTGCTCATTATATAGAAAAGATTAAAGAACACGAAGCTAAACGTTTAAGTACAAATGAACGTTTAAAGTATTGGGCTAGATATTTTGGAACTTCCAGAGAATCATTAGATACTGATGCTGGTTTTGATATGAGCCGTTTTTGAATAATGAAAACATGGACAAACTGTATCCAAAATGCGAAAATGCACAACGACTGTATGTTACATCAGGCAGTCAAGTAAGGCCATGTTGTTGGCTAGGCGAAGCAGGTCCAATAAACAAAAATCCAAACTGGAACCTAAATAATAATTCAATTGAAAACATTCTTAATAACGAATTAAAGAAATACGTAGAAAACTTAAAAAAAGATCCTAAAACATGGGCACAGAATGCATGTTGGAAACAATGTAGTAAGCCTTTCACTTCCACAAACAAACCAACAGAAAACTGGGTATATGTAAATGAATAGTGGCATGCTATTACATTTAGAAATGACTAAGCGTTGTTTACTTGAATGCCCAAAATGTCCCAGAACAATATACAAAGGCAGATATACAATTGATGATCTTAATATAGATCATGCAAAGGAATTAGTAATTAAAACTAAGCCACGTATAGTTAATATGTGTGGTAACTTAGGTGATCCAATATATCACCCTAGATTAATAGAATTTATAACATGGCTAGAAGAAGAAAACTATAGTTGGGATCTACATACAAATGGATCAGGCAAGAAACAAAGTTGGTGGCAAGAATTATATGATTGCTACGAAACTAAATACAATAAGATATGGTTCGGTGTTGATGGACTAGCTGATACTGCTCATAATTATAGAGTTGGTATAAACTGGCAACAATCATTCGATGCTATGTGTTTAGGAGTAAAACAAGGAAAAGATATTTATTGGCAATGGATACCTTTTAGCTTTAATGAACATCAAATTGATGATGCTAAAAAGTTAGCTGATGATAATGGAATTAATCTTGTTTTAAGACTAAGTTCTAGATGGGATGAAAATGATCCATTAATGCCATCGTCAAAGTGGCTTCCAACAGAAGGACACGATGGCAATATAAAGGAAATGTTATGAAAATAAAAGATGTATTACAACTTCCAAACATTGAGATCGGCGATGAAATAATGGTTGGTAAATTTAAAAATCGTAGAGCAACAGTAACAGGATTTTCAACAGATGATAACAATCAGCCTGTTCTTAAAACAACCAAAGGCGATCAAAAACTATTCAAACCTAGGATAGTTAAACTAATGGATAAGTAAAATGAAAGTAAGTCTTCGTAGACTAAGTAATAAAGATATATTTCATTTAAGAAGTATTATTGACGAAGATACTGCAATAAAGTGTTATTTGGAATGGCCCTTTACAAAAGAGGTTGCATTTTCTTTCATTTCACATTATAATACATGGGGTATATGGATTAACAATGGAATACTTGCTGGCGCCATAGAAATAAAAAAAGATATGGAAACAGCATATTTTGTTAGCAAGAAGTACAGAAATTTAGGTATTGCTACAAATGCTGTGATTCAATGCAAAGAACGTTTTGGTGATCAGCAATTACATTGTGTTATTAACCCTAATAACAAAGCAAGTTTAAAGGTAGCTAACAAAGCAAACTTAAGAGTAAGTTTCTTTAGCTAAAGAATATTATGTCTAATAAAAAATTTAACAAAGATGATATCAAAGATACACACGGTCCAATGAATAGTGTATCTAAGAAAGACGCACTAGTATGGGCAAATGCTCCAGATGTAAATCATTTAAGTAAACTAGAGCCGCATAAAAGACGTGAAGTAATTGCAAAAAAGAATAAAGCAGTACGAAGTAGTAAAAAAGCGGACCGTAATATAAGTAAGAACATAATTAGAAATATAGAGGATTAAAATGGATTATTCAAAAGTAGACAAAAACGGCAAAGAACTTAATACAGTTCCTAAAGCAAATCAAGCAACGCAAGGCGGCTACTATGATAAGTGGTTAGAAGATCCAAGTAGATGGGAACCAACAGCAGAAGATATTAAATGTGAACTTCAACTACAAGCGTTAAGTACAGTTGAACCGTTAAAGTGGGAAATTGATTTAGGTTGGTTTAAAAAACAAATTAAAGAATACGACGATAAATGGGTACCTTATCTTAGACGTGAAGGTGTAGTAAACAACAGAGAAGGACTATGTGTAGTAGGACTTGAAGGTGATGAACCTTGGGATAGTTTAAGTATGCCAGAAGCACGTAGACGTACAGGACGTAAACTAAGTGAATTAGACTTTAATGTTCCAACACAATTGTATAAAGACTTATCTAGTTTGCATCCATTACTAGATTACTGGAAACCCCTAGGACGTACAATGATTGTTAATAGTGGAGCAGGAGGTTGGTTTCCACCACATAAAGATCAGCCTATGTTAACAAGAGATACATTTAGAGTATGTGCATTTATATCAAATAATGTAACACACGATGCATATGAATGGCATACAGATGGGCATATATGGCCTATTAAAGCTGGTGGTGTATACTACATAGACACACGTAAAACACACAGAACACATAGTTGGAAGGACAACAGCATGCATTTAGTGATGAATATTCCTAAAACATGGGAGAATGTTGTTAAGTTAATGAGTGCGACACTCAATTACTAAGACTTTTGATATTAATTAGATAAATACTTGTATGAAAATATATGATATAATAACCGAAGATGCCGATGGCGGCGATACAATGTCTGGTAATTTTGCCAGCATATCGTTTCCTATGACACCCGGAACTAAGAAAAAAGATGCTAGAAAAGCAGTTGATCCAAAAGGATACTTAGGTGACGGTAAACATAAAAAGCAAAGTGTCGGTTACACTGAAACAGTGAAGGTAATAAAAAGATGAGAGAATCTCAGCTAGCAAAAGAAGAGATTTATTCTAAAAATCCAGAAGATCCAAATAACCCAGAAGTATTGGTACAAGGATATGGTAGAATGAATTTAAAGTCTTTAGAGCAAAAAGTAGAACGTATGTTCACTGAAATGGCAGAGATGGCTAAAATGGGAAATTGGGATAATGTAGAATATAATCTTAATAAAGGTTTAGTACAAGGATTTATTACAGCAATCACTAATACATATAAAGAATTAGAAACAATCAGAAAACGCGGCGGTAAGAACAGTCGTGGCATTGAAAAAAGGTAACGACTATGAATAATCAAAAAATTGAAAATACTTTCAGTCTTGCGATGGATCAGATTAATAAACTAGAAAAAGTTTTTAAAAAAGACAGCAGACTAGAACAAGCTATTGCAGAAATAGGTGGAGACATAGCTTGGCTTGATGATATTAGAGCCAATCTAAGTAATGTATACGAATCATTAGAAGAAGGAATCTACGGTGCAGTTGCACATTTAGATGTAGAAGAATCATTAAGTAAGAAGAAAAAAATTACACCAAAAACACCAGTAGGTATGGTAGCAGAAGGCGTGCTTGACGCAGATGACGATGACGGGTTTATGGCTCGTTCACAACTATATTTCTTAGCACGTGATGCTATTAAGTTACATGGAATAATTGACGATAGAGACGATTTAGAACCATGGGTACAAAGTAAAATAGCACAAGCAAGTAAAGATATTGATGCAGTGAGTCGTTACACTGAATACAATGCCATGAAAGCTGAAGTTGAACCAGAAGGAATACAACCACATATGCATTCACATGCAGAAGTTCCTCCACATATGGAAGAAGGGTATTCAATCTTACCTCCAATGGATACAGACAAATATCAAGAGCGTGATGGATTAGAAGGACCATTTCCTACAAAATCAGGAAAAGTAGTTTATTATGATCCAAAAGAAGGTAGCTATTACGATTCAGACCGTGATATGTTTTTAACATATGATGACTTCAGAGCATTAGACAAAGATGTTAATGAAGGACAAATGAAGAATATGTTACACGATAATGCAGAAGATATGGATAAAGAAGATTTTGTTAGAGAATACGCAGACCAATTAGGCGGCGGCGAAGCGGCAGCTGATTTTTGGGATAACGTAAATGGAGTTGAAGAAGATTCAAGTGTTGCTAAAGCATCAAGCAAAAGAAAAGAAGAACATGATGCGTTAGTAGTTACTCCGGCTGATAAAGAGTTAAATACTCCAGCTTGGCAAAGATATAAAGCAGGCGATCCAAGATACAAATATAAATCTCATGCAGATTCAGATATTACCGAAGGTATGGAATTTGATGAAAAGAGAACAGATGAGTTACAAGTTGTAGCAAAAGATCTTTTCAAAAATGCATTGAGCAAAGCAAAGAAGAAGGTGAAATAATATGTTTAGCAAAGAGCAATACTTAGATAATGAAGATAACAATTACCACACAGAAAACGGTATTGCATTAGCAAACGAATTCGGTACACCCGAAGAACAAAAATTAATGGCACAAATTCAAAAAGACCATTATGAACGTGGACATATTAACCCAGATGAAATAGAAGCACGTAATGCTATTGTTAAAAAGTATTACCCAATGTTAGAAGGCAAATATAAATCAGATGCACAGCGTAAAGCAGTACATGCATCAAAAGCAGAAAAAGCAAATGAAGGTACAGAAGGATGTGCGGACTGTGAATGGATTGCATCCGAAACAGATGGCGACATTACTACATGTGATGATTGTGCATCTGAAAAACGTCAAACCAACGAAGCAGGTGGGTATTATACACAACCTGTATATGATATGATTGAAAAGCATGGTTATGAAAAAGTAATGCATGAACTATTAACAAGTTTACATGCAGATGTAATTCAAGACTTTTTAAAACGTGCAGAATTAGATGAAGGTGCAGAATTAGATGAAGGTACTGAAATGGGTAACATCGGAGACGTTAGTGTAAAGCAATTCGCAAGTAAAGACGGAATAGCAATACAACTTACTGGCTCTGAAGGTTATGTTCAACTTTCTAGAGAAGAAGCAGCACAGTTAGCGGCACGTTTAGCAAAATGGGCAGGATCAAAAGACATGGCTATGCCAGGTGAATACGAAAGTGTACAATACGAATCAGGTTTGCGTAGTGCAGTTAGAGAAGCAGAAAAGCGTTGGAAACAAACTAGTATGTCTCCAGAAGAAGCTGAAAAGAAATACGGCAAAGAAAACGTAAAAGTTAAAAAAGGCGGACTACGTAATGGCGATGATATGGTACAAGTATTTGTTGAAAATAACAAACCAAATCAACCTAGCGAACCAAGTCGTCATCTAAAACGTAAGATGCCTAAATTTATGGATCCAACACCATCACCAAAATCACCATCACAACCGAGTGAACCAGACCCAGCACCACCACCTACAACATCACCAAAACCAATGATGGATCCACCAACATCAACACCACCAAGCAGACCAAAATCAAAAAAAACACCAAAAGCAATATATGCATCTAAGCATGCAGGAAAATTAAAAGAAAAGATTTTTAGAGCTGCGACAGAAAATGAAAAACAAATTAATGAATTAGATCTGTATGCACCAAACACAGACTACATTAGAGCCCCAAACGGTGAATACTTTAAAGTAGATTATCGTAATACTGGTACTGTTACCGGTGGTGGGCATAAAAGAGCTGATTTAACATCTTTTAAAAATGTAGTAAAAGCAGATCCAAAAGAAGTTGATGTATTAGGTTTAGATAGTAGATTAGATTATGCTGACACAGATGGAAGCGGAATTAAATCTAAGAAATCTAATGAGATACATGTAGGACATGAACACCAAGGCGGAAGCCCATTTAGTGATAAAGACATTAGTGTATATGATATGGATTCTGAAGATTACCATAACAATGTACCAGATGGAGCTAAAGCTGCCGTTATTAAATTCATGACTCAACAACAAGACGAATCCGCTAAGTCAGAAAGACGATTACGTATAACTGATTGGATTCAAAAACGCAAATAATAAAAGGAAATACTATGTTTAAATGGATAAAGAATATTTTTTCTTCTGAAAAGCCATTAGTACTAACTGATGAAGTTAAAGAAGTTAAAAAGAAAACAGAAACAAAACCACTAGTAGTAAAACCGTCTTTTAAAAACAAAAAAGAACTATCAAGCATGACTAAAGCTAAACTTGAAGAAGTTGGCAGAGTATATGGTATTGAGCTTGACAGAAGATTAACTAAAGATAAACTAGTTAATCAACTTTGGAAATCTATTAAATAGACGAAAGAAATTAGTGAATGACTAAAAAACTTATCGAAACATTTCTAGAAGCAAACACACAACATCAGTTGAAGATGGCGAAACTGTAAACCAATGGAATTCACAAGGAAGATAGCAGAACATACAAACGGCTCTTGCCAAAACTGCGGTCATCCAACACATTGTGGAACTTCACGTTGGGAACAGGTTAAAGACTATGCTTGTGATGGCGGCGAATTACGTATGATAAAAGTATGTGATAGTTGCAGGTGTAGTAATTGCACTGGAATAAAAAATGAGCGAACCAAAAAACGCAGATAGTTGGCAGGCATATCCTGCCTTAAGGTGGGTCTACAATAAACTAGAATTAAGTCAAAAGCTAGGTTATAGTTGTGGGCCTGACACTGTTCCTGTACCAAGTACAGGAATGTATGTTGAAAGACCTATTATGAATTTAAGTAATATGGGAGTTTCAGCAAAAATAGTAGAACTTGAAAAAGGTCAGACTATTAATACACCAGGACATTTTTGGTGTGAATATTTTGAAGGCGATTTAGTTAGTGTGGACTATACATTCCGTAAAGGAGAAATATATCCACAGCAAGCAATGAGAGGCATACATCATTCGAGAAGTCTTTCAGCGTTTAACAAATGGGAAAAGGTAGAACCCTTTCCTGACTATGATTTACCAAGTTGGGTTGATGGACTAAGTTCAGCTAAACACATTAACATTGATTTTAAAGGTGGTAAAATTATAGAAGTTCATTTAAGGCATAATATAGGTTATCCTAAATGGGCAGTAGAAGTAATACCTATATGGGCACACGAAGATCAACAAATGTTCATGGAATATGAGCATATGGGCTACATTTTTAAGAAATGCGAAGATGACGCTAACGGAAATTTAGATAGCGGACAAATTGGGTTTTATTATAAATAGTAGTATATAAAAGAGGAATTTATTATGAGACTTAGAAACTTATTTGAATATGATGATTTAGATAAAGAAAAAGAAATTATTGTATCTAGAATATCCGGCCTTAGAGCAGATAATGACGAGGACGCTAAATTATTAGATAGAATTTATAAACTATTAAATAGTGGTCAAATTGGAGATAATATTCAAGCAGGTTTTGCAGCACCATTAGCAGATGAACCATTAAGTGATAAAGAAAAAACTTTAGTTATGCAAGACTTAACTAAAATTATTGCATCAGCTGATAGTGATTTTAAATCAATGAATGAGATGATTTCTCAATTAGAAAAAGGTGGAGTAGTTGATGTATCAAAACTTAATTCACCATTAGTTTCGTTCTCAGCAATATTCACACACCCAGCCGCTATTAAAGTTTTTCATGAACTTAAAAATTATGGAACAGGTAAGAAGCAAAAAGGACCAGGTGAATATGCACTTGCATGTCTAAGTAACAAAATTAGATTAGCGTCAGGTGAAGGTGATTTAGAAATAGAAGGTATTGGTAAAGTTGAATTAAAATCAGCAGTATCTAGCACTGGTGGACGTATTGGTTACGGTGGCGGATCACAAAAAGCTAAACGTACAGTAATTGACAAATACGCAGATAGAATTCCAACAGTTATAGCATCAATTGGTGGTAAAGGTGGTAGTTTAGGATTAGGTAAATTTATTCCAGCTCTAGCACAAGACTTACCATTAAATCAACCAGACAGTGTAAAACTTAGAACAGCAATTATGACAGAACTACTAAAGATGGACTTAGAAGGTTTTGCAGATCCAATTATACAAGCATTTGCTAAAACAGATAATCCAATTGAAATTGAAGATGCTTATTTAAAAGCAAACTTCTTATGGTACAAAAATAGAGACGATTTTGATGCATTACTATTATGTAGTTTTCCAAATCAAAAATTTGCAATGATTAAAAACGAAAATGATTTAATTGCATTTAGAAGAGGCGGACACGCAGCATCAACTAGTATCAGTGTTATTCCAACACAAGCTGGTGCAGGTAGAGAACAATGGGCACAGTTAACACTTAATAAGGCTAACGCATAATGTGGGATATAATTGTACAAATGGTTACAGACAGGTTGTGGATTTACACAGCTATAGTTGGTAGCATATTTGGTGCATTATTTGTATACTGGATTAAAGATACATACATAGCTTTTTGGGCAATTAACAAATGGGAAGCAACATTAGACTTCCTAATCAACCGATGGGGTTGGACATGGTTCAAACATAATCCAGATGCATGGAAAGCAGCCAATCCAAAACTTACAAAAAAGATTGAAGATTTAGAAAAACGTATTAAGTTCCTTGAAGGCAAACGTTAAAAGAAGATAAACAATATGATATACCTTGTCTGTACTCGTAGTGCAATTTGTGCGAGTGCCTTAACTTACATAATTAATCAAAGCCCAGCATGTTATAATGTAGTTCATAATAATGTGTACCATACTGAAAAAGGTACAAATTTTAATGATGCATTAACAATAAATGACTGGTGGAACATTCCCGATACATATGTAGAAACATATACTCCTGACATTAGAAATAATGAACAAATGGATGTAAGTTCATTAAGTACATTATGTAGAGTATGGGAGTCTTTAGGAACAGGAAAAAGTGTAGCACTATTTACACATGCTAAAAATACAAAAGAGATTATAGAATATAAAAATAAACATAATCTTCCTATAACTGTAATAACAACAACAATGGGTACTAATAGTTACTTGTATTTAGACTTATTTTTAAAACGTGAATACAGTGATGAAATGAATGCATTTACTAGTATTGACAGTACTTGGAAATATCTTTATAATCAATATATCAACCAAGATGAAATGTGGGCAGAACATGCTGATGTAGTATTAGAGATGCATGATTGGCTAGGTGATCCAGCAGATACATTTAATGCTTTAAAAATATTTCATAATAAAAATTTAAAACAATGGGTAAAAGAATACTTGCAACGTAATAGTTATAAAGAGTGGAATATTAAAGTAAACGATGTTAACAATAAACTAAAAGCAATAAGTTACTTATTTCAATACAATCAACATCAAATGCCTACATTACAAAGCAAAAAGTTACTAGCACTAGCAGGATTAGATGCAGTAAGACATCATGCTTCTAATATAGATGTGATAGTTGAACGAGCCTCAAATACACTCAGATATCAATTGACAACTCCAACATAAGAGTGTATTATATATACAATTACAAAAATAGGAGATAATCTATGAGCATTACATTTGGAACGGAAGACGTTGCTAAACTAAAAAACCTTATGCAAGAAGGCGTACAAGTTATGACTGAAGTAGAAACACTTAACGAAGGTCTAAAAGATACGGTTAAGCATATTGCAGAAGAAATGGGCATTAAGCCAGCAGTACTAAACAAGGCAATTAAAATTGCACACAAGGCAGAGTTTCATAAACATAGAGATGATTTTGATACTCTCGAAACAATACTTGAGAGCGTTGGCAGAGCTGATTAGTGTTAGAAACAATTTATCAATTCTGGGGTATTAAACCAGAGCACATCTTCGCTGATGTGTTTACAGGATATGAAGACCTGTACCCAGAATTTGATAAACATACGAAAGAGACATATGAAGCAAATCCTGAAAGAACTATCGATACTGTTTTTAATCTCTACCGTAATCGTGGTATCGTCCCTATTATATATTACACCGAAAAAGGTCTCAGAGAAGAAATCAGAGGGTTTCGTTCCAAGTCATATAACGGTGTGCAGGCTGAACGAATTGGACTCGGAAACAACGCAGGCCAAACTATTAACAGATTCATCTTTACCAATATGCAAACAGCCGAACCAAAAGGTAGAGGATCAAATTCATTAAAGGATAGATTTTACGATGATGCTAAATTACGCAGGGCTATCAGAATATGCTTTGAGTTTAGGGATGGGAATCGCCTTGTATATCCTACTGCATTACGCCGTTCATTGGAACTTGTTACGGGAGAAAACGTGCAGAACTTTAAACCTCAACACGCCCGAGCGTTGGCAGAACGCTTATGTCCGGTTTTGTGGGGCCGCATTTATGATTACTCTTGTGGTTATGGCGGTCGTCTCTTGGGTATTAGTAGTAGTAATTTAAACTATAAATACATAGGTACGGATCCTAATACTGAAACAATCAAGTATTTAAATTATTTAAATGAACTATTAGGTGCTGACGGAGAATTTATATGTTCTGGTTCTGAAGATTATCAGTGTGAAGATATTGATTTAGCGTTTAGTAGCCCACCGTACTTTAACTTGGAGAAGTACAGTGACGAAGAAACACAATGCATGGTTAAGTACACAACACTTGATGAATGGTTTGAAGGGTATGTGGAACCTACTATGCAGAATATCAGAAGAGGATTACGATCAGATGGTACGTTTGCATCGAACATCGCAGACTACAAATCGTACGGAAACAAGGAATACCATATTGTGGAAAGATGGATTGAAACAGCTGAAAAAGTTGGGTTCAAGCATACGGGCACAATTAAAATGATGTTGAATACTAGACCAGGTGTAGGTAACGATAAACTAGCTGGTAGGGAAAAATTCGAAGGAGTATACGTTTTTGAAAAAAGATAATAAGCCAAGAAATAGAATGATAATGCCTTATGAGAATGTACCAGATGATTCTTTGGTTCATTGGAAAGCTGACCTTAATAATACTTATTGTGTTGCTCCTCATAACGAAGTACATGTTGATAACTTTGGTGATTACGGATTCTGTTGTCAATATAGAAAAGGTTTATTTGGAAATATAAAAGATATTAACGCAAGAGATTTCTTTTTTAATTCACAGTCAGCAGAAGTAAGGGCTAATACAAAAGAAAACGTATGGCCTGACGGATGTGGACGTTGTCAAAAATCAGAAAACAAATCAGGATGGAGTCATAGATTTGGCTCACAGCATGAATGGAATGACCCTAGAAAGCCAAGACATTACGAAGGTATTAATAAATTTTCAATAGATTTTAGTAATGCATGTAATCTTAGATGTACTATGTGTAGTCCAAAACGTAGCACAGGTTGGTACAAAGATGTTAACTATTTGTTAAAAAATATGGATAGTATACAAGAAGTTGATAGAGCAGTAGCAGGAACAAGAATGGAACAAAAACAATACGTAGTTCCAGCTCGTGTTGTTGACGAGAATCTAGAAACATTTCTTGAATGTAAACTAATTGAATGTAGTGGTGGTGAACCGTTTTTTCAACCAGAGTTTTGGCATATGGTAGATAAGTTAGTTGAACATGGTTACGAAGGTGATTTAAAAATTGTAACAAACTTAACTTTGCTTGATGAAGAAAAAACTGAAAAATTAAAAAAACTTAATACTAGACTTGTAGTAAGTTTAGATGCTATTGGTGATGTATATGAATATATAAGACCAGCAGTTGGAACTATTGGAAAATACAAAGGTGAAATGATTCAACAAAGAATACTTGACTGTAGTAAAATATTCCATATGGGTCTTTCTTACACTCCACAGTTACTTAATATGTATAATATCAAACCTTATATTGAATGGTTATGGGAACACGAACATCATGGGAAAAGTAAGTTAAATGATCTTACTGGTTTTAATGCCGCTCTTGTTGCTCCAATTTATCTTTGTTTACAAGTACACCCAGATATAGAATATAGATTATGGCTAGCAAGTTGGATTGAAGAACAATGTTTCACTAGATGGGATGATGCAAAAGACCATGTTCTGAGAGGAGTAGTACATTTACTTAAAAAACCTTACACAGAAGAAGATAAAGACAATTGGAAATTCTTCTGTAAGACAACAGAATTACTTGACAAACACAGAAAAACAAGTATACTTAAATACATACCACAATTAGAAAAATATTGGATTAGCCCTGAATGAGTTACGTAGACGCATTTCACGACAGAGATAGAGACATTGTACACGTTGTAGAACGTATAAACGGAAAGCGAGAATATAAAGAAATTCCCGCCAAGTATACATTCTATTATAAAGATCAACGTGGGAAATACACAAGTATCTTTGGTGAAAAACTAGAACGTGTTGTTTGCAACACAAGTAAAAAATTTAACACAGAAAAAAAGATTAACGGACATAAAGGTCTATATGAAAGTGATGTTAATGTTATATTTAAAACATTCGCTGAAAATTATGATCCTAGTGCAACGCCAGATCTAAATATTTGTTTCTTTGATATTGAGACAGACTTTAACAAAGAAGCAGGATTTGCACCACCAGAAGATCCGTTTAATGCAGTAACAGCAATTAGTTTACACAATACTTGGATGAATGCAACAATTTGTCTTGCTATTGGTCCTAAAACTATGACGTTTGATCAAGCAGAAGAAGTTACTAACAAGTTTGAAAATACTATGCTATTTAAAACTGAACGTGAAATGCTTGAAGCATTTTTAGATCTTATTGACGATGCAGATATTTTAAGTGGATGGAACAGTGAGGGATTTGATATTCCTTATCTAGTTAATCGTGTAGCACGTGTATTAAGTAAAAGCCATACAAGGCGTTTTTGTCTATGGGATAAACTTCCTAAACAACGTGAGTTTGAACGTTTTGGTGCAACACAGGAAACATATGATACTATTGGGCGTGTACACATGGATTACATGCAGTTGTATCGTAAGTATACATATCATGAGATGCACAGTTATAGTTTGGATGCTATTGGTGAATATGAACTAGGTGACCGTAAAGTAGATTATGAAGGTACATTGGATCAATTGTATAACAATGACTTTGAAAAGTTTATTGCATATTCTAGGCAAGACGTTGACTTGCTTGTAAAGCTAGATAAGAAGCTACAGTTTATTGACTTAGCAAACGTACTAGCACATTCTAATACTGTACTACTACAAACAACAATGGGTGCGGTTGCACAAACAGACCAAGCTATTATTAATGAAGCACATTCACAAGGACTTATTGTTCCTGATAAACGTTATGACAAAGACACTACACAGGCGGCAGGTGCTTATGTTGCTACACCTAAAAAAGGTTTGCATAAGTGGGTCGGCAGTATTGACTTAAACAGTCTATACCCTAGTATTATTCGCAGTTGTAATATGAGTACAGAAACCATTATTGGGCAAGTGCGACACACATATACAAAAGAAATGATTGAGAATGCAAAGACAGTTGCTGAAGCATGGGAAGGTCGTTTTGCAACACATGAATATGAACTTGTTATTAACAAAGACATTGAAGAAATATTACATTTAGATTTTGAAGATGGAACTAGTTTTGAAGCCACTGGCGCAGAGATATATGAAATTGTGTTTAACAGTGGACAACCTTGGATTATTAGTGCAAATGGCACAATCTTCACATACGAGAAAAAAGGTATTATTCCTGGCTTGCTAGAACGTTGGTATGCTGAACGTAAAGAGCTACAAGCCAAAGCACGTGATGCACGTGAAGAAGGTGGCGACAAGTTTGCATATTGGGATAAGCGACAGTTGGTTAAAAAGATTAACTTGAACAGTTTATATGGTGCGTTACTTAATCCTGGTAGTAGATTTTTTGATAGTAGGCTAGGACAAAGTACAACACTAACAGGTCGTTGTATTGCAAAACATATGGCCGCAGAACTTAATAAAATTATTGCAGGCGAATATGATCATCAAGGCAAAGCAATTGTTTACGGTGATACAGATTCTACTTACTTTAGTTCATATCCCATACTAAAAGACCAGATTAAAAATAATGAAATTAATTGGGATAAGGATAACATCATTGATTACTATGATGCAATTTGCGAAGAAGTAAACAAAACATTTCCTGGTTTTATGAGCAGAACATTTCATACTACATTAGATTTAGGTAGTATTATTGCCGCAGGTAGAGAAATGGTTGGAAGCAGTGGATTGTTTATTACAAAGAAACGTTATGCAATGCTAGTGTTTGATAATGAAGGTAAACGTGAAGATGTTGACGGTAAAGCTGGTTACATTAAAGCTATGGGACTAGACTTAAAACGTAGTGATACACCAGCATGGATGCAAGACTTTTTAAAAGATGTATTGCTTGAAGTACTAACAGATGCTGAAGAACAAGATATACTTGAGAAGATTATTGAGTTTCGTAAAGAGTATCGTGAAAAGCCAAGTTGGCAAAAAGGTAGTCCTAAACGTGTTAATAATTTAACAGCATATCGTGGTAAAATGGCAAAGTATGATAAAGATCGTAAAAGAGCACATGACAATGGTAAAAGTGTTAAAGATGTTAAAAAGCCAGCAATGCCTGGACATGTAACAGCCGCATTGAATTGGAATAAGCTAAGACAAATTAACAGTGACAATTATGCAGTAGAAATTACAGATGGCATGAAAACTATTGTTTGTAGATTAAAAGATAATCCAATGGGCTTTACAAGTGTAGGATATCCTACAGATGAAACAAGGCTTCCTGAATGGTTTAAAGATCTTCCGTTTGATGATGATCACATGGAAGAAGTAGTAGTTACTAAGAAGCTAGAAAACTTACTTGGTGTGTTAGATTGGGGTTTAGACAAAGCCGCGGCTAAAACTACGTTTACTAACTTGTTTGAATGGTAAAAGCCTAGTATTTACTGGGTTTTTAGACCATAGACATCTTGTCTATTTTATAGTATAATATAACTATATGTTCATAAAAGTTAAATACTTAGTGATTAAAGTATTATTAGCAATAGCATTATTGTTTACACAAACAGTAAATGCGGCAGAAATAACTAATAAAGACTTTGCGTATAAGATTAAACATTGTGTTGAATCAATATATGCCAATAAATCAACATATCCAAAATCAAAACAAATTCCACTAGAACTAATAATAGCACAAGCCGCACATGAAAGTGCGTGGGGTAAAAGTAGATTTGCTTTAGAAGGCAATGCATTGTTTGGCGTTAGAACTTGGAATCCAAACGAACCTCAACTAAAAGCAAAAGGTGCACCAGATGCACCGTGGGGTGTTAGAAGTTATAATAACTGGTGTGAAAGTATAGAACATTATTTCTTTATATTAGAAAATCACCCAGCATATCAAGAATTCAGAGATGAATTAGAATTTCAAAATACAATATCAAAACAATCAGATCCAATTAATCTTGTACCATACTTAGCATCTTGGAGCGAGCAAGGACCTAAATACGTTAGACTATTACAAGATATAATAGCATGTTTATATAAAAAATCATTTTACAAAAATCTATAATTAAAAGGTTGACAGGTAAGACTTCTTAGTGTTACACTAAAAGGGTAGGCTAAATAATTAGAGGAGATATTAAATGGCTACTACCGACAATGCAATTCAATACGACATTCTGTTTGTAAAAGAATTGCTTCCATATATGAATTTAAAAAAAGCACAAGAGAAACATCTGATTGAATTTACAAAAATGGGTATTATGCAACGTGAAACTATTGCAGAAATAGCTATGGCAACAATAGGAAACTTTAAAGGAGATAGTACTCATGGGCGTGACTTTTGCGATGGGTCTGATGCTAAAACTGTAACCAGTAGTGCTCGAAATAATAACAAAGCAAAAGGTCAATGGATGAACAGTTTTGAAGTTCGAAATGTTAATACAAAAACTGGAGACCTTAGAGTAATTGCATATAATAAATTACTTAAAAAGTTTCATTACTTTTATATACCAAATTGGGCATTCAATCATTTACGTTCAGCAATTTCAATTGTTATTGAACAAAAAACTTGTCATATTGGCGAACCTAATTTTACAGGTATTCCAAACAAAACTCTTAAATGGTGGGAATTTGAATGTGATAGTTTTGAAGAGATGTGTTTAATGGAATCATCAAATTTAGATTCATGGGATATACAATGCAACAACTAGGACATGATATAGACGTATTAGTTGAGAAAATAGTTACACCATGTCAACGGCATGGTGGGCCATACGACAGAGGAAGTGCTGACAGTTATTATCGGCGTGGGAAACGTCCTCATTATTATACTGAGGATACTCATAACTCAGATAAAGTTGAAGAAGCTAATATGACAGCACAAGAAATTTATGAATATTTACAAGGTTACGACGATAACGAGGACGATGGTAACTTCAAAGACTGGGGTTAATAAATAATTTTGTTAGTAATTAAACTAACATTGTGAGCGACAGGGTAAAGCTGTCAAGCAATAAAGGAGAAAATTATGGACGCACTCACACTATGGATGGCAATAGGATTTCTATTTGCCGGCTATTCAGTAATTGCAAATGATTCAGTACAAACTCTTGGTACTTGGATTGCATCAAACAACGAAAAATTCAATTGGAAAGTAATGTGGGGAGCGGCGTCAGCAGTTCTCCTTTATACATTATGGTATGGTTGGTACACTAATGGCGGAGATATTAGTTACGGACGATTAAACAAAATTCCATTTCAAGAGATACAATGGTACCATGCTATGGCGCCAGGATTACTATTAATACTTACACGTATAGGAGTACCAGTTAGTACTAGTTTTCTAGTATTAAGTGCTTTTGCAAGTACCTTTGTACTAGAGAAGATGCTTATGAAAAGCATGATGGGTTATGCAGTTGCGGCAGTTGCGGCATACGTTATTTGGATAGGAGTTACTAAACTACTAGACGAAGCAAAGCCTGTTAAAGAAGAACATAAAAAAGCATGGCGAATAGCACAATGGGTAACAACAGGCTTCCTGTGGTTTACTTGGCTAAGTCATGACATGGCTAACATTGCAGTATTCCTTCCAAGACAAGTTCCATGGGATCTAATGATTCTAGTGAGCATTGTCTTTGTTGTAGGACTTGCATTTATGTTCCGTGAAGGTGGAGGTAAAATACAAAATATAGTAATTGAAAAACATAACACTCGTTATGTAAGAAGTGCCACAATTATTGATGGTGTATATTGGTTAATCTTGTTCTTCTTTAAAGAACTAAATGATATTCCAATGTCAACAACATGGGTATTTGTAGGACTACTATGTGGACGTGAACTTGCTATGGCAACTATAACAGGCAAGGAAAAGTTTAAAAGTGTATTCCCATTGGTAACAAAAGACTTCTTTAAAATGATGATTGGACTAGGTGCATCTGTGGGTGTAGTTTTATCAATTCATTACATTATTGTTCCAAACGGACTATAAAAAAATTAAATTAATTTAAAAACCCTTGTTTTATAAGGGTTTTTTTATGACTTTTTTTGTTTTATCTGGTTGACAAGCAAGATATCTTACTGTATACTGTATATATAAAGTTAGAAATTAGGAGATATAATATGTGGGTATGTAAAAATTTAGAACCAGCAGTAGATGCACTTAATGAGTTAATTCCATTAGATGGTCCTTGTGTTAATCCTGTTAAGAATCGTAAACTAGATCAGTTTCGTAAAGCACAAAACGTTGTACATGATATCTTTAATAATGGTTTAGGAAACAAAGGTAAAAGTTTAAAATGCATGGGTTTACAAAAACATGATTTAATGTTACCTTTTAGTCAAGGTGATTATCACCACCCAGGTGATTTTGATCAAATTGAACGTGTAATTGCTCCTATTATGGAACAGAAGATTTATGATGCATGTGCAGAACAAAACATAACTTTAACAGTAAAGGAGACTGTATAATGAAATACTTAATTGAAACTCAAGTTAGAGAAAACTATGCCGCACACGATGATGATTATAAGCATGGTGTAGATAGCCCATATTGGAAAAACAAAAGTGGTTCAAGATATATTGTAGAAGCACCCGGTGAGCATATTGATGTTGCATACGAAGTTGCTGATCTTATTACTGTTACAAATGAAATGTTTGAAGAAACAATATTTGATGTTACCGCAGTTGAAGATGATTATGAATCAGAGTATGTTAAGGATCAAAAAAGATATGATCCTGAAGGACAAGATACATTGTATTTAGATAATGTTATTCGTAAAGGTAAATCAGGAGACTGGTATATGAAACGAGGCTACATTGTTGGTGGGTTTCAAAAAGGAACTAAATATGAACACCTAGTTGGTAAGTTTGTTGGTAATATTGATAATCTTACTAAAGGTAAATGTGTAATGAAAGTTACAGATAACAAAAAGGAATACATCTAATGTGGTTTCTGGTGTTGGTAATGCTTACAGCCCAAGGCAGTTATAAAGTAATCGAAATAGGTCAATTTGCTGATGAAAAATCATGTCAAGTTGCAAGTTTAGTTGTCTCTAGTGAAAAGTCCAATACTTCCAACGTATTTGTATGCCTAGAAAAACCAGAAATAGAAGAATAAAGGTTGACAACACCAAGATATCTTGCTATAATATGTGTATAAATTAACAAAGAAAGAGGCAGAAATATGAGAGTACTAGCTAACATTATCGGAACTTTTATGAACGTAGCAGTTGTTATGTCAATAGGCTTTTTTGCAACTGGTATATGGCCAGCTAAAGCTGATACAACAGGTGTACTTCCAGAATACGAAGTACTTGACTCGGATGCATACTTAATGGATACTTTCCTTGAAGGTCCATATGACAAATACGATTTACAATGTCTAGTTGAAAATATGTATTTTGAAGCACGTAACGATGGTTATGCAGGAATGTATGCAACTACAATGGTTGTTATGAATCGTGTTTCAGATCCACGTTATCCAGATACAGTTTGTGGTGTAGTACATCAAGGACCTGTTAAAGAAAGTTGGAAAACTAAGCAGACTCCAGATGAAAATGATGCAGTATATTTTCCTATCAAAAACAAATGTCAATTCAGTTGGTACTGTGATGGTAAAGCTGATATAATGTACAACGAAGAAGCAGTTTATCTTGCTACAGATATTGCTAAGTTAGTACTTGACATAAGTACTGGTGTATATGGTGACCAAACATTTACAGTAGACATTACTGAAGGTGCAACACATTATCATGCAGATTATGTAAAACCAAATTGGATTAATGATAGAGGTATGGCAAGGATTACACAAGTAGGTACTCATATATTCTATCGTTGGGGACAATAATTGAAAAGACTTCCAGAACAGTTTCAAGAATCTCGATATCTTACAGACAAATGGTTTAGTGTTTTTACACTAGGCCATGATAATCCTGGTAAAAGAAATTGGTTAGATGACGGAGAAAAAGAACAAGGAATAGCCAATGGCTATACTGAAGATAGTGTTGAATATTATATTAATGATTGGCGTTATAGAGGTGAAATAGTTCCTGATGAAAACGTTGATGCGGCATTTGGTTGTAGTTATACATTTGGTTATGGAGTAAACACTTGCTGGCCTCAGTTAATAGACGTAACAAATCTTGGACAGAATGGTGCTAGTAATGATAAAATAGCAAGGCTAGCTATTTCTTATTGTAAAACATTTAATCCAAAACATATATATGTGATGTGGACTTTTAAAGAAAGACGAGAACATATAGAAGATGACGGCGGTCTTCATAAGTTTAAAAATTTATCAAAACAAGCAATTAGACAAGAATTAAAATCACCAACGTGGATAAGTTCGTATGCAACATTAATGAATGATAAAGCAGACGAATATAATTATCAAAAGAACAAACAGTTAGTAGAATATTTTTGTAAAGCTAATAATATAGAATTACATCAATGTACAATAAACACATTATCAAAAGAAGAATTCTCTAAAGCTAGAGATGATGATCATCCTGGTGAAGAATGGCATACCAATATGGCTGGTATACTATGCCAGTAGACCCACGATATTACCCAGGTTTAAAAGATCTTGCACAAGACTATATGTTACAACATTGGATAAACGATCACGAGCGTAAGGGCGGTTATCTTGCGTCTAGTTACGTCAATTGGGATATACTACATAACCCTATGTACGAAATTGTTAGGATGTTAGAATATTTTAGAAGTTTACCATTTGAACAAATCTTAGAATTCCACGAATCCGAAGTAACAAATAATGATATGCAAGATAGAGATGTTATGGAAGATGTTAGTAAAATATTTTATCTTACTGAATGTATACAATACGAAGAATTAAGATTCTATCCACAAATTATACACGAACCTTGGTTTAATAGATATAGAGTACATCCAGGTAGTGGAAGACTTATTGCATTATGGTTATGTGGATTTGAAAGTATTAAATGTATATATACTCATTTCGATGAACCTGCATTTATTCCACCAGGTGAATGTTTTAAAATAACAACCAAGTACGAAGCATATAAAGAGTTTCAAATGTGGAGTACAGGTGTTCCAATTAAACTAGGAATAGAAACATATTCAGCGTTTCCAAAAACTGAAAATGATTGTATAAGAACACATCATTACGATCACGAATGGCAATGGAAACATATCAATACAGATACTGATTGGAAATTTATGAGATTCAGTGAAGGTGATGAATTTTTAGACCACAAGTCTTCTTGGAGAAGTTATGTTATTGATGCTTGGGAAGATTTAAGAAATGATCATATCCAAATTGGATCGTGTCAATTTAACTTTGAAAAAGATAAAGTTGTTGATGTTATTAGAAATTTAGGTAGCCGATCAACACGTCATGTTTTAACTGCATAAGCGGATCTTTAGCACCCCAATTATATCCTTCTAAATGTTTAATATATCTATCTAGTCCAGTTTCTGGTTCTGGATCTAATAAAAATTCTTTAAAGAAATGACCAGGACTTGCAACATGAACATCCATGTGATGATCATGAAATGCTTTATGTGCTAATCTTGATTCTAGTTTAATTTGTTCTATTGCATTTTCTTGTGTTTTGTAAAACTCTTTATAATGTGGATATGGAGTATCAATTCCACCTACACTAGTCCAACCTTGTACACACATTTCAGGAGGCCTGGATACAGTAACAAACTTTGCTTCTGGAAAGTTTTCAATCATCCAATCCCAATTATAAATGAATTGATGACAACGTACAATGTAAGTTTTTTCTTCATCCCATTCTGCCCATGCTTGTTTAATTTCATCAAAAACTTCTTGTCTTGTAAGTGTATTAATTTTATGAAATTGCTTTCCAAGTTCATTTCCTGGTCCAAAGTAAACACCCGTGTGTCTTACTCCACCATAGATGGCATCGTGTACCATTAATCTTTCTTCTGTTCTATCTGTAATACTTACATTAAGAAATGGTGATTCACTTAACACCCAACTAACCGCACTCCATTTACTACCAGGTGCACCAGTTATAAAAATTACGTTACTGAAGTCTATCATCTAAATACCTTTTTATTTCTTTATAATTAAACTTTGTTGTAGTGTTAAACACTCTAGGATCGTCTATTGCTTTCCTAAAAATACTATTTGAAAACATCTTAGCATATATTTCTTTTTTAAGTTTTTCTTCTAATGCTTCTGAATAGAATTTTTTCTTACGTTCAAATGCCCATATGTCTGCTACAGTTAAATCATTCTTTCTTGAATGTAATATTTTTAAAAATTGTAAATATTCATTATCTTCTGGCACTACACCATAATGCTTTACATATCCAGGAAACTTTGCAGTAGTCTGCATGTAACGATCTGTTATAGTTTTTGGATCATGTATAATATTAAAAACAATACTGTTAGGAAAGTATTCTAATATCTTATTAGGCATACTATGTGTACAATATAACACACGCTTACCATCATTGATAATATCTTCTCCACCATTCTCTTTAAATAATTGATCAAACAATTTATAATATTGTTTCTCATTAGGAAGATACTTTTCTACATAATCATGTGTTGGCGGCAATTTACCTTTTGGTGTTATACGATCAAAATGGTATCTACTTGTTTTACGTTGTCCACTATAATCATTTACTTTGCCAACATTCCATGGATTAATTCCATTTTCTTCACAGCTATACCAATGCATACATGGCATGGTAGCTAATACTCTTGCTAGTCTATGTCCACTTGCTCCTGGTTCAAAGCTAACAAATACATGTTTGTTTTCTAGCTTACGCATTTTTTCTCCCTAGGTACCAGTAAATATCATCCTTGTATTCTACTAAGTCGCCTGTTGCAAACCAATCATCATATACACAAATATATCCTTTGACATATAACTCTCCATCTACAATTTTAGTTTCACAATAGGTTGTATCTCCCATAATACTTTCTGTATGATCTACAACATCACCTTTGTTAAATGTTTTGTTAATAGCAACTGGTCCTACTTCACTCATGCCCCAATTGGCAATAAACGTAGCACCTTGTGCTATAAATGCTTTAATAATACTACTATGCACTCTATCACTTCCACACATAATTGTTATGCCAGTTAAATCAAGTTTACTAAATGTTTTAGTAGCCATAACAGCTCTAGCCATATTAGGTGTTAGGTGCGAATGTGTATAGTCCATAATTTTTTTAACCCAAGTAAATGCATTAAATGGTTCTATATATACGTCTGCATCAACTGCTATAGCTGGTATTGTTTGTGCAAATAATCCACCTGCGTGATCTAATGTACATACTGTATATACTTTACTAAACTTATTTAACTTCTGACATTTTACTGCGGCTCTATTTGCAAAGTATATCTTTTCAGCACTTTGCCAAATTGGTTTACTTGGACCAGTAGTTCCGCTAGTATTAATTGTTGTGCCATCATTTATTATTTTTATTAAGTTCATCTTTTAATTTCTTCCAGTCTGGATGTTGAGGCAAAAACTTGTGTAATCCTATTGCTTGATTAATTACCATTTCTAATAATTTAAAATTAAATAATGGAGGAAATATTGCATGTATGATACTAGCAATACACATAAACAACTGTTTACCTGCTTCTCTAAAACCTATGTACATGTGCTTAAAGTAAAGCACAATAGCATTATCACGTTTTGTTCCATTTAGATATTCTGCTACTCTTAAATGTTTCCAATCAAACCAATGTTTCATAATATTTTTCTAAGTTTAATTTCCATACTGATTGTTTTGTTCCGTATATTTCTTCTTCAGTATAAAAACTTACTATTCCTTGTTTAGCTAACAGATGAAATAATCTATCTGTTCTATTCATTTTTCCACTTGCATCATTCTCAACATTTGTTGTAATATATGCAGGCTGTTCTTCTGAACTTTGAGCCCATTTTATTTGCTCAGGTAATATCCATTTCCATGGAATACTAGTCATATGATTTTTACTTAATCCAGTCTGTGCAGGCATTGTTTGTACTCCCCTGAACAACATTCTATGACCATCATGAAACTTATGACAACCCGCCATTGATACAATTACATCATTGTGATAAGCCGCCCACCATTCGCCGTTGTGCTTCTTACACCAATCATATTTCATTGCATCTAAATTAGCATTGTTCATATAGCCCATATCTTCGCATATATAACCGAAGAATTCTATGTCTCTTTTACCTGGATCTTGTTTTACTAGCATGTTACTATTATATACATACTTATTTATCTGTCAAGATCTGATTGACATAATGTCATAAATAATGTAATATAATAGAAATACATCAGAAGATGTGAGGAGAAAACAAATGGCTTTTAGAAAAACTGCAGATCTAGTCACTAACAATTCAAATACTTATGCAAACATTGAAGAATGGATTGCAGAACATGGTAGATGCGGATTGTATAATGATCAGTATATTACTGCTGGAACTATGGACGTGAATGAAGCTGGTAACGGTGTACGTATTGTTTTAACTTATATTGACGAAGCTAACGCTACTGCTCACAGAGAAGCGTTTGCATCAGAAATAGAAGATAGAAACTATACTTCAACTGTTATTTCAGAAGAAACTATCTAACAACTAATTTATAAAGGTAAAGCATGAAGAAGATATCAACAACACATAAACTTCTTTCAATACATGCAATCTGCCACTTAATGCTCATACCAGCATTTATATATGGTGAACTTTGGATGCTAATCTTAAGTTTCATTTGGTGGCAATTTATTGCCGCTTCAGCAATCAGTGCAGGGTATCATAGATACTTTAGTCATGGATCGTTTGAAGCACCAAATTGGTATAGATATTATGTACAGGTACTAGGAATGTTCGCAAATCCTGGTCCTGTATTAACATGGGCTAGCACACATAGAATGCACCATGCTTATACTGACACTAACAAAGACCCACATAGTCCAACACTTAAAGGTTTCTTTAAGGTATATACTAGTCAATGGGGCAACGATGTTACTATAGAAAGAAAAATGATTAAAGGATTAATTACTCCGGATACAAAATTCTTCCATGATAACTATTTTTTACTAATAACACTAATAGCAATATTATTGTTGTTCATAAATCCTATGTTATTTTTATTTGGATTTTGTATGCCAGTAGTATTTGCATTCCATGGATATGGACTTGTAAATTTAATCCCACACACAGAAAATGGTAACCCTAAAAATAGTTGGGTTGCAAATATATTAACCGCTGGAGAAGGATGGCATAAAAACCATCACGAAGATTCTAGAAACTGGCGTATCGGCAAGACACTGTGGCAATGGGACCCAGGTGCTTGGTTTATTAAATTAATAAAGAGGTAAAAATGTTTAAACCCGTAGAATACAATTTGGATATGAGAGATCCAAATAACTGGCATGAAGTATGCCGTAATCAACCAAAAGATGTTATTGCGTATATACCAGGTGCTAATTTACACGAACAAGAATTATTAGATGGTGCTACTAGCATTGGAAAACTATATAGTCCAAAGAAAGCAGGATTTGATGTTTACTTTGAACACAAAGATTATCCAGGTATTAGCCGTGTTACAAATGAAAAAGACAAAGATGGAAAGTTTGTTGGATTATTTCCTGAAAGCGAATTAGGTTGGCACAACAACGGCAACTGGCGTCATTGGAAACATGTTATTGAAAGTTGTATTGCTTTCTATTGTGTTCGTCCAGGTGAACAAGTTGTTACAAGTTATCTAAACAGCAAGCAAGCATACGAAGACTTACCACAAGAGCTAAAAGATACTGCTGATAATTTTGAATATTGGGCACAGTTTGATAAAGACAATAGCATATACCAATTTGATGACGACAGTTTAAACAAAGGCATGGATGAATTACTTGCTATATTTGAAGGTAATTTAAAAAGCACAGGACGTAAAGGTAAAAACGAACTTAATCCTGTACGTGGTAGTTGGAAACCATTAATTGTACAACATCCATTTAGAACAATACCAGGCTGGTGGGATCAGGACAATAGTCCTAAAGCAATTTATACAGGACACTTTGGTGTAATGCGTAAATTACGTAATAAAGAAACTGGTGAAGAAATTACATTGCAAGAAGCAAAACCATTATTGGATGCATTGCATAAACATCTATTTCAACCACAGTATATGTACCATCATCATTGGAAAGAAGGTGACTTAATTATTAACGATCAGTTTATGAGTTACCATGCACGTAATGCAGTCAAAGGTGATAGATTACTTTATCGTATTGCGTTTAATTATAAATTTCTTAAAGAAGAATAATGCATACAGAAACTACTGATTGGATCCCTCTAGAACTTATTACATTATTTGAAGAATCATTAAAAGATTCATTGAATAGAATGCCTCATAATTATGAGATAGAAAGTTTAAGCAGTGAAGAAAATTTATGTTACAGTGTAACATGGGATGATGAGGGCGATCCAATTGCAGGTAGTGTAGCAAGAACGAGAGATTTTTATAATAACGGTGTTAGAGTATTAAGTAGATATTATACAAGTAAAAAACTTAATGTAGCACAAAAAGGACTACGTATTCATAAGTACCATGTAAAAGGGCTAAGTACATTTACCGCAGAACATGCAGATCAACAAGTAGATTATGCAATATCTCAAGGCTTAACCAAACACTTTATAAGTAGAGAACATGGAAATTTTAAAGTGATGCGTAATCTACATAAAGGATTAAATTATAATTGTAAGTACAAAGATTGGGTACTAGAAGATTATGAATGGCAAACTGCACCATGTGATGGTGACGAATGCTGGCAACATATAATATGGAGAGGAGAGAATCCGTTAACAAATGACTATAGAAAAATATAAATTCTTACATAACATAAAAGTAGATGATATAACTCCTACTTTAGTTAATGATTTTCAAAATGGTGCATATGGTATCATATGTATTGAAGGTGCTGATGAACAAACCATTGACAAGTTTGGTAAACTTTTAGATCAAGATATGTATGGTCGTAAAAAAGTTACAATTGGTATTGAAGATGAAAAAGGTGAAAAGCTAAATCATGCAACAGATATGCTTTGGCACCAAGATAGAGCTTACAGCGATTCAATACATCCATTTGTTGGATTGTATTGTATACGTGCTGACAAGGGATCTAGTCAAACACACTACTTAGATATGCAAGGCGTATATAAAGATAGCAGTGACAGTTTAAAAGAACAAGCAAAAGGCGTAAAATGCGTCAACAGTATTACGAAGTACATGAGTCAGGAAGAGTATCCTTATAATTTTAAAAGTAAGTTACAAGAAAGAGCCTGGAGAAGGTTTAATAGAGCGACACATGATTTAGTATGGGAAGATGATTATGGCCCATATTACTTTTACAGCGAAGCATATACGGAAACAGAGTTAGAACCGCAATTACAAAAAGAGATATACAAAGAACAACACATGTATTCTCATAATTGGGCTCCAAAACAACTGTTGGTATATAATAATCACAAAGTATTGCATAAACGAGATGCAACACCAGCAAAAGTAGTTAGGCAACACATTAGATATGCTCTTGACAAAACTACAGAACTAGTGTAACATGTACTTAAATAACAAATAAAGGATAATATGACTATAACAGGAAAAGTAAAATGGTTCAATGCTACTAAAGGCTACGGATTCATTACTAGACACGATAGCGAAAAAGACGTATTCGTGCATTCATCAGCTATAACAGCATCAGGACTTAACAGTCTTAATGAAGGTGATGAACTTGTTTTTGAAGTTGCTGAAACACCTAAAGGTTTATCAGCTATTAACTTAAAAAACGCATAACATAAATGAGGTCTTAGGCGTCAACCCTCTCAAAACATTCTGCCGCTGATATTATATAGGAGATAAGATATGGCTTATTTAAGCACAAAAACATACGGACATAATATTGGACTAAGTGCAGTATTTCGTCAACCACATGCTGATCATTCACATTGTAGTTTGATTCATGGCTATTCATTAGCATTTAAATTTACATTTGGATGCAGTGAATTAGATAATAAAAACTGGGCAGTTGACTTTGGAGGATTAAAACCTTTGAAAGCATGGCTTGAAGATCATTTTGATCATAAATTATGCTTAGACAAAAACGATCCCCATCTTGAGAAGTTCAAAGAACTTGATGCTATGAACTTAGCAGAAATTAGATTGTTTGACGGAGTTGGTGCAGAAAAGTTTGCAGAACATGCATGGGCATTTGCAGATAAACTTATACGAGAAATGAGTGATGATCGTTGCTGGTGTGAATCAGCAGAGTGTAGTGAGCATGGTGCAAACAGTGCTATCTACTCACCAAGTTCTCAATAATGAGTAGAAAGCTAGACAATAAACCACCTTTGGTAGTACCTAATAAGCCGTTTATGGTAGCATTAGGTACTAGTCACACTTTTGGATGTTGTGACGATTATGAGGACGGCGTAATAAGTGGAAAAACTGCTCACGAACAGGTAGCTCAACAACTAGGATTAGAATGTATTAAGATAGGTTTACCTGGGTGTAATAACTCAGAACTATTACAAGCAACAAACGAGTTGGTTACTAGAGGTGTACTTAAAGATCCAAACTGTAAATTAATGGTATTAGAAGCTAGACTTCTTAATGGACAAAGTGCAGTACCTTATAATTCTGTTGCTAATAGACCTTATGTATTTACTGACCCAAAAACAGGTAGTAATAATCAATTTGGTAGAGCTTCATTGGAATCTTATTTACAACTAAATGAACGTTGGGGCAGAGGTCTAGTTGATCATTGGGGTGATAATGATATATGCAATGCATTATATCAATCTGCTAGTATGCAGGATTGGAGAAGAGGTGTAACAAAGAAGTTTTGGCAACCTTTAGAGCATCCATTAACTCCTAGTGAGATAGCATATGCTAAAAAAATATTAGACACTTATAAACAAGTACACATACTTGATGGAATGGGGCCAGCGGCTTGTTTAGATGATCTGATAAAGATAGAAGCTATTAAAAACATAGCTGTCAGTTCTGGTGTAGAATTTTTATGGGAATCACTTGATGCTAGAAGTATTTGGTACAAGATTGGAAAAATGATGCTAGGTGATACTAGTACATTATTTGATCACCTTATTAACTTTGATCAATCAATAAGAGAACGACTTAATTGTCTTGATGGAACATCCGATGAAGGAGGATGGCTACAAGTTGATGGACCAATATCTATGTCGCATCAATGTAAATGTAATCACCTTAATGAAAAAGGCCATGTGTTATGGGCGAAACAATTAAAGAAAAGAATAAAACCACTAATAGAAAATATATGATAGATAAAGAAAAGATTATTGAAAATTTAAAAGTAGTATATGACCCAGAGATCAGTATAAACGTATATGATTTGGGTTTAATTTATGAAATAAATATTAATAAAGCACACGTTGATATTGTTATGACATTAACTAGTGCGTTCTGTCCTGCCGCAGACGAGATCATAGCGGAAGTCCACGAAGCAGTAACAAAAGTAGATAACGTCGAAACATGCGATGTTAAAATAACATTTGATCCGCCTTTTGGACCAGATAAAATGAGCGAAGATACAAGATTAATTTTAGGAGTATAAATGACATATTTAGTAACAGAAAATTGTATTAAATGTAAACATACTGACTGCGTTGAAGTTTGTCCTGTTGATTGTTTCTATGAAGGTGAAAACTTTCTAGTAATAAATCCAGATGAATGTATTGACTGTGGTGTATGTGAACCCGAATGTCCAGTAGATGCAATTGTTGCTGATGGTGCTATCGAAGGCACAGAACTAGCCTATTGGATGAAAGTCAATACCGATATGTCTGAAAAATGGCCAAACATAACTACAATGAAAGATCCACCTGCAGATGCTGCAGAATGGAAAGATAAACCAAACAAACGTGAATTACTATCTGAAAAACCAGGAGAAGGAGATTAACATGCTTATTGCACCGTTTATATTAGTAGGAAGAGAAGCATTAGAGATAATGTTTATAACATTGATGATTACAACATTCATCAAATTAAATTGGAGCATGTATGCATCTGCTATTGCTGGAATTATTGTAGGATTTGTATTAGGTTGGCAACTAGGAAACTTGCTAGAACCTTATGAATGGTTAATGTATGGGTTTTTATCAGCAATGATGATTTACTTATATTTTACTTCACACACAATGGGACAGCAAATTGTTGATAGTATTCAAAAAATGGGATCAGGTACTAGTATCGCCGCATTAGTTACAATCTTTGTTATTTTTGCTAGAGAAAGTTCTGAGATATTTATGTTTATGTTTATGGCAAGTAACAATACACTATACAGTTGGATGTCTGCATCAGTTGCAATTGCAATAGTCGTTGGAATGTTTCCATTAATTAAAAATAAAGTATCAGCTCATGTGTTATTTAAAGTTACACGTTTTGCATTTTTAGTATTTGGATTATGGTTTGGCTATGAAGCATTAATGTATTGGCATATCATTGAACATGAACACGTTTTATAAAGGAAATAATATGTACGATATAATTTATACACCTAGAATACACGACGAAATTTCTGTTGCACGATTTCATTCAGAAACAGAAGCACAGAAATATTTAGAAAAGATTAAAGAGATACGCCCGAAGGCATATCCACATCACCGAATTGAAGAGGTGATAACCAAAGGAGAAACAGTATGACATTTTTAGTATGGCACTTGCTAGCTATTGGAGCAGTAATGGCACTATCTTTTTTTGCTGGTTACAAATTTGCTAGACGTAAAGAAGATAAAATTGAACGTAGTATCCATATGATGGATATTAGAAAAACGAGGTACAAATATGAGTAAGTCTAAAGAAGAGTTGCTTGAACAAATTGATAAAGTTATGGAAGAATATATTAATCCAAATGTAGCACAACATGGTGGGCAAATTAATATAATTAACTTTAATGAAGAAACAGGAATTCTTCACACTCAGATGAGTGGAAGTTGTAGTGGTTGTGCTAGTAGTACTGAAACACTTAAACAAGGTGTTGAGTCAACACTAATGCATTTCATTCCTGAAATTAAAGGTGTTACAAGTGAAGACGATCCTATGTATAACGATCCATACTACACTTCAGACCCTAGTGGGTATTATGATTTTCCAAATGAAGACGATTTTCATCCACCGGAACAGGAGTAATTATGGCAGAGTTAAATACATATAAGAAAAAGATTCGTGATAGAGAACGTAAGGTACGTGATAGACAGCGTAAAATTGAAGACAGCGAAATTCGTATTGCTGATCTTAATGAAGAAATTGCTGAACTAAACGAAGAGATTTCTGAGTTCAGTGCTATTATGGATAAACTTAAAAAGCATGTAATGTAATGGCAGTAAAAGTATTCTTTATAGCAAAAATTAAAAACTTTAATGACGAATATAAAGACTACGTAACTAGAGTTAGAGACTTGGGTGAAAAGCATCCTGGTTTTATTAGTTTAACAAGTGAAGAAATTGGCGACATTGAAATTACAATTACGACTTGGAAGAGTAGAGAAGATGTCGCAGACTGGGCAAAAGACCCAACCCATGTAAGTGCAAAACGTAAATGGCGTGAGTGGTATCATTGGGTAAAAGGAATACATGTGGATACAATAGATGAAACAGATTAAAAATTTTATAAGAACAGTACCAGATTATCCTGTCGAAGGTATAAACTTTTACGACTTAAATAGTTTGTTTAGTAGTAACGTATGGGGAGATTGTGTAAGATCTCTAGCAACACAATGCGAAGAAGATTTTGATGGGTCGTACATTACTCATATTGTGGGTATTGAGAGTAGAGGATTTGTAATAGGTTCAGCACTTGCTCAAGAAATGTTATTACCTTTTACAATGGTTCGTAAAAAAGGTGCTAAATACCCAGGAGTACTATTAGAAGAAACATACGAACTTGAATATGGAAGTGATACACTAACATTACAAGAAGGTATACTTGGTCATACTAGCAGAGTATTAATTGCAGATGACCTAATAGCAACCGGAGGTAGCATGTTAGCTACTAAGAGATTGGTTGAGCAAACAGGTGCCCAAGTTATTGGGGCAGTAACACTTGTTAACTTGGAATATCTCAACAAGGGCCTCGATAATTTACCCGTGGTCCAATTGTACGGAGCAAAAGAATGATTAAAATTACAGAAAAAGCTATGAATCACTTAACAGGTATAAGTGAATCAAATGATAATAAGATTCCAGTATTAGGTTTACGTGGAGGTGGGTGTGCAGGTTTTAGTTACGAATGGAAACTAAAAGAAGAATCAGAACTTGACACGAAAGCAGATCATGTTATAATTATGGATAACGGAAAAAAGATGGCAGTTGACAGCTCAAGTATTATGTTTTTAGTAGGCACAACACTTGAACTTAAACAAGACCTTATGGGTACTATGTTAGAAATTGTTAATCCATCAGCGGCAAGTAGTTGTGGTTGTGGAGAAAGCATTAACTTTGACATGGAAAAAGTAGAAGAAAATGCAAACGCATTTAAATTACCAGAAGTAACTGACGCAACAAAAAATTAAGGAAGTAAAATGACCAAGCAGATTGATCTAAACAAGTACAAAGATTTTGTACGAGAAGTAACAAGCAATGAATCACTCTCAAGTATGCAGATGTATAATCGTATTGTTGAGATTGAAACAACTGAAAGCAAAATGAAAGTAAACATGGCACAACTTATGACAGGTGCTATTGGCATCAGTGCTGAAGGTGGCGAGTTTATGGAAATTGTAAAGAAGTGTGTATTCCAAGGTAAGCCTATGGATGAAGACACACAGTATCACGCTATGCGAGAGCTTGGCGATATTATGTGGTATTGGATGAACAGTTGTAGTGCATTAGGAATTGACCCTAATGAAGTTATTGCAGAAAATGTTAAAAAACTTGAAAAACGTTACCCAGGTGGATCATTTGATGCTCATTATAGTGAGAATAGAAAAGACGGTGATATATGATCGATCTAGTAATTGGATCAGACCATAGAGGATATGAATTAAAAAATGAAATATCTAAATGGTTAACACCAATTGACAAGGACCCAAGATTTGATATATCAGTATTTGCTGATAGCGGTCCATATGAAAATAAAAAAGTTGACTATCCAAAAATAGCATCAATTGTAGCCAGAGATATTTCTAGTAAATTGATGAATACTGGAATAATAATTTGTGGATCAGGTTATGGTGTATCAATCGCAGCCAACCGAGTACCACGTTGTAGAGCTGTTGTATGTAGAACAGAAAAAGAAGCTGAAATGTCTAGACTACACAACGATGCAAATATACTTTGTTTAGGTGCAGACTTCACTAGTTTGCCTAAAGCTAAAAAAATTATTACTAAATTTTTTACCACTAAATTTGAAGGTGGTAGACATCAAGAACGTGTGGATATGTTGAGATGATTGACTATCAAGGTAAACCATTAGAACAGCTTACGTTAGAAGAAACTATTGAGTTTGAAAAACAAATGCTTAAAAAAGTACTAGCGGCTAGTAAAGCTCAAATGAGTGGTGGAATACTTGATCAGATTAATTTGTTTATTGATTTGATTAGAGATCATAAAATGCAGTTATCACAGACAGCATTACTAAAATCAAAAGATGGTAAAATGGAGGAAGATGGAACATCATTAGAAATAGGTGATTTAGACTTACCACCTCCGACGGAATCAATAGATGAAATGCTTGACTTTTACAAGAAAAAGTAATATAATAGTAGGATGCATATGAATAAAAATAAACAATACGTTATGACTGAAGAAGACTTAGTGCATGGGGTATTAACTGGCAAACAATTTGATAATGTAATAATGGACGATATAGAGCCCATAAATACATATAACGAATGGTGTCAAACATTCGATTTAGATAGAATAATCAAAGCTAGTTACGAAAGTAACAGTGATACATATGTAGAAGATTGCCTAAATAAATGGAATATGCCGTCAGAATATTACGACATAAATATCCATGAATGGTTAATGGAACGTTGTAGTTCAGCACAACAACGTGACAGGGTATATAAAGAGCTTATTGAATACGATAAGCGAGGTATGATAATAGTGCTGAAATTCTTGCTTTACTTAGCAAACATATGTGAACAACATAACATTGTACTAGGAGTAGGAAGAGGTAGTAGTGTAGCTAGCTACTGTCTATACTTGCTAGGTATACATCGTATAGATAGCATTAAATATGAACTTGATATCAAGGAGTTTTTAAAATGAAAACAGTAAAAACAGCCAAAGGGCGTACATTAGATATGGCGGCACTTGCGGCAAAACACGAAAAAACAAGAGCAGTAAGTAATATGAACTTGAATGCTCGTGGTGATATTATTGACAATAGAAACCAAGTAACAATTCCTCGAGAAAAAATTGCAAAAGAATTCTACAAAGATAATGTACCAGGTGCAGACAGCAAAAATATTAGTATCAAAGAAGATGAGAAACAACATGTCAACATTGAAACTAAAGAGCCTGTTGACAAACAGGAAAAACCCAAGAAGCCTAAAGTAACTGAAGTTGGTCGTAAAGCTCGTACTAGAGAAGACGGCACTCAATATTTTGAAGTTGAGTATAGTGACGGAAGTATGGAAGACATCGAAGCAAAATAGGAAATATAATGAGAACTATTAGAGCAATGAAAAATAAGATTCTGGCAGAAATGATTGATAAGCCTGGCACTGAAAAAACTACAGCAGGTGGAATTATTATTACTGAAAAAGATGCAACAGAAGCCGCAGTTAGACCACGTTGGTTTAAAGTGTACAGTGTTGGTGAAGGAATCGATTGGATACAAAAAGACAATTTCGTCCTTGTTGATCACGGACGATGGAGCAATGGTATGGATGTAGGCAATGAAGAAAAAATTTACCTACTTGACAATAAAGATTGTTTAGCATTATCAGATACTGATCCAAGAGACGATAAAAGTCTTGAAGTATATGCTAAATCAATTCCAAAACGTCCATCCAATGACACGACTAGACACAAACTATAATTAAATATTAAGGAAATAAATTAAAATGAATATCGATAAATTACAAAAGGCGATAGGAGAAATGGGTGCCGCATTAGAAGAAAATGCATCACCAAAGGGACCACCAATGGGCCCACCAAAACAACCAGGACAAATGATGTGGGATGCAGGTGTACATTACTTTGCTGAAGCTTTTACATACGAAACAACAAAACCAATTGTCAACTGGATTATTGAAAAGAATTTATTACCAGACAGTGAAAGACCAAAGGAACTTACACTTATTATCAACAGTCCAGGTGGAAGTGTACATGCCGCATTTGGTTTAATTGATACTATGAAAGGTTCTGCTATTCCAGTTAGAACAGTAGGACTTGGTATGATTGCTTCATGTGGTGTACTTGCATTTATGGCAGGTGAAAAAGGTAAACGTGTACTAACTAGAAACACAAGTATCTTATCACATCAATACAGTTGGGGATCAGGTGGTAAAGAACACGAACTATTTGCTCGTATTAAAGAGTTTGAACTTTCAAGTGAACGTATGCTAGAACATTATAAAAGATGTACTGGTTTAACAGAAAAGAAAATCCGTGAAATATTGTTACCAGCACAAGATGTTTGGTTAACAGCCGAAGAAGCAGTGAAGCACGGCATTGCAGATCAAATCGTAGACACATATTAAGATGAAAGAGTTCATACAGCAAATGCCTGTACAACTCTTAACACAATGGAAAAACCCTACGCCTAGCCCAAATGATGATCTTGCTTTAATGGAAGACATTTCGAAAAATGGAATTTTAGAACCCATAATATTAGGCGTAGGAGTTTACAGTCGTAAAGTTAGACTAGACACGGGCAATCATAGAATATATCTCTTACCTCGAATGGGAATGACACACTTACCAGTTGTATGCAGAGTATGGAATTACTGTACTTTTAATAACGGAAATGGTGATCACTCATTTGACTGTCCTGAAATAAGTGTTAAACAAGGATGGATAGAAAAAGAGTACTATGCGAGACCAAGCGATGTTATTGACATAATGGCATTAATGCTTAAAATTTAATGTTGACTTTTTATGAATTCTAATATATATTAAGTATATATAATTATTAATCAAGAGTTGGAGACTAGATGAAGATGAAGATTATTGCAGGAAATAGTAATACTGAAATGGCAGAGAAAATTGCTTCTCATTGTTTTGCTACAATTGTACCTGCTGAAATTAAAACTTTTGCTGATGGCGAATGTAGTGTAGAATTTTTAGAAAATATACGTGGCGAAGATGTTTTTATTATACAAAGCACAAGCACACCTGTGAACGACAATTTAATGGAATTAATGATTATGATTGATGCGGCTAAGCGTAGCAGTGCCAGTCGTATTACGGCAGTTATTCCATACTTTGGTTATGCACGACAAGATCGTAAGAGTGCTAGCCGTACACCAATTACTGCAAAACTAGTTGCAAATCTTATTACACAAGCAGGTGCAGATAGAATCCTTACAATGGATTTACATGCAGGACAGATACAAGGCTTTTTTGATATTCCTGTTGATGACTTAACAAGTCGTATTGCGTTTGCAAAAGATATTAAGTATAATGTAGAAATAGAAAAAGGTACAGTATTTGTTTCACCAGACGCAGGTGGTACAGTACGTGCTAGAAAATTTGCTGATATGTTTGGAGGCGATATTGCTATTGTGGACAAACGTAGACCCAAAGCAGGCGAAAGTGAAGTAATGGGACTTATTGGTGATGTTAAAGGTTGTCATGCAATTCTAGTTGACGATATTATTGACAGTGGTGGAACACTATGTAACGCCGCAAAAGCAATCATGGACGCTGGTGCATTAAGTGTACGAGCATATATTACACATGGAGTACTAACTGGCGAAGCATGTCATAAAGTTGAGAATAGTGTATTGGAAGAACTTGTTATTACAGATAGCATTAAATTTTCTTGTCCAGATGATTGTAAAAAGACACGAGTAGTAAGTGTATCAACTATGTTTGGTGAAGCTATTAGACGTGTCAGTAATGAAGAAAGTGTAAGCAGTTTGTTTACACATAAAATTTGATGAGTGGACAAAGAAGATTTTTAAAAGTTTGGGCGAGAACAGTTGGAATGCCAATTGGTCTCAATGATGATGATAAGCCTGAATTTTTGCCAATTACACAATCAGATGTAGTGAAGGCACTAGCTTTCAGAACGTTCTGGATAGTATTGCATGTATTAACATGTTGTCTAATTATTGCAGGAAATGGCAGAACATTAGGATGGTGGTAAAATATGAATTACATGTTTTTTATTGATGTCGCAGTTTCTATAGTAGTAATGCTACTATGGTTTATAGCAGTTATGGCATTAGCAAAATATACAGTTGGCAAGGAAGCTAAAGATTGGCATATTATATGCTGGCTGTTTTTCGCAGGTCCGTTAGGTTGGGGAGTATTAATGCTAATATTAGTTTTAGACCTCACGGATAAAATATTCCCAAACGCAGTTAATCTATTAAATCCAAAAGAAATAAAAGGAGAACAAAGTGGCAACCGGAAGAAAAGGAAAAAGAGCTAGTAAGCTACAAGCAGTGGCTGATAGTACAATAGGTTTTTCAAAAACAACAAATAATAGACATGCAGAGATTGTTGAAGAGACACATTACGTTGTTAAGATGTATCAAGACAACACATTGGTTGAAGAGAGACCAATTGTTGGACACAGTAAACGTTATGCAGAAGATTGTGCAGAGAATTGGGAAAATGGCATTATCAAGTAACAAGTTGACTTTTTAATGAAAACCAAGTATAATATAACTTTAATAAGGAAGACTAATGGCTAAAGAATTATGGGTAGAAAAGTATCGTCCTGAAACGGTTGGTACTTATGTGTTTAGAGATGATGCACAACGTAAACAAGTGCAGAACTGGATTGACGATGGTGGTATTCCACATTTGTTATTCAGCGGTAGTCCTGGCACAGGTAAAACTACACTAGCAAAAGTATTAATCAAAGAACTTAATGTTGAGAATGCTGATGTTTTATACATTAACGCATCAAGAGATAATGGCGTTGAAATGATTCGCAAACGTATTAGTGCGTTTAGTGAAACTATGCCTTGGGGTGAATTTAAAGTTATTCTACTTGATGAGGCAGATCATATTAGTCCTGAAGGACAAGCGGCATTACGTGGAGTAATGGAACAGTATCATGCAAGTGTAAGATTTATTTTAACTTGCAATTATCCTAACATGATTATTCCTGCATTGCATAGTAGATGTCAAGGTTTTCATATTGAACAATTAGATCAAACAGATTTTACAGTAAGAGTAGGCGAAATACTTGCAGACAATGCAGTAGAGTTTGACATTGATACATTAGATGCAATGGTTCGTGCTAATTATCCTGATTTACGTAAGACTATTAATACAGTACAAATGACTATTGTAGATAACAAATTGTTACTACCAGAAGATGGCGGTAGTACAAGCGAATGGCGTATTAATATGGTAGAACTGTTTAAGGCTGGCAAGATTCAAGATGCACGTAAACTAATTGTTAAGAGTGCAAGAGCTGATGAATACAATGAAATTTTTACTTGGTTATACAAGAATTTAGATTTATATACAAACGACGATTTTACATACGATAGTTGTGTACTAGCAATAAGAGAGGGTATGATTAAACATACTCAGGTAGCAGATCCAGAAATTAATCTAAGTGCTACAATGATAGAAATTGCAAGAACACTTAATGCTAAATAATTTATTACTTAACGTCAACTTTGAAGACCATGTTGGACAGTCAAGTATATTTCAACATATACTAACATACTCACCAGACACTGGTATATTTCCTAAACCAATTGATGAACTAACTTATAATAATTATTATATTAGACAGGGTGCTGACTATACAAGAGAAGTTGGTGGATTACCTGAGATAAGTGATGATTTTAGAAACTTTCATAAATCTCCAAACTACTTAGATCATATAAAAAACTCATTACAAGATTTTAGAGATATTGAAAACGAACCAATATTAGAATCTGATTTTAAATGGTGTTTACCTTCTAGTATATCAATAGGTAATTTATTAGACACTGAACAAAAAATATACTTTGTTAATCAACCAAAAGCATATAGAATATTTGATACTAATCATCGATATCAACATGGAAACATTGCTGTTATGGATGGTAAGAAAATTGGGAGATTTAAAAATTGGTTCAACTTACCAGAAGCTAGTTCTATAGAACATTTAACTAATATACTTGCAGAAGAAATTGATCCAAAAAATGTATCTACAGTAATAGAATGGATGAAAGATAAACCAGCGGCACTAATAACTATGGCAAGAGAACAAGGGCTAGAATATGCAATAGAAGAAGGAACACACAAGTTTACAGAACAATTTCTTAATGTTGTAGATCTACAAGAAGATGAATTATTACCAATTGAAAATATTGTGTTTGATTTAAAAACTTTATTTTCTACTAATAAAACGACCAGTACTGATTACTATAAATACATGTGTAATTCGTTACACATTACAAGTAATGATGTACTATACGAGCAATTATATAATAACTTGTTAATCAAAGACGATTACGTAAGACTAAAGACACTTACTAAAAGCGACTTTTTAACAGAGATATTATGTAATGAAATCAAAATTTAAACATGGCCTAGAGTATATAGGTGAATTAATATCTTTCAAAGTCTCAGGAACCCTTGAAGACGTAAAGCAAATAGTAATGAAATATCAACCAAAAAGAACTATCTTTGTTAACAATAGCAAAGCAACTAAATTAGAAGAATGTGATTCTACGTTCGTTGAGGTATATTTACTGTTTGAACCAAAACAGGCAATGCTTCTACGTTTATCTTCTAATATAGATAAATACTAAAATATAAAGGGAAGTATTCCATGAATAAAAAATTCTTAATTTGGTGGCTAGTTGCAGTGATGCAAACTATCGCACTCGGCATTGCTTTTTACTTCGGAGCGATCCAATTTCTTATAGAAAATGATTCTACAAAACTTAGCTTTGCTATCCTAGGTATGTTTACAATTGCCTCAGGTTTAGTTGGTTATAGAAGTTACAAACAAATAGACGATAACGATATGGCATGGTTTATTGGTGAGTCGTGCATGACTGTTGGTATGGTTGGAACCGTCATAGGTTTCATGCTTATGCTAGGCAGTAGCTTCTCACAAATTGATCCAGGCGATATTGAAAGTATGAGGCAAGTCATTATTGACATGGCGGCGGGCATGAGCACCGCTCTACTAACAACATTATGTGGATTGGTTGCAAGTTTATTTGTAAAAGTTCAAGTAATGGTACAAGAACAAAAGTCTAATGCCTAACAGAAGAACCACTTCCAACCTAGCATTCAACGACTTGCTTTTCAATGTCCTTATTGGATTTGTAATGCTATTCGTTATTGCTTTTCTATTGATTAATCCTATTACTAAAAAAGCAGATATACCTGTTAAAGCAGAGTTTATTATTATACTCGAATGGGAACAAGAATCAGTAGATGATGTTGATTTATGGGTACAACACGATAGCAACAAACCTGTAGGTTTTGCAAACAGAGAATTAACGCCATTACACTTAGACAGAGATGATTTAGGTACAACAAATGATGTAGTTCTTATTGATGGTGTAACACGTACTTTAAAATCAAACAGAGAAATGACTACAATAAGAGGTATTGTTCCGGGCGATTATTATGTATCGGTGCATGCTTATTCAAAGAAAGAAGATGTAATTGATTATACTGTTACTGTAATGAAAGTAAACCCATTTAGACAAGTTTATAGTATAACTGGAAACTTACTTCGTTTCAGAGAAGTACAAAGATTGCCAGCTTTCAATGTAGATAAAGATGGTAAAGTTACAGAAATATTTCAGCACTTCAGAGATATAGTGCCATCAAATGGAGCAGTTCAATAATGATTTATATAGCCACAATTTTACTTTTTTGTTTAGCAGTACTAACAACGTATGCTATTATACAAACTAACAAAAACAGAATTCTTGTATTTTTATTAATTCCTTTGGTACTAGTAAGTAGCTTATATACAGGTTATTCAATATATGCATTACAAGGAACTCCAGTTAATAGTTTACCAAAAGGAGAAGTAGAAGTACTATGGGCAGAAGTTCAAAAGCCTCACATTTACTATCTAGTTAGACATGTTGGTGAGCCTCAACCACAGTACTATACAATGCCTTATTCAAAGAGCAATGCACGTAAGATGCAAACTATGGGTGAACAAGCAGAAAATGGAAAACCAGCCACTGGAGTATTTAAAGAAACAGAGCAAAAAAATGGGTTATTAACTAATATACAAGAATTTACATTTGATAATATTAGACGAGATAGCTTACCTCCCAAACGAAAAGCACTTAAATTGCAAGGGGTTGATCAACGTATTATTAACGAAATACACTCAGATCCAGACAATCCTCAGTAGAAAATGTGTTATCCAAGTATTTACAGACTAATGCGTAAAGAAGGATACACAAAACAACAAGCTAGGGCATGGATATACTGTCTTAAAAACGACTTAATTTAAATAATCAGCTAAATAAATATGCATTTAATTTATAAACCCTTGTAATACAAGGGTTTTTTGTTGAACAAAAAGGTTGACATTACCAAGAGTTCTTGCTATAATGTATGTATAAGTTAACAAAAAGGTATACACTATGATTAATGCAATATTAGAGTCAACAATGAGATCAGCAATTGAGTTAGATGAGAACAAAAACGAAGACGGTTCAATAAACTGGAATTTTGTTGATGCTGATGCATATATGGATGTTCACAATTTATATCGTAGCAACAACGATTTTTACGAAGCGTTTAATGATATTGCTGATAAGATTGAATCTGAAAATGCAGTTGAAAGTAAAGAACAGTTAGAACTTGATTTGTTACAAAAATACCCAAATGCAGAAGAACAGTTAGAAGTACTGAAAAAAGATTATTTGGGCCAGTAAAGGTTAGTAACATGAACGACATTGAAATTACAGGCGGCACGAAAGCCAAACAAGAATATGCACGTTCTATGGTTGAATTCTGCATAAAGAAATTAATGCCGCGAATGCAAACTCTTGACATAGTAGTTAAACTCAAAAAATTAGGATCAGATGCCGACGGTTATTGTCTACGTGAATCTGCTCGCGAGTATGAATTAGAAATTGATCATACTGTTGGGTTGCGTAGAATGCTTGAAACTGTTGCACACGAAATGGTACATGTTAAGCAATATGCTCGTAACGAAATGAGTGATACGGCAATACAAAAAAAGTTTTATAAATGGAAAGATACACTTGTTCCAGAAACAACAGACTATTGGGATCTACCTTGGGAAATTGAGGCTAACGGTCGCGAAGTAGGACTGTTTATACGTTGGGCTCATCATACAGGAAATGCTAAAAAGCATTGGGCTAATATCAAATAATTAATCTTCAAAGAAAGTATCATCACCGGGCCAAAGGGGCATAGCTGTTCCTGGTGCTCGTTTTGGTATTTTACTATCAGCACTTGATACACAAGATTTTGTAGTACATACTTTTGGACCATCAAACAATTTAAATCCAGTTTCAATATTACCTAAAGGTTGATCATGACATGAGTAAGACCTTTTAACTGATCCATCTGGTTCACGTATAATTATACTACGATATCCACTACTACATTCCCAACCTTCAAATTGATTAAAATTAAATGCATTAAATCTTTCAGCTTGATCCATATACCACGGATCACCTTTATCATCTCTAAATTCCACCTGCATGTTCCACGGAACTGATGCTGTCTGTTTACGGAAATGATCATCAGGGTCAATTTTAAATGTAGGCTTAGGTCTAGTTACTAATTGCTTTTGTTGTGCTTTAGCTTCAGTGTAACTACGTTGTGGCATACCATTGTGTAATTTTCTTTTCATTTCATCTGTATAACCATCAACAATTCTACTTGCTGTTGGATCTGATTGAGGTTTTAGTGTAACATTGATTCCTTGATTATGGAAGAATAATGCGTTGTCATAATATTCATCAAATAATGCAGGTACCATAACCATATTAATTGTTACTTGTACATCATGCTCTTGACATAGTATTAATTTGTCTGCAAGGTCTTGCATTTTTTCAGGTGTGTTTACGTGTTCAACATGTAAACTTGCTGTTATACTTGCTCTGTGAAACTTACTAGCATAATCACAATATGTTTGAAACCATTTCATATTACGACTACAGTTTGAAGTCATATGCACACTTGTATAATTTGTATTATGTGCATCATCACTTAAATGTTTTAACATATCTAAATAGCCAGGATGGAATGTAGGCTCACCCCCACTTAAACTAAAGTGAAAACTATTGAATCCTCTTTCACGTGCTTGACGCTTAATCTCATCAATTGTTTTTAAATTAAGTTCAGTTGGTCTATGATCTTTTCTACTACTTCTAGCATAAGGCCAACAATAACTACAATTGTAATTACAAAATCTTCCTATTAACCAGCTAACAGTAAACATGTCTCTATACAACATATTTCGTTGTCCAACACGTACTAGTTTATCGTACGGTGTTTTAGTGAAATCATATTCACTCCATTTTAAATCTTTATCTTCCATTTATTTTTCCATCATTAATACGTCTTTGTAGGAATGCATCTTGCCATTCTGGTAACGATTTACTTTTATCCATAAAGCTATCATTTGCATCTACTTTATTATTTTTAAATTCTTCTATATCAAAGTTAAGCCATGTATCATTAGTTTTTAACCACTTTGTTATTATTTTATATAATATTACATGCGAAGTAATACTTATATGTCCTGATCTGCAATCATGCCATTTATTAGGTTGTGCTATTTGTTCTTCAAAATAATTAGAATCTTCAACTTTTACTATATTATGCAGGTATTCAGCTTTATTGTCAAGTGGAATATTATCAAAATGCTTGTATGGATAGTAATTTTTTTTGCCAAAATCTTTCATCTTCCATTCATCATCTGCTGTAGGGTGACAAAATGCTTTTATTAATTTAATATCTGGTCTTATACGTTGCAACTCATTAATTAATATTCCGTAATGTAAGAAATCTCTTTCAGGAAACTCTGGTTGAATATGAGTCTGCCATTTGTTAATTGCATCGTAAGCATCACGTACATATAGATGTTCTTCATTTACAGAATTACAAAACTTTTCTTTTTTAAGAAGTGATTGATTAGCACTTACTGATGTTATCAAATTTACTCCAAATTTACTTCCTCTGTCACTTGGCACATACATATGAGGAGCATTTAGTGTTATTCTTTTTGGCGATGTAACTACAAAAATAATGTTATCATACTTTTCATGGTGTTCTAAAAACTTTAAAAAACTCCAAGATAAATCTGTACCGCCTGCTGCAAAATTTGTAGTATCTGGTAATAACTTAGCCCAAGTTGGCATCAGTGCTTCTACTTTTTGTTGGAAGTTAATATATTCATCATTTGTATGTATTACTGTTTTAATATTACTTGGGTCTAAAGGATGCATTAATGGAACTTTACACCTTGCAAAACTATCGCCAAAAATTCCTATACTCATTTTACTTCCTCATCAATCCATAAGTTATTATATTTAGCCCATGATTTAATGTCTTTGTGTTCTGCAACAAAATATCTCTTTTTATCTAAATTCATTTCCATAAGTTTTTTAACCATAGCATCTAAATCAAAATCTAACCAAGTATTGTTGGATGCTAATAAATCTTTTACTTCAGCATATATTAACCTATGTGCTTCTGTTGATAAGTGTCCTACTCTAGCATCACTGTACAATTTTAAAACAGGCATCTGTTGCAATGCATCATCTAATCCAGCAACAAGTTTCCCATCTTCATCTAACGGTAAACCCTGAGCTTTTCTAAATTCATACTCTGCATGTTTGCCTAGTAAAATATCATTTTCCATTCTATGTAAAGTTTGTATTTTTCCAATTGGTATTTTAATTCCAAGATCATTAAACTCTTCTGGACTAGTGTTTATCATTTTAACATCTGGTCTAGTTCTAATTATATTATCAATCATTGATGCCCATTGTAACAGATCTCTAAATGGAAATTTGGGAACAACATGTGTACCGTAGTCAACATATACTTTCATTAAGTTTATTGCATCTTCATCATATATAGGCATTTCAGGACCAGTTGGTTTATTATTTGATTTAAGTATTTTTTCAGCGAACTTTTTGTAACAATTAATTGGTCTTTCATCTAACATCCATTCGGGTCTTATAAAATCAATATCATGTATAGAAGCTTCGCCTCGCCATTCCTCTACTTGATTACCATATTGTATATGTGAATGAGTCCATGCTCGTGTTGTTATGAATATTACAGTATCATACTCATTGTGATATCTTAAAAATTGTAAGTAACTATAATCTATACCTGTATTGCCAACAGCAAATGTATGCACTACATCATATTCATTTTTAAGCATTCTAATCCAGCTAGGCATTTCATTATACCATGCTTTTCTAAATTCTATTTTTCTCTCTTTGCTTGGCATTAACTCCCATACTCTTTTTGCAGGGTCTGCGAGTTGCGTTCCAAAGCTATTACCAAATATTGCTAACTTCTTAGTCATCATCAATGTCCGTAATTGTCTGATTAAACTTACAAAATGCTTCGTATTTTTCTTCGTGCTTGTTATTGTCAATACAAGATTGTAGCCAATGCATAGCACCATTTAAATGTGTTTCAAACATAAAGCGTCTACCTACCATACGTCTTTCTGGTAGGTTTAAGCTATCAAATACCCGTTTTAAGCCGTCTATTCCACCTTGAAGCTCCGTTGGGCGTAATACGTTAGCATGTAAGAAATCAGGCCATTGTACACGGCTTGTATGCCAGTGTATACCTAATTCGAATACAATAGCTTCAGCTGTTTCGCCTAGTTCTTTTGCATTCATTCCGCTAATACATGTAGTTCCTTTGATAACATCAATATTAGTTAATTCTTTCTTAACTAAGTTAATGTTACTTTTTAATAGTTCCCAATCAGACCCTCTTCTTATTTTAGCATTAAGCTCTTTGTGTCCATCAATACTGATTGTTAGTTTAATGCTTTTAAATTTTTTCCATAAGTCAATAACACTATGTTTACCCATTTTCATAATACTTAGGTTTGTACTGTATTTTAATGTAACGTTTTCTGGATGTGGAATACTGTCTAATACACGATAATGAATAGGATCCATAAGTGGCTCACCGCCTGCAAATTCAATCTCTTCTACAGTTTCCATTACTTCTAATAATTGTGGAACAAAATGTTCATCTTTTTCATACAAGTTCATTACTCTAGATTTACGTAAATCATTACTGTCTACAATTTCATCTACATATTCTCTGTCATTTTTATTATAGAATTGTTTTACTTTATCCCAATCTTGCATCCACTTTGAACTGTCTTTTGGCCAACACATACGACATTTAAAATTACATACGTTGCTTAGTTTAAGTTCTATCAGTGGAATTTTAAAATCTACTTCTCTATCTACTAAATATTTTTCAACTGCATTTCTGGTTGATGGAGTTTCCATTAAATCTGTTAATCTATTCATACGTAAACTAACAATGTTATTATCTTCCATCTTCCAACAATTTTTACACTGATGATGTTTCTCACCTGTGATTAAGGAATCTCGTATCTCATTCATATACTCACTGTGCCAATAATCTTTTAGATTAAAATCTTCATCTTTAACATTTGGATTTTTTCCATTCTTTGGTGGTTGTGCTCTACAACATAGTTTAACTTCTCCATGCGGCATAGTGCTTACATGTACAAATGGCAATGGACAAAATGATTCTTTATCCACTGGCAGTTTGCCAATTTTTCCTATAGCGTTCTCGTAGAACTTTTCATAATTGCTTTGTTTACTCATCTTTTATACCCGAACTATAAACATCGTCCATCCAATCTTTTCCTACTCTTAATTTTGTAACATGCTCTGGTTGTGCTTTTGATAGTTGTACATCAGCGGCACATATACATCTAGGCTTGTTACAAATAATTGTTTCAAGTGGCATTTCAAATCCATCATATATGTTTCCTAGTTTGCCTCCTACTTTGCATATTGCTCTATACACATCACCTGTATTGCTTATTGTAATATTTTGTACACCAGCCCAACATTCCCAACCACGGAAATCATTTTCATCTCGTGCCATTACATTATTTACATTATCTTCTTCACTTGTACCATCACTGTAATGTGTTATTATATTTTTAAAATTATTCATCTATTGGTTCATACCTATCATATTCACTTTTTATAAGATTATAAAATTCAGGATATACATCACTAAAACTTTCATTTCTTACTGTGTCTGTTTCTTTAGTCTGTTTTACAAACATCATCCACTGTTCATAATCACTTTTGGCTGTCCACATATAATCTACTGCCATTGGTATCCAAGTACTTTTAGTGTCTTTATATTTTTCAGTTATTATATGTTTATATTCATCTGGCAAGTTTCTTATATTATTTGGTCCATTATAGACATAATGATCTGCATGACTTCCCAAAGGCCAACCCATGTTATTAAATTCTTCTTCAATAACATCTAAGTAAAATATATTAAACATACTTACTGTTGGGTCTAAATTTGCTCTAACTTTTGTTACTGGATAATTGATGGGATCATTTTTTGCTTTAACTTCGCATAATAGTTTTGCTTCTCTAAACTTTCTTAGATTTTCTTTTACTAGATCCCACTTTGCTTCTTTACGAGCGTACTCAAATCTTGGACCAACATCATCAATACTTACTTGAAATTTTACTTGTCTAAAATTCTCATACAATTTCCATTGTTCTGCTGTTGGATAATAAGTACCATTTGTATTATATCTAATAGTGATATCACTACAATCTCGACTAGCTACTAATTTCTCAAGTAACTGAAAATGCTCTAATACCATAAAAGGTTCACCACCCATAAAGTGTAAATCTTGTATTTCATCTAACTGATTTATATCATTCCAGAAGTTAGGATCATCGACCCAATTACATTTTTGTGTATATTTAAATGCAAATGAATCTTTAAATTTTACGCTCTTGTGTTCTTTTAGAATATGATGATCTTTTGTCCATGTACTGCTATTGTGTATCCCACATATTCTACATTTTAAATTACATCTGTTTCCGGGTTTAATTTCTAACCATTTTAATGATGCTTCTGGGGTATTGCCTTCCATTACTGATTCAGTAAATTTTATAGACATGTCATTTGATGAATATCTACTACGTATACTATATGATGCATTCCAACATACATTACACTTTGGATGTTGTTTGTTGTCTTTAAATGCTTGTACAAATTCTTGTCTTTCAGGGTGATTATATGCACTCTCTATTGTACCGCCTGAAACATTAATATTGTCAAAAGGATCTCCCATACAACAAGGTCTTACCTGCCCATCTGCTTCAATTGCCATATGAATAAACGGCAATGCACAAAAATTATTTCCAGGTTCAGCCATCCATTCTTTAACTTTTCGTTTTCTGGTGTATATGTCTCTATGATAATTAGTATCAGGCATTTACTTTTAACCACTCCTCTTCTTCATTACTATAATATTGTCCTGCAAACTTTTCTGTTTCTTCGTGTTTAGGATGTTGCCCTAACATACCGTCAGCATATGGTTTATTCCAACCTGTACGATCCATGTTAACACGTGGTCTAATTTTTCTTATAGTATACTCAACTCCACATTCTTTTAATTCGTCTATGATTTCTTTCCATTGTGGCAAGTGTCCTGGTAAAGCCATAATATGAACATGCATGCCTTTGTAATCATCTTTAGCTCTATATTCTTGTATCTCTTTCCACATACCTGTAATGTTATTAATAACTTTCTCATGATATGCAAATTCAAAATGATAACTGATTACAACATAATGTAAATATGGCAATGCTTTCTTATATATCTTAGGTGGTGGACTTCCGTTTGTTGTAACACTACATCTATATACACCATTTTCTTTAGCATACTTTAACATATCAATAAACTTTGGATGTACAAATGGCTCACCGCCTGTAAAACTAATTTTAATCTTTTTGCCCATTGCTGCTTCTACAATTTTATCTATTGTATTAGTATAAACTTCCCAAGGCATATGCTCGCTTGTTTTATTATGTAGTTCGTTACCACAGTAACTACAATTGTAATTACAACGTTTTCCTAAATTCCATTCTACTCGTAGTAACTCATCCTTAGGTGCATGATTATCTTCAATACCTACAAGTTTTCTCATTTAAAATATTCCTTTAGTTGAGGTACAGCTTTAACTACACTATCTCCTCGCATTTTATCTAAGTCGTTTGTAAAGTTAATAAATGTATCCCATAGTTCAGGATTAAATGTTCTAGCTTTCATACTCTCAACTAACTTGTCAAAATCTTCAAACAAGGATAAGTTTTTAATTGCTTTATCTCGTAAATCATCTGGCAAGTTCATTGGACTTAAATATGCTGGTTTGTTACAGATAGTAGTGAAACTACTGTTAGCACTTACTCTCTCGTATTTATCTTCCATTTCATGCAAGAAAAAATGCAAGTCTGGTAAGTTAAATACATTATAATTTTGTAATGTTACATTAAACATAATTTGTACATTTGGTAACTTATCATATTCTGATAGTGTGAATTCAAAATCTTCTAGTTCGTATTTGCCACCTCTAATATATCTATATAGTTCTCCAGTACCTTCTATACTAAAACATATACTAACACGTTTAAACTGTTTTAACAAGTTCAGTATTTTAGGATTTTGTACTGTTCCGTTTGTTGTGTAAAATAATTCAATGTTAGTCATATCTTCATCAATCAACCATTGTAAGAATTGATTATGATGTTTAGCCATCATAGGCTCTCCGCCTTTAAAGTCTATACGCTTTACATCTTTTAAATGAGGTAGCATATTGCGTAAGTCTTCTAATCCATATTGTTGTAATGGAACTGCTCTTTCATTCTTTTCATAACGCTTGTCTATTTTAGCTAACGCTATTTCTTCTTCGAACCAACTGTTACTTGCCCAACTTCCACACATACGGCATTTTAAATTACACACATTTGATAAGTTAATATCTGCTTGATAGAACTTTGGATTTGGTACATCATATGTATCAGGTGTATTGCCATTTATAAAATCAGCATCAAACTTCATAAACTTTTTATTAAACCACAGGCGTCTACTTTGTCCTACTAAATCTTCTCTCTCCCAACAACTATTGCAAGCACTAGGTTGTACACCTTTTAGAAAGTCTTTACGTAGTTCTTGCATACGTTCACTATTAAAGTTTTCCATAATAGTTTCATGTTGTGTATTAGGTAAACGACCTTTATTACTAAATTGACAGCATGGCTTAATATCACCATTTGCACTCAACGTGATTGCATGCCAAGGCATGTAGCAAAATTTATTCATTTGGCCAATCCGTTTGCATTGGGTCAATGCTTAGTTCGTTAACGTTTAAATGATAAGGCATATTAATTACATATTCTATCATATCTACGGCTTCGTTTAGTTTCATTACTGTTCTTCCTGGATGCTTATGTGCATTATTTTCCAGTGTTCCAAATGTAACATAACTTACTTTTGGTCCACCAGCCCATATGCTTTTTAAGCCCAATGCATTGCTTGTACTACGCAATGCCTTCTTTTCTTGTTGATAATGCCAGTCGCTACCTTTGGTGGCTCTGTCAGTTGTACTACCCAAAGACACGATATGTAGTCGTTTAAGGTTCTTTAAAGCATTTTTGTAGACTACATCTAGTAGCATAGTTTGATGATACTGCCATAGTGCGGAACAGTTAATAAAGACGTCATAATTAAGAGCCTTTTCTGCTAGTTTCTTTTTATATGAATCTTGACATAAATCATATCCCCAGTCAGTTCTATTGACAAAGGTTGTTTCAGGAAACCGTTCAGCAATTGCTTTTGCAACACCAAATTCTGGATTACCGGTTGCGATTATTTTCATTTATCTCACTTACTTAAAATTCTATTTTATATATATCGTCAAAGTTTGGTTTAGGATAAGGACTAATTCCATATGGGTATGGAATTTTACGATGCTTATCGTTACGTGGATCCATATACTTAGGCCAAGTTGTTGTTTCACCTGTTTCTGAATCTACTGTGTTACGTTTACCTACACCAATAATTAAATCAGTAGAGCCGTTGGTTCCAAGTAATCTTGCTGTTCCACTACGACTTCTAACACACTGACACAAACCTGTATCCCATCCTCTTGATGTTAAGCCGTATAAGAATGATAATGCTGCCATACCAATTTCAATGTTATCTGTATTAGCAATGCCATCTTCAACTCTTTTTTCTATAGTTTGAAACTTTGTTTCAGCTTCAGTTACGTCACGCTTACTAAACACCAATAATGTTGGAGCAAGCACTTGTGGGTTACCACCGTCTTCTTCTATAGTACGATCAGTATTTCTATGACAGCCTGTGTGTAGGGCTTTACGCTGATCGTAATCTGTATTTCTAATTACGTTTACAATGTAAGGTATCTTTCTATTTTTACTAGGGCAAAATAAATGTACTTCCTCACATACTTCTTGTATTACTTCTTTTGGTATTAATTCATCAGTCCAACTAAAGGTTGTACTTCTCGCAGAAATTATATCACTCCATTTATCCATTGTATTGTCTCCTTGTTATAGCACTATTTATGGCTAAACAAAATTCTTAAATTCTGGGGCTACTGTTAGTAAGTCACCTTTTTGTAATTCATCTGTTTTCATATTAAAATCAACAAATTCCTTCCAACGTTTTTCGTGCCAATCCTCAGCCCACATATACTTAATTGTATCTGCTACTTTTGGTATGTCTAAATATGGTTGTAAACGCTGTTCTGCTAGTTGTTTTAATTCTTTAGGTAATGTACGAATGTTGTACATTTCTGGATGATTAAGAATATTTAAATATATGTCTTTGTCAGGTATGCCTTTACTTCTAGTCCAATCAAACAATTCACTCATAGCACACATATTTAATACTTGTACTGTACAATGTACCTGAATTGCTACATTTGGTAATGCTAACAGCTTGTCAAATGTTTGTTCTATTTTTGGCCAACTACTTGGATATCTAACATATCTATCTCTGTCACCTGTTGCGTCAATACTTGTATTAAGTTGTACACCTTTGAAGTGACTCCAATAGTCAATCATCTTTTGTGGTATATTTGTTAAGTTTGTGTTATACTTTAATTTAATACCACTTGCTAAATCGTTTTCAATACAATAATCAAATAATGCATATTGACTTGTTGCTAACGTAGGTTCACCGCCTGTTAAATAAATTTCTTCAATAGTTCCTGCAATCTCTACAAAGTTTAATCCTGTTTGTTTACGATCAGGCCATACTTTCATAACTTCCATATAATCTAGTTCTTCATCACTTAATGGATCGTTTGGTGTAAGTTCTGCAAGTCCTGTTACTTTGTTCCAGTCTTTAACCCACATACTACTACTCCATGGATTACACATTCTACATTTTAAATTACATAAATTACCTAAACGCAAATCTACATAACGTATATCCAATGGTATTTCTTCAGCTACATTAACATCATCTTTATACCATTTTTCATTATATCCTGTACGTGGACTTCTTATGCCTGCATCTTCTTCACGGAAACATCTTTGACATGTTTCAGGACGTTCTCCGTTAATAAACTGCTTACGAATATTTTTATACCATTTACTATTCCATGCATCGTTGATATCATCTTTAAATATTCTATACGCTTTGCCACTTCCATCATCCTTTAGTACTTTATTGTTAGCAGGATTACTGTTACAACAAACACGAAACCCGCCGCCAGGATTAACCGCGGCATGCATGAATGGTAATACACAAAATGTATCACTTGGTAATTTTTTACTCATCTTCAAAAAACTCCGGACAAGCACTCTTAAAGTTAGTGCCTGATAACTTATCTTTTATAGCCATATGTTTTAATAGCTGTTGGTATTGTTCTTCGTCATATTCGTAATGCGAAGTTATATTATATCTATCTCTTAGTTTAGCATTTAAACTAGCATATGTCAAATACTTTGGTCTATATATTTCAACACTATGACTAAATTCATATTTATTCTTCTTAGCCCATTGTTCTGCCTCATCATGCTGAGCAGCATTAACTGCCATTGGAAGGAAGTTAATTTTCAATCCAAAGTTGTTGTGCATTGTTTCAATTTTTTTAAACTGTTGAAGATTCTTTTCAACTTCTTGCCAATTTGATCCTTGTCTGATATATTCAAATCTCTCGCCTAGTCCGTCAACACTTACAATAAACAGTACACGCTTAAATGTTAATAGCATTTTAAGCATTTCAGCATCTAATGGAATTGTTCCATTAGTAATAATACTTAGACGCACCGCTGGTGATACTTCCTCGTCATATAATTTTTTAATAATCTTTCTTACATGTGGAATCATTAATGGTTCGCCACCTGTAAATTTTAAATATTTTGTATCATAAAGTTGTTCCATCATTAGTGGCAATATATCTTTATGCCAACCAGTTTTCATTTGTGCTTCTTTTTTAACAACACCAAGCCATTCTTCTTCAGGGTTATTGTTTACTAGTGTTTGCCACTTACTACTGCTAACAGGATTGCACATAACACAAGTTAAATTGCATGTGTTATGCAATTTTAAATCCCAATACTGAATTCCTTCTGTGCCTTCAAACCATCTGTTAGCATCCATACGTAAACTATTTTCGCCTCTGTCTTCTTCTGCTTTACACTCGTAACAATTGGGCAACCATTTAGTAAGACTTTCTTCATATAGTTGGTCAAACTCTTCTCGCCAGCCTTCGTCATTATAACGCTTGTCTAAATCTTGATTCATGTACATACAACAAGGTCTGACGTTTCCGACAGGACCTATTGTTACTCCGTGTTTAAACATCAAACATTTTGGCATAATTCTTGTCTATTTCATTTCTTTGATAATCACTCACATCGCCATCTAATATCATATGAAATCTAGGCATCCCTGAGTTATTGTATACTGCATGTTCGTATCCAGTATTAATCTTAAATATGTTACCATCTTCAAATGGCATTTTTCCGTATTCTTCCATTACTAATCCACATCCGTCTGGATTGTTTAATGATACATTAGTAGCACCAAGTCCTACTTTACTATCTACATCTGCATGTGGACTTATCCAGCCGCCGGGCAATACTACTACAAAACGAACACGTGTATATCTATCATACAGTCCATTATTTTCTAGCCAGTCTTTTGTAATAGGGCAAAACTTTGCAATGTCTGTCCAGTCACTTAGATCTCTTTCTGCAAACTCTGGCAGTTGATAATCGTGTGTACTATTTGTATGTACACTACTCATTCCATAAACACACAAGCTCATCCAGCCTCCTGAATTATCTGCTCTATGAGATGTAAAACATTCTGTACGTAATAGTTGTTGTGCTTCAGCTTTTATACTAGGTGCTGGAAAAAATACTTTTGATTTAATTTCAACCCAAGGCACTTTAGTATTATCTCTAATAAAATCTGCATCGTCTTCTTTTGGTTGTAATTGTATTTCGTCAGCCAATGCTGGATTCTTTTTAACATCTTCCCATGCTGAGAAATGTTCTTGTGTTCTTTCATCAACTGGCTTAAACATATGTAATTTTCTATACTCTCGTATATCTACCATTGTCATATAAATTTTCTCCTACCTATGTTTACCATATCATAAAAATTTCCATTAAAATCACCATTCAAGTAAACTTTGTTTGAAATGTTTTGTACACTTCTTACATATGATATAGAATTAAATGTTGTATCTAATCCTTTGTTAAAATAATTTGATTCATACATGAAGATATTACTACATTGTAATAACACATTCTTATCATGTGGGATTAGTTCTATTATTTTATTACTTTCATTAACAATATTTATTACATTAAAATCATGCTCTAAATTTCTTATCTTATTCCACACACTTAACCACTGTTCTTTGCTATCAAAACTATCTAAAAACTTTTCCCATGTACCATGTCCATATACATACATTCCATCATAATCAAGTCTATGTTTGTTAGTTTCAAAGAAGTCATGAAAGTCTTTCCCATTCCATTCGTTGATTAGTATTTCCATCCACTTAACTGCATAAGAACTATAGTCTGCCCAAATAACTTTTTCCATTACCTCTAAACTATTTTCTATAAATTTAAATTGATGTAACCCACTACACGGACATACCATTACTTGTATATCATCTTGTATTACATGTGGTACTGATTCTGTGTTGAGAATATATAAAGAAGTTTCAGACATTACCTTAGCTTCAAGTAAACAAAACTTGTCTGGATAGTTTTCTTTTATATCATATATAATCTTTGGATCACTGTATTCTTTAAATAATTGTTCTTCTGTCCATTTAATATCATCTTCAGGGTATGTACATACTTTACAATTACGTATATTATATCCTATATTAAAAACTTTTAAACCTTTTTTTAGAGATGTTCTCAATATACAATTAAACAAGTTATATGGTTTCTTTGCTTCTTCGTAACTCCAACTACTAGAAGGAACATATTCATATAAGTTAGAAGCTCCTGTTGGTTTAATCCATTTAGGTGTGTAGTCATCGTGAAAGTGTTCTGTACTTGCTTCATACTCACGAATCCTACATTGAATACTTTCTGTTTGTTTTTGTAAATTAACAATAACACACTGATGATGGAATGTAGGCTTGCGTTTTCCAGGTCTATCTAAAATATGTCCTGCACAACCCCATTCTTCTTTGTCCCATTCCTCAACTGATTCTAATATTTGATCATCTATATCAGGATCACAAGGCCAACTACCTTCAGCCCATAACACTGCTACTTTAAATCCAAGATCTCTTAAATTTTCAAACGCATCCCATACTGCGTCCACTTCAATATCATGTATATAAGACGATTCAGTACTAAGGTTTAGATTTATATTAGTTGCTGTTTTTAAGATAGAAATATAATCGTCAGATGCTTTTTCTTCTAACTCTTTACATAATACACCACTGACTGATATATGACATATTTCTTTTCTTCTTATAAATATTTTCATTACGTTCCTATACTTTCGTTTGTACTATAACCTAATATAGATTTTACATTGCAATTTAAGTTATTATCATTTGGATCTGTTCCAAAGAACCAACAGTTATCAATCTCTTGTAATCTTGTTACTAAGTCAGCAAAACTACGTTCTAACTTAAATGGTTCGCTCATTACTTTTAGCAATACATAACTGTATATGTTGCTTGTCCAAAAGAATGTACTAACGTTATCTAATTTGTCTGTTATTTGCTTGTGTCCGCTGATTAAATCTACTTCAATAAATTCGTGTTCCATACATCCAACTTGACACCAAAAATCTAGCCAATTGTTTTCTCCGCCAAAGTGTTCAAGAATACTTGCCCATTGCTTTTTAGCATCTTTTAGCAATAATGAGTTTGCTTCTGGATACTTGCTACAAAACTGTTCAACAAACGCTGGATAGTCAATTCCGTCCCAATTTTCCACCATTAGACGCTTAAATTTGAGGCTGTGTGCGTCGAAATCGTACCAGACGAACTTTGTACTGTGTAAATCAAAACCGTAGTTATATGCGTTATATAGCAGTTTAAAACCTGCAGTTGTACCCACATATTGTTGGTATATTTTACCCTTATTTTGCTCAATAATGTCAACATCTAGTGGCTCTGTATTAACAAAATATACAGGACTACTTGGTATATTTTTACGTTTTATAATTACTCTTGCACCTCTTGAAATAGTATGATCTGTATATTTCTCATTCATTAGTCCATTTAAAAAGTTCTCTGGATCTGTTTGTGGTGCACCCACTACTATGTTTCTTTCTATGGTTTTACTTAATTCTACTGTACAGTCACTTATCCAATTCTCTGCCCAAAACTTATAGTTTCCAAAGTTAGGTGCTTTAGCAGGCCATGCAATAAATTCGTCTATATTCAGTAACATTAAACTATCTAAGTATTTTGGATGTACTGCGGTTATCCAATCTTTCTTTTCTAATCTAGTTATATAGGTTAGTATCTTTTTCTCAATACCTTCTGTTTTAGGCCAACAGCCATCAAACCAAAATGCAACATATTTGTGTCCCATTTTTCTAACATGGTTAATCCAGTCAATACTACTAGTATTATACAAGTTAACTATGCTTGATGTCAAGTGATTATCACATTCTACTTGTTGCAATAACAGTAGCTTTTGTTTCAATTCTTCGTGTTCGCTGAGATGTGTGTTTTTTGGTATAAACACATTTACTATTTCACAGTCACTTACAAATTGATAATCCCAATCTTTTTGGCCTTTAATCATTCTCTGCCTGTTTTTGTAATTTTGTTAATTTATTTCTAAGGTTAGTCATAGTTTTATCTGAAACTTTTTCTAGTTCTGAAATATATATTACTTGTTCCAAATTTTTAATTTCTGTTAGCAATTTATTTTTCATCGTTTGAATCCTTTAAAAAATGCTGCTTCTTGATCTTTCACTCGCTGATCGACCTCGTCCATTCCTTCCAGTTTTATTCCTAAATGATCTTTTATCATTGACTTTAGTGTAGTATCTTTGGGATACCTGTTTTCAAGATCTCTAGTATATTTTCTCATCTTGGTATAGTTTAATTCATCTGGTGGATTATTTTCCATGTACGTTATAAACCTTTCCATTTCTGGATACCATTCATATGCTTCTCTTAGTCTATCAATTATTTTAGTTCTATATGGTTGAGGCCATAAGTTTGGTCTTAGATACTTTGGCGTTTGTAATACGTTGGCTGTAATAAACTTTAATTCAATTGGACTTTCTTTCCAAAATTGATAAAACTCTGGCATATGATAAATGTTATGAGATTGCACTGTTATACCAACAGCAAGATCTATTGTTGGTTCTGCATTAAGAACAAGCATATTGTTATATACTGTATCCCAATCACCATCTTGTCTAATATAATTGTATACTTCTTCAACGCCATCCATGCTTACTTTAATGTTAACATGTTTAAATTGTCTCCACATTTCAACTAAGTCGTATTTTTTAAATTTAATATGACTTATATTTGTTGCATAACGTAATTTAATTTTTGATTTAACTTCTGTGGGTATTCCTTCTAGTAAGTCATAATGCTCTTGATTAATGATTGGTTCACCCCCTGTAAATTGTAGTGTGTGAACATTATCCCATAGATCAGGCCATTCATTTAAACTTGCGAATAAATCCGTAGGTCGTAAAAGTCTAGTTTCGTAGCCATCTTTTGTATACTTCTTAATAATATCTAAGTCTTTTACACGTTTATAACTACTATGTGTACTGCACATAATACATTTTAAATTGCAAAAGTTACTTACTTTAAGTTCTACCCACATAGGTTTATTATCAACACTGAAATCATCATTGACTTTAACTTTGTCACTGAAGTCTTTCCAGTTGTCTTTTTCCCATTGTTGACGGTTGCTTACAATGCCGCTATCCTCTAAGTGCCAGCACACATTACAACGTTCTGGTCTTTCGTCCTCTGCCAAAGCCCGTCTTAGCTCTTTATAGTTTTCGTTATTCCAGCTTTCAAGAGCTGTCTCCCCTGGTTTATTCAATGGGATTTCTTGTGCCTCACAACACGGCACAATGTCTCCGCCTGCTGTTCCGTAAATATGCATAAACGGTAGCATGCAGAATGTTTTGCTTTTCTTTAGTTTATCCTTGTTTATCATGATACTCTAATATATTCTTAAATTTTGGTGCCATACTAATGTCTTGGCCTCGGTGTTTCAGTATATGTTTTAGTTCTGTCTTATACATAATACTATTGTCTTTTTTACTATGCGATTTGCATAGCTTCTTTAAAAGTTTATATGCAGTCTTAAATTTACCTGCATTTTTGTTGAACCCTGAAAATTGCTGTTCAACAATCATATCTAATGTTTGTTTATACCAATCTGGCCAATGCTCTACACTCATATAGTGTGGCTCATATACCGTCTGTAGTATAACTCCTATTCCTTTATGCACTCTTGCCCAATGTATAAACTCATGTAGCTGTGGAGCGTTAATAACGCTTACAGTGGTGGCTGTAGCTATATTTAAGCGTCCTGTAGCGTCTCTAAGTTCAATCCACTTGTCAAGTGTAGCTTCTATTTTTTCCCACTTAGATGGGTAACGTAGTAAGTCATTTGTACTACCTACACCATCTATGCTAGGACTTAGTTGTATATGTTTAAATTTCATTAATGCATCTAGTTCAAGTTTGGCTGGATACCATGTACAATTTGTAAATATCTCTAAGCTAATTTGTCCTGCTAGTTCACTGTCCGCTAACCTAACTATAAGATTTAAAAACTGTTTGTGTAAAAATGGTTCACCACCTGTTACTTTAATAAATTTAACATGCTTTAAATTATTTAAATCTAAATTATCTAAATCATATTCTTGTACTTCTTTTAATTTTTTAATTTTGTCTTCGCTACTTATTCCCAATGCTATTTCGTCTTTGTCCCATGTATGACTGAATTCACTTCCACAACTTAAACATGCTAAATTGCAAAGTCTACCCACTGTTATTTCTAAGTACTCTAAACGTACAGTGTCTGTAAAGTCATCAAAGAATTCGTCAGCCTCAGTTCTCATACTGCTACCTTTAACTTCTTCATCTGATTTACATTTATAACAACCTGGGTGCCATTCATTACGCATCATAGTTTCACGTATTTCGTTAAAACCTTTTCCTTTTAAAAATCTAGTATGAAACCTACAACAAGGAGTCGCAGGTTGTCCATGCATAAGCATTTCAGCTTTGAATGGATACACACAAGCATTACTAGGAAGTTTATTCAATAGCTTCTCCTATTTGAATAGCATACCATTTGCCATCTTTTTCAATTGCAAACTCTCCATTTACACAACCTAGTTTTACTGATTGTATAGATAGTGTACTATTGACTTGCACTCCGGTTTTCATATTGCCAGACATTATAGGTGGTGTTCTTTTATCTGCTGGTATTCCTTTTCCTAGACCAATTCTAAATTCATTACCATTTGTAGTCTTAATACCTTGCCATCTAACCATAATAGTTGGATCGTCATTTAACTTTGTATATTGATAACTCTGTGTTACACTTACACCTATTTCGTTTCCTTCAAGATTACTTGTTGAATCTATTACATTCTGCCAAAGGATATCTTCACAGTTTTCTGGACCCATGTTATTAAATACCATATGGGCTCTAATTGGATATTGTCCTTTAGTTGTTATGTTAATAGGATCATCATATGTTGTCATAAAAGTTTCCCTTGTTCTTGTGTCGCTTCAATGCTTTTGAAATATTAATTCTATTGTATGTTTCATCTCTATGAAATACGTCCCATTCAGTTCCACGAGCACCTTCTGCAATATGTACAGTTTGTGTAGGAATTAATCCATAATGTTTACATACTGCCATGTGCGATGCCATATATTTTTTAGGAATAGTATCTGGTGAAAACTCTGCCATTAATCTGTTAGCAATAGCAGTATTAAGATGATTACCATGATTCCAATCTGTTTGTGTTTCTAAGCTACCATCAGTAGCACGTTTAAAGTCTTTTTCGTTTACTTTACTAAACACAATACCTGCACGCCAGTTACCACAACTAAGTCCTTTTGTTGTACTAAATGCAACCATTTTAATACATGGTTCATCTAAGTTAACAGTAATACCAAAGCAAGTTCCAAACCATGCACAATCAACAAACACTGGAATCTTTAGTCTGTTACATGTTTTCATTAAGTCTTCCCATTGTATTGGAAGTCTGCCTGTTGCACTAAATGGAACACTTACTACAACTGCATCACCTGCAATTAATCCACAATCTTCAATACAATCATCCCAACCCAAATGAGTTTGTAAGTATGCATCTCTATGATATGGGTACTCTCCTCTAAACATTTTTAGATCCATGTTGTTAACTGCACAATAATAATGCCACCAATCTAACGCTTGCGTAGTACCAACGCTTGCATAACGCATTGGAAATGCGTCTAGTCCTTTAAATTTATTTAATGTACTACTTTCTATCCATCCTTGATATCTATCAAGCATAATATTTGATTCATCAGCAATTGTAGTGATATCAATTTTAGGAAAGAATGTTTCATTTAAAAAATCAAAATATTGTTGATTCCAGACGCTGTTGCCACTGGTACCAAAATCTGGGTTACTGTTCATATAATTTTAACTCCTTTATTAATTCAAACGTGTTTGTTCCACGTAATCTGTCTAAGTCTTTTGTATACTTGACAAACCAATCCCATTGCTTTTCTTGTTCTTTTTCGTTTACCTCAACTTGTAATCCATCTCTGATAGCATGTATTCCAGTTTGGTAATGTATTTCGTCTACATGATAACTGCCTTTAGGCCAAATGCTTTGATCTGGAATAGACAATAGCTTATCATACATAATATATTTTAACACATCTGGCATGTATGCAATATTTAAATATGTAGGATTAACTACAACATTACTCATGCTTATACTTGCTCTATGCATGTGTTTTTCTTTAAACCAGTCCCATACTTTGTCTAACCCAAATACGTTTGTTAACATAACTGTTACTGCAAACACAACTTCAATGTTAGGATATGTATAAAACTTTTCTATGTTTTCTTCTAATTCTTTAAATGTATACGATCCTCCTCGTACTACACTGTATAATTCATCTACTGCTTCAATACTGATAAGCAATTCAATATGCTTAAAGTGTTTAAATATCTCCTGAAAGTCATCATCGAAAACTGTAGCATTTGTACTAATGTCTAGCATAATATTCTTTGCTAGTCCTTGATCAATAAACCACTGTAATATTGCTTTACAACTCTCATCATACAATGGCTCTCCGCCTCTTAATGCTACCCACTGTAGGTTACGAAAATAGTCTGGATCAGCAAACAAGTTATCAAGGAATGTCATATCTTCTACACCGTGATATCCTATTTGTGCTTGTTTCCAATAGTCTGGCTTTTCTTTGTTTAGTTTCTTTCCATCTTTGGTCCACCCTGTACTTACAAAAGGATTACAATGTATGCATGCTAAATTACATTTATTACTGATTGTAAAATCTAAATAACGTATGTCAGGCTTACTGTTTGCTGTGTTCTTAATACTTCCTTTTTTAACATCGACATCAAGTTTATCCCAAAAATACATTCTACGACTTTTACCGCTTTGTTCTTTTTTGGTACATGCTAAACATGCTTCTGGAACTATTCTACTTGCATGCGACTTACGCAATGCTACTGCTTCTTCACTGTTTAATATCTCTGGTAATGTTTGTCTTGTAATGTTTCCAAACTTGCCATTGTAAATAATGTCAGGCAATACTGCACCGCCCCACTTAATAGTTAATGCGTTCCATGGTGCTAAACATGTAGGGAATCTATGATCATCTAACATAGGATTTTTATACATTATGCTTCAACTCCACATGTTCGTTGACATGTTTTCCATTTTGCGCCTTTGACGCTTAACTTAACATGTTCGTTATACCAATCAGACTTTAATATATCATACAAAGAACTATCTTTTAAATTATTATCTTTTCTAGCCTGTACAAATGTTTCATCTACTTCATTAGCAATATTATGCTTTTCTAAATGAACTCCAAATAGACTAACATGACAACATGGCCAAACTGTACCCCAAGGATCAATTTGAATCTCTTGTGCATTGTACCAAGGACATTTTGTTTTTTGTTTTTCTGAAGTGTTCAAATAAGTATCATACATATCACTTGCTTCTAATATATGTACTTTGTGTGGATTTGTACTTTCAATTCTATCATCTTTTAATTTTATTCTTTCTTCTGGAATACCTTCAGTTGCTGTTATTTTATATTCTTCATCTTTATCTTTTATAACCATATTTGAAGAATGACTTCTACGTTTAACAAGTTGCATTGCTCCTAACGACCTTGCTAAATCTTCAACTTCTTTATGCTGATGTTCGTTATGTTCAAACATTGTAAATTGTATTGTAGCATGCCCGCCTGCTTCGGAAAACGATTTTACATTTTCACAAATTTTATTAAAGTCTGTACGTCTACGATATATGCTATGTGTGTCTCCCATTCCATCAATTGAGAAGTCTACTTTATGATTTGGAAAGTGATGCATTACACTAGCTAAGTCATGCCAAAACTTTGGTCCTCTCATACTTCCATTTGTTGCAATTGATGGTGTACTTCTTGGGTGTGCATCTAACCATACTTCCATCATTTCTACTAATTTTGGATGCATCATTGGATCGCCCCAATTTCCATTTAGATTTAGTCTATGTATATACCAACGTTTAGTATCTTCATATGCTATACGTTTCCATAAGTCAAAATCAAAATGTGCTAGTTCTAAATTTGATTCAGTTTCCCCGCCATCTTTGTTTCTTACACATGCACCGCAACGTGCATTGCAATGACTACTAATGTCAAACTGCAATGAAGTAACATTTTTATGCCATTCCATTATATCAGCCATTAAAATCTATTCTCCAAGGATACATTGTGTAGCCTGCTGGCTTTAAAATATATTCTTCAAACAATATAATAAGTACAATACCAAACACATACTTTACCCATGTAGGCCAAGTGTTTTGCCATCTTGTAAATGGTTTCAATATCCACATCCAAAAACTTGCTACTTTACCCCAAAACCAATCACCAATATTAAACGGTGGCGTTTTCCATAAAACTACTGGAATGAAAAGATACCATATCCAAACTGGTATTTCATCTGTTGGTTCAGATGCATATATTAGAAAACATACCATTGCTAATAGATATATTCCAATGTAATTTTTTAAATGATTATACATAACTCTCACAATCTCCTTCTCTAACTATATCACTTGTTAAACAGTGAATGCCACCATCCCAAAAATACTGATGTCTAAAATTCCAGTAAATTGGTTCAATGCCGTGTGCTTCCATTTCAGCAAATGCTTGTTCGTTTTTTCCTGTACAAATAACTGTGCTTTCATCTAATGATAATACATTAACATCAAACACACTTTCATCTGGACAACCTACCCAATGCTCTAACCACTTGCTTACATATTCTTTATGAAATCTACGCTTACGAGTTTGTTGAAAGTCTTCGGGCATATCAAAGTCATCATCTACTTCAATAATAGTCCAGTTTTTCATTTCTTCTGGTACCCAGTTTTTATTCCAGGTCATCAGTACGCCAGGTTTTAGTAGAGCTATTTTTCCGTCGATGTGTCCTCCTACTGGTATGTCCAAAAATTGGGTGTCTGGATATCGCAACTTTATTTCACGTTGAATCCATTCGCGGCCCAGTGCCGTTCCTCTGCCTCGTTTATTGTCTCCCTCGTAAGGTTGGCTAAACAAAACGTGGCGTCCACACTTTATCATATTAGCCGCATGATAAAGCAGTCGATCGTTTTTTACAAAGTGGTCGTATTTTTTACCACTCTCTACTAGTACTCCTGGCATACTAACCCAATCTGCACCTTCACGAAACCATTTACTACAATGATCGTAATATGCGAGATTTTCAAAGTAGCGATTATCGCTACCTGTAAACAGTTCAAAAATACTATTACCATATGGCATTAATGTATCACGTGGCATTAATGGGTGGTTTGGAAAACCACAATGCATCCATGGTAATTGAATCTGTTCTTCACCTGTGATTGTAAATATATTCTTTGGACGTATTACTTCAATACCTTTGCCCTTTAATATCCCCTCCAGCACTTGTAAGTCCTCTGCTGTTTCTGTAAAGATCTGACGCATAACATCACGAGTCTCTTTGTCCTTATGCCAATCAAATGTTTCAGGTGGAAACGGAGCGCCAAGCACTACTTTTTTTAGCGGTTGAAACTCGCTCCATGCATTTACTGATTTATTCATGTGTATCCTTGTTTAAAGTCTTTTGAACGAATTGTGTTCCTGTGCGATGTATGTCTGGACCTATTTCACCTGGTCTACCACATGCACTTTTACAAATTGAAAAAGGTGTAGGTGTGTTCCAACTATCTTCAATACGTTTATATTCTTTGCTAGTATTTATTTCATCTATACTATGTCCACTTGTAATGTGTATATTTTTTACATCTTTACCCAAGAACAATGATAACTTATCCATTGCATGTTGACTATTCATATGACAACATGGAACAACATAGCCGTCAAATCTCATTGACATTGCTTCTGAGTTAGCGTTTGGTCCTACTACTTTGCATCTAGGATATATCATTTAATATCTCTTGCCATGTTGCACTTTTTAATAACATATGTGCCGGAGTTCTTCTATCACCAACCATTGGTTGAAATTTATCAAATCCCAACTCCTCAGCTAATTGTTTAGCTTTACCTACTTGATGATAATTGTGTTCAAACACTACGTATCTCCACCATAGACTTCCATTGCAATTTTCTCTGACAGTTTTTACTCCTGCCATAATACTATTCCATCTTGCATTGACTCTATATATGTGATTAGTATCTTCTAATCCGTCAATGCTAAATTGTAGCCAATCTTGTTTTCTTAATAAACTAGAAAAATGTTTCCACCACTTTTCATTACGTCCACTGCCATTAGTTGAAATAATTACTCTGGGTCTAAATTCTAAAGTATTAATATATTCCAATTGTTCTGTCATTGTACCACTGTATATTGGATCGCTAAGAGCACCATTATAAGTAACACAACTAATTCTATTTCTAGGATGTAACAATGCTTGTAAGTATTCAAGTTTTAAATCTGTTATATCCCAATTACGATTTCCAGCCGCCATGTCTTGTGTTCTTGTACAACCTGGGCATAATAAATTACATCTGGTACTAGCATCAACATTAAATCTTCTGCCAACTCGCATAAAATTTATATTTAAACCAGCATATGTACCATTATCAACTGTCATAAATATATTTATCTACATATATAATGGAGTACATATGACCCGAATCGCTAAAGATATTATAGCAGGAGACGACTTTGTTGTCAATGTGTTTGACGCAAAGAAAGAAGATTTAACAGATAATTATAAGGTATACGAAGCATTTGAGAGCGGATGGCCAGTGGTTATTAAGAACTTAACTATTCCACAACTTGATTATGATTATTATAACGACTTACCAGATTGGACTATCCCCGATAATAAATGGATTATGCCATGGTATAACAGCCATATCAAAAAACGTAATAGATTAAGAGATGAACGTAATTGGTCTGAGGAACAAATAGACTTGTTTCATAAGAAGCATAAACAATCACAACAAGGTTGGAACGAAGTATTTGATATGCTATTCCCACATTACAAAACAACCGAACGTATGCTCAGTCACAGATACAATACATTAGTAGAAAATAAACTACACCTAGACGAACTAGATGAACAACATACAGGCAATGAACAACAGATACGTATGTTTGTACAACTAGATAAGAAACGTCCTAGAGTGTTATCTTTTGGACCTGACTTAGAAAAAATGTACTATGATTATAAAGATGAATTTAATTTAGGTGAGTTAAACAAAAACGATATACATACATTTATTACTGAAATGCGTAATAGATGTGTTTGGAATGAACAACAATGGGATCAATTTCACCACCCATTACATTATATTACTTTTAATCCAGGTGACATTTGGTTCTTTAATGCACAATGGATAACACATCAAATTGTGTTTGGTACAAAGCTACAATGTTTTGAAGCTGATATATTAAATGAGAGCTTGGTTAAGCCTGACCTATGCATGGCTAAAAGAATTATAAATCTATAATCTATTTATTATGCTACTACTGTATATTCGTAAAAGTATGTTGTACTTGATGGTGCTACACTTACATCAAAGTAATAATCATAATAATCGCCACTGATTTGAGTCTTAGTAATATTACCTGTTACTGTCATTGAAGTTCCTGATGTTGTACCAACATAGAATGTATCACCTGTTGATAAGTTATCTAGAACAT